ATAATCTCTGTGGCGTAACAAATCTTTGTTCCAACACAATATACACATTTTCTTTGATATTTTCCATATATGGTTAAATTTATATACTAATATAAGAATAAAATTTAATTCTACCAGCTCCTTTAAAATGTTTATCGTATTTTGGTTCACTAAGATTACTAATCTTCACCCCCTCAACTCGATTGGCTGCATGAACAAAGTTACCATTACCAAGATACAATCCACAGTGCCAACCACTTGGACTTATTCTACTTCTAAAGAATAGAATGTCACCAACTACTAAACTATCCCTTTGTACACGTTTAGTTTGATTCCATTGTTGTTGACAGTTATTACCAAGCTTAATACCATATACTTCACCGTATAATTTCTTTGTAAATTGTGAACAATCAATACCATTTTTGGTTGAACCACCTAACCTATATCTAACTCCCATCCATTCGTTAATAAATGTTGAAAGTTCTTTTGTTTGACCAACACATGACATCGTAATTAATAACATTACAATTATCAGAATGGTTATATCTTTAAATGTTTGTTTCATTTGATTTTAATTTATTTATAATCTTATCCTTTAGACCAGATTTCTTTACACCATCACGGTTTGTGGTAGCAAAGTATTTGTCATCATCACCCGTATGTACCATATACTTACCAATGTTTAAGTCATCGATAACCACGTAGTTTGTTATATTGTGTTCCTTAATATACTCACCAATCTCGGCAGCTCTTGTCATCTCCTGATTACCTGACGCAATGAATACTTCACCCGTTACCGCAATGGGACATTTCTTAACTCTGTTAAACTTGAAAATGGTTTCTAAGTTTGATAGACTAAAATACAATCTCCAATCAGATGACAATACAATCTCTGCACCGGTCTCATCCAATATCTCATTGAATACGTCAACAGCACCTTTGTCCCACGGATATGGGACATCCAGTTCTTCCATCTCAGGATTCTTTCTCCAAAACTTGGCACGGTTCATAAAGAACTGTAAGTTAGTGGCTAAGACCCCATCAATATCAAGAAATATTACTGCTTTACCCATTTTTGTTCACTGTTTAATTTAAATGTCCCCATATGTTCTCGGTTCCATTCGGTTGGACCTATCAAAGATAAGAATAAATTTCCATCTTTACCAATGTACAAATGATATGTCTCACCAATCACCGGTTCAAATGAAAAGTTAGAACGATAAACCAAATCATTCCATTGGAATTCTTCAATCAGTTTATTATATTCTTCTTTTAATTCATTGAACTTGGTATTCAATTGTTTGTTAACCTTTTGAACCCCACGGTTCTTCCACGTTGATACATCTTCAACTTTAATTGCCGGAGCACCAACATTACTACCATAAGGTAAAAGACCAGGATTTTCTGATATATTATCCATTGATTCCAAATAATAATCCTATAAGATATTGCCCCAAACGAATTAATAGATATATTGATAAGAGAAAAAAGGTGAATCCAATTAAGAAATCTTTAAAATCGTCAAACTTATTCATATTAATTTGTTTTAAAATAATAATGATATATCCTACATTGAGGATTTAAATTTCTGAAGTCAGGTTCGGGTGTGTCACCATCGGTATAGTCATGTATGTGTGAGATGTGTAACTCGGTAAACCTATCACAGAAATGTTCATATGTTGCTTTACCCCCAATACACCAGTCCGCCAAATCATAATTTGTATCAATGTTATTACGGTCGTGAACAATTATCTCTCTACCGGGTAACTTAGGTAATGTTTGTGACGTTCTATAACCGACTAACAATGAACCACCCATGGTAAGTTTCTTGAAGTGTTGTAAATCTTCACTTGACCTCCAAGGTAAATCATTATTTAATCCGATGTAACCAGCCTTGTTAATTGCAATTATTCCCTTCATGTTAGTTTGATAATGGAGCTTTAATTTTTGGATGTGATTGATAATTCACCAACTCAAAACAATCGGGTCTATATGATAGTATTTTATCATTAAATGATTTTGGACCCAAATGTTCTTTTACTTTTTCATGCATATACCAATTTCTTTCCGTAATTGTAATAGCCGGTAAATCATATGGTTCTCTACTGATTTGTTCTTTTGCTTGTTCAATGTGGTTTTTATATAAATGCACATCTCCCAAATTACCAATCAAATCTTCAGGTATCATATTAACTTCTTTTGCTATAATCTCTAATAGTAATGCATAAGATGCAATGTTAAATGGTAATCCTAAAAATGTATCTACTGAACGTTGATTCCACATTAATGATATGGTTCTTTTAGGGACAGGATATAATTTATCAATTTCGTTATGGTCAACCACATGAAAATCAAAAGGGTCAAACACTTCATATTTTTTAGACGCCAAATCCAATCGTTCCTCTATACTCAGCTCTCTTGTATAAACTTGGAACCCGTAATGACATGGAGGTAAAACCATTTGGTCTAACTCTGCTACATTCCAAGCATTTACCATCAATCTTCTACTATCAGGATTTGTTTTTAGGTCATGTACTAATCGTAGTATTTGGTCATACCACAATGAACCTTTCTCATTCTTATCCATATCCATCCACCCTTGCCACTGTCTCCACTGCTTACCATAGATTGGTCCTAAATCACCCCATTTCTTTGCAAACTCATTATCGGTTTTTATTTTGTTGATAAACTCTTTTTGTGTTAAAATTATGTAATCATCACCATCTTCAGTTTCAATTTTAATCATTTCACCTCTTATGGTTTTGATAATAAAATCATCAATAGGATTCTCCAATTGAAAATCATTAGTGATTTTCTCATAGTTCTTATAAGTATCACCATCCCAAATGTGGCAATCGTAATCTAATAGGAATTTGATGTTAGTATCTCCTCTTAAAAACCATAAGAGTTCTGTTACAATGGAGTTCCAATGCATCTTCTTTGTGGTTAGTAATGGAAACCCCTGTGACATCTTATGACGAATCTGTCTACCAAATACTGATATCGTACCGGTACCTGTTCTATCATCCTTTTCAACTCCGTTATCTAAAATATCTTGTAGGAGTTCTTGGTACTTACTATCGATTGTATTCATCTTTAATATTTAATCTTTTTTTGTTTTCTCTTTCATCTTCGTGGCTATAGGATTCCTTGTGTGAAATAATTCTATGAAATTCTTTATAAGCACTTGGATGTGTTTCTCTTATACGGTCGATACCAAACTCATATTCAAATAAGACATCTTCGTATCTCCGCTCTTTAGAATCAAAACCATCTTCCAACGTGGTAATGTCAATTTGTAATGATTGAATTACATTCCTCAATGAATCTTCTTTACACACATGTGCATCGATTGCAACCGGTGCACTACGTTGATTGTAATTTTCGGCGAGTCCCCATGATAGTAAGACCGCTATGGCAACGAAACTTATTAATAATACATTGTTTTTATTTTCCATAATATGGGTTTTTTTGAGATTGAATTCCTATTGTTAATTTTAAAAATTGAAAATATAACCCCCAACCTGGTGATGTCTCACCGGTCGTCCAAAATTGATATGGGTTATGAAAAAATACTATGGTTGGTAATATAAACCATTCCTTTCTACCCCATCTAATGAAATAGTCAGTATATCTTTTTGGTTCTTTATTCGTCATAATTTCCACTTGTTCTTCTCATCAATCTATCAACTTCATCCTCTTTCTCTTTTAGTTCAATGATTCTCATGTAATAATTTTTCTTATCTCTATTTGAGTCCACGTTAACATTTTTATCGAACCATTTACTAAACCAAGTACCTTTATAAACTAAAACTTGACATCTTTCATCAAACTCATCCGCATCATCCTTTTCCAATAATCCTTCTTGAACTAATTTTGACAATACGAGTTCTTTTACCTTTTGGTAATTCGACATATCTTGTTCTAAATCTAACAATTGTTGGTCCATCTTATTTCTTTTTTAAGTAATCTAAAACAATGTTAAATGACCCGAGACCAATTGCTCCGAATCCAAAATACTTATCAAGTTGTGGGTCACCACCACTACCGTACTTCTCAATTAGAATCCCCGTGATTATCATCATCACGTAGACTATTTGTTTCAATGTTATTTTCATTTTCTTTTAATTTACTGATACACTTATATAAACAAAAAGATTCACTTATTGAATATAAACCATTACTTAATGCATAGTTTATACCAACTTCGATAATCTTAATTGCGGATTCTTTATCCAAGGATTCAACAAAATTATCAAAATCCTTTTGAGTGTCAAATTCAATTAATCCTCCAAATATATTTTCCATATGACAATAATAAAAAAATATTTTGATAAAACCAAATAATTATAGTTATGTCAGTACACATCAACAACAAAACATTCCCTGCAGAATACTTATCAAGTCCCGAAGATATCCGTCAAGGTATGATGGGTCGTACTTCATTAGATGGTTGTATGGTATTTAAAATGGGAAAAGGTCACCATTCATTTTGGATGAAAAAATGCCTAATCCCATTAGATATTGTTTTTGTTCTTAATAATCGTATCAACCGTATCCATTCAAACTGTGAAGTACCCGATTCTCATACAATGAATCCACCAAGATATACAGGTATTGGTGACCATGTTATTGAGTTTCCTGCCGGTACTGCCAACGATTGGAGAGTTGGTGACCGTGTTGCTATGTATTTGGGAACTCCTCAGAATCCTGTTCGATAGTTACCTCTTCAGAGTACGGCTCAATGTTTGAGAAATCATATTTTACTTTTGGTTTAGTCTTTTGGAATACCCAAAAATAAGAATGGTATTTACGAGCGTGTTCTTGTTTAGTCCACTTAGTACCAAAACTATTTATACGTAAATTGGCCACCAAAATAAAAAGGTCTTTAGGATAGAAACCTAACTCCATGGCCATATTCATTACCATTGAGTGCGTAAAGTGATTACGTCCACCTGATACTGTATCTTGACACTTGAATACAACAAATCCGTTCTTATCTGTGATTCGATACAATTCTTTTAAGGTATTGTAATAGTTTCTCATCAAATGTCCGTAACTTTCATATCCCTCGTATCTTTTTGCTATGATAGAACTACCTTCAGCATTATCACGATATGACTTACCCGCAATAACAAACGGAGGGTCGTACATAACAGACTTCATTGAATTATCATCAAATGGTAAGTTCTCGGAACTCGCTTCAATGATACTGTCGTTTTTGGGGAACAAATCCGACTTAAGTTTTGGTTCGGGTAAGTTTTTCCAAAAGTTACCTGTTGAATATGTACAGTCGAGGTCAAATTGTTCAATCCCATACAATTCCATGATACTTTTAATAACTTCATCATTAGTGTTATAAACACTTTTAATCGGTTTAAAGTCTTTTTCCATTGATTTTTAAATATTTTTTTCGTATACTTTTTACAAATATAACCAATAAAAACAATAAACCAAAATATTTATAAAAAAACAATACTACTATGGCTTGTGGATGTAAAAAAAGAAATGAACAACCGGTACAACCAATATCGATTCAAGTAAACGAAATTAAAACTCCGGCACCGACTTCAATACCGTCGGCACCTCAACAATAAGATATATCGGGTAACCCCCGATATATTTTTAACAAAAGATTATATAAATATATACATATGAAAAATGTAACAAAATTAACGAGTGTAAATGTTCTTGAGGACGTTTACAATAAATTTAAAGTTAAGGCTGTAAACAGTGAAATCAATTTACAAAAGTTAGTCAATAGGTCATTAGACTTATATAATAATGACCAAACTTACAGAGATAAGATAAATAATCACGATAACTTAACTGCTACGGGTACCAAATTTTAATTTATGAAGAAAAAGATATTACTATTATCTGACGACTTAAGGTCAACATCGGGTATTGCTACAATGTCAAAGGAATTTGTGTTGGGTACGGTGGATAAATACGATTGGGTCCAATTGGGTGCCATGATAAAACATCAAGATATTGGTAAAACCATTGACGTTAGTGAGGATGTAAGAAATAAAACGGGGGTAAAAGATGCAAATGTAAAATTATATCCCAATAATGGTTATGGTGATATATTCACATTGAGGAGATTAATTGATATTGAAAAACCAGACGCCATTCTTCACTTTACAGACCCACACTATTGGCAATGGTTATACGATAATGAACAAGAAATTAGACAAAAATGTCCAATTTTGTTCTATCATATATGGGATAATTTGCCTGACCCAAAATACAATAGAGATTATTATGAAAGTTGTGATTGGTTGGGTTGTATTTCCAAACAAACATACGGTATTGTTCATCGTGTAGGTAAAATGAATAATGAATCAACATATAAACCATTAGAGGATTGGCAAATAAGTTATGTACCTCACGGTATTAATCAAAATGTTTTCAAACCAATTAAAAAAGTATCGGAAGATATTAGTAACTTTGTATATGGTGATAAAAAATATGATTTCATTTTGTTCTATAACAATCGAAACATTAGAAGAAAACAACCAAGTGATGTAATCGCGTCATATAAATTATTCTGTGATAGTTTACCTAAGGACAAATCAAGTAAGTGTTTGTTATTAATGCACACACAACCAGTTGATGAGAATGGTACGGATTTAATTGCTGTAAAGAATAGTATATGTCCTGAATATGATGTGAAATTCACTAACTTTAAGTTGGAAGCCGATAAATTAAATGAGTTATATAATTTAGTCGATTGTACAATTAATATTGCAAACAACGAGGGGTTTGGATTGGCTACGGCAGAGAGTATTATGACCGGCACACCTATTATTGTTAATGTAACCGGTGGATTACAAGACCAATGTGGGTTTGATTTTAGTGCAGATGATTATATTTCAATTGGTTCTTTACATAATAAAGGTGAGAGGTCACAAACAAAACATGGTGAGTGGGTGATACCTGTATGGTCATCATCACAGAACTTAAATGGTTCAGTACTTACCCCATACATCTATGAAGATAGAGTTAATCTACAGGATGTGGCAGACGCTATTAATAAAATGTATGAGTTGGGTAACAAGAAAAGAAAAGCTAATGGACAAAAAGGAAGAGAATGGGCAATTAAAAACCTATCTTCCAAAGTAATGTGTGATTCAATGTCTGAAGGTATTGATACAGCATTAAAGAACTATAAACCAAAGAGTAAATTTAAATTATACAAATTATAATGAATAGACCAATATTATTATTTAGAGGACCGGTTGAAACACGGTCGGGATATGGAAGTCATGCAAGGGATGTGTTAGAATCTTTATATAAAATGGATATGTTCGATATTAGTATTGATAGTTGTAATTGGGGTGTCACTCCAATGAATGCGTTGGAAGATGGTAATGAATTTCATCAATGGATTAAAGAACACAAAGTTGCATCAATAAGTGGACAACCTGACATTTATGTGTCGGTTACAATATCAAATGAATTCAGAAGAATTGGTAAATTTAATGTTGGTGTTACTGCAGGCGTTGAGACTACAGTTGTGGGTAAAGATTTAATTGACGGGTGCAATGAGATGGATTTAATTATTGTTCCATCTACATTTACAAGAGACTCATATTACAACACCGTTTATAATGAAACTGAACAATCAACCAATAGATTGATTAAACAATTTAGAGTTAATAAAACTATTGAAGTTTTATTTGAAGGTATTAATACAAACATATATAATGATGTTGTAGACGAATCTTTTGATTTGGATATTAAAGAGGATTTTGCGTTTCTATTTGTTGGTCATTGGTTAAAAGGTGACCTTGGTCAAGATAGAAAGGATGTGGGAATGTTAATTAAAACATTTGTTGAAACATATAAAGATGTTGAGGATAAACCCGCATTGGTATTAAAAACATCATCAGGTGCGTTTTCTGTTAAAGATAGAGAACTAATTGCTCAAAAAATTAAACACATCGTTGGTGGTTCAAATGTACCCGTTTATCTTTTGTATGGTGATTTAAGTGATAATGAGATGAATTCATTATATAATCACCCTAAAATTAAATCTATGATTAGTTTAACCAAGGGTGAAGGTTTTGGTAGACCATTATTGGAATTCTCAATGACCGGTAAACCTATCATTGCTTCCAATTGGTCGGGACATAAAGATTTTTTACCAATGGATAAGGCTATTATGATTGGTGGTTCATTAAATGATGTTCATGATAGTGCGGTTGATAAGTTCATATTAAAGGGTGCCAAATGGTTTACTGCAAACTATGGTGAGGCTGCTTCCATTTTAAAATTGGTGAGGGATGAATATGATACCTTTAAAACAAAGTCAGAAGAATTAAAAGAGATTAATAGACGTGATTTTAGTTTGGAAATGATGACTAAGAAGTTTGAAACTATCTTGACACCATATATTCAAAGACCTGAACGTGTTGACCTAAAATTACCGAAGTTAAATAAGATTGGATAATGAAAGAATTCAAATTTTTTAAAGAGAACGATACTCGATTATGTTTGGAGAATAGTTTTTTGACCTTTCCTTCCCAAATAAGATATGATAACGTTGAGTTTTGTTTTCAATTTGATGATGATGAACCCACCGTTTTTGCAAACGGTACCGAAGAAATTAGTATTATAATAGAACCAACGAATGGTGGTAATATCACATTTACTACCAATGATAAACAGTTTACAATATTTGCAAGAGAAAGACAATGAGAGAGTTTAAATTTTTCCGTGGTATTATAAGTCCACGTAAAATAAGAGTTACTTGGTCTCCTGAAATGGAACAAGATTTACAATCACACCATGGTATTGACGTTGAATCTGAATTAGCTTCATTGTTATCTGAAGAAATTGCTAGAGAAGTTGACAACGAAATATTAAGAAATCTAACAGGAACATTTCCATTTCCATTAACAGGAACCGGAACAATAACTACTAATGGTGGTTACGCATTGACGACAACAAACACAGGTACTGCTAATTACACCACATTAACTGCAACAAACATCGCTAATACCAATTATACTACAACAGCATCTGATAATTTACGTTACTTAAATCATTATATTAATATGGAGGGAGGTAATCGTGCATAGATGTGATTGGCATATATGGCAACCAGAAGGATGGGAATTCTGTTGGAGATGTGAAGAATTAACTAGAGAACATAACAAAAAAAAATATGAAAATAAGTTTCGCAATAACAGTTTGCAACGAGTTGGAGGAAATCAAGAAGTTGGTTCCGTTCTTACTGGAAAACAAGAGAGTTCAGGACGAGATAGTAGTTCTTTATGACAATAAGAATGGTAATCCTGAGGTGTTAGATTTCTTATTACCTTATAACAAATTACCAAATGTCCAAACATGGAGAGGGTTTGATTTTGAGGATAACTTTGCAGATTGGAAGAACAAACTAAATGAATACTGCACAGGAGATTACATCGTTCAAATCGACGCTGATGAAATGATTAGTAAGTACATGATTCAAAATATCAATGTTATTATTGGTATGAATCCTGATGTTGATTTATATTATCTACCAAGAATTAATACGGTTGATGGTTTAACTCCCGAACATATTGATAAATGGAAGTGGAGTATTGATGAAAAAGGGTGGGTTAATTTTCCGGATTATCAAGGAAGAGTTTATAAATCTGATTTAAAATGGTCAGGTAAGGTTCATGAAAGTATTATCGGGTCTAAAAAGTATTCACTTTTACCTGAAGATTTTGTATATTGCATTCAACATCATAAAACAATTGAACGTCAAGAAAAACAAAATAATTACTATAATACACTATGAGTAAGATAGAATTTATAATCCCAACCTATAATCGACCCGATTTATTAATGTGTACAATCAACTCGATTGTTGCACAAAGAAGTGATAAATGGAAAATACATGTAGTTGCCGATTGTCCACCTGAAGGTACATTAGATAAGATAATGAAATATTTTGAGGGTGATGAGAGGATTAAATTTACAATATTACCCGAAAGATATAATGATTGGGGACATACACCAAGAAATTACGGTATGGAACATGCAACGGAAGATTGGGTGGTTATGACAGGTGAGGATAACTATTACGTGCCAGTGTTTGTTGACCATTTTTTAGGTGCAGTTAGTGGTAAGCGAAATGTTCATTTTGTTTTTTGTAATATGGTACATAATTGGACCAATTTTCAATATTATGCAATTGATTGTTCACCAAAAAAAGATGAAATTGATATTGGTAATTTTATGGTTAGAAGAAAATTTGGTAATAAAATTAAATTAAATGTAACAAGGGCGGCCGCCGATGGGGAATATGTTGAGGAGTATTTAAAACAATATCCTATGGGTGTTACTTTAAAAATTAATAAAATATTATACGTACACAATTAATATGATTAAAATTACAGTTACAACTAAATAACTTTTATAAAAAAAAATTAAAATGAAAAAAGAGATACCGTTATTTAAGGTTTTTATGGCAAACACCGCCGCAGATAAAGTTGCTAAAGTATTAAACAGTGGATTCATCGGTCAAGGACCTGTTGTAGATGAATTCGAAAATACCCTTAGTCAATATTTTCAACATCCTTACATTTCAACATTAAACGCAGCAACATCTGCCGAACATTTGGCATTACATTTAATTAAAAAACCATTCACATTCACAAAGGCGGATGGATATGGTATTAGAGAAAATGTTTGGGATGGTATGAAAGATGGTGATGAGGTTTTGACAACAGCATTAACATGTACAGCAACAAACTGGCCAATACTTGCAAATAACTTCAAGATTAAATGGGTTGATATTGACCCTAAAACTTTGAATATGGATTTGGATGATTTGGAAAGAAAAATCGGTCCTAAAACAAGAGCCATTATGGTCGTTCATTGGGGTGGGTATCCGGTAGATTTGGATAGACTTAGACAAATTCAAGAGAAGTCATTACGTATGTACGGTTTCAAACCAGCAGTTATTGAAGATTGTGCACACGCAATGGGTAGTAAGTATAAAGGTAAATTGATTGGTACACATGGTAACATATGTACATTCTCATTACAGGCAATTAAACACATTACATCAGTTGATGGTGGGTTATTATTCTTACCTCATGAAGAACTAAACAGACGAGCTCGTTTATTGAGATGGTATGGTATCGATAGAGATTCACCAAGAAAAGATTTTAGATGTGAAGCTGACATTGAAGAGTGGGGTTTTAAATTCCATATGAATGATGTTAATGCGGCCATTGGTGTAGAAAATTTCAAACACGTAGATGAAATTGTTGGTAAACATAAATCAAACGCTAAGTACTATGATGATAATTTAAAGTTTGTATCAGGTGTAACTTTATTAGAAAGAAATCCAGATATGGAAAGTGCCTTTTGGATTTATTCATTATTAGTTGAAAGAAAAGGTGACTTCATGAAATATATGAAAGAATGTGGAATTGCTGTTTCACAAGTTCATGAAAGAAATGATATTCATACTTGCGTAAAAGACTATCGTGCGATGTTGCCTAACTTAGATAGAACCATCGGTAGTGTTATCTCAATTCCAATTGGTTGGTGGGTAACAGAAGAAGATAGAAAATATATTGTAGATTGTATTAAAAAAGGTTGGTAATGGAGAGAATAATTGATGACTCGTTTTTAAAATCTGATGTAACGGAGTTTGCATTAGGTTATGATAAAGTTAAGAATCATACTTGGTATGATAACTTAAATTATATGGTTGATTTATCTAAAAAATATTTCAATGAGGATAACTTCATTATGGATTATTCTTGTGGTACCGGCATTTTTTGTGAGAGATTATTAAAATCTACAATTGATTGTCCAAGAATTTTAATGATGGACTCCTCACCAAAATATTTGAAGTTATCTCATGATAAATTCGGTAGAAATTATAAGTTTCATTTTAGGGTTATTAACTATCTTAAAAATGAGGGTAGGTTACAAACAATATCCGAAACTTTAGGTGAAGATTATAAAGAACTATTAGATGGGATTGTTTGTACAAACGCAATTCATTTATACCCAACAATCGATGATACAATTAAATCTTGGAATGATATTTTAGTTAAGGGTGGTAAATTATTAATAAATTCGGGTAACATATACAACCCATTAATGGGTGAAGAAACGAAGTTGATTGACCAGACAGTAGAGGAGATTTCTAAAATGTCATATGACATTGTAAAAGGTGATTCTAAATATTCCAAATATGTTGATTTAATTGACAATTTCGACTATATTGAAAAACATAATGTACTTAGAGATAAATACTTTTTACCTATTCGACCGATTAATTTCTACACAGATGAATTAATTAAAAATGGGTTTAAAATTGTGGAAGTTAAAACTATTGATGTCGATGCTAAAGTTGACGAGTGGTTTGATTTCTTAAAAGTATATCACGAAGGTATTATTGGTTGGATTGGTGGTTCTAAAAAAATTACCGGTGTTGAACCAAGTGAAGATGAAGTTAATGATAGAGTCGAAATTATAAAATTGGCGCTAACAAAAATGTTTAATAACCAAAACGATTTTAAAGCGTGTTGGAACTATATAATTTGTGAAAAAATATAAAAACATTATGAATCATTGGGATGAGTATTGGGTTAACGTTAAATGGAGTCCTTTATTAAAAAATCCGTCTCCTAAGATGTATGGTGGAACAAATTACGAACCATTAGCAACTATTGGTATGACCGCATTTCTTGATGCGGTTAAAGATAAATTTGTAGAAAATTTTTCAATATTAGATTATGGTTGTGGTGCAGGTATATTGATTAATCCAATAAGTGAAAGACTTGCTAATTTTACATATTATGGGTTAGAACCAATAAATGGGGATGGTCCATCAAGAATAGAATTGGGTAAAGAATCTTTTAATGATTCAAGAGTAAAATTTGGATTCATTGAAAGTGATTATGATGATGTAATTAAAAATAAATTAGATTGTGTAATTTTAATATCAATTTTTACACATTTAACAATTGAGGACATTTATTTAACGTTAGACAAATTAATTAAAGTTTTTGAGGTTAGTCCTAATTCCTCCATTGTTTTTTCTTGTTTTATTTCGAATAAGAGAGTATTGGTAAACCATCTCCCAAATATATGGGAAAGATTTTACGGTGAAAGTCATATAATGATAGATGATTTAGTAACATATTGCAATAAAAATAATTTAAAATTAATTAAACATATGGATTTTATCGCAGCCGGGGGATATAATCATCAAATATTTAAAATCGAAAAATAATGGTAGGTTGGAACGAAGAAATTAAAAAAGAATTGGGTTACTGTGGTGACAATGTCTTTATAGGTCATAATGTTGTTTTTACCAATCCTAAAAATGTTATATTAGGTGATAACGTTAGAATTGACCCGTTTTGTTTGATAACAACGGCATTAGAAGTTGATAAATATACTCAAATATGTTCACACGCAGTTTTAGGTGGTGGAGTACAACATAAAATTACATTAGGTAAATGGAATTTTATTGGTTATGGGTCTAAATTATTTTGTGCATCCGAAGATTATAGCGGTGAGTTTGGTCCCGTAAATGAATATTGGGGTAACAATAAAATTTTTAGAGGTGATATCACTTTTAAAGACTATTCAGGAATCGCGTCCGATGTAATGGTTTTACCGGGTGTCACATTTCCCGAAGGTTGTACTATTGGTGCTAAAAGTTTTGTTTATTCAAAATCGAAACTAAATGAATGGTCAATTTATTTGGGTAACCCATTAGTATTTCATAAAGAAAGAAATAAAGATAATGTGATTAGTTTATCTAATGACCCAAATTTCCTTAAGAATAAATGAGTAAGTGTTTAAAAATAATATGTTGTTACTTGGGTCGGAGGAATGGTACACACAATACTCCTACCAATATTTTACCATTTATTAATCAATCAATAGAAAATGAAATTGAAATTGAAAATGGTTTTGATACTGATGTTATTTTTGTTGTAAATGAAAGCTCAAACATGAGTGGATTTGAATGTATTTTGGAACAAAATGGTAAACAAACAAAAAACGGTAAGATAATAATAGAAACAAGACCCAATATAAATGGTTCATTTGGTGCATATTATGATATGTTTAGAAAATACATAAATGCTTACGATTATTTCTTTTTTTGTGAAGATGATGTTTTAATATATAAAGAAAATTATATTAAGGATTTTATTGAATTTTGTGATAGTGACGATTCTGTTGGATTTGTATCTTTAGCCCCTATACACGATGGTAAAAATTATGCTATACATTCAGGAGGTGGTTGTGGTCTTACAAGTAAAGAAAAATTTTTATCCGCAAATACAATGAATGAAATTGATAATTTTAATAATAACGGTATTAATGTTCCGTATTCAAATTTACTTTTAATGGAAGTTTCATTTACAAATAAATTCGTAATATGTGGATTATCGTTAAAAAATCACCCTAAATTTAATCCATTATGTGATAATTATGAAAAACATATTGGTCATAGAAACAATTTTAAACCCGAATATTTGGGTTTAGAATTTATATACAAAGTTGGAAATTAAAAATATTTAATATTATGAGAAATTTTAAACAGAATCATAAGGAAATGAATTGGCCGTGGGTTGAGTCCCCCTTCTTCAATGAATTAATTAAACATCAAGAATTAACTAATGAACAAAGAGATTTAGCCATAAAATTAAATAAAGATGGATATGTCATTTTAGATTTAGGTTTAACCGATGAACAAATTGATGCGTTTAAAACTGAGATTGATACCTTAAATGATAGAGATACTGTCGTTACTCAAGCCGATGGATATCATTATTCAAAAGGTAAGAGAATATTCGAGGGTTGGAAAGATAGTGAGATGTTACAATCTCTTTCTTTAAATCCTGTGGTTATGGATGCATTAAGATTACTTTACAAGAGAGAACCATATCCATTTCAAACAATTACATTTAATTATGGTTCTAATCAACCATTACATAGTGACTTAATTCACTTCGATTCAATACCACACAGATGGTTAACCGCGGTATGGGTGGCGTTAGAAGATATGACCAACCAGAATGGTTCATTGTTATATGTTCCAGGTTCCCATAAACTACCCATATTTGACTTCTACGACCTTAAAGTTAAAGTTCCTGAGTATGGTAAACAATTTGATAGTTATGCAGAATATGAGGAGTTTATTAGACAACTGGTGGAAGTACAAGAATTAGAAGTAAAACCATTAATATGTAAGAAGGGTCAAGCACTTGTTTGGTCTGCCAATTTAATACATGGTGGTGACATTATCAGAGACCCGAATAGTACACGTTATTCACAAGTAACCCATTACTATTACGACGATTGTGAAGTTTACTATTCACCTATGTTCTCAGAATCATGGAAGGGTGACTTCAAAACAAAAGATTTAACCGGTAAAAATATTAGAGAATTTAAACATACAAAATAATGAGTGTAAAAATAGTTGGGATTGGAGCGTATGTTCCTGAAAAAAAATTAACAAATAAAGATATTGAAAAAATGGTCGATACTGATGACCAATGGATTCAAGATAATTTAGGGATTAGGGAAAGAAGAATTAGTGATGATAATCAGTTAAGTTCTGATTTAGCAGTTAAATCAAGTATATCGGCTATTCATGATGCAAATTTAACTGTTAATGATATTGACTTTATAATCTTGGCAACCTCTTCACCAGATAGGATTAGTCCATCGACGGCCTGTTTATTACAAGAAAAAATTGGAGCCGTTAATGCCGCCTGTGTTGATATTAATGCAGTTTGTCCGGGATTTTTATATGGTTTACAAATTGCTAAAGGGTTATTATCAATTGGTCAATATAAGAACATATTACTTGTTGCATCGGAAACTTATTCTAAATTAACTGATTGGTCAAGACGTGATTGTGTATTCTTTGGTGATGGTTCGGGTGCTGTGGTTCTTCAAAGAGATGAAACAAATTATTGTGAAATTGATTTATATGCGGATGGTACCGGAAAAGAAGCGTTTACTGTTCATCACAATGAATATTTTTCAATGATTGGTAAAGAGATTTATAAAGGTGGAACCACTAAATTACCATCGTCAATACAATCATTGTTAGAAAGAACCGGTGTTGATAAAAATGATATCACACATGTGGTACCACATCAACCAAGTATTAATATTTTAAAGAAAACTGCGGAGATATTAGACGTTGATTTTTCTAAATTTGCATTATCAATGGGTGAATATGCAAACACCGCAGGTGCATCTATCCCAATTACACTTAACAAACTTTACGAACAAAACAAATTAAAGAAAAATGATTTATTACTACTAACAACAATAGGTTCTGGTTGGGTTTGGGGTAGTGGATTGATTAAATGGACAAAATAATGAAAAAGATATTACTGGTTGGTGGTACTGGAGGGTTGGGAAATCAATTAACTGAACATTTAAGTTTAAGTTATACATGTTTTTCTGTCGGGTCTAAGATGTTAGACGTTACTAATGAAGAACAAGTAAAAGAATTTTTAGATGAAAACGATTATGATATTATCATTTATCTTTCAGTAAAGAATATCGATGGTTTAATACACAAACAAACAAAAGAAACAACTGAATCCCAATTAAATGTAAATCTATTTGGATTCTTAAATGTTCTTCGTCATTCTACGAATAAACTTAGAGAAAAAGGTTATGGTAGAATCATATACATATCATCTGTATTATCTAAGAAACCAATTAGAGGTACCGGTATTTATTCAGCGAGTAAAGCATTTTGTGATAATATAATTAAAACATATTCATTAGAAAATTCAAAGTATGGAATTACATCCAATTCTATTCAATTAGGATATTTTGAAGGTGGTTTAACTGATAAAGTTCCCATAGACATTTTACAAAATGTAAAAAATAGTATATCTTTAAAAAGATTAGGTAAAGTAGAAGAAATGTCTAACTTAATTAAAACAATAATAGAGACTGAATATATTAACGGTACAAATATTTCGATTACAGGTGGTTATGAAAATGAATAAATTTTTAATTATTTTGGCATATTATGAAAGGTCAAAAATTGTGCAAAATGCATTAAATTCTATATTGGATATATCATATCCAGAATTTGAGGTTCATTTTATTGATGATGGGTCAACAACTAAAGGAGAACCGATTGTTAGAGAAATGTGTTCATCCATAATTGATAAATTTACATTTCATTATATTGACAACACCGTAGAACAAAAAAAAGCTCAGGGTGGTAGTATACATGGACAATATCTTAACCTTGCAATAGAACAAAGCGATGCTGACCATGTTATTATTTTGTGTGATGATGATGCAATATTTCCACATTTCTTAACCAAACTAAATATTTTTTTAAATAAAACAGAAAACTTAGATAAAAAATATTTTTATCACAATATTCTTACATACAATTCAATTATAGAACCATATACTGTGGGTGTTGAAAGGATGGATATGAGTTATCATACAAATCATCACACACAACCAATTCATTGTTCTTGTCAGGTGGATTCAACACAAGTTACTTATTCACGTAAATTTTTTATGGATGATGGTTTAAAATATCCATCACCACAAACATCGATGTTGGATTTAGTCATTTATAGACAAATGTTTAATGCTTGGGGTCCGGCTTATTATAGTGGATTAATTTCACAAGTTAAATCTAATAATGAAGATAATTTAATTTTTAAGGATAAAACAGATAAAATGTTTATTACAAATGACATGAAATAAAAAAACTTTTAGTACCGGTGTAAATCTTTGTAAAAAAATAAAAGAAGAAGAGTGTCTTGTAATAAGTGTTAAAACCTACATTAAAAATTATTTAAGTAAATGAATATAACATTAGTATTGGCTGTTTACAATAACCTATCATTAACCAAAGAATGTTATAGACACATTCGTGGTTTGTATAATGATGCACCAATTGTTATTAGTAGTGGTGGGTCCGATGATGGTACATTCGAATGGTTAGAACAAACATCTGAGAATGATACACATTTTTCTTTTGTTCACGAATCTGAAAAGATAAACTTCTCGGAAAATTATAACCAAGGAATTAAACTTGTCGATACAGATAAGTTAGTTCTTATTCATAATGATATGGTTATCGGTAAGGGTTTCTTAGAATCACTTGACAAACAACTAACTGAGAACATGTTATTATGTTACACCACTGTTGAACCACCAATCTTTAAAGGTCATAATAGACCGGGTAAGTTCATATTGGATTGTGGAACATCATTCAATAACTTCAATATGAATTTGTTCAACCAATATATTGATAGTGTACCAAAAACTGGTAATCTATATGATGGTGGTTCATTCTTTATGTCAGGATACAAATCATTATTTGAAGATGTAAACTATTTCGACGGGTTTAGTTTCTTTCCTTGTTTTTGTGAGGATGATGACTTCTTAATAAGAACTAAACTTAAAGGTTACGACATCAAGACAACCGAAGAAGCAATAACGTATCATTTCGTTTCTAAGACCTCCAGATTTAGTGATGAGTACAAAGACACCACAAAACAAAATGAACTCAACAGCAACCGAAATTTCATACGAAAATGGGGTATTCCATCTCATTTATTTACCATGATTAGGTATTGGGAGGATGATGACTTCAAATATAAGAATTATGATATGGGTTTAACATTAGTAAACTCATCTCAATTAGAAATATTGGAACCATTTTTTGATAAGATATCAATTGATAAGGTACCAGAAGATTACATAGTTTCCGAACAGAAAAAAACTAATTATGATTTAAGAAGTAAATTCACATTCATAGATAATGTTGATGTAATGATTTACATTGATGGTAATATTTCTGAGATTGAGTTTGATGTTATTCAAAAACTAAGATTAAGTTTACCGGATTACGAACCGGGTATATACGAGAGTGGTAGATTAAAGATTGAGATTAAATCCTAATTTTTTAAATACGTTAATTGATTTTTTATTCCATTCATCAACGAATGATTTGACCGGTCCATTTGTGTGATTTTTAATCACAAGATATAACATATCTGTTGCACCGTAGTTTCTTTCACCGACATGTTGTTTAGAGAACACATTGTATATAACATCATCATCTAACCAGCAATACCCATAAATCTTTTTTTCATGATATGCAACAAAGAATTTATGACCATTTAAAATTCTGTCTTGTGCATCATCTAAATTAAACATTAAGTCCCAATTAAGTTCATTGTTAAACATCTTTATACAATGTTTAATAATTTGGTAGTCATATGTTTCTTGGATTTCAATTTCTTCTGATATATTTCTATCAATTAAATCATTTGAATTAAGAATATAATTAATCATATTAATACGTTTCTTTTTTGGAATTGTTTTTCAAACTTATCCCAAACCCATTGTTTTAATTCATCATTTATCACAATTTTACTACTTACTTTACTACTATGATTTAATTTTTCAATGTTTAGTCTTTCTCCAAACTGATTATAAATGAAATCTGAAAATTTATCAATTTCAGATATATCAAATTCATAATCTGCCGGTTCATTTTCTTTAATCCAATTTTGAGATAGTAGAACCGATAATATACCATTATAATGTCTAACGACGAATCCATTAATAAGATGAATATCTTTTAGTTCTTTTTCTTTTATCAATCTTAAATGAATACTATCCCATTCAGAATTATCAGTAGAGTATAATGTATTCACAAACTCAAAATCAAATGTTTTAAAAATAAAATCATTATCAACATCTTCCCATTTTATAATTGGTGTGTATAATTTTGATTTTTCCGTTATATGAAAAAAATATTGTAGACCTGACAACCACTTATCAAACCAATCTCTTTTTATACAGATAGTTTTCCGTATTCCAAACTCTTCATATAATATAGATTTTTTAAAATGAGTATGTTCATTTGGGTATTCTAAATCCAAATCTAAACGTTTTATATTTAAATTTGAAGTTAATAAAGCTTTTTCTATTGAAACGGATGCACATCTTGGAATTGATAACCAAATCAATTCATTATTTATCAGTAACCCCATTGAATAAATTTATATTTACGAATTTTCAACAATAATTAAAGAGCCAATTGTTGCCATTGTTTCATTTAAAACTTGTATCTGTTCGTTTGTTAATTTTGTATATTCCATTATATTTTTTATTTAATAATTAGCAACCACCCGTACAATAACCATTATAACCCCCAAATTCGGTTGCATAGGTACCAATACATCTAAAACCTTTACCACAGGTGGCATTGTTACATTCGGAACATGGGTCATTATAATATCCACCACAAAAACAAGCTGAACCTTCACTGTTGTGTTCTATGGCAACATACGATGTTGTATTATTCTCATCCGATTTTGTTAAAAATAAATGTTGTCTTTCAACCGTTAATACCCACCCCTCAAATATACTATGTGTTCTTTCTATTGTACTTACTATTTTTTGAACAAAAGATAATTCTGATGTTGAAGTATCGATTAACATAACAATGTCACCCGGTTTAAGAATACCTATCCTAATAAATCTAATAACATCATCTCTTTCAACCAAATATCTTGATTCCGATACATCACTCCATGTACTACCATCTTGGAATCCTATTGTTATAGAATTTGTTTTTCTGTGAATTCTAACCTTGTTAGTGATTTTATTTGTAGAATAGGTTGAACCCGTAATTAATTGGTTTATATCTATTTCATAATTTACATCTTCATCTATAACATCTACATTATTAGGGTTGGGTATGTCTATAGTTTTTAAATCGTCGCCAATTTCTAAATCTAACGCCGTTTTAAAACTACCATCGGCCATTTCAACTAAATCAGTATCTTCTAATTTTGGTGTCCAATCACTCTTAATTGTTGTTAAATAACGGGCTCTATCGCCTAAATAACTAAAATTAATTTCATCGTATTCTGGTTGTTCATCTATGGTATCAAAACATATTTTATGATATTGACCAATTTGTAATGATTCTAAATTGGGTGGAAATAATAAATTTAAACTTCTTACAACTTGTATATGGTTGTTATATAATTTATTAGAATTATAATAATATGGCATTAAAAAATATTCACCATTAACTTCATTAAGTATTGTATTTAATTCTTCTTGAGTTGATACTTTAAATAATTTCGGGTATTGTGATTTATTATAATGTGGACCCGAAGTTTTTAGTATAAAATTTGGGTGGTTACCGTTATCAAGTATGTTTGTTATTGAATTTACCAAGGTACCATCACCTAAACGGTATGCAAATTCGGAACCAAATGATTGATTTTTTATTAGATTTAAAAAATTAACTTTATTAGAACAATATTCATCATCAACAATCGCTGTTGTATCATACGCACTTCGTATAATTAATGTGGTATCATTATCTTCTATATATGGTATTGTTAATGAACTATATACTGTATGCATATTACATTCAATATCTACAGATTTAGAAAGTTCATCATAAAAACCAGGTATAGCTCCAATGTATTCAATTTTAGTGAAACCGTTGTCACTGATAAATTGTAGTAAACTTGTTAGATTAAGTGATTCCTCATTTGATTCAATTCTTGTAGTAAGATTGTCCCATCCAACATTTGTATTGATTTCAATTGGGACTAAATCCCCATTTGAATTATACATAAAATCGCTACCAATTAAAACTGTCCTCATTATATTATTGTTTTATTGTATTTTTTTGTGGACACATCCACCTCGTCAACTTTATCCCAATGACCTAATCTACACGCACCTTTAATTGGTGAGAAAATTTTTTTACCGATTGGACATCCACACTCACCACATTTGGTTTCAAATAAATAAGAATTTCTTATCCAATCACATTTTAAACAAATCTCATGTCGCTTTAGTGCCAGTTCTTGTTCTTCTTCTGTTGGATTAGCCGCAGTTACCCAAGATTTAAATATTTCAGTGGCCTTGTTCATTTAATATAAATAGTTTGTTTAATGTTTGTAAATAAATGGGTCTCGTTTTCTTAACTCCTTCAATTTTTTCTTAAATTTCCTGTTACGTCTCCATTCTTTGAAGATACGTATTAACCAATTAATGAATAACATATTATCTTATTTATATACAATATAGTTATTTAATACCAAAATATCAAGTTCGGTATCGTAAAACGTTTTTAATGCATCTTGTGGTGTTAATACCATTGTTTTATCTTTCACATTGAATGATGTGTTTAATAAAATTGGGTATCCTGTTAATTTTTCAAATTCTCGGAGTATATTATAAAATAACGTTCCTCTATATACTGTTTGAACTCTGGCACTACCATCTATGTGTGTCACTGCCGGTAATTCATCTCTATGTGATTGTCTCACTTGAACCACTTGATTCATGTAAGGTATATCATTTGTCATCATAAAATAATCGTGTTGTCTTTCCATTGTTACCGCCGGTGCAAATGGTCTGAAAGATTCACGCTTTTTAATGACACTATTAATCCTATCCTTCATGTTAGGTAACAATGGACTTGCTAAGATGGAACGATTACCTAACGCTCTTGAACCAAATTCACATTTACCGTTAAAACATCCAACCACTTTACCATCTTTAATTTTCTTTGCAATCCAAATCGCTAATTGTTCGTCATTAGGAAATTTAAAATGTTTAGGATTTTTACCAATAGCATCCACAATATCTTTATTAGAATATGATGGACCCAAAAATGGGTTATTAGTTATTTTCTTTTTTAATTTATTGTTCTTGACCAAGTAATGAATACATGCTCCGATTGCTGAACCAGCATCTGATGGTGCCGGTGGTATCCATAAATTTTTAAAATTTGTATTGTTAATTATTTTACCATTTGCAGTACCGTTATATGCACAACCACCAGCTAATGATAGGTCGGTATTATCAAGAAATGTGGATATATAATTGAGAACCTCAAATAAAATTTCTTCGTATACTCGTTGTACTGATGCAGCCAAATCATTATGATATGGTTCAATACCTGTACCGGGTATTCTTGGTTCTAATTCCAATAACTCAATAAGATTTTCATTAAACATGAGTGTGTTGGAGGTGTTCCAAGTAAACACATCCATGTTACATTTTAATTCATTATCTTCATACGTTATTAATTTCCTAACTTTATTGATGTATGTGTTTGGATTACCGTAAGAAGCTAATCCCATCACCTTATATTCACCTTCATTTGGTCTAAACCCAAGGAATGATGTCATTGCAGAATAGAACAATCCAAGTGAATGTGGATATTGTGCAAGACTATCATAAACCATATTCCCACCATAATCAATAAACCCAAGTGACATGGTATCTAATTCACCAACACCATCGATTGATAATGTTGTGGATTTATTAAATGGTGATGTGTAATGTGAATAGTATATGTGCGATTCGTGATGTGTTGAATAATGTACGTTATTTGAATATAACGGTAACATCTTATTCAATTCACTAATGTTCTTTTTAATTCTTAAATACGATTTGATAGAATATATTGGATTCTTAAAAAACTGTGGTTTAATGTTATCGATAACCCTTTTTAATTTTAATTTAGGGTCTTCATAATAACAAACAGTTTCAATTTTATCACGAGTTAAATTATATTTTTTAAAAATATATTCAAGTGTATTAACCGGAAACGAACTATCGTGTTTGATACCCGTGAACTTTTCTTCTTCACATGCAAAAATTAATTCCCCGTTCTTGAATAAACAAGCCGATGAATCATGATAATAAGCCGAAATTCCGATTATGTACATTTTTATTAAAGTTTACTATAATAAGTGTAGTTATAATAATTGGTGCTAAGTAATTCAAATTCCAAATTAAATTTTTCTAAAACATAAGATAAAGCAATACCCTCACTACTACCATATGCTGAATATCCGTTATTACCAACAATACTCATATATTCAAATATTGGTTTGATTTTTTCAATTTCATAAATAATTTTAGAAATTTCATCGGTATATGGGAAATAAAAAAAACATTCTCTTATAGTTTTAAATTTATCATAATTATAATTATTCGTTTCCCAATATTTTATTATTGGATTAAAATATTCGGTATTATAATCGGTTAAATAAGTCCAGTTTTCCCAATCCGTTCCATTCCAATATTTCCAACCTTCAGGATATAAACATTTTGTATGACCATTAAAATTATCAATAAAGTCATCTGTTAAATACTTTAACCAATCGTGGTCGGAATACACAATATCCGTTTTATACTTTTCCATCAATCTTAATGGAAATAATATTTTATCAATATATGAAAATATTTTATTTTGATAATAGTATGTTTCACCAATTGAAAATGGGTCAATATTATCCGTTAATATTTTTATATCCCATTTTTTATTATCAAATCTTTGTAATTGATTAATAATTTTTGATGGTTCATCTTTGTAATTTTCACCAACACATATTATACTTAAAATCATAATAAATATTTTTTAATATTATTCAATTTTATAATCCATCCATTTAAAATAACCAAAAGTATCTACAACTTTATTTAGTATATCCGAATCTAATTCTTTTAATAAAGAACAAATTAAAATTTTATAATATAATGTCCATCTCATTCCGGATAAATGAACAGCTTTTGATTCCAAAAAATGTAATTTTAATTTATTGAATATGATAGATTCCAATAATTCATAATCATTACAAGTTCTAATTTTACTATCATATTCAGGTATCATCAAATAACCGGTTTTTAAATTATCATCAAATGTATGAATATCGGTATAAAATGATTTCTCTTCCAATAAAAATGAAAATTGATAATATTGTTCTAATGCTAAATTTATATCTTTTACTTTGAGTAATTTTTCATTATTATTTATAAAAAACTCCCAAGTTCTTTTAAATGATTTACATAATGAAGTATCATCGCATCCAAATAATGAACAATTGGCAGCATTATTACTATTAAAATTTCCCAATTGATTCCATTCCGATTCATCCAATACACTTATTGTTTTTTTAAATGCATTAAAATATAATTCATAGTATCCATCCTTTTCAGTAGGAGAATCATTTGTCATTACATTTTCAATAAAAGAAAATATTACAGATTTTGTAACATCCAAAAAAAAGTTTTTATCGTTTATAACCAAATCAGCATCTATATGGATAAATGGTTCTGTCTGTTCCGCAGCAGCAATTATTTTAAAAATTGTGTGTTTAGCACAGATACCCTGTATTTGATTTTTTATATGTTCTTTATTATCTTCGATGTCATAAACTTCATCAAAATAATCGTTAGTATCAAAAAACTTTTTTAACTCTGTTGATGTGTAAAGTTTTAATTTTTTATATTTAAACTTATTTTTAAATAACCTAACAGAATAAACCATACAAATTAAATCAATTAGATAATAATCACGATTACACTCCCAGTCAATTTCGGGTGGTACATAAGTGTAGATAATATTTTTATTAAAAGTTTCCATTTATATTATATTATTTTTTATGTGTGGTATTACTAACTCCTCACTAAATTTTTTATGACCAAATTCTGTTGGGTGTATACCTATAAATCCAAAATTATCTGGACTATTAAATCCTCCAGTTTTACCATAATTTTCATTTACCCATTCGTGACACCCACCAATTGGTAAAAACTTTGTTCTATCAACCATTTTAAACCAATGTTGGACTTCAGGTTCATTAATTCTATTTGTGGTTTTTGGGAAAAATATATCGGTATATGTTGTCATAAAATACTTTACTCCCTTTTTTTCTAAATACCATTGTGTCAATAAAATATTTTGAATTGTTAATATCATTGCCGAAATGTCATTATGAAATAAACGATAATATGTTGGTGAATTGGCAACTTCCCAATGTGGGTTAGTTATAATCCAATTTCTATATAAGTTGTCATTGTGTGGGATTACACTTGTAGGATTTTCAACCCAACCGTCAGTGTTATTTAATTGGTTAGTGTTTTCACTGTAGAATTCATGTCTATCAACACCGCTCCACATAACCCCAACCAAAATATCGTCAGGATTTTTACCTTCATTTAATAACGTATCAACAGCATAAATTAATTTTTTTGAAATTAATCCATTACCTTGACTTGCCATACCAACATTTTTTAAATCATAATTAATACCTTCCGCAACAAATGTTGGCCAATTCCATGGTTCAAATGTAAAACTACATCCACTGGTCACCAGTATTTTTTTATTATCCATAGTAATATACTTTTATATTTTTATTTTTATATTCTCTCCAAACATCCAATATAATACTATTTTTAGGAAAATCAATATTATAAAACTCACCCCTATGACCTAACAAATAAATTGCCGGTTTATCTATAATGTCGAAATCGACATCTTTACCCATTTCTTTTACATAGTAACTTGTAAGTATGGTTGTGGAACCTTCAACATAATCGACACCAGGTTTATATGATTTACCTAAAATTACTATTGGTAGATTATATGAATTTGATAAATTTACCAATTTTTTTGCAATGTTATATGCTTGCTTTTCTCGTGCTAACATTATTGAATCGAATAAATCATAACCTAAATCGTACTTATTTGCCATCCATCTTAGTGCTATATTGTCACGTGGATGACACCCTCCCCCATCTCCCATACCTGCCTTCATGTAAGATTTACTGACAATTCGTTTTGTACTTCGTTCTAATGCTTGGGTTACCACATCTGTATTAATATTACCATTTTTCTCAGCAACATCTTGAATCATATTAACAAGTGCCACCTTAGTTGAAATGAAGGTGTTATAAAAAATCTTAATAGCTTCCGCCTCATCCCACGTTCCTATTTCAAAACGAGTATCTTTGTTAACAAATGTCCTATAAAAATCAACCAATAACTTTGCATCACCGGTCTCAGTTCCATCTTCTGTTCCAATGATAATCATCTCAGGATTTACCATATCTTCTTTTACGGTCCCCATTGCTATTAAATAGGGGTTGTATATAAATCTATAGTTTCTAACCAATTGTATTAGACTATCACTTATTGTACCGGGTAAAACCGTTGAAATTAAAACAACTAGTTGATTGATATTTGTCCATTCATTTATTTGATATAATATTGTTTTAACTATTTCATAATCAAAATCTTTTGGTTCTAAATGCGATGTTGGATATCTACCATCGTAATCAGGATGATGTGGTGTTGGTAGAGCAATAAAAATAATATCTTTATTTTTACAAACATCTTGAATGGTGTCCACCATTTTAAAATTTATTGGGTTAACTTTATTAATATCGTAACCCTCGACATAATGATTTTCTGCCATTACTTCGGCGGCATCTTTTCCCAATTTACCAACCCCTATAAATCCAATTTTCATATTAACTTTTTATTTTTATTATTATTGATATTTTCATCTTTAAACGAAAGAAAATATAAAACATCATCAATATCTTTATCTGAAATAAATTTAAAAAAATTGTTTGTTAAAACTTCTTCCATTTCTTGCGTAACCCTAAAACATTTATCCATATCCCATTTTGAAATTTCTTCCAAAACATCGATGATTTTTTCCATTCTTTTAATAAAATTTATCTCATCGTCATAACTTTCATCCCACCATCTATCAAAAGTCATATAACCCAATTCTTTTAATTTTTTTAATGAATGTGGATTACCACACATGATAAAAGGTTGACAAGCTAATATTGGTTTAAATGTTTTTTCTGAGAAAAAAATAGTGGTATTATCCACCATTGATTCACTAATTATATTTAAAAAACTACGACCGTGTGCCTCTTTATTAAAAATACCAGCTTTATTATTCTCTAAGTCTTCCACATCATAAGTTGAGTGTTTTTTTGAGTCATATGTTTTATAGAATTCAAATAATTTTTCTTTTGAATGTTTATATTCATTTGGAATATTAACACTAATTATTTTAGAGTATTCATCGGAATCCATCTCGGGTGTACCTCCCAATGTTGTTATTGATTTACCTTTTAAATTTTCATTTAAATTTAACTCGGCAAATAATAATAATCTATGTAATTTTGGTACCCTATTGAAATTTAAAAAATGAATATTTTTTTTAATAGTCTTATTATTTTGGAGCATATTATAAAATATGTTACTTAAAGAATTTTTTGTAAAAATATTTAATTTTTTACCATAATGAAACCATATATTATGTTCAAAATATGAATATGGGTATACCGTAAAATTATCTTCAATTATTCCTCTTGATATAAGTTCATATTGTCTGTCCTTCGCCTGCATATTTGCAGTTATCATAATCACATCGTCACTATTTAATGAATATTTTTTAGATAATTTATTGAGCCAAATAAATTCATTATCATTCATACCAAAAAATCCTTCAGTAGGTTGTATAAAAACTAATTTAGCCATTTTATTTTTAATAGATTCAATAACCATATCGTTTAAATTCATAGTCTCATATCTTATGAATAAATCATTGTTATATAAAACCACCGGATAAATAAATTTTTGATTATTGTCATAAAAATGCTTGACGGTATTTTTTACCATATTTTCATAAGTGTTATCTAGTATATTTTCCAAATTTTGACTGGCAAATTGAAATAATTCATGTTTTAATTGAACGTCATCGTTATTTTTTAAAAAATATGGAAATTTAATGCCTAATTCTTCTTCAACAACAGATAGTGGTTTATGGGTAATTGTATGCCAAGGATGTATATCATAATGAGCGACATTTGAGGTACCGTACAATGGTTTACCATTTTCATCGTACACTAATATATTATCGTAAGCCACATTAATTTTTAAATTTCTTATCATGTTCTATTTTTTTCTATGTATATGTGATTGTTATTACCTGTAAAATCAAATATTTTAAATTTAGTTAATTCTTTAAAATCATATAATCCCAATAAACCATATCTTTCTGAATTTACATATTCGTTATATTGATTTAAATTATTCACATAATCTGTTTTTATTAATTTAATTTCAGAATCTGTTAAATTATTTTTAGATAATAACAAATATTTGAAATCGATACAATATGTTGGTTCATTATCGAATTTATCGTTACCTAACAAAATTTGTGGATTTTCATGTTGACTAAAAATGTTATCACCCACTTCAATCTCAAATATGAACTCATAATCAATATAATATTTTATTTTTTTATCTTTTACTGAATAATTTACAGTGAATTCATAATTTTTATTGAATTCAAAATTAAAATTTAAACCTTTTCTTGTGATGTCTTCTTTATCGTTGATATTGAAAGAACAATTAGTAAAAAATAAATTGGAATAGATTGTTTGACCGTCCGAATCTTGGTAGGTGTGTGGATTTATACCAATTGAAAAAATAAAGGGTACTTTCCAAAATATTGCAATTGGTTCATTAGTGTAATTCTCTTTTTTATCAACAGAAAATTCAACATGTACCGTAAAATCGTTATCATTAAAAACATTTTTACAAATTTCACCTTTTTCTAAGTTATATGTTTTTAATGATGGCCACAAAATTAATGTCTGGTCTTTTTCTACCCTCATATTTTATTTTTTATTTTATGATAAAATTCTTCCATCTCGGGAAATGTTTTTAAAAAATTAGTACCTCTTCTTAAATCATGTTCATCAACAAATTTAACAAAATCAATTCGATTTTGGTTTAAATCTTCATCTTCGGATAATGACCAATCATATATTCTTTTAATTTTTTGAACTTCAATATCATTAAATCCCATAGTATTACCGTCATAATTTTCAACTGAATTGTACACCACAAATTCTGCTTGTTTTCTTATCAATTCTTTATGTTCCGGTTCTAATATTTTAACTGTCTGATGTGGTGGGTATCTTAAATAAGATGCATCGACCGGTGCCGTTGTTAACCAATATCTATGAAAATTTTTGTGTTGTTTTCTTAAATCCAATACATTCTTTAAAAAAGTCCTAAAAGAAAAAACACTTAATGCGTTATATGTTGTCATAAACACAATAGTCACTTTTGGTACTTTTTCTAAAATCTTATTTACATTGTCCCAAAAACTATTAAATTCTAATCCATGTCTAATATATTCGGCCTGTGCTCCCCACCCATCTAATGATGTGTATATTATCATTTCGTTTACCAAATCTTTATCGGTAATAATTTGTAATTTTTGAATTAATCTATCAATTAAATTGTTAGGTACACCTAAATTTGAATTTATGGATAAGTTTAACTTAGTATTTGGGGATGGATGTTCTATAATATAATCCAATACGTTCCAAGTATCTTTACTTAATAATGGTTCCCCACCAGTTATCCTAAATGTATGTAAATCTTTATATAAATCCGGCCACCAATCCCAAAATGCCTCCACATATGGATTATGTTCAGAATGTTTATATGGCATTTTACCTCCGGATTTAATCCAACTTAATTCACCAAAATCGTTGGATGTTGGGTATTTTCCATATCTTTCAATCTCTTCCATCCATTTAGATGAAAACATTGGTCCGCAATATGAACATTTAAAATTACAAGTATTTGAAAAAGATACTTCCACGTATTTTGGATTATAGTTTTCCCTCCAACTTAAATTTTTAATTTCATCAAAATATTGTTGTGACCATGGTTCTTCGGATTTAAAAACTCTATCTGATAACATATCTGAATTATCCTCAACATCCCAACAGTACTTACATTCTTTTGGTCTTTCACCATTTAACATTTGTTTTCTTGCTTCTTTTTTTTCCTTAGTGTTATGTAAGGCGGTAGGATTCCTTGATAATTCAGATAGTGGTATTTTATGTGGTGTTGGATGATGACACGAATGTGTTAATCCATTATGTAAATGCATAGTAACTTGTGTCCATTTAGCCAAACAAAATCCACACCCAACAGAGTCTAACTTATTTTTTATTTGATTATGAACATCACTCATAGTTCTACATTTATAATTTTAGTGTTATTGTTGTAATATACGTCTTTTAAGTTATATTTTAAACTATTCATCCCATCATTTTTATAGTTGATTTTCCCTTGTTGCATCTCTGTAACAAATCTTCTTTCGTTCTTTGCCGTTGTCTCACCTTTGGCCCATTTACCATTAACAAATCCTTCATCAATGTGTGGTAAACATTCAAACTTTCCTTCTCGTCTAAATGGTAGAACATCTTTCATTACTTTAATATTTTCTTTACCGGAAATTACATTATTATACACCACACCTTCAAATTTTTCTGATGAATTAAAATGTAAAATTGGTGATTCATGTATCTCATCAATTGAGGTGTCATAAATTTTAACTTCAGATATCTTACCCTTAAATCTTGTATTGGTGTGATTACAGAAACCAAGTAAGAATGGTTTAATTGAATCGTGTAACCTTAATTTAGTGGTTAATATTCTTGGCGTATTGTATTTTGCACCCATGTAATTTAAAATCAAATCATCGTTAACATACATACTATATTCGTCAGTATCTTTCTTATATGAAACAGTAAACCATGTCCAAAGATTCTCAAATCGTTTTGACCACGTATAGTAATGGTTGTTCGACCTATCAATAACCATTGAATTAACCGTTCTTGAATTATTAAACGATAAACCCCAAGTCCAACTACCATCTTTTCTTAATAATGGGTACTCAATAAATTTTCTTTCGGTATCTCCAACCAACCAAATGGGTACTTTATCTTGCTGTTGTTCTGCGGTGAATAAAATTGATATGGTATGGTCATTGTGTAAACAAGAACTGATTTCTCTATTGGTTGGTATTTCAATATGTGAATCGATACCATTAAATTCATAATAATCTTTGTCCTCATATTGATTAACCACTTCACCGGTTGTGTATCCTTCGTAATAACATCTCCAAAACAAATCATCGTCCTCTTGACCCCAATCCCAATATTCATTTGAATAACCATTAGTTCTTTCTACCTGTTCTTTGGTGAACAAAATAACACCACCAAAATACTGGTCATAGTTTATACCATAATCATATTTTGATAGTTGTGTTGCTATATGAATAGGGTTATTTTCAGGATATGAATAGTCAACATTTTCATCCGGTATCATATCAACATCATGCCAGGCAATATAGTCACATCCGTCATTGAACGCATATTGTGCGGCAATGTTTTTCATCGCACCCCTATTAAATAGTTTATCATCAACTTGATGTCCAACATAAAATTCATGGTCGATACCTTTACCGGTTAATAGTTTACCAAGTTTATCAACAAGTTCATCTAAATGATTTTTTCTGTCTCTGTACGGTATACAAATACCTAATTTATGACTCATATTCCTACATTAATTTCTGTTATTTTTTTATCTTTTGTTTTACCATATTCGATAAACTCTAATGTATTTAACCCATCTTCATTAGTTAAATCGGTATTAATTGATATTTCATTGTGGTATCTTAACTGATTCCATCTTGTCGATTGGTCTTTCCATTTATTATCCAAAAATCCATTTTCATTATGCTTTAAAGATTTAAAAAGTGATTTTCTTCTATATGGTATTTTCACTTCTTTATATTCTGGTAAATTTAAATTAACAATTTCACATTTTTCTATTTGTCCATTATTTTTATTACCCGAAAGGTCAATTAATTGGTAATTTTTAATAAAATTTGCATTATAATAAATTTTTAAATCAGATGGTGACCTATGTATATTAAAATTTTCAGTTAATAACCCGGTTCTATTAATTGATATTTCTTCAACTTCTTTTTCGGTTAATGCAATGTCATAATAGGCAAATTCATCAATATGACCCCTAAAATAATTAGGTATTAATTCTCTATCGGGTTTACCCACACCCAAATAAAAATATGGTTCCGTTCTATAAGACCTTAGTTTTTTAAAATGTTCTGTTTGACCTATAAAAATACCGTCTTGATATACTTTTAAGGTTTTTTCAAACATGTCTAACACAATCACTATGTTAGTTTTATAGTTTGTTTTAATATTTGAATTGACGTAAAGTGCATTGTTAAAATTATCAAACGCACAAAAATTGTATCTTGAAAATGAATTATAACAAACGGCAAAATCCCATCCTGGAATACTAAAAACGGTAAACTCGTCAGATTCTTTTTCATGATTTAATATTAAATTTTCAGGTAAAAACGAAATGAATATCGTGGCATTTGAATTAATATTAATCGTGTTATTACATTTTATTAATGAATCTATACCGTTAAACTTTAATGCCTTAGTTTTAATATTAAAATTTTTTAATTTTAACGTGTTTAGATTAACATCATTTTTTCTACATCTCAATAATAAATCATCATCCTCAAACCCCCACGCCCAATACTTGTTTGAGTACCCGTTAATTTTTTTAAATGTCTCAACAGGGAACATAGTCACACCACCAAAATACTCATCAAATAACTCTCTCGTCTTCCCATTCTCGTCGGGTAAGAAATCGGTTGCAAGGTGTAACGGTACTTCAGAATATGAATAATCAACATCAATAGGTAACATATCCACATCGTGAAAAACAACGTAGTCACATTCCATTTTTAGTGCGTAATTAAACCCTATGTTTAATAACATACCTCTATTGAATTGTTTTGCATTATCTTGATTGACTATAATTAATTCATACCGAATATTACGTCCATCTAAATAATCGGTGATATGTTTTTTAAATAAATCTAAATGCTCAAATCTATCTCTATAAGGGACAATTACACCTAATTTTTTATCCATTTATTGTTGGGTCTTTTGGTTTGGTGGTCTTGTGCCACTCCGATAAGTAATATTGGATTCTTTCACTCCATTCATTCTTATCAACTTCTTCAAACCAAACGGTTAACGCATCTAGTGAATTTGCTATCTTCTCTAATGCCTTTACTTTTCTTTGTTCAATTAATAATTGTTCTTTTTCTAATTCCGTCATATCGATATAATTTTTTTACTTAGTAATCCCCATTTTTTAAAGTTATTGTAATCTGGTGTGGTTAAATCCATTTCAAACATAAAGTCAGGTCTTTTTAAATCAATTTTAAAATTACTTTTTCTCAATACATTAAACATTAATTCATACTCATTTGAAAATGCGTATTCTTCTTTAATATTTGCCACGTCTTGTATTCTTTGAATTGCGGTATCATCCCATTTAAAATGATGTACTTGGACATATCCGTGTGGATAAATTAATGGGTGATTCCATCCTTGCCATTTCCAAGTTGTGTGACCATCATTATCAACATAGTGTTGACCAGATGTCAATTGTATAAAACCTTTTTTAATACAAATTTTATTTGGGTTAGCTCCACTCATGGGATGTCTGAAGAATCCGGCATTTGGAAACTGTTCCCAAATTGATATTTTAGATTTTAAATTTGTAAACTCTCCGTTAGTACCAATTCTATCAATAAATCCACCTCTAACAATTGCATAATTATTTTCTTCACAATAATTGATAATTTTATTTATGTCGTTGTCAGGATATAAATGGAACTCATCAATATCTGCAATGACCCACCAATCATTTGGTTCTTTGTTTGTTATGTAGTTATATAACATTGTAACTTTGTTCCAATCAAAAACTCTATCTTGATGAACCCTTACAATCTTTACATTATTATAATGTTGAGTCACACCCATAACATCCTTATTTAAGGAAGAGTACATTTCAGATTCATAAACTACGATGTTTATCTCATCAACATAGTTTTGATAATGATTAATGAAATGTGGTAATAATTTGACTCCGTGTCCGATAACCGTTAATAATCTTGTCATTTTCTATTAATAATGGTAATACCACTTGAGGATGGTTTATCCATTAATATACGAAAATTGAATAGATTAATCAAGTTCCATTCAGGATTATCTTGTAATTCTTTGACTAACTTGGATGGTCCATCAAACCGGTGGTGGTCTTTTTTTGCATCTTCTGAAACTATAAATGTTTCTTCATATTCTCCATCAGTATCGTGTAACATAATGATACCTTTTTCGGATAAGATTGTTGAATATAATTCGAAATCTTTTTTTACTCCTTCATATGAATGGTCTCCATCGATAAATAAAAAATCTATTTTAATATCTTGTCTAATAAAAAAATCATAAAACGCGTCGACAGAAGTCGATTTGATAAAACGAGGAACAAATACCTTACGAAGGAATGAGTGTTCGTTTTCCAAGTCGTTATACCCACCAACCCCATTACAAGCGTCAACGACATAAGTAGTCCCAATGTCGCCCCAATTAAAATCATTGTTTCCATTGAATATATTTTGTTTATGTAAATCTACTCTGGCCTGTGTTATTATTCTTGGTATATAACCACCACCAGAACCAATACAAACACAATTCTTGGCCCTCATGTGTTGAATTGTTGAATAAACCATGATACCATCACCCATATGTTCACTAGTTGCTCCGTGGGACCATAAGTATGGAACCATTTCTCCACCATTTGATGTGATGTTATTTGTTATAAAATCTTGATTGGTAATCATTATCTTATTTTAGATGTTAAATGTGTCGGAACGTGTCTTTTACTATCACCATCGGTATATTTTTTCATTAAATTGTATAAATCCATATCTCTCTGTATTGGTGTTTGAGATAATAATGCAGATATTGCTGTTGATATTCCTTCACCGGCACCATTTACTTTTTTATTAAATTGTAAATCAGAAAAATCTTTGGTTAATTGTAACTTTTCATAAAAATTATAAAATTCATAATGGTTAAATCCATTATTATTAATCACCATAAAGTATTCCCAAATGGTTTCTAAATCACCATAGTTTGGATAAATTTGTTCGGCATATTTTATATAAGGTCCCCACTGGTCTTCTTTCAAATGAAAATCCTTAACAAACTCTTTTTTCGCACTATGGTTTAACAATGTATCAATATACGAAATTCCTGGCTTAAATTCAAATGTCTTGAGGTCCCTTAAAAACGAATAGTCTTTTATTTTAACATCCGCGTCTAATATGATAGCAATATCGTGGTCTTGTAGAATATATTTTGGAAGAATTAGTTTATCGTGATATGATTTGTATGATTTATAGTATGGAATTGTTTTAGCGTATTTGTTATAAATTAAATTTGGCGTGTCGGTAAGAACGTAACAACTAAAACCAAAATTTAATATTTCATTTATCTTATCATTTGTTCCTTGATAAAAATAATCATCACCAAAACACATTATACCAAACCCAATATTATTCATACGAAACCGTTTTTTAATATTTCATTATAATATAAATACCTTAGACTTTTTTAACAAGTTCATTATCCATAATAGTCTCAATTGTTTCATAAACTGTTCTGTTTGTGGTGTCTATATCAATAAAATTATCTGTTGGTTCTTGATAATTTTCAACATGAAATTGTTCTCTACCCCTAATATCTGAGGTGTGAACAAATATTTCAACTACATTTTCTTTTAATTCTTTTTTAAAATTATCCCTCAAATCTTTAAACGGTGACACTATTGACATGACAACATTTTTACCATCATTAAACGAAAGTTTTGCCATGTTTTGTGCAAGTTCAATATTTGTTCTTCTCCCATTTTCAGAATAATCTTTGTTTTGTGTTAAATTACGCAAGTCGTCACCGTCAATGTGATGTACGTTTGTCAATTTATGTTCACACAGATATTTTGCTAATGTTGTTTTACCGGCACCAGGTTGTCCAATAAAATAAAAAATCTTCTTACTCATTGTAAATTTTATTTACATATCTCTCATGTACCCCAAATCTTGACTCAACACTCAATGGGTCATCTTTATTCTCATCGTAACAATAGTCTTCAAATCCCAATTGTTTAAATCTTTCATTAATTCTTTCATTATAATGATACATAATGGTTCTAACCCTTCTCTGAATGTCTTTTCTTGATAAATCATGTGAGTTACTACTATGAATGTATTGTAGATACAACATTTTAGGTATTCTCATCATAATCGTATGTAAGAATGTACGAATAATTAATTCATAATCATCCGCAATTGCTAAGTGTCTGTTATGACCCCCGATTTGGTGGTATACTTCCCTTCTCCACGTTCTAATATGATTTGGGACTCCAACTATATGTCGAATGGTTTTAGGGTTTATATTGACAGCAATGCAACTTTGGTAGAGTTTATCATTCCAATAGTAATCTTCATAATGACCATACCCCATTGCAAATCCCGGTTCGTATGTTAATGAGTTGTGTTCGTTATCTATTTCGGCATTGTCTGAATAAAAGAAACCAACCTCAGGATGTTTTTGTGAAGCATCATATAATGATTGGGTACAATCTTCCGTAATAATGTCATCGTGGTCTAATTCACATAATAGATATCCATTACACAACATAGCCGCACGATATTTGGTTTCACCAATAATTCCATTTGACTTTTCCCTGAAATCATACACCTTAACTCTTGTGTCTTGTGACGCAATACTTTCAGCAATCTTCAATGTTTTACCATTATCACTTGAGTCGTTTACCATTACCCATTCCCAATTGGTATATGTTTGGTTTCTTAATGACTCGTAAGTTCTGTAAAGTACGTCGCCGGTATTGTAGATTGGTGTGAAATAAGATATTAAAAGACTTGTGTCATTTACCAATATGTTATTCATCGCACAGTGATATGCATGTTCACCAGTCCATTCATTTACCTCAGGTAAGGTAATCCATTTGTTACGAATTTGTAATGGTTGATTTGCAAGATTGGGGAAATTTTTCCAATCATCACTTATCGTAATAATCGAATCGGGTTTAAATTTTATCAATGCTTCCTCAATGTTAACATCGGTAGGTAATGTTAATGTTTCTAAACTGTCATCTTCATAATCTGCGGCTTTATATGATTTTAATTCCCTATCTAATTTATCAATCAATAGTATTTTGGGTACCTTAGGTTTTTTGGGATTTTCAAAATAGTTATAATAACTTAAAACTTCATTAATCCAAAAGAAAACGTCTGGTTTATCACCATAAATTTTATCAATTAAAAATCCATCACCGGCATAATGACCGGTAAATTGATACTCTTTAAACACACTATGATGAAAAAGTATTTGTCCCACATCAACACCTTGATATTTCGTATTTTCTGGTTTTGCATCTCTAATATCCAATCCCGTAAAGTCTTTTCCATCGACCCTTTGGGAAACAATGAATATCTCCTTATTTGGATTATCCTCAATAGACTTTTCGAGTTTTGAACAGAAATCTTCGTGAATAATATTATCATCATCCAACAGATAAATCCAACCATCTAATTTAGACGCGAGTTCACCGCATTGTGGATATAAGTAATCATCACCATTACCATTAACAAAGTGTAATTTTATTTTATCACTTTGTAAGTTTTGTAATAGGTCTACAGGTATTTCTTTTAAACGACTTGTATCGAATAAAAGGTGCCATGTTATATCAAATTCATTAAACAAGATGGAATCTCGAATAAAAATTAGATTTTGGAATCGGGTACATCTTGTTAATATGTGTAATTTCATTCTACGTCAAAGAAAAATAATTGGAAAAATCTTGAATTGTTTATTGTGTCACCAAAATAGTCGGAGGCTGAATGTATTGCTTTAGCATCCCAAATCACTAATCTATTATATACATTTGCAACGTTATCAACGGTTTCAAATTGTGTTTTATCATAGTAATTATAATCTTGACTAATTCCTCTGAATGTTTCTTCAACACCCTCTTCAAATGAATCTTCAAAACGTTTTTTACCTGTAACTTTACTACGATATGTTTTAGTACCGGTTTCTAATGGTGCATCGGGTGTTAGATAAACAACACCGGCATATTGTTGAACATCGGCGTGGATAACTATTGGGTCGTAAGATGTACAATATTGGAATATACCATTTGAATAATCCTCACTTTCCCAATTTGTTATTCTTCTCCCCATTATATTTTCTATCTTTTCTTTTGTTCCATCAACAAAAAATCTTTCCATACTTCTTTTACCTCTTGATGAGGATGTTGATTGAAAAGTTAGATTATTCATTGCGTAGTCTCTAATTAGGTCGGGATTTTTATAGAAATTATCAACAACAATTAAATTCTTATGACCTTCACTAAATTCAGCACGAAACGCAATAAACTTATACACACTTTCAATTTCCATTGTTGTGTTATCCATCAATCTAATTGTTAATGGTAAATCAATTTGTGATTGGTTTAATGTTATTTCAAAACCAATCTTATCGACATCACCAGCATGTGGGTATATCTCTTTCACATCTTTTCTTGTAAACCTATATGTGATTAAATCAACACCACCAATTTCAATTGATTTAATGTCTTGATTTGTGTGTAGCATCCATCCATTTAATATATATAACCCAAAAGAATGGGTTACACTATCAACATACCATAGAATTGCCGGTTGTTTTGAAATATGATTCATAATTTATTTTTTAGTAATTTTTTATAGTACTCCTTTTCACTTTCTAATCGTTCCATCATGATTTGATATTCATTTGGATAAGTTTTACTTACATATTCCTCAACCTCTTCTTTTGTTTTCCATACATCAAAATAATTCCAATCGTATTCGTTTTTATCATATGGAACATCGTAACCCTTTTCTTTAACTAAAGATGTTAATTCACTTAAATCGATAATCTTTGCAAATCTATCGGTATTTTCCCAATATTCATAAATCCATCTATATAAATTTAAAGAATAATGACCACTACCGTTTGTTGTTATATTTTTAATGATTTCTTGTTCAGTCATCCCCGGCCAATAATCATTCCATATGTGTAATAAATCGGTATGTAATGCCGTTATCAAATGACCGTATGGTTCTCTTACAACAATATATTCGGTTTTTAATGTTTGTTTCGGTAATTCAATAGCACCAATAGTCAAATCATTTTGAAAAATTGAATTCAAATAACGTGAACCACATTTACCTGAACACATAATAAAATCACCGTAAACATTTAAAATTATCATATTATTTATTTAGAACTTTATCAATATATTCATCAATATCAATCGGTGGTACATCAATATTTTTGGATAGTACTTCTTTTAATTCTTCTTTAGAACAATTTGACCACAATGCTTCATGTATACTACGCTCATAAAACCAATTGTGTTCTTCTAAATCAGTATAGTCTTTGGATTTTCTACAACCCAAACAAAAATCTTCGTTTGGATACATGTAACCGTATTTACAATTTACCAATGAGTTTGTTTTAAAACCACAACCTTTAATGTCTCTTGATGCGGTTTCAAAATCATCATCATAATCCCAATGGTCACAATGAACAAAGTTACCAAATTTTAGATATGCGGTACCCAAGTGTTTGTTACCAATTCTTGATGCAATGATTTCAGCTTGACCCCATAATGGTTTACCTTTCAATTCTTCCGGTTCACCATCCTCACCAATAAACTCTTGCAAGGGGAATATACCACAATCATAGTATTTTTGGTTTCTTCTAATCGTTGGGTTATTGTTGTATTCTCTATTGTTTAGATAAATGAATTTTTCATCTTCATTCTTTATATTATTTTTTCTCATCCAGTAACCATACCCAAATTGTCTATCATCCACATCATGTTGAAATTTTCTTAAATGTATTTGGTCAATTTCTTGATTTGTTTGTAATAGATTTAGACATTCATCTAACCAATTTTTATCTATACCACTTAATTGTTCCGGTAATGTAATCCAATCACCTTCTAAAAATAATGAGAACTCAGATAATTTTAACCATTCATTTAAACGATTAATACCATAACCGACACCCATGTTTTTACCTTCACAGAATAAATGAAAGTTAACTTTGTGTGACCATTTTTCAATTACTTCACGCATAGCACCAATAACGGGACTATCATAATCACCATTAACATAGATAAACCAATTGGTACCTTCGGGAACATTAGTATTTTCCATAAAGGTATTAATTGTTAATTTCAAAAATTTATCACGATTTGGTGCGTCGTGTGTTAATGTTCCAATATTAAAATTATTCATTTTACTATCTAAATGTAGAACCGCCAACCCACAAGACTAAACTTTTACGAACGCCTTGGGTCACCGGTGTTATTCTATGTAACATATAACTTGGAAATAAAATTGCACATCCTTTATGTTTTTCTACGTTTTGGATACCTGCACCTGTCCACAATTCTAACTCACCACCTTCATAATCCTCGGGATTCGATAGCTGAATGGTTATACTTACTTTTCTATGGTTAATAGGATGTGGACCAATGTCCATATGCCATCCATAATGTCCACCATCATCATAATATTCGGTATATTGTATTGAGTCAACTATTGAATGTAAATCAAATTTCCAAACATTATTTGCTTCCAAAATAAACGATTGTATTTTATCATATACCCAATGTGATTTATCATCAATATGAATCCATTTAACTTTTGATTTACGAACATTTTTTACTTCATCACCTCCTACAACGGTAGCTTCTTCATATGGATATAATTCTTTAAGATTATCTATCCATTCCAATTCTTGCTCAGAAAATCCTTCTTTAAAGCAATAGTAATTTGATTGGTCAATCGTTGAGTCTGTATTGAAAATTGGTTTAATTTGCATGATTTATTAATTTTTTTACCACATCTTGAAACGTATCGGATTCTAATTGCATCACATGTTCATAATCTTTACTTGTAACACTCAATTCACCAACTGCCTTAAAATTAGTTATGTTATATATTTTTCTTTTATGATAATCTTTATTCCACCAATATAATAAGTCATCACCAAAAAATACTTTTAATCCTTTGTCGATAACAATGTAGTTTGATTTTTTGATTATCATCATACAACCAAAACCTAAACTTCTACACGGTGCTTCTTCAAAAATATAATCATCATTATCGTTATTGTGTTCTTCATAAAAGTTTGCATTTGCATCAAACCCAATAACACCAAAATCTAAATCATTGATTCTTGATAAGTTGTGATGTAAATTTTTAAAATTAAAACTTATATCATCATTCAATATACATAAAATTTCGTTAGTTGCATACTCAAAACCTAAATTCCACGCAGGATTTACAAAAATGTTCTCATCTTGTTTGAATACTTTTATTTGTGGGTCATTAAATGATGAATCTGTGTTATCGATAACAATAAATTCTGAATTTGGAATGTTGGCTTCTTTAAATAATTCGATATTGTCCAATATCTTATCCGATTTCCACAAAGTTGGGGTTATAAATGTTATCATATTATCTAATATATAAATTTTATTAATAATAAGGTATATTATAACTTAATTATTGTGTTAAAAAAATGATTGAAGGGTGATACGTAAATTAGCGTCTAAATTAACTGTGGATACTGAATGGTGTACACCACCTGTTTGAATTACACCTAAGTTTCTTTCGGGTTTAATGGCTCTAATTTCATTATTTAACTTATACATAAAATAACCACCCCAATCTGGGTCCCAATAATCATTTAAGTATATAGTCAATGCAGATTCTACATGTGAATCATCGTGCCATGGTATATAACTTAATTTAGTCCAAATATATAACATTAATTGTTCAACATTTAGTCCTGTTTTAGCATCTATTTCAGCCTTTAATTTGTTATGTAAAGGACTATTCTCATCTATGTCTATTATTAAAACCGGTGTAGTTTGGTTTCTTATTTCATCTGGCCAACAGAAATTAGTTCTTCCCAAATATGGATTAGGACTTTTTATAGTTTTTTCCGCAAATGTTTGTACTTCATCAAACAAATCGTTTGATAGGAATTCATCATATACTATTATGTTCTTATTCATAATTTATGGTTTAGGGGGGTGAAAAAGGAATGGTTTAGGGGTGACAAATAAAAATTTACTTATAGCATATCTACCATACCCAGAAAATGGTGTGTTGTTTTGTATCATTTTTATAGGATTTACTGAGTGTAGATTATGAGATGGGAATATTACTAATCTATTATTTTTATATTCTATTTCTGTTCTTTCATCACCCAACATTAAATTACCACCTTCAAATGATTGTGGAGTTTTATTACACCAATATATACAGGATAAAATGGCTTGGTCCTTGTGAGGTTTATAATAATCACTATCTTGATAGTAACTAATAAATGTTCGGTCATGTCCCACAAATTTAAAATATTTAAATTCATTGGGTAAATCGTCTATAATATCGGATACTTCCTCATTATATATTTTTTCAAAATTATTTAATATGGTTGATGTTTCTCTTTTTTGGTATAAATCATCTAAAAATAAAACATTATTTTTCTTTAATGGTATTTTTGTTTCGAGGTCTATTGCACCATTAGATTTTTCAGGAGGTAACATAATTTCCTCTTTAGTTAAAAAATCTAACTCTAACCAATTCTTTTTTAATTCGTCATCATTAAAAAAATCATCAATAATTAAATAATTGTAAGAACTACTTGTAACTTTCATTTTATTTATTTTTTATAACAATACCATCCGGTTAGTATGTATTTTGTTTCTGTATTTGAAATAACTCCTCTATGGGTGTGAGTAAAATCGGCTGGCCATATTAGTAATTTACCCACTTCCGCCTTTTCAATGTGATTTTGATATAAAAACTCGGTACCGCCATCTTTAACATCATTTAAATAAATCATCCACACTAATAATCTATCGATATATTCCTTATCTCCATTTCTTTCACAATGCCACCCATAAAATCCTTCTCCTGGTTCGTATTTTTGAAGATTGAATGTTGATAATGAAAATGGATTCATGTGTTTTAAAGCAGAATACTTTTCTACATATTCGTCTATTCCAATGTTTACTGATTTGACTAATTCATCAAATAAATCATACCATTCAATATAATTTTTTTCACTTTCTAATATACCCGGATAAAATAAAATTTCACTCGCTCTTTTAAAGTCTTCAGGTAATTCAGATGATTGTTTTAAATCAGAATGTTCAAATGTGGTGATAAATTCTTCACATATCTCTTTAGATAAAACATTAGGTTTAGAATATATAAAATCCATATTATACTTTTAAAGAGTACCAACCCGTTATAATATATTTAGTTTTAGTGTTACTTATTTGTCCTCGATGATAGTGAGTCCAATCTGTTGGCCATATAAGTAACTTACCAGTTTCCGCCTTTTCAGTATGGTTTTGATACATAAATTCTGTACCCCCATCATCTAAATCATTTAAATAAACCATAAAAACTAACATTCTAGGTAATGTGGAGACATGTGCTCTCTCACAGTGCCATTGATGAAACCCTTCACTAGGTTTGTATTTCTGTATATTATACCCATCTAAAACAAATTTAGACATGTTTTCTAAAGGTTCATAACGTTCAACATAATTATCAATTTCGAATTGTAATTTGTTTTGAAATTTATTAACTAAACTACCCCATTCTTTTTTATTTTCTTCCTTATCCAAAAAATTGGGCCAAAATGTAACGTCAGTAGACTGTTTTATATAATCTACTTCTACAGCTTCACCATATTTTCCGGCAATACATCCTCTAGCACGTAATGGTGATGACTCAAATTTATTGATTAAATCCGCACACATTTCAGAAGATAAAAAATTGTTTTTTCTATATATAAAATCCATATTATTTAAAAACAGTACCTCCTACCCACAATACTAAACTTTTACGAATACCCTTTGTTACTGGTGTTACCCTATGTAAAATATAACTAGGAAATAACACCGCACACCCTTTTTCTTTAGGCATCTTACTTACTTTATTTCCCATCATCAACTCTAAATCACCACCCTCATATTCATCGGGGTCAGATAATTGAACTGTTATACTAATTTTTCTTGTATTATAAGGATGTGGTCCAGTATCTACGTGCCAATCATAATGACCACCATTTTCGTAGTATTGTGTGTATTGTACTGTATCTAAAATTGATGGTATATCGAATTGCCACATTTCTTTATTGGCCATCATAACAATATTGGATAAACGACTATACACCCAATCTGTCTTTTCATCATGGGTTAACCATTTTACATCTGATTTTCGCATCGTATTCTCATCTTCAAACGCACCTGTGGATGCTTTTTGTATATCGTATAATTTTTGTAAATTATTTAACCATCCTAATTCTTCTTCGGAAAACGAATCGTAATAAGGATAAAACCCCATTGGGTTACTTTGACTATGAACGGGAAATACCGGTTTTAAATCCATAACTTTTTTTTTATAATTCAAACGAAAAACCATATGACAAATTAATTCTTAATTTATCACCTTTAACTACTTCTGAAGAATGTTCCACTATACCAGCATCACACCTCCATAACATTTTTTCTTCAACTGGAAGTAATTCACCACCATATATTGGTTTACCTCCACCATCGGGAAACGAAATTAATAAATTATATCTAACAGTATAATATTCACGAAAACTATCATCAATGTGTGGTTCAACATATGAGTCTTCCCCAACAATCCCTATCCAATCATAATTTACAGGTGCGTGTAAGGGATTTGTAATGTTTTCTAAATCTAATATTTTATTTCTTATTGCATAAAATATATTTGGTTTTTCATCATTGGGATATAATATTCTAAAATGACGTTTTAATCCTGATTTATATTGGTCTTTTTCTGAATTTACGGGTTGGGAAAAACTCATACCTGTTTGTTCGGATAATACCCAATCTCTTAACTCCGATTGTTCATCATCATTAATAAAATCTCTATAACCATAGGTTCCGCCAAAATATACTTTTTCAAACATAATTTATTATTTCAAATATATTAAAAAATCTGCGTGGTCTTGTAATATTTTTAAATTTAATAACATATTTCTTTTAAATTTCTCATCGAAAGTAAAAAAATGTTCTCTACGAACGTCACTATTAGTGGCTCCATAAAGTTCAAACGCTCTTTCTCTATTAAATAAATGTAACCCATTAGTTATCGCATAAAAACTAGATACATCATACGCGTCATTAATTGTTTTTATAAATTTACGTTCCGGCATAGTAATAGAACATTGTTCTAAGTATTTTTCTATGTTTTCTGTAATTTTATTTTTATCTCTAAATGTTTTCCAAAATTCAGAATCACTACGTTTTGTTAAATAATGTAGGTAAATAAAATCTTTAGTATCATCGTGAAATTTGTTCACTCTCTCATTATATCTATTAATATAAAACTCATTGTTTGAAATAGCACCTAAATTATTGGAGATATACTCATTTAATGATGTAGTGATTGTCCAAATTGATGTTGCTTCTAACGGTTCGATAAAACCGGAAGACAAACCAATAGCTATACAGTTTTTAATCCACGTTTGTTTGTATCGTCCGGCATCATATGTAAATGGATTACCAAATTCGATATCGTTTCCAAATCGTTCTTTGATTTCTTCCTTTGCTTGTTCATCTGAAATAAAATCTGAATCAAACACATAACCACAACCAAATCTACCTTCAACCGGTATCTTCCACATCCATCCATATTTTAAAGCAATTGATTCTGTATATGGTGGTACATCATTACTTTCATTAGGGATTACAAATGGGATTGCTCGTTTCATTGGTAAACTATCTGAATATGATTCCCATTCACCCTTAAAATGTTTACCGATAATTAATCTATTGAACCCACTACAATCAAACACAAAATTACAAGGTAATTTATCACCCCGTTTAGTTGTAATTTCTTTTATAGAACCATCATTTTCATTACTTATAATTTCATTGAGTTCGGATTCAACATACCTAACTCCACGGTACATAGCATTCTTTTTTAAAAACTTGGCCAATAATCTAGCGTCAAAATGCATACCAAAACTAGATAATGAATTAAAATGTGTAATTGGGTTTTGGTCTTTATTATCTATATTTACAGATGGAATAAAGTTAACTAAATTTCTTTTTGATGCATTAGCACTAAATGAAATATCATCCAATGATTCTCCTTTAGCAATTGAATTTAAAACTAAAGTAGAAATCCCACCACCATTTGTTGCATCATTAGTTTCGAATGAATTTACATTTGTGTTTTCAAAAAATGGGTGAAAATATGACGTATCATCACCATTCCAATCGGTAAATTTAATACCACTTTTGATTGTTCCTTTCGCATATTTTACAATATCTGAAACGGAAATTCCTACACTGTCCATAAAATGAACAAAATGTGGTGTTGTTCCTTCACCAGCACCTAAAATACCAATTTCAGCACTTGCCAATACGGTAATATTAATCCATGGATAGTTTTTCTTTAAAAATAAAGCAGTCATCCATCCGGCAGTTCCACCACCTACAATGACAAAATTGAATTTATTTTCTATAACCTTGTCTAACGATTGGTCCATAGGGCCAATAGGACCGATTGGTCCAATTTGTTCTTCTTCCATAATTTTATTTTATTTTTTAATTGTTTTCTTGATTATTTTCTTGTTCCAACTGTTGTTTGTATTTTCTATCTAATTCGGTCAAAATTTCGGGATTATTTTCAACATCTAATATTGTGATTGATGGTGGTGTTTCTTGTAAAACCCATTTGAGTTCGGATTCGTTCCAAATATAAACATAATTATCGGATTCTAATCCTTCAGGTAATTCTGTTGGCATTGGAACTGGTGGTTTCCATGTAAATGTATCGGGGTCCAATATAAATGATGCGTACGAAACAGGTTTGGCACCATAAAAAGCGTCTGCCACCGGGTCATAATATCCACCTATTTTTGCGTAATTTTTTCTAAACGCGGGTTTACCACTTGGAACAAACGTGCCATAGTGATAATGAGTACCAGCTCTTGTGTTACACGATGTTTGAATCCACGTTCCCCCTAATCCACAGTCTTCAGCTAAATATTCTTGTCCTCTGTGTTCTTGTTCATCAGGTACAACTAGTACATTTAATACCTGATTTGTTTCTTCGTCAATTTCTGCAAAATGTGCCATAATATTATCCTGCGTAAGTTGTAAAGTTAGTTGTTTGATTTACTTCATGATAGAAATAACCATCCCCACCATTCCATCCACTTCCAGCGTTAAGTCTTTGTGGATTTGGATATCTAAGTCGGATTTGTCCGTTACCTCCTTTTGACCCATATGCGTAAGTCGAACTGGTTGTTGGGGTTGGGAATCCCCACGCTACGGCCTGTCCTCCACCTCCACCACCGGCACCTTCAGAATCGGCACCTTGAGTAGAGAATTGACGACAACATGGGTCACGTCCGTCACCACCTCTACCTCCACCATTTTCACCACCATTAGCACCAGGGTCACCAGACCACGTTCCACCACCTCCACCGGCACCATAGGTTCTACCTAAAGCGTTCGCACCATTACCTCCTTTTGTTGGTAATCCCCAACTATTAGTTTGACCAGCTTGACCCATTCCTCCCCCAGAACCACCAAAGAAATAAAATGCGGTAGTACCACCGTATCCTTGGTTACCGGAACCTCCTGGCATTTCATTATTCGGTGCCCCTGACCCACCACCACCACAACCTCCGGGTTGTCCTGAATTGCAAGGGCTAGAATCCGCATTAAGTCCTGAAACACGGCTACCACCGCCTCCTCCACCTTGTCCTGTGTATCCTAAAGCATTTGAGTTTCCACCTTGTCCACCATTTCCACCATAATCACTATCACCCGCACCACCACCACCTACGGTAAATGTGTAGTTAACGTTACGATACATAGTTACGTTTGTTTGGCCAATCATACCGCCTCCGCCGCCGCCTCCACCATTATAGTATCCACCGCCACCACCTCCACCGACCATAGCCACTTGAGATGTCCAATAAAATTGGTATCCATAAAATTCACTGAAAGAATCGGGAGTTCCTTTTCCCGCTGTTGAGCTTAAAGAACGTAATGAATATGAACCATTTATTGCAGACAATTCATTACGAATTTGAGATAAGCTGATTGCACCTGAACCTTGTAATGTCATAATTAAAAATTGTTATATAAATCTACATATAAATACAAAGTTAATAAAATTATTGAACATTTTTTATCATCTCAATTAATTTTTTATTATCTATTGATGTTTTCATTGCTTGTTCTACGTTATATCTATATGTTTCCATCCACATCGAAAAATCACCATCTAATAGGTACGTTTCATTTTCTTTTTTAAATGTTTCTTTTGGTATTAAAGTTTCACAAAGCCCAACACCGACCTCAATATAACTAATAATTGGGAATGTATCAACTTTATTTCTATCAAAAATGTTGGGTGTACGTTCTTTCCATGTTTTTAATTTTTTTTCTAATGTTTTAGGTATGATTGTACGTTCTTTATACTCTTTCCAAAATGGAGTATCATTTCTTTCAGTTAAATAATGGTAATATAAAAAATCTAAAACACTATCATTAAAATTGTTGAAATACTCATTATATTCTTCTCTAAATAAATCAGAGGGATGTGTAAAGTTCATTTTGGTAAGATATGTTAATTGAGATATGGCAATCCATATTGATGTGGCCTCAATTGGTTCTGTAAATCCCGCACTTAAACCAACAGATATACAATTTTTAACCCACACATCTTTAAATCTACCCGCATTAAAATCAATTACTTTATTAATCTTAATTTCTTTACCAACCATTTCTTCCACTTCTTTCTTAGCTTCATCTACACTGATATAATTTTTATCAAAAATATAACCGCAACCATATCTACTTTGTAAAGGTATTTTCCACATCCAACCATATTTCATGGCAATTGCATCTGTATGTGGTTGTATAATGTCATCTTCTTTATCTAAAAAGAATGGTATCGCACAATTGACTTTAAGTTGATTCTCATATGAAATCCACTCACTTTCATAATGCTTACCTATAATTAATCTTTTAAACCCACTACAATCAAAAACAAAATCAATATTAGATACTGTTATATCCTCAGTTAAGTTGATTGAACATATATTTCCGTTTTTATCATTTTGAATATCTTTTACAGTACCTTCAATTCTTTTTATACCTCTTTCTTCAGCCTTTTTTCTTAAAAATTTTGCCATTAAAGAAGCATCAAAATGATATGAATAACTTACAACTTTTTTAAATGTGTCATCGATATATAGATAAGGAGATTTATTATTATATGATAATAAATGAGTGATTAATGTGTTATCTAAATTTTCGTCGTTTGCAATTAAATTTGTAATGGTATAATTTGTTGCGTTAGGTGTTAAACCAACTGAAATAACATTTCCAGATTTAACAATCTCTTCAAAATTTAATGATTTATCTTCCACACTGAAACCATGCATATATTTTGTACCATCACCTCTCCAATTTTCAAAATTAATTCCTAATTTAAATGTGGCATCCGTTTCTTTAATTATTTCTTCTTCACTTATACCCAAGTTATATAGAAAATATGGGAATATCGGTACAGAACCTTCACCAGCACCCAAAATACCTATTTCCTCACTTTCAATAAGTGTGATATTATAATCAGGTGCAATTTTGTTTAAATAAAGAGCGGTTAACCAACCTGCAGTACCACCACCTACTATTACTAATTTCATATGATAAATTATTTACATAATTTAACAAAAAAAATCGTTAAATGGAAGGGGTGTTAGGTGTTGTTGCAGTGGCCCACGGTAATGGTAAATTATATTTACCAATTAATTGTGATTCACTATCTATATTATTTTGTATTTGGGTTTTAAATTCTTCAACATTAAGATTATTTTCCAACCATAATATGATAGTTTCTCGAGTTATCCCTGAATAATTAATAAATGTTCCACTATTTGGTGATGGTAAATCTAATTTACCCGAAATAAATAAGTCAACACCATCTTCTCTTGTACCTCTATACACATATGTTATTGCACTAATTACATCATTTAAACCATCTAATGATTTTTTTGGATGTAAATTCATAATTTCCCATTGATATACCATTTCCATATTAATCTAAACCTACGTGTTTTTTAATTTTATTTACTTCTTCGGTTAATTCTTTAATTGCCTCAATTAACAATGGTACAATTTTATCATATTTTACCGTTAAATAGTTTTCACCTGATTTTGATTCCGTTTTCCCATCATCCGTTGTTCCAAAGTCAAACGGCGCCAAAGTGACAACTTCAGGTAGTACAGATTGTATTTCTTGTGCCGAAACTCCGACTTGTAATTTAGAATCGTTATAACCAAAACTTTTGGCCAAATCATTATTAACATAATAGAAACCATTTAATTTGGATACTTTATCCAATGGATTTTCTATCGGTCCTAAATTTTCTTTTAATCTTTCATCTGAATAATACGCAGTAATATCACTTGTTGCAGCAATTTGATTGGGAACATAAAACGCTTTACCATTATAAACCCTAACCCACGTATTATCTTCCATAAAGATACCACCACCATATGTTCCACTAAACCATCCCGAACTACCTTGACTTCTAAACCAGTTTGGTGTATAAACCGTATCAAATGTTGGACCATTGTTGGTATTAACATATTGGTTCATGGCAGACGCATAAACGTTTGATGTACCTGAAGGACCTGTTGGCCCTTGAGGACCTGTGTTACCATTAGTACCATTAGTACCTGAAGGTCCTTGTCTACCTTGTGGACCTACGGGACCTATTGGACCTATCGGTCCTTGTGGACCTGCTCCACCAACGTTACCTGTTGGACCTGTATTTCCTTGATTACCCTGTGGACCAGCTGGCCCTGTGTTACCTATATTACCCTGTGGACCTACGGGACCTATTGGACCTTGTGGTCCCGTATTTCCATTATTACCCGCAGGTCCTGTATTTCCTTGATTACCTTGAGGACCAATGTTACCTTGTGGTCCCGTATTTCCATTATTACCCGCAGGTCCTGTATTTCCTTGATTACCTTGTGGCCCGATGTTACCATTGTTACCAGCAGGTCCCGTATTTCCTTGGTTACCTTGGGGTCCTATGTTACCATTTGTTCCGTTATTACCTGAAGGACCTTGTCTACCTTGCGGACCTACGGGTCCAATTGGTCCTATATTACCTTGTGGACCTATGTTACCCTGAGGTCCAATTGGTCCAGTGTTTCCTTGATTTCCTTGAGGTCCTGTAGCACCATTGTTACCATTGTTACCTGCAGGTCCTGTGTTACCTTGATTACCTTGAGGGCCTGTTGGTCCTGTGTTACCCTGATTACCCTGAGCACCATTATTACCATTATTACCTGAAGGACCTTGTCTACCTTGAGGGCCTACGGGACCAATTTGGCCAGTATTTCCTTGATTACCCTGTGGACCAGTTGGACCTGTATTTCCTTGGTTACCTTGAGCACCGTTGTTACCATTATTACCTGATGGTCCTTGTCTACCTTGAGGGCCTACGGGACCAATTGGGCCAGTATTTCCTTGATTACCTTGAGGACCGGTTGGACCTGTATTTCCCTGATTACCTTGTGGGCCAGTTGCACCCGTATTTCCTTGATTACCCTGTGGGCCAGTTGCACCCGTATTTCCTTGATTACCCTGTGGGCCAGTTGCACCCGTATTTCCTTGATTACCCTGTGGACCTGTAGCACCCGTATTTCCTTGGTTACCTTGGGGTCCTGTTGGTCCTGTATTTCCTTGGTTACCTTGAGCACCGTTGTTACCATTATTACCTGATGGTCCTTGTCTACCTTGTGGACCGACAGGTCCGATTGGGCCAGTATTTCCCTGATTACCTTGTGGACCTGTCGGTCCTGTATTTCCTTGGTTACCTTGAGGACCTGTTGGTCCAACATTACCTTGAGAACCCACGTTACCCTGAGCACCAGTATTTCCTTGATTTCCTTGTGGACCTAAGTTACCAAATGCACCTTGATTTCCTTGCGGACCTGTTAGTCCTGTATTTCCTTGGTTACCCTGAGGACCTGTTGGTCCGACATTACCTTGCGGACCTGTGGCTCCTTGATTACCTTGTGTACCCACATTACCTTGAGGACCAAGATTACCAAACGCACCTTGATTTCCTTGCGGGCCTGTTGGTCCTGTATTTCCTTGGTTACCCTGAGGACCAGTTGGTCCAACATTACCTTGAGGCCCACTATTTCCTTGATTACCTTGCGGTCCTGATGGACCTGTGTTTCCTATTGGACCTGTGTTACCCTGATTACCTTGAGGACCTGTTGGTCCTGTGTTACCCTGATTACCTTGTGGACCAGTTGGTCCTGTGTTTCCTTGATTTCCTTGTGGTCCTATAACACCCTGAGGGCCCGTTGGTCCTTGTGGTCCTGATACATTTGAAGAACCACCAGCAGGACCGGTAGCTCCTTGATTACCTTGAAAACCTTGAGGACCGGTTGGTCCTGTACCACCTTGATTTCCTTGAAAACCTTGAGGACCAACATTACCATTTAAACCATTATTACCTGCAGGTCCTGTGTTTCCTTGGTTACCTTGAGGACCGGTTGGTCCTGTTACACCTGTGTTACCCTGATTTCCTTGTGGACCAGTTGGTCCCACGTTACCTTGGGGACCAGTAGCACCTTGATTGCCTTGAGTTCCCGCAGGTCCTGTGTTACCTTGATTACCCTGAGGTCCGGTTAAACCAGTATTACCTTGATTACCTTGTGGACCAGTTGGTCCAACATTACCTTGTGGGCCGACATTTCCTTGATTTCCTTGTGGTCCTGTTAAACCAGTATTTCCTTGATTACCTTGAGCACCTGTTGCACCCACATTACCCTGATTACCTTGTGGGCCTGTTGGTCCCACGTTACCTTGGGGTCCTGTTGGTCCTTGTGGACCACCCACTAATAAATTTGTGGCAACACCTGCAGCAGTTTCAGTTAAATCAATATACGCACCTCGAGCGGAACCTCCTTGTTCAAAAATTCTTATTTTATTTTGGTAAGAGTCGATTGTTATACCACTACCTGTAAGTGTGGTATTTGTCTCAGGTTTACCTAATAATAATTCTCCACCTTCGTCACCCCCAATTGCGTCTAGTGTTAATTTTCCACCAGCACCACCACCAACCGATAAAGAACCGGTAATTACAGAATTATTTTTAGCAATGACACCATTGCGTGCCACAAATTCATTTGCCATATATTGTTACTTTAGTTCACTGTCCCTAAAGTGAGGGTTTATTAATTAATAAATATCGGAAAATACATAATTATCTTAATTCAAAATATTAAATGTTATCTATTGATGATGTCCATTCTTCAGTTGATAGTATCTCTAATATTTCTTCATGTGTATATGGTCCTTCTGTATTCTCTAAAGTAGACATAAATGAAGGTTGTTCACCCGACCATTTTACAAATGTTTTTGAATTATCAACTGATTTTCTTACAGTTTCTTCTGAGGTTTCTAATACTTGACTAAAATCAACTTTAGAAAGTTCTGTGATTGGAAAAATGAGGTATTCTCTTGTGCTGTACATATTATATTAAATTAAATCTTGATTTTAATGCGTTATAGTTTTGAAGTTGTTCCTCTGCAGATAATTGTCTATTATACATATAAACCGATACCAATTTTCCTTGAAATCCTCTACCTGGATATCCACTTGCACCTAAATGATATGCAAAGTTAACAGGAAAATTTACACCTTGATTTGTTCTATATCCACCAAAGATATTCCAACCTGAAACTAATGTATTTGAAACTGTTCCATTTCTATAATATGTTGTAGCAGTTCCACTTGCCCAGTTATTTTGGTCTCCAGGATTTGATATATTCCAAGGACCGATACCATTTATATTACCAAATCTTAAACTATTATCTTGTGAAACACTATTAGGGGTATCCGCAATTAATCCAGATATACCATTAGCTTGAGAATGAGTAAAATCCGGTTGAAATACTATGGTAACATCTAAATAATTTTGACTAATTGTAGAAGAAATATAGTTTCCATCACCCGCCGTGGCAAAATTAAAATAACTTTTTGGACCATCATTTACAAAAGCCACACTTCCATTTATGGTTCCGTGTGCATTATTTCCTGATAAATCGTACCATGTTGTTCCATTACCTGGGTATGAATTTTTATCAGTAGCATCTAACGCTAATATTAACCCATTCGTTACTATTTTTCCATTTGCATATTGTACTGCCATATATTTTTATCTTAATCCAAATCTTGATTTTAATGCGTTATAGTTTTGTTGTACTTCTGTTGCAGATAGTGTTTTGTTGTAAACTTTTGCAGATGCCATTGAGCCAGAAAACCAACCACTGCCGAAGTTACTTCGACCCATATTTAAACTAGCCGAAGTTACTAAAGGTGATAGGGCCATTGACCCCGCACCCATTAATACACCATTCACATAAACACTTGAGGTTTGGTTAGTATAGTTAAAAGTATTAACAAAATGATACCATGAACCAGTAGTAATTGTTCCTCCACCGATGTCAGTATATGTTGGTGTCCCATAAAATGAAGCGTAAATGTTATTTCCTCTAACAGTTATTGAATATGAACCTCCATTGATTGCGGATTGTGCAGAATTAATTAAGGTTCCATTTGAACCTGTGGTAAAATTTGCCCAAAATTCGGTAGTAAAACTACTACTAATTAAACTAAAATTTGAATTGGGTAAAGTGTTCAACGTAACATAATCATTTGTTCCGTCAAATACTATTGAACCTCCTTTAGTTGAGTTATAGGTTGGTCCATTGGTCAATGTCCCATTATTTACCTTCCCACTAACGTCTTTCCATGTTAAACTACCACTGATATAACTATTTTGGTCACTAGCATCTAAATCTAACACTAAACTTGAATCTCTTACAATGTTTGGTCCTGCAGATATTCCCATATTATTTTAAATTAAATCTTGATTTTAATGCGTTATAGTTTTGTTGTATTTCTAATGGTGTGAGCGCCCTATTAAATGTTAAAACATTACCAATATACCCTGCAAATCCGTTCTGATATCCATATCCAATATTTAATGTATTAGACGTATCTCTAATTCCTGCAGTAGAAAATGTTGTACTTGCAACAGATACTCCATTAACCCAAAGATTAGATGCTGTACCGTCAATTGTTAAACCAATTTGTGTCCAAACACCAATTAACCCACCCGGTACAACATATCCACCAACAGCCGACGCAGTTCCCGCCGCATTTTTTTTATATCCCACAATTGCCGTGGAGTTTGAAGTAACATATAACATATAGTCATAATCGGCGGCTGCATAATTTCCTTTATGTACAATACCCACCGAATTACGAGCCGAGGTGGCGTTAATCCACGTCAAAATAGTTAATGAATTTGTCATTGAAACAGAGGTGTTATCCGCAACAGTAACTACGTCATTACTTCCATCAAATAATATACTACCACCATTTGTTGAACTATAAGTTGGCCCATTTGTTAATGTACCGGTATTTCCATTACCACTCAAATCGTTCCATACCGTTCCGGTACCAGAATAACTATTTCTATCCACAGCATCTAATGATAATATTAAACCACTTGTTACAATTTTAGGACCATTTCCAAATGCCATTATAATAGATTTACAAAACTTTTTATTGTCCAACCAGTGGTTGGTAACACAGTAGATAATACAACATTTCCCGTACTTAGTGAAGCGGTTAATGCAACGTTGCCTGTTGTTCCAATATCAGTTGTTGAATTTTCTGTATACGTTATTGAATTTCCGTTCCAAACGGCTATTAATTGGCCAGCTCTAGCGTTAGAACCTGATGCCAATGTATAATTGTAAAATACCGATGTAAATGAACTTGTTGCGTTGGTTGATATTGTTTGGGTACCTGAAGCCAATGACGCAATATTTTGATTTACTAATTGAGATGAACTAAGAATTATTTGATTAGTTACTCTCAAACTACCACTAATATCCGCCTTATATATTGGTGTTTCTGTACCAAAACCAACCATTGATTGTGAAACAAATAACGCCTTTTGACCAAATTGTCCTATACGTACTGTATTATCTGAGAATCCTTCCATTAATGGTAGACCCGCAGCAGTATTAACTGAGAATAATGAACCTGATAATGAATCATCTATTTGGAATAGACGACCTGAAGTTCCATCCACTGTGAATACACCTGAACCACTACCAATTAACGATGCCGCAACTCCTGAACTTGATACAAACAATGAACCTGTTATTGCTTCACTACCACTAATGTTAAGTGAACCTGTAACTTTGTGAATGTCAGTAGAAATGTTACCAATTGTAACACCGGTTTGATTCACTTGTAATTCGGTAGAACCACCAATTGATACTGCTAAAACACCATTTAATGTTTGACTACCCGATATATTTAAAGAACCTGTAATTTTGTGAGTGTCAGTAGAAATGTTACCAATTGTAACACCTGTTTGATTAACTTGTAATTCGGTAGAACCGCCAATTGTGACATTTAAATTACCAATTAACGTTTGACTACCTGAAATATTAACCGAACCCGTGAATTGATGAGTATCATCTATAGTATCACCAAATTTAGTTGAACCTGATGAGAATGATGTGGTTAAATATGTGACAGAAGATGAGACAATAAATTGTTGTGCAATTAAATTACCTTGAACGGTTAAATCTCCCGTTATTGTACCACTACCTATAACATTTAATGAACCTGTAAGTGATGATGAACCACTTACGTTTAATGAACCGGTAACAGTTTGATTACCGACGAATATATTTGACCCTGTTGTTGCAAACCCAAAGTTACTTATTTGTGAACTACCACTTACAATACCTGATGGTATACCTGTTAACCCACTATATATAACTTGTGAAGAACCTGATATTACACCGTCAGAATTTAATTTATTTTTAATAGTCGTATTGATAGAACTACTAAATGTATTTAAACTACTTGTTACACCTTCAATTGAATCTAATCTATTGTTTTGTCCTAAATTGGTTGATGCCACTGATGATGATAATTCACCTATACTTGAACTTAATGAACTACTAAATGTTGAGTATCCTGTTGTTCCTGTAATTTCAATTTGTGAAGAACCTGATACCAATGGTGTTGTTTCCGAAACTATGGTTCCCGTAACTATTAAAGAACCAGTAATAACTTGAGATTGTTTAAAGTGGTTTGAACCTGTTGTTGCATAACTACCTGTAACACCTTCAATTGAATTTAGTCTATTGTTTTGTGCTAAATTGATTGATGCTACTGATGATGATAATTCACCAATACTTGAACTTAACGAACTACTAAATGTTGAATAACCTGTGGTTCCTGTAATCAATATTTGTGAAGAACCTGATACTAATGTGGGTGTATTTTTAACATTACTAAAATCTATTGAACCGGTAAATGCGTTAGCTACTACAGTGCCGCCATTTATTGTAATTACCGTTCCCGACTCACTTATTATCGAATTATCTAAGTGGTCACCACCGACAGATTTTGGAATTCTACCACTAGTCAAACTTAGTTCGTCACCCAAAGAACCAGTATTTCTTGGTCCCGCAAGTAACATACCACCTGAATAAGAGCTACCGCTCGCGTTTTGATACACCCAGTGATTACGTAAACTATCCCAAGCTAAAGATGCTGTCGCCAAATGTGATAATGAACCCGAATCATAGACTTTTATACCACCAAATCTTTCTGCCGGTTCAAACACATTAAGTGATAAAAATGATGAACTAAGTGCAATTTGTGATGAGGTTACAATTAATAAAGACGACGAGCCTAATACTGTTAAATTTTGTGATATTACCAAACTACCTGTAATTGTTTGGTCACCAAAAAATGAATTGGAACCCGTTGTAGCATATGGTAAGTCAGTTAATAAATGTCCATTACCTTTAAACGTACCACTAATGATACCACCATCATAAACGTATAGATTACTACCACTGTTTAAGATTAATGAACTATTTTCAGTTAATGCCAATGTCGCATCAAATGTTGCAGAACCTGAAGAAACAATTAATGAACCTGTAATTTGGGTATTTGAATTAATACTTACAGTCGTTCCATCATCACTTATGTTTGAATCAATTATATGATGTTCGTCATCCGCTTTTGGAATACTATTTGTCGTTAATCCATATTCTTGACCTAAAGACCCCGTATTTCTAGGACCCATGATAAATAACGAAGAACTATATGTATCATGATTTGGTACAACTTCCACCCATCTATCTTCTAATGTATCCCACGCTAACGATGCGGTTTCATTTACACCCTCATAATCTAAAACTTTTATACCACCAAATCTACCTAAAGAACTTGTGGTTGTTACTGTAATCCAGTTATCGTTTACCAATAATGTGGACGCTGTTACATAATTATAATACGCAGTACCTGAAACGGTTAAGTCACCCACAATAGTTGCCTCACCTGTAACTTTTAATGTACCGGTAATTTCTGTATTAGTGTTAATTCTTAAACCTTCAGTATTTGAAATAGAAGCAGTTGCATTACCATCCGCAATTCTTGCCGTATTTAACCCCGTAACACCACTTATTGGTATATTATAAAGTCCTGCACCATTTCCTGTAAATGAACCCGATACGGTATTTCCTACTATTGCTCCATTTACTTTTAATCCGGCATTATCACCAATAACTTCAACCCCACCATAACCAGGTTGAAGAACTATTGCACCGTCAAGTGATTGTATATATGTTTGACCAAAACTATTACCAACTATATTAAATTTGGTTGCTTCACTTGCCAAAGATATACTACCAGTGAATTGGTGTGTGTCGTCATTTGAGTTACCAAATTTAGTGGAACCAGATTGAAATAAAACAGACGATGTAACATAATCTGTATGTATTTCTTTTGCGGTGATTGTTCCATCAATATAAACATCGGTGTTTACTCTAAATCCATTGGCTTGAGATATTGATGCACTAACATTACCATCATAAATTTTATTTAAGTTAGTTATACCTGATATTGGTATGTTAGTTAATCCACTACCATCACCACTAAATAAACCGGTTAAAGAACCTGTAAATGAACCCGTAAAAGAACCTGTTGAGTATGATGATGTAAATGAATTAAAATTACTTCTTATACTACCACTTTCAGTTTCTAAAGACCCTAATCTACTATCAATTGATGATGAAACTGATGTTAAATTTGTTACACCATCTATTGGTATATTTGTTAAAGCGATACCATCACCATTAAATGAACCAGTAAAGGAACCTGTAAATGAGCCAGTGGTATACGATGATGTGAATGAGTTAAAATTGCCTCTTATACTACCACTTTCATCTTCTAAAGCGTCCAATTGTATACTAACAGAACTCGAATAAAACGCTAATCCTGTTACACCACTAAATGGTACGTTATATAACTGACTACCATCACCTTTGAATGAACCGGTAAATGATGCGGATTCAAAGTTAGATGCATAAGAACCCGATAATTGAAGAAAACTTGATGATAAATCGGTATAACTTGAACTAAAATTATCATATCCTGTTGTACCTGTTAAGAATACTTGTTCCGAACCCGATATTAAATTACCACTATTAAATAGACTTGATGAACTAATTGTTTCCCACAATTTTGTATCTCCATCAAAAATTGGTAGATAACCATTTAATGGTGAATTTAAATTAATCTCTACAGGTTTTCTACTTACTAATCTTCCCATTTTTAGTTATTTGCGTTTTCAAGCACGGATAATACTACATCTAAAACTCCAGATTCGTTGGTTGTCATTACTAATTTATCATTTCTTTCCAATACAAGTTTACCACCAAAAGGATTTAACGATTCTTCAGTTGGTATCGCACCATTGTTAAGTAATGTAACTGTGGTTCCCGTATATCCACTTTTTATTATCCCAACACTAACTCTTTTAGTGGTGGCAGACATATTTGTAACCTGTGCAGATAAAACAATTGTTGAAATGTCCAAATCTTCTTGGTATATGTCATTACTACCACTTGTTAATGTTGTGGTAATTAATCGGAATTTATTTAAAGGTAATGAACTAGTAACTGCCATATTTTTATTTATTTAAAATTTTTATTTTAGGTCTCAAGTGCTAAATTTATTGGTGTTATTTGTGCAGAAATCGCTTTATTAAACGTTCTACCTTCAATCGTACCCGTTTGTTGTCTAATAACAAAGTCGTTACCTTGATATTGGTCACCCGTTTCATCACCACCTGTGTAATAAACACGACCACCACTCTCTTGGAATACTCTGATTGTTAAATTAGTTTCTCCAACACCACCTTGGTTAATTGGTAGTCCTAAAAAGTTAACACCTGAACCCGCATATGAGAAATCATGTGACGTTGATGTAATTAGTGAACCAAATTCGACTAACAAATCTCCACCCGCCTCGTCAATAATTACTCTCTGTATGGTATCTTCAACAACATCTAATAATTGACTCACTTTGGTAATTGTCGAAGCACTTATTGAACCAAATAAATTATCAGGGTCATCTACAAAATATTCTCTAATGTATTGGTATGCCCTAACAAAGTCATCCGCAATACCCGTATTTCCCGATGTAATTGGGAAAGAAACGACTGCACCCTGTGTAAAACCACTCTGAACAGGTAATGTTTGCGTCTGACCCGTTGTTGTGTCTTGACCAACAAAGAATCCAGACGCTATTTGTGAAACACGTGCAACTACGGGTGATAATAAATCATCACAGATGGCATCGATTAACAATCCTGAATCCTTAATTGTTGACGCATATATTGTGGAACCGGTATTACTATACGATGCCGCATATGTACCATACAATGCCAATTGTGAAATCATATATGTTTGAATATCGGTTTTCTTTGTTGCAATGTATGCCGAAGCAACTGAATCAACGGTGGTACCCGTAACTAATGTAATATCCGGTTTTACTAATATTCTTAACCCTTTTGAACGTAAACCATAATCACCAAATGTTGTATTTGAGTTTAACAATGAAGCGTGTCCACCATCAATACAATAAACACCAACTCTACTAAAGTTAGTAAAGAATGATACCATTTGACCGTATCCTCGACCTCTGGCACACATACCAATACCATTAAAAGCAACCTGAGTATATGAATCCACAATCATTGATTTAAGTGGACTGTATGGGTCTAAAACGGAGTCATCTATTAACATTCCACCCGGTCCATTACCCACCAACGGATTTGCGTTATCAAAATCTAATGGAGTGTAGAACTTATTGAATGGTGTATTAATTGCTGAACAGTTTTGTACATATGGTGATGTTGAAATGTATGCACCGGGTGCAAATGCGAAGAAGAAACCACTTCTTGGGTCTTCTAAATCATCAATTTCACAACCTTCCAATCTTAATCCTTGTGCATAACAACCATTATTCATTAAAAATAGATTATTACCTTTTGTTCCATTAGTAGGTCGTACAACTACAGACCTTAAATCATCACCTAAAAGTGAAACATTACTTACTAATGTAATTGGTGCCTCTTCAACATAGTATCCACTTTTAACACGGATACTTGTTCTGTAAGGATAAGGATTTGGTGGATTTAATGCGAGTGATGCGGAAGCCGCTTGTGCCGCCACTTTAATTGTTCTAAATGGTGTCGATAATGTTTTTCCATCATTTGAATCACTACCATCTTCACTAACATAAAATACTTTTTCAGTATAACCTACGTTAGTTAAATTACTTCCATCACCATAAATTGAACCTGATACCTTTAACGAACCCGTAATTTCTGTTTTAGTGTTTATTCTTAAACCTTCGGTATTTGATATTGAAGCCGTTGCGTTACCATCGGCAATTCTTGTTGTATTTAATCCGGTAACTCCACTTATTGGTATATTAATTAATTGACTACCGTCACCTCTAAATGAACCACTAATGTATCCTGTATCTTGTACGTGTAGATTACTACCACTTGTTAATATTAAATCACTATTTTGTGCAATTAAACCAGTATCAATATAACCAATTCCATCGGTAACTATCAATGAACCTGTTATTCTTTGAGTACCTTCTAATCTAATACTACCACTAAGATTTATAGAACCCGTATTCGATGCGTTGGTGATAATTAGTTCTTCAATCGATGTTCCTAATGAACCCGATTTTGCCATGAACGCCTTACCGTCAGTTGTGTTTAATGCTAATTCACCTAATTCAAGATTTGAATTTGTTGGTTTTTGACCTGATACACTACTCCTACGCAGTCTAATGATTTGTGCCATATATATGGTTCTATTTTATATAAAATCTTGTGATATATATCACATTTAATTTGACCTATATAGGTCTCTATATAAATACACAAAATTTCTATTTAAATAAATAAAATGTGAAAAAAATTATAAACCGTATTTAGATTTTGTAACGTTAAAATTATTTGTTACATCCAACGCACTTAATCCTTTGGTGTAAAAATAAGCGGCTCCTATTTTACCATCTAAGAATGTGGAACTAATTCCAGTTCCAATGTATCCTAAATATAATGGATTGGTTTCACCATATCCGTCACTACCATGTGCGGTTGAAGATACTTCAGTTGTATTAATGTAAACTTTTGTAGTATTTACGGTTGCGGTTATTTGTGATATAAATGTATATAAATACCACGTATTAACAGATACTGGATTAGTGGTGGAATCGGTTATCTTTTGAACTCCAGTTCCATTTGTTACGATTCTTGTCTTACCGGCATTTGAAAACAACCCACCCCAATACCCATCAAATCCAAACGAAGATGATAACTTTCCAAACACGGGTTGTCCTTGTGTATTTAGTGCGGGTAATGTATCAAACTTAACCCAAACTTGAATAGTTCTTTGAGTTGATGTGTTTAGTGAAAAATTTGATTTATGTGGAATTTGAATAGTATCGTTTACACCATCTAAATCAAATATACCACCATTGTCACTCAACCAAGTTGCACCATTTATAGTTGCATTATTTCCATTAACCGTTCTATCATTCCAATTACCCGATATATAATCCGTAGCATTCAATTCCATGAATAATCCATCAGTTATAAGTGTTGAAGTAACCGTTGTTGGCGTTATACTTGGTGTAACACTATTTGTTGGTGTTATTGTTGTAGTAACACTTGGAGTTGGTGTAACACTGTTTGTTGGTGTTATTGTTGTAGTAACACTTGGAGTTGGGGTAACAGTGTTTGTGGGTGTAATAGTATTAGTAGGTGTTACACTATTTGTTGGTGTTGGTGTTGGTGTTGGGTCTATAAATCTTGAATTATATGTTGCGTGTAATGATTGTATTTCAGCCAATGTTAATGCTCCATTATATACTTTTACAAATGCAACATCCGCAGTTACAGGTTCAGAATTTGTGGTAGAAGTTGAAAATCTACCAAATAATCTTAATCCGTTAAATCCACTACTTCCATTACGAGTTCCATTTGTAGTTGATGGTGCGGTGGTTGTTGCGATGTATGATTTTGTACTGTTAGTTGTATTTAACCCATCATTAGTCATCCATATAAAATGCCAAGCAGTATCTGCAGCAGTTGTATTACTTCCAACAAATGCATCATTAAAGGCAATATTCATTCTCGATGCGGGTGAACCCCACAATCCCATTAAGAAATCGGGTGAAGCGGTATTGGCGTTTAATAATCTACCTGCAGTTCCACCATCCCATTTATAAGCCATAAATACCGTCCAAGGTTGAGATGACGTTGAGTAATTTAAACCACTCACATAGAACATATCGGATGTACCCGTTGATGATTTTCTAAACACACCACCATTTGCACCATTCCAAGCCATACTATTACCCGTATTTGTCATTGTTATAGTATATGCACCTGTTCCCGCAATTGTTGAGCCATTTGTTGGCATTGCCGAATAGTTTGCACCATCCAAATCAAATACTAAAGTAGCACTAATTGATGCTGGTGTTTTGCTTGGTGTTGGTGTAACCGTTTTAGTAGGGGTAATAGTATTGGTAGGTGTTACACTATTTGTTGGTGTTATGGTTGGTGTAACCGTTTTAGTAGGGGTTATTGTATTTGTTGGTGTAACCGTTGGGGTGGGTGTTGATGGCGGTACAAACGCATCAAGACTACCAACTACAAACCCATTTTTAAAAATTATACCCATTATGTTTATAAATAGAGAATTTTTTAATTTAAGTAAATTAAAAATTGAACCATTATGTTATTTGAGTAACTGTTACAATTACCGATGGTGTTGCGGGTCTGGCAGGTGCCGATTGTGTTCCTTTATACTGTAATCGTCCATTTGCCGTTGTTTTTGACCAATACAATTCTACATAACTACCAGATGAAATTGGAGTTAAAAAGTTTAGTGCCGCCACCGAAAATCCACCACCACTTACCTTTTCAATAGAGAAATCGGTATTTGAATTATCTATATTAGAACCTGTCATAGCAAACCAAACAGAAAAATCAACTGATTCGTTTGATGTGGTGTGCAATTGTGCTGAAAATTGAATGTTATATAATCCCGTATTTTGTACATAAATTCTAGTTGGAAATCCACTACCATTATTTCCAACGTACATACCAGATATATCGGAAGTCGGTACTTCAAATTTCATAGAATATGCAGTATCCGCAGAACCAGTTTGATTTTCTAACGAATACCATTGTCCGTAGTTGAATTGTTTGTTTCCGTTTTTATATATTGAACCATTTACATTTAGGGAACCTGACATGTTAATTGAACCCGTTATCCACTGTGAACCTGTTAGGTATTGTGAACCTGTCACGATGAATATTGAATTGTGAAAATTAGAACTACCACTCACATCAATACTACCACTAATTGTGGTGTTACCCACAATTGTGTTTGTTCCTGTCATAAGAGTATTACCCACGATTGTGTTACTACCACTTAAATTATGGACACCTTTAAATGTTGTTGAACCACTCACATTAAAAGAACCGGTTACTACTTGGTCTCCGTGAAAATTATTATTACCATCTAATAATGTCTCTTTTGTTACAGTATATGTTGTTGTGTTACTTGCGTTGTTCATTACAACATGAACACCACTGGTATCTCCACTAAATTGTGGTAATTGGTCTATTTTTCTATTTGACATTATTCGTTAGGTTGTAATTGTTCATCATCTTGACTTGTTACTATAACATTATCTTCGGTTAATAGTAATCCATTAACTTCTGTTATTGTTAAAATAAATCCTTCTGTCATTATTATTGCCATAACAATAAATACCTTAGAAAATAGAATTAGTAAATAAAAAAGGAAGGATTTGAATCCTTCCTTTTAATTAATTACTATTATACTTTAAATTACACATAAGAACCCCCGTCAATCACTGTCGAGAATACCAATGCACCATTTGAATTCTTATAACCTAAAATTCCATCCATAACATCTGTTGTTGATGTTGTTGAAACATAACCTAAAATGTTAGATGAATTTCTAAATACGATTGCAGATGAACTTAAAGCGTTATCGGTACCACCTGAATATGATAATGTTAAATTACCTGTTATCGTAGCATCACCAGTTCCTGAATCAACACTAAATTTATTAGTGTTAAGTGCCAATGTTGTACCATTATATGTTAACAAGCTATTACCAATCGTACCATTAGATGTTGCAATAGGGAATGTTCCGTCAGTTAAACTTGTTTCAGAGCCCATTGAACCAGTTGTTACACTAACAATTTTACCTGTGTTTCCGTTACTATATTGAACCAACCAATAATCATTTATTGCATCCCATAAGAATGAACCTGACAATCCTGCAGAACCTGAATCATATGCAGATAAACCAGCATATCTATCAAATGGTGAATAAGCGTTAACTTGAATGATGTTATCACCGATATTAACTGTATTAGATTCTAAATTAACATTGGTTGCAGTCCCAAAAACTTCTAAATTACCTGATACATATAAATTACCGTTTACACTTGTATTATTATCCAAATAAATTCCATTTGTACTATCAATTGTTACTGTTTGTGCACCATCGTCAATTTTTAAATAATTTGTATCATCACCAAAGAAACTATATGATGCATTACCTTTAATATGAATATCAGAAGGGGCCGTATTATATATTCTAAAATCTCTACCATCGTTTAAATCTGGTTTCAAATATAATGAACCCGTACCTTGAATATTTGTTACTTCAAGTGCACCTGATAAATTTAAATTACCGTTATCAAATGTTAATCCACTGTAATTTGTTAATAAACCATTAGCACCCGCAACAACTAATCTTTTTTCGGTTAAATCTTCTACATACACAGAACCTGATAATATGGTCGTACCACTTACAATTAAATCCCCCGGTAATGAGATTGAATTAATAGCAATACTCTCCAAATTAATGTTTTCAATATACGCAGTTCCACTAACATACAAATCATTCCATGCATTATCGGCACTACCTAAATCGAAAGTATTATTTAACGCCGGAATCAATGATGAACTAATTTCACCATTAATGTTAACAGTATCACCCGTTAAGTTATCACCGATATTGATATTACCTCTTAAAGTAACATCACCTGTTAATGTGATAGAACCTGTTTGGTAAGTGTTACCGGTCATGTTTAAATCACCATCTAAACCTAAAGTTCCTGTTAATTTATTAATTGTAAGTCCTGAAATTGTATTTCCTTCAATATTACCTGTTAAATCGATATCACTATTACCATCCTTACTTAAGATGTATAATGTTTTGTTACCTGTAGCGTAAAAAGGTGTTCCGTCAATTACAGAACCGTAAGAACCAACTGAAATTGTTGGTGCGGTTGAACCTTGAAAAATTTTAGAAACTGGTCTATACGCACCAGCAACACCTTCAGATTCACCAATGAACACCATTGGTCCGTTTAGGTCGTTGATGGAACCGGTAGCCATTACAAATTCACCAACCCTTGCGGTAACGTCTTTTAGAGTACCAATTCCACCTCTTCTGTGTTTAATTATTTGTGCCATTCTTTGTTGTTTGTTTTATATTATAAATACTTTATTTTTGTTTAGAAAAACCCATCCCCACAGTCAATTATATTCACATTTGTTTTATGTTCAGCCAATATAATATTTTGCATTTTAATTGACGCCGATACTATCTGTGCATTTATTTGGTTTTCAACTATACTCATAGCTCCTGAAACTACTAATGATTCCATATTAGGGTTTAAAGTTTGAACCAATGTAGTCATACCCTCAACTCTTAAATTACCTTTAATAGTTACCGAACCACTAAGTAACATTGAACCAGTGTCAGTGGTGTTAATGATAACATTTGTACCGTCATCATAAATCCTTGAATCGACTAAAATACCACTACCTGAAGATTTTTGTATGTAATTTAAATTACCACTACCAGTTTTTTGTAAAACAATTTTTTGTTCAGAACCCGCAGGACCCGCTTTCCAATAATCACCGGTAGAATCCCACAATAAAGAACCTGAAATGGTATTTGGTGCGGTTGGGTCTCTTACGATTAGACCACCATTCATTTGACCATTACCGTTTAATTCGATAATGTTGTCACCTAACTGTATTGTATTTGAATTTATTGAGGTGGTGGTTCCTAAAACTAATAAATTACCCTTTACTGTTAAATTGGACCCCGTGGTTTGAATTGCCTCTTTTATTGATGCGGAAAATAAATTTAATTCCTCCGTACCCTGAGTGTTTAAGAAATTTGAGAGATTTAAACCAGATACAAATACCTCATCAAAATAACCATTTCTTAGAGCACCGCTAGGTGAACCCAAATTTATAATCGAACCTGATGGTACTTCGGCTGTATTAATTTGCAGCCAATTTATCTGTTGTAATGCCATTAAAAAGTAAAGTCTTTTACATAAATACTTTTATCTTATTTATTGGCATAAAAAAAGGGATAATTTTTATATCCCTTTTAAATTAAACGTATTTTTTAATAATTTCTATACACTCTTCTTTACTATTGAAGTCCCTTTCAGGTACAAAGACCGGTCCTTCGTCTGAACCATTTATTGAAATATATACTGTTGGTAGTGAATTATGACCTGTTTGGTTTATAACTTGGTTCCAAATTTCCTCATTATCATCAACAACAATTTCGGTGTAATCAATTTCTAATTCAATTAAACTTTTTTTAAGTTCAACACAATGGCCACAACCATTTAATGTGAAAATAATAATATCGTTCATTATTATAGATTATTTAAAATATTTTTATAGTATGATTCTTCATTCACACCAGATGAACGGTCTACTAATTTATCACCATCGAAAATCATAACCGTAGGTACTGAACGAATTCCTGCACTCATTGCATGTTGTTGTTCACTATCTACATCTATCTTAACAAATTCAATATTTGGGTAATCTCTTTCAAATGATTCTAATCTTGGGATTAGGGTTCTACATGGTCCACACCATTTTGCCCAATAATCCACTAAAACTTTTTTTCCTTGTGATTGTAATTCTTTTACTTGTTCTGCTGTAACGTTTTCCATTTTAAAATCCTAATTTACTTGTTTTTATTGTTTTATGTACTTCTACATCTATATTATATATATCTGCCAAAGTCATTCCTTCTTTTACTTCGGTGTCCTTATTAAGATGTTTTAATAATTTATTTGTATCTTCTACATTTAACTTATCAAATTTATGTTCGGCAATTAATCTACCCTTTCTTAATAATGCTTTATCAATATTTTCTTTTCTCATATTGAACGTTGCAATAATTTGAATTGATAAACAATCACCCAAAATACCGTCAGTTAAGTTAAGTACATTAGATACTCCGGCAGATGATACATTACCACTCTCTCTATCTCCAATGACACGTTCCGCATCTTCAATGATAAGAATTGAATCCTTATGGTCCATTAAGAACGGAATCATTGATGGGTCGGATAACATTTCAGCCATCGATGGTGGAATGAATAAAATATCCTTATCCTCAATTAAACTTGTTAAGTATTTGATATAAGATGTTTTACCGGTACCGTGTTGTCCGTGTAACAATATAATACCTTTATCATTTTTCTTATTAAGACGACTGATAATTGTTTGATGTACTTCTTTGAACGATTCACCATAGTTTAAATCCAATTCCATTGGTGGGATAAACAAATCATACTCTTCAGTATCCAAATGTCCGTGTTCACTCTTTACCAAATGAATGTGTGAACGTTTTTTTGTTCTTACAAATGTTTCAATTTGAGTAAAATCTAATTGAATATTTAATTCACCATTCTTGACATTATAAAAAAACTCAACATTAACCAAGTTGTCTTTCTTTTTATTGATGTGACCGGTGATTCTTAATAGTATTTGTTTCTCATAGTTAATTAACATAGTTTGAGAACCAATTTCAAATCTTCTGTTGGTGGCATTAATTCTCATCTCTTCAACGAACCCGATTCCTTTAAAATATTTTTCAATTTCAGGGTCGTAGTACTTTGAATCCGTATGTTTAGAAGGTAATGAATCAAAAAATAACACAAACAGTTGTTCTGTTGGCATATCTGAACCATATACGCTATCATAAATCGGATAAGATGATGGGAATTTTGTCATATCAAAAAATAAGATAAAAATGTGATAAGTTAAAGTTACTTAGTGGTTATTTTTTCGTAACCTCTATCATCTATGTAGATAATAGTCTCTAATTCGTAATCAAAGGACAAATCCGGTGGTAATTCACTTTCATCCATTTCAGATATTTTCATGGCGATTAGTGTTTTTCTTAACAATTCAAATTGAACTTCTGTTAACATAACCTCACCACTATCCTCAAAGTTTTTTTGAGAAATATTACCCAAATATCTAAAAAAAGTGTCCTCATCTATCTGTGATAGAAAGTATTCACGAGTTCCTTCGTTTTTACTAAAGAAATTTTTAACTGTCTGAATATAGATGAGAACCTCGGGTGGAAAGTCTTCCATTAAATCTTTTGAATTTGATTCATCGTCAATGAAATAGTATTTGACCTACCAAATATTTTAATTTCAATGTCAACTTTATCATCGTCTTTTAATTCGGATACGACTCCTTCAAATGTTGCAAATGGTCCATCATTAACTATGATGACTTCACCTACCTTATATTTAGTTAATTTTGCATCAACATGTCTATCTAAGATATCATCCTTCAAGATTTTTGATATATCACTTTCACGTAATTGGATTGGAATTCTATTACCACCCATACCCATAACGTTTTGTGTTAATGATATTGTTTTTAATTCATCATCATTTAACGGAACATTAGATTCGAAGTAAAGATATCCACTATATAACACCTTCTCTCTAATCATTTTTTTATTTCTTACCGTTACCTGATGTTTTTCAGTTGGGCAAACGAATCTATTTACATTTCTCATTTTACCCAATGAAATCTGTCTATTAAACTCTTCAGCCATTTGTCTTTCCTTACCCGGTAAAACTTTTACCAAATACCAAGATGTTTTCATAATATTATTTTTTAACAATATACTCTTAATAATTCATAATGAGAAGCTCAGTTCCCATATTTTGTGTTCCGTCTTTCTTAGCCGCCGCCGCTTTAGCGAAATCTTTTTGTTCCCATTTGTATTCATCCTTAGGAAACCATTCAGATAATTTAGGGAAGTCATAATAAGATAACCCAAATTTACCCTGAATGTTTTTAATACAATCGGCCAATCTTGTGTGGTCATTCACATCAAAATCGTGGTTGGAATAATAATTCTCAGTTTTCCAATATGGTGGGTCCATATAGAAATATGTCTTAGGAGAATCATATTGTAGAACAACACTTTGGAAATCCATATTCTCAACAAATGTGATTCTATCAAAATGTTCGCGATACTTTGGATTCTTTAACTTATCCATAAATATTAAAACCTTACAACGATACTTTCCTTTGTAGTCAGTGTATGCTGCAGTTTCAGGTTTAGACCCCGAAAATACTTGTGTCAATACATAAACATACTTGCCGGCGATATCTAAACTATTACTTTCAGTGATTACTAAGTTTGGGTCAAATACTTCTTTTTGATATTCTCTAAACATCACACTATATTCAGGTGGAGTATCAACTACACCCAATTGTTGACATGGGTATTTTGCGAGTTCATCCCATAATACGTCGTAATTTTTAGCACATTTAAATAGATTACTATTTAATCTATTGTAATCATTGTATACCACAGTTTTAAGATTAGGATACTTTGTCAAATCCATGTTAAAAAATACCCAAAACATACCGGAAAAACCTTCCACATATGTTTCAATGTCTGTTGGGATAAATGGTGTAATCCATTTACCGATACGTGCTTTACCACCAATGTAAGAAATTGCCATAATTAAAATTTTTGATTATTTGTTTGACAAATATATGTAAAAGAATCGAATTAAAAAATTATTGATAAATATCTTTTTAATGTATATATTGTATTATGGCATGTAAAACTTGTAAACAAAAAAACGGAATACCAGATAATATCAAGGAAGATATTATGAATAATGTAGAATCGACCGGTAAAATAGTTCTTTGGATTATTGGTATTTGGGGAGCTCTTGGATTATTTGGTTTGATATCGTTGTTTAGACTATTTCTATGAAAAATGGAAAATATTTTATAGTTCTCTTCTGTAACAAGAAGAAAGTTAAAATATTATATAAGTGTATGAAACGTACCACTGTGTATGAGTATTGGCGTGAATTTAAAACAGAAAAGAAACCAAGATACGTAAAACAACAGGGTGGTAAACGTAATCGTGAACTAATATATGAGTTAGGTCTCATATTTCCAAACAATAGGTGGGCAACTCAAATATGGGTTAAAGATAGTTTAGGTCGTAATGAGCCAGCAATCATTGAAGACGACAAGTTTCGTATTAAAGAAATTGTACCATATTGGGAAGAAGAACTCATCTACGATTATTCAATCAAAAAAAGAATTCGATACCATCAAATGATGGAATACATTGAAAGTGTTACAGAGATTGCCCAAATCTTTACACTTAATAATAAGTTATTTGTTCAAGTAGAGGAAGATGTTCGATTATTTGGCAATAAGAACATCAAAGATGCCGATAGGTTACTTGAATTGGTCAAAGAAGACTTATTAAAAAAGAAACGTGGTAACTTTATCTTTGTTAGAGATGTTACCACGCATCAAAGGACTTTATTATACAATTTACTTGAATCTAAAGGGTTCAAACGTCAAGAGTTGTTCAGACACTACTCTTATTAAAAACAATGTCCACAAATCCAATTGTTATAGAAAAAGAATCGTCCGGTTTATCCATTTTCCTACCATATTTTTTCTGAATGTGTTCAAATGAATAATTAAATTCATCGTTTGATAGTTCCAACACTACGGTATTTGATACTGTTTGTACCGACATCTTTTCGATTAAATCCGATATGATTGCTAATTGATTTAATAAATCACCCTTTCTTTCCATATCCAAATATCTGTGCTATTTTTTTAATAAATGTTAATTTTTCTTTAGGTGTTGGTTTTGGGATTATTTCATCCCTTTTAATTTTTTTTATTTCGTCAATCATCTTCATCTTGTGACTCAGTATCTCCTTCTCGTCCTTCTTCATCTCCTTCGTCAACCAATCCATACCCTGTTGTAATTTCTTGTCCATAATCAGTTAATAAGTTTATGTCTTTTAATTTGTCTAACGATTCCTTTTTAAATAGTTCTTGTAACTCTTTAACTTTCTGTTGGAATAATCTTTGTTTCTCCTCTTCCTCTTTATTTTGATTGATTATCTCCAAAGCACAAGCAAAAGCGACTTCATAACCTTCTTGTGTTGCGTTTGATATTAATGATAATAATGTGAACCTCTCATTCTTATCTTGTATTTTCATTTTCAAGGAACGATACGGTTTTGCAATCTCCTCGTATTTCCAAGTTAATGGTAACTTTATATCTAAACTGACATTACTTTCAATCTCCCTAAGAGAATGAAAATATGGTCTTAATGATTTTATTGATTCAAACACGTTGTTAAATTAAAAAATAAGTTATTATGTATGATAACGATGCCAAATAAGATACTTGTTCCAATTTAGTTAGCGTTAGCGGTTTTGGGTCTTCTTCTGTTAGTCTTAATACAAACTCAACAACAAAATGCAATATGTATAAAATACATAATACAAATAAAAATAAACTAATCTCTTCCTTCATGTCTTTTTATTTCATCTAAAATTTCCTTACGGAATGTTGCAATAAGTGATTTAACCTCTTGTGCGTTTTTTCTTGCTCTGATTGATGCACTGTGATTTCCTTTCACAAAAACTTTCTTAGTATCTACCGATATCTTCTCAACCAGGTCCTTTATTTTTATTAAGGTTTCCATATTATTTTGGTTTTTGATAGCAATATAGGGAAAAATAATTACTTTTTCAAGTTTTGTTCTAATAATTTGTAGATTTCTGTTAACATATCAAGTTCCGACCTTGACTTTTTGTATTTAAAATCGAATAACTTATAAAAGTATTCCGAAATTTTACTTGACTCATTATCTAATTGTACAAAATAATAAGCTTCTAAAAAGAAATTCCAAAAATATTGGTAGTGTTGACCTCTTTCTTTAAAGAATATTTTTTCTTTGTTAAAGTTTTCTATTGTTTTATCCCAACACCACGTGAAATGATTCTTTTGGTCTTCTTCTGTTTGGATTACATCATTACCTAAATAAGTTTCATCAATTAGAGAATGGAATGAATAAATAAAGTCGTAAAAGAGTTCAATTCTTTCACGACTTATATTATATGCTTTGTACCAAATATCAATTTGATTCTTGTAATTCTCCGAAGTAATAAACTCTAAATAACCTTCTCTATTTTCCATAATCCTACTTACTTACAATATAGGTATAAAAGAAAATAAAAAAAAGAAATTACTGAGTTTTTTTGTTATACCCGTACATCTTTTTCATCTTTTCAATTTCCTCATTGATAAGATTTGTTTTTAATACTTCAGACTCATTAACCTCTTTTGTAGGTGCTGGGTCTTTTTCATACATTGGAGCCTTTTCTTGTTCTTTTTCTTTTTTATTTGCTCTGTCTGCTAATTTTTTTCCTGTGTTAGTTGGAATAACGTTTCCCGCATCGTGTGAATTACCCATTGTAGTATCACCATCTAATGCTTTCTTTAATCTTGCTTTAAACTCTTCTGATGGTTCGCTATCATAATCTAAATCCAATAATGTACCACCTCTAAAGTTACTTACAAATTCATCTTCTTTTTCATCATTGTTAACCACAACCTTTTCTCCCTTTTTATTTGCTTCAGGGAATTCAGGATTACTTCCACCAGGTATTTCTAACTGACCTTTGATTTTTTTCTTTACATCATTTAAGTTAGCATCGTTCTCTTTACCACTTGCAGTACGTACTTTCTTTTGAGTTTCGATACCCGGTACCGCAGCTTCACTAACCATTTTACTAATTAATGCAACTAACTCAGATTCAGTTAAACGTAAAGTTTTCTTTTTAGATTCCATCATATTACCTGAACACTCCGTACACATACCTTCTTCATTCATCATACCACCACACTCGTTACAAGTTTGTGACATTTCGTTAATTTCTTCTTCCATGTATCCGCTACCACATTCATCACATTCTTCCTCTTCTTCTTTGGTATCTTGTTTTTGACCTCTAAGAATTTTGAAATCTTCAGCATCTATTTCACCATTATCATTTTTATCCAGTTTCTTTTGTCCACCGATTAATTCTTCTTTAGTATCTTTTTTGTTACCTCTAAGAATTTCAAAATCCTCAGCATCAATTTTACCATTGTGATTCTTGTCTATTTTTTTTTGACCACCTTTTAATTCTTCTTTCATATCGTTGTTTTCTGTTTCTTCTAAATCTTCACCCATTTTATCTAATTTTTCAATCATATCACCATGAGACTCATAATTTGCTTTCTCAATGATAAATTGTTTTCCCGGGTGTTCTTTTGCCAATTTATCAACATGTTCTTCAGCTTCTTCTTGTGTGTCACAAGTAACAACAGGTTCACCTTCACATGTTACATGATATTTTTCCATCATACCACCGGTAGATTCTTTAAGAATACTTTTCTTAATTTCATCAAAAACGATGCTTTCCATGATTGCGTTTAATTCTTCAACTTTCATACTAAATAAATATCTGTTTTATTTCATTTAATACAATTTTTTGAATTTCATTTTTAGGAATACCCGTATTTTTTGAAACTTCATTAATTGCATCTTGTAATTCTTTATCTTCTTTAATAAATTCTAATGCTCCGGTGTTACCTTGATTACAATACGGGAACTTTTTACACTTTTCCTTTATCTTAACAAAAACACCACCGGGTCCACCCCATTTAGGAAAATTTTTATCTTTAACCGCTCTACCTTTGTAGATACTATCAGGTCCATCAATCTTCAATGGGTCCTTACGTCCACCCTTTGGTGTTCTACCAAATGCAGGAACATCATATGCTCCTGACGATGACGCATCCATTGCTTCTTCAAGTTCTTCTTCGTTCTCGTTTAAATTTGCATTATGTATTGTATGGATTTTTCTTTTTACCATACTACCAAATGCGGGACCTTCAAATGAACCAGATGAACTTGCATCTGTTTCATCAATATCTTTTTTACCGGATTTTAATCCTGACATTCTTGAAAATTCTTTTTCATTAAACTCCACATTTTCTTTGTGAAATTTATCTTTCATGTTCTTGAACACTTTTTTTCTGTTTTTGGTGTCTTCAATTTGTTTTAAAATTTCCGCAACACCTATAACCATATCATCATCATGTTCATGAGAATTTTTACCTTCTTCTATTTTGGATAGTTTACTGTAATATTTTGGGTCTTCCCATAAATGGTCAAACGCAATTTCTTTTGCCTTATCTTTATCATCGGTATGTTCGGTTTCCACCTTCATTCCCATTTCAAGTTGTTTTTTTAATGACTTAACCATATCATCCATCTGATAATAGTTTTTTGCATTATGTTTTTTAGCAATTTGAATCAACGATTTATTGTCGGCTAATCCACCCTCTAATTTGTTTGATTCGTTCATATTTTCTATTTTGGCAATAAACACTTTAGGACTTACACCAATTGCAGCTGCGGTACTTAATCTTGTGTTACCGGCTATTAAGATATATCTATCCCCCAATTTTAATATTAAGGGTCTATTATATTCACCTTTCATAATAGCCTTTGCTAAAATTTTCGGACTGGTCTTATTATACATTTTGGCAATCTTCATTACCGTATTTGTATCACCTTTTTGGATTTCATTAGATTCAGTGTTCTCTAATTTACCCCATATATCATTTGTTAATGTTTCTTCTTTAGAATTGTTGAAAGCATTAACCAATTGTTCTACACTAATTTTAATATTTTCGTCACGACTTAGGTCTTGAACAGCTCTTTGCAGTTCATCCATTTCACCTTCAATGTCGGGTCTTTTATTGTTCATTATTTAACATTCTTTAATGCACCCTCCCAAAAAGATTTACGTTGCCATAATGTTTTGAACAATTCAACAACAACCTTGGTAGATAAATCAATTATTTTATCGTCAATATTTTTTGTACCCAATTCTTTTTGAACCATTTTAATTACTTGGCTATGAGCTTGGGTAGTGTCCAAGAAATCTTTAATTTCTTTTCTGGTGATTCTTTCGATTTCTTTTTTATCTTCGTTACTAAGTGCCATTTTAGTTATTATTTCTTTGACTAATTATTGGTTCCATTGAAGTTTTAAACACTTCGTTAAACTTAGCTAACTTCTCTAATGTGTTTGCAACGTTTTGTTCTAATTTTAACATATCCGCAATAACATATACACCACCATCTTTACCGGCAATAAAAACAAATTTCATATCTTCATCCGTTAATTTACCATCTAATCTAATTTGGTCAGGGAATATAGAAAACCCAGGTTCGAAGTTTACTATTTGTGAAACTTGTTGTTTGAAATTATCAATGATACCTGAAATTTCTTTCTTTTGTTCATCCATTAATTTCATATCGGCATCATCTTGTGAATTCATTTTAACGTCAACATCATTCACAACAAGAATATCATCTTTCATGCTTTGTTGTGGTTGAGGCTCATCTTGTGCCATTTCAACTTGTTCTCTTAAAATTTTATTCGAAGCGGTTGATTCATTGAGTTTCCTCATCATGTTCAACATTTTCTTATCAAAGTCGTAACTATTTTTCATTTTATCTTGGATTGCTAAAGAATACCCTAAAATTAAAAGAAGGGTTTATATCAGTATAAATACTTTCAAAATTGGATTTGCATACAATTCCGTTGAAATTAGATGCTTTTTCTAAGTATCCTTGTGACGGTACCGTTTGTTTATATATGTCATGTTTTTCACATAACATCTCACAGAGTTCTGCAAGTGAATTTAATTGTGTTTCACCGTACTTATCCCAAAAATAATAGTTTCTCCAATTACGTATATGTGGTTCGGACCTATATGGGTCTCCAATCCAATTATGTAATATACCGGTGATTGTGTTTTTATTTAACCAACCCAAATTTTCAATGGCAATTTTTATTTGCTTTCTATCAACCTTAGGGTCGTCAAATGTATTTGAACTGTAGTCGGTGTCGTATAGTTGATAAACCATACCTAGCTTAGAAACAACAAAATGGGGTACGTCTTCGTACTTCCCATTTTTGCGATACTTTATCTTATTAATAAAATCATCTACACGTCTTTGTGTATCATACAGTAAAATCTGTGTTTTTTTAGATTTTCTTTTATGTATGTTAAGTTGTTTGGTATCTAATGTTTCGACATTAAAGATTTCTAACATTTTATGATTTTTTATCGTCAACTTCCCAATATATGTTCTTATATCCTACTGAATTTAACGTTTCCTCCCGGTGGTTTTCTATTATTTCTTCGGATGGTTCTGTTATTTTTTTTTTTCGTCAATTGCTTCATCAACAATATCTAACATTTTATCTAATTCCTTGGAGTCCGTTTGATAAATTGGTTCGTCATCTTTATCAATTGGGTCAATACCAATATCCCAAGATTCATCAACTTCGGGTATCTCATCTTCACCCATCGAATATGTTTGTTCTAAAGTTTTTTTATCTAAATTTTCTAAAAGTTCAATAGCATTTAAATAAGATTCGGGTGAAGATTCTTCCATAGCCTCCAAAATTTCCATTTGATTAAATTCCGCAATTGCTTGGTCAATTTCTTCATCAGTTAAATCAATTTCATTACTTTCCCAACTTTCAATTTTTTTTAATACTTCATCTTGTTTATCAAGATTTACAATATTTTCTTTTTCATCCTCCAATCTATATTCACTGTTAGCTAACGCACCAACAGGGTCTTCACTATCATCCTCATATCCTCGTATTTCATTTTGAATTTCTCCAATTTTTTTCATACGTTCAGCAATTCTTTTAAATTCAATTTTTTGTGCGCGTTCCAATATTTCTTCATCACTTAAAGTCACTTCATCTTTTAAGGAAGCTTTTTGAAGTTTTTCATATTCTTCTTTCGGTTTTCTATGTAATAGACGTTCTTCAAGTAATGTCAAATCTTCTTCAGACAATCTAACTCTTGAAATCTCCCCAATTAAATCAGACGCATCTACTTTTGTTGGTTCTTCTTTCTCTTTTTTATCATCAACAACTAATTCAACTTGTCTTTCACCTTCACTGAATTTTACTAACATATGAAGGAATGATAATGATATTAGTGGTAACATACCACCTGAGAAGAACGCCAAGAATCGTTTGTGTCCTATGAAGTCCGTAGGCTCCACCCCCGTTATTTCTAACAATGGTGATACTAGCTCAACCCAAGATTTAAACGAACTGGCGGTTACATCAATAAATGAATAAGCAAAGAATATATTGCCTATAAATTGTATTAATGTAACGATACCGAATGGGAAATAAATTTTCTTTCCCATATTTGCCGAAATTGCGGCAAGTGCTGACAACGCTGCAATTTCAATACCTACTGATAGATAGATTGCCCACGTAAAAGGATTTGATATACCGTACCATTGAGTAACGTGTGATATTGAAACCACCGCTACCGTAATGATTGGTATCAAAAACGCTAATATGATTATCGTTTTGTAATTATTATGAAACCAAACTTTCATTATTTGTTAGATTCTAATTTTTTTATTTCTTCGTCAATCTGTGTTTGTCTTTGAACATCTAAAATTTTTCTATCAGATGCTTGGATTGAACGTTTCTCGGATTTTAATCCTTCGATTTGCATTTGTTTATTTAAACGGCCTTCTAATTCGGTCATTTCTTTTCTAACCTTAGTTATTTCTCTTGTGTCACCACAACTTTTTAAAAAACCTAATAATGATATCACTAATACAATCATAGTGAATTTTTCTTCGATAAATTTTTTCATGTCTATAAATAGTTTAATAGATTGAAACTCTCGTTTCTTAATTTCTTTATTGCCTTGTCTCTCAACTGTCTAATACGCTCTTTGGTACATCCAAACTCATCACCTAAGTCGTCTAAATTACATTCAATACCGTTTAATCCATAATATTTCTCGATAATAACTTTTTCTCTATCATCAAGTACGTTTAACATTTGAGCCACACGTTTTTTGATTTCTTCAGGAGTATTGAATATTTCTTCAGGATTTCCCGCATCCTTGTTTGGTATTAAATCAATCAATTGGTCACCATCTTCATTGATTTCCTTAAACAATCCAACACAATATGGTAATGTGGTCGTATTGTCATTATTATTATCAATGTGGAACTTATCAATTTTATTTGTTTCGTTCTTCTTATTTTTTTGAGCCTCTTGAACTAAGTTAGATGGTAGTCTAATTGTTCTTGCATTATCATTTAATGAAGCCATGATAGATTGTTTAACCCACCACACCGCATATGATATGAATTTTAAACCACTTTTAGGGTCGAAACGTTCTGTTGCTTTGATTAATCCGATATTACCTTCTGATATTAAATCTAACAAGTCTAAACCCTGTCCTTGGTACATTTTGGCAACAGAAATAACAAATCTTAGGTTACCTAATACAAGTTCTTCTAATAATTTATCCTTTTCTTTCTTGGTTGTATTAGAATCAAGTAACAATTTAAATATTTCGTCTTGTCTTTGGTGACTTACGATGGGTATTTTACGAATGTCTTTTATATACTGATTTATTTCATCGGTACTGATAAGAACGGCAGGTTTTCTCATAAATTTATGGTATTATATTATACAATATAACTAAAAAGTCTTAGTTTTCAAAATTATCTAAGAACTTTTTTTCTTCGGAGGTAAGACTATCCATTCCGGTCTTTTCAATCTTTTCCAATAAATCATCTAATTCGAACACTTGTGATGATTCAGGTTTTACATACTCTAAATTCATAAACTTTGCGTTAGAAGGCTTGTAAATGAAATCTTTTATTTGTTGTGGAACGTGTGCACTAACTAAATTACTTCTGTCAAATATAAAATAAAACCTAACACTGTCATTTTTTAGAACATCAAACATATCTTTAGATAACTTTTGTAATTCACTATCTGAATCAAATATTACTATAATATTTTGAGAATTTTCAATCACGTATCTAACAGATTTAACACAATCCATTTCACCGATGACATCCATGCAAAAATATTCTATATCTTCGTGGTCTTCAAACATCCCGAAAATAAATAAAATAAAGGTATTCATAAAATTACTTTTTAAGTTTTATTTTCCAATACATACCAAATCCAACATATGGTGACATTTTGTTACCGGTTGGTGTGTTACTATTGGCAACTCCAAGATTTAATTGAACTAACTTATCTCTCTTAGTTTTTAGTATTAAACCAGCAGATACGTTACTAACAACATCTTCTTTGTTAAATCCACCATTGAATCCCCAATATACTTGGTTCTTTGGTAATTCTTTTACTATTGTTGTTTCTTTAACGGTTCTTTCTTTTAGATATGCGTTCCATTTTCTACCTAATACTTTATTCTTATAAATTGTATCGGTAATTGAAATCATACCTAAATCATTATCTAATTTTAATGAATCTTTATAAACAACTTTCTTATAAAAATCTCTAAGAATTGTTAGGGTATCCACTTTTGTTAATACGGGAACCTCGACATTCTTTTCAACAACCGTTTCATGATAAATGTCATCACCTTTAACGTACTTTGTTTTATAATGGTCTACAACAAATGTATCAACCTTACGGCTTAACAGTTCGTATTTTTTACCGTTAACTTTTACGGTTTCACCAGGAATGTCACCACTTTTATCTGTGAAGTAGTAATAGGCAACAATGCATGCTAATATGATTAGGACGATTGTTTTGATGTCGAGTTTAAAAGTGTTCATTATATCTATTTTATATATAAATATAATGAAGGGGACTTTTGTCCCCTTTTATTATTTCTTCTTAACTATCTCGTCAATGATACCATAAGCCAAAGCTTCGTCAGCACCTAACCATAAATCTCGACTTGCATCGTTCTTAACAGTTTCCGCATCTTTACCACAGTATCCACCCAACAATTCAAATAATGTATTGTTAATTTTTTCCCACTCAACCATAGTGATACGAGCATCTTGAATATTACCACCCGCACCTCCTGATGATTGGTGTAACATTGTACGAGAGAAACGTAATGAACCACGTTTACCTTTTGTACCTGCACCTAATAGAACGGAACCCATAGATGCCGCCATACCTGTGTTAATTGTACGAATGTCTGAACCAATGTAATCCATAACATCAACCATTGATAAACCCGACTTCACACTTCCTCCTGGTGAGTCGATATGCATCGTGATGTCTGTACTATCCAAACTGTCTAAGAACATTAATTGTGCTTGAACTATGGTGGACATATGGTCATTTACCTCGCCAGCAACCCAAATAATTCTTTCCATCATCAAACGTGAGAAAACATCCATTACAGTTACATTCATACTTCTTTCTTCAAGAATATATGGTGTCATACTATTTTCAATGTTTGTGTTGAATCTGTGTAAATCTAACGAACTGATTTTGTGGTCTTTAGCGTATAGACCAAAACTATTTAATTCTTTCGGTGTCATATATTTATTATTTAGGTAACAAAGATAGTAAAAAATTTCAGACTACGAAATTTTTGTTGTGATAAAATCAATTGACGAGACATTCTCATCTTTCTTAATCATAATAAGATTATCCGACCAGTTACGAATCAATGGATTATGAGAAATAACGATAATATGTTCAAAGTAGTTTTTAATCTTCTTAAAAAATTCACCAACCATTTCAAGGTTTTCATCCGCAATTTTGCCAAAGACTTCATCCATTACAACGATATTAGGCTTTGGTAATGATGAGATTTTGGTCAACACACTACGAAGTGCTAATGACGAAATTGTTCTTTCATAACCTGAACCGGCATTAAGAGGTTTTGCAATTCGTGATTCATTGTCAATCATAATGAATTCAACCTCATTCTTATCGTTAATGTTCATCTCCAAAATGAAATGACAACTATCAACTAATAAACGATATAGTTCTTGGTTAATTAACGGAACCATATTTTTAAGTATAACTTTTGAAATACCATTCTTACCATAAACTGTAAGATATACTTTAAACACTTGCATCAATTCTTCCTCCGATTTAATTTTCTTGATTAAATCTTCGTTCACACCAATCTTTTCTTTCATATTGGTGATGTTGTTCTTATGTTTCTCAGTATTTGTACCGTTTAAACGAATGTCAGCGTTTGCCGTTTCAATCTTGGTTCTAATACCAACAACCTCCGCGTCGATTTTACGATTATCCTCAAGTTTCTTCTTGTTGTTCTCGTAATTGTCTAACTTTAATTGTTTTGCATCAATCTCAACTTGTTTTTGTTCAACCTCCAATTCATAACGAGCTTGGATTAACTTATTTCTTTCATAAGCATCGAACTCATCTTTCAAACTTTTAAATGACTTATTCTTTTCTTCTAAATCATCTTGTTTGATTTTACGTTCTTCACGTTTGTTTTTTAATGATTCAATAAGTTCTTTAATCTTATTAATCTCATCAGTATGGTCAACATCTTCAAGTGCTCTATTACATGTTGGACATATAGAACCTTCCTCAAATTGTTTGATAAGTTTTTCATTTCTTGCAATGGCATCAACATCTAATTTATCCTCAACCAATAACGAGTTAATTTCTTTTTTAATTAACTCATGTTCTTCTTCTAAATAATATTGAGATGGTTCTACAACGTTTACATTATTGGCGTTGGTTCTACTTGATGATTGTTTAGTTTTTAAATCCTTAATATCATTCTCAAGTTGATTTGGATTGGTATTAATTAGTTCGGTATCAATATTATTGTTTCTTGACCCGAGTAATTCATCTCTCCTATCCTCTAAACCTTTTAATGTTTTAGTATGTACATCTAGTTCATCAGCTAAAATAATTAGCAGTTCTTCTGAATTAGCTATACTATCACTATAAGTTTGGTTATCAATTTCTAATTGAGCAATGTTGTGAGTATTTGAAATTAATTTCTTACTCCAATCATTATAGATACCTTTAGCAACCTCTTCTTTTAATTTAAGAGACTCTAATCCCATAAACTTAGTCAATATCTGTCCACGAGCGGTTGGCTTCGACTCAATCAATTCCTCGAGGTTATAACCGGTAGTTAAGATAGTTGACAAGAAGTCTTCCTCAGTACCAATAGCCGATTCAATAAACGCTTCGGTTTCTCTACGTTGTTCACCAGCTAAATTTTCAATTGTACCGTCTTCCTTACGTTTGTAAAACTCTAACTTATTGGTAACGGTATAATCACCTGACTTTGATTTCTTTCTTAATGTTTTTCTTTCAATAACATAATCACCACCATCGATTGTAATTTCACCAGTTACACTAACCTCATCTTTATCTGTGAATCGATTAAAGATTTCTGCATTGGTTTTGGTCTTAGTCGTTGAGTTAAAGAATAAGAACATTAATAGGTCTACGGTTGAAGTAGATTTCCCACCAAAGTTTTTAGGTGTGGACTCAACAACTGATATTCCATCCAAATTAGTAAAATCAATAACATTATTGTCCCCGAAAGATAGAAAATTAGAAAACTCGACTTTCTTGATGAACCATTTGTTGTATCGTACTTTATTTTCATTTTGTTTTTCTATTTCTCCATTAACTCTATTATCTAATCTATCAACAAGTTCCCATTTAGTAGTCATCTTATTCTCATCCATGAATTCCTTCATCAATGTTTTTTGATATTGACTATCTAAAATGTTATCCGAAACTTCTAATGATTGTAATCGAGTATTTTGTACATTAGTTAAAGTCTTGGTAATGATTTGTACACTGGCTCCATTATACTTGTTCTGAAAGTATGACTTTACCCTTTTAATTTTCTCCGGTGTGAAATTTTCGGCAGTATCCTGCCAAGTTACCTTAATGAATGGACTCATATGTTTTTGTTTTCTATCCAATTACCATTTACTAAATCTAATGTTTCAACATCTGAACGTTGAAAACATCTGAATGGTTCGTATTTTCCTGAATTGTGGGCGTAAATCATTTTTTTCTCAAATTTTCCATCAAAAACAGTTTTGGGTCTTATAATAATCATTTGAGTTAATTGTCTATTTGTCCTAATATATATATTGTTTTTATATGTTGGGTTGTCTTTTTGTTTAAAGATTGGTTTTTTATTTTTATCAGGTTCTAAATTAACCCAATAAGTTGGTTTGTACCATTTATCTTTTCTTTCCGGCATATTAACATGTGGGTAATCTAATTCTTTAGATTTACGTGAATAATATTCATCCTCCCAAAAATTATTATCCCAACCACCATGTTCTAATTCAACACCAAATGTTCCATCAACCGATAATAAATCAACACCCATTTCATCGGGGTTAATATATAAATCCCAATTAAATAATCTTTTTAAAATTATTATCATTTGTTCTTTCACATACGAATCATCATATGCTATTACATTTTTTGAACCATCTTCATTGACCAGATTATTATGATAATTCTCTGCGGTTCTCGCTTCCGTATTTGACATAAACTATTTGATTCTACTCTCTTCGAAAAATTCAACGATAGCGTTAACCATCCAAACTGCTCCGGCGGTAAACATCCCATCAAAAAATATAGTAGGCATCATAGGTAACTCAATATAAGTATTTACTAATCCACCTAAAATTATTGACATAAAGAAACCGACCCAAGTTCCTGTACATAATGTACATGATATTAAGTCACCGAAAAACTTTGAGTGTTTCTTTATAAAATTACGAGCCTTTTCAAAAATAGACCCCCAAACAAGGATGGAGGTCATACCATAACCTGCCAAAATCCAAAAAATAATTAGTTCCATATTGAAATATAGATAAAAAAAATGAATTAAAAAAATCTATTCGTCATAAAGTGAATTTAAATTACTATTTTTCATATACTTGGCTCTATTAATTTTACCAAGACTTTCTGTAATAGCATCCAATTCTTTTTGTAATTTTTCATTTAGCCCTTTTAGACGAATAATTTCAGTTTCGTCTATTTTAACGATTTCTTTTATAACTTCAACAGGTACTTCTTTGATAACCTCTTTGATTACTTCGATTGGTACTTCTTTAATAACTTCAATAGGAACCTCCTTTATTACTTCAACCGGTACCTCTTTGATTATTGTTTTGGTTTTCGATTTACCCTGTACTTCTTTTATAACTTCAACCTCGATAGGAACTTCTTTTATTATTTCCTTAATGACCTCGACTTCAATGGGAACTTCTTTGATGACTTCCTTAATAACCTCGACCTGTACTTCTCTAATAACTTCCCTAATAACCTCAACTGGTACTTCCACAAGCTTTTCAACTGTGACTTCAACGATTTTTTCGACTTCTTTGATGATTTCTTTTTCAATTGTTACCTCCTTTCCTTTTATATGTGATGGAGTCTCACCATACTTTAAAAGTGTGAAACCCCTGTTAAATGTTTCTTTAGCTTTCTTATCTACGTCTTGAATGTTATTTAATTCACAATATTGTATGAATTCTTTATCCAAGGTTAAGGTGTACTTCTTTACCATCCTCTATATCGGTTATATCTTTTATTTCAAAATGGAGAAATGGTTGTTCATTTGGTAAATCGTGAAATGTATATCCATCAGTCTCTACATTATATATACCATAACCATGATGTTTCACCGTCTCACCAAAATTTTGTTGAATAAGACTTCCCGGCATTACCGCCTTTCCACCTTCAGGTAATGTAAATGTTTGTCTCTTATGAATGTCACCACATAATAATAAATCCAAACCAACAAAGTTTAATCTATCATAAGCATCTTCAAACTCAAATCCCATATCCGTAGATAATCCTTGAATTGGTCCGTGGAATAAACCTACATGAAATTTACCTTCTTCCTTCTCGTACTCAGGTTTTACATTATGTTGATACAATGAATAAACAACCCAATTGATATTCTCGTCAGGATATACACCACTATCTTTATAATATGTGATTGGTTCATCATATAATAGTTCAACAATTGGTGTGATACTATCTAAACGTTGTGTATTGTTCTCTAAGAAGTCGTGGTTACCCGGTATGATAACAACCCTACCAAACTCACCTAATTGTTTTAGGAACCAACTTGTTAACATCAATTGTTCATTGGAGATATTAATTTTTTGATGTGCAATATCACCCGCAACAACAATACGAATGTTTCCCCAACCAAGACCTTCATCCACCCAACCTTTATATTGGACTTTTAGTTCTTCAATTAATCTTTCAAATTGTTTTTTATACAATTCATGATATTGAAATGTTCTAATATGGATATCGGCAATGTGTACTATTCTTTTTATCATCGTTTTAAATATTTTTTTAAATCCATAGTTAAGATTGTGTCACTTATTTCTTTTGGTACTCTGAATTCTTCAAATGTACCATTTTCCTTTAAAAGAACAATAACACTACCCATTAATTTTGTTTTATCAAATTTGGTACCTTGTAACATTTTTAAAATCAATCTACCGTATAGTGGTAATTGTAAGTAATAGTGACCCAAGGCATTATCATGATAATTACCAAATGGTGGATACAATCTACCAGTGTAATATTGAACTTCAAAGTTCTTTGGTTTATTAGTTTTCCAATCTGTGATAACTAAACCGTAATCAGTTTTTTGTCTGTTCATCATCAACCATACCTTATCGGGTTGACCGGTATATCCTTCTTCAGGGTCACCTAATACCATCTCAGTATCTAATAATACACCACCACGTTCCAACATTAAATCAAGAAACTCTTTACCTGCACCAATCATCGCATCACTCTTACGTTGTTGTTCCTCATTGATATCAAATATTGGTTGTCTCACATTTTTGTAGTTACCAAATCTATCAATGGTATCGGTTTCTAATTCAAAGTGAACACGACTACCCATATTGGTTGATAAATCACCGGCTTGTTTCCATTCCGCTAACAATTCTTTTGCACCTTCAGGGTCACCTTTACACATCTGTAATGCCTTACCTTCTGAATCAAAGTGTTTATGGAACTTGGATATTAGTCTTGAAACTGACGGGAAATTACTTTTAATTTCACCGTTAAGGTCTCTCATATAATAAATGTGGTCTTCCTCAATAAAGGACAACTCTAATTGTTTCCTTTTTTCCTCCAACGTGTCTCTCATCTCTAACGAGATATCATATAAATTCATATTAATCTAATTTAATTTCTTTATAACCACTTAAATCACCAGCCAAATCTGCAATGTCTTTATCACCCTCCAATTTAATGATGTTAACTCGACCCATTAACTTACCACAATTAATTCTATGATAAAGTCTTTCAGCATCGTTCCACGCATCAGGGTCCAAGACAATAGTGAGTTCCCCCTTTGCATCATCGTATAACTTATAAAAAAGGTGGTCTGACATAAATTTACCCAACATTGGTATTGAGTTGGGGATAAATATGCTATCGAAAGCACCTTCAACGATGTATATTTTTTCATTCCATTTAACTAATTTCTCATTGAAAATAATAATCTCCTTTTGTACCTCGGGATTTTTATACTTCAATTTAGTGTATGATAGGTATGACCTTGCAATAAAATAATTTAAATAACCTTCCTCATTGTAAGATGGAATAATAATTCTATTTGCAAAGTCTCCTTCGTAACAAAATCCAATGTTATATCTCTCTAACATTTCATCTGTAATATTTCTTTTCTTAATATAAGCCCACGCTTGTTTGAATTGTGATGTTAACCTCAATCCTCGACTTGCGTCTTTAAATAAGATAAACTCCTTTGGTAATTTTACATTTTTATAGACTCGTTTTGGTGCTTCACCATCCTCATCAGGTCTCAATATGATATATTTCTTGAGTTGTTTAGGATTACCGTGTTGTTTTATTAACTTATATAACGTACCATGAGTTCCGTGAGTCTCAGAACACGACCAACATTTAAAAACACTTTCTTTGTAGTTGATTTCAAGGTTTCCTTTCCCATCTCCGTGGTCAAGTTCCTTAATATCATATGAACAAACAGGACAATCAAAAGATATTTGTCCTTTGTAATCGTTGTGGAGTTTAGGTTCCCCTAAAATGTCCTCAAGGATATCAATTACCGGTGAATAATCTACTTTTTGGTCAGTCATACTCGAAAGGTAAGGAAAATATTCGAGAAAAAAAAATTGAGCATAAAAAAAGAGAGCCGAACACCACCCCGACTCTCTACCAACCAAGAATGTATTTCTACATTCCCGACCTACATTAATAAATATAAATAAAAGAATTTAAAAAACAAAGCCTACTTCGTATTTTTTTCAGTTTCTTTTATCATATTTACATATCCTATCACACAACACGCAGCATCTGCCATGTCGTAGTTCTCTTTCTTTAAAGCTCCTGTCTTTCCGTATAACCAATTAATGTCAGGACAAACCTCATTAACGTGTTCCCATATAACATGTTTTTTATCGATGTCTTTTGGGTATCCACCAAACAAAACATTACGACCTTTGTCATTTGGTCCAACTAAATCAGGAAAAGCGTATTTTCTTGAGTTGTATGTTGAAATAAATGTTGGTAAGATTCCTAATGCGTCATAACATACTTTAAGAATTAAAGTGTTGTAACGTAACAATGTACCAATTGTGTAAATGTTATTAGATTGAAGTAATGGTTCTTCTATAATGACACGGGTGATACCCATTCCTTTATAATTTTCGATGTGTGTCTTAAACGCATCAGCCTTCTTAATTAATTCTTCGATTTTATCTTCGGGTTGTGGTTTAATTTTTGGGGAAAAGTGTGTTAACTCCAATAATTTTGACCCTGAGATATCAAATAACGCAAACCCAATTGTTTTGGTGCTGATATCTAAACCAAGAATTTTAGCCGACTCAAGTATTTTTTTGCTCATGTAAACTATAATAAATAATTTAACATGAAATGTAAAGTCTTAGAAATCTAACTGTACATCAATTGTTTGGTCACCAGTTCTTTCTAAAGGTTCAGACATCTTAGCCATTATTAATGTTTCTTTGTTTGAATTTAATAATGCCACCTCAGTTATCATTGGATTACCTGATTGATGAGTTGGGTTTACTGATGTTGTGAACTTATCTGCCGGTAAATTTGCTCTAAATGTCAATGTTTGTATTTCAGTACTTCTAACTACATTAACACTACCGGGGAATGGTTGTTCATCACCAAAATATGGACCTGAAGACGTAGTAAAATCACTTGTCATGAAGTCACCTAAATTAAATGAACTTGTTGCACTTGATACATCACTTTCATTTATTGTAAATGTTTTGTTCGATAATTCTGTTGATTCAATTAATCCCGCACCATTTAATGTGATACCAGTTTGTTTATAATAACTCCAAGTGTCCGAATCAGGATACTCACCATTATTTGTTATTTGGAATAATAAATAAAATTCATTTGCTATGTGTCCATTAATTGTGTTACCTGTAGTTGTTTGTAAGTATTGGAATTCATCACTACCAAATTTAACTGAAACACTGTGTGGTGTTGTTGAACCTGTTAATTTAGTGTAGTAGTTACAAGGTAAACTATTAGTATTTGTATCTCCCGAATAACTTAACATATATGTAATCCACATAGTTTTACCAGTGGTTAAATCAGTTATTGGGTCATTGGTAATAATTGCACTTACCTTTGGTGCCGGTAATGTGAACTTTCTATTTGATTTATAATCTAAAGCCGCAACGATTTCTTCATCATCAAATACAATTACTTGTTGATTGTAGAATATTTTACCTACTCTCACATCTTGCTCGTCAAGTAAATCTCTATATTTCAAAACAAATCTTGAATTGTATGTAGAAACCATTTCTTTATCTGTAAGACCCATATGGAATATTTCACCAACAGTTGAACCTGTTGGATTTCTATGGTACAATAAGAATGGTATGTTTATTTGGAAATACTCTTCATCAGATAAGTCAGATGCGTTTGGTGATGTAAATCCTGTACTTGTACTTATGTGGTCATCGTATTTAAAGAATCTATTTGGGTCAACGTTATCACCATTTTTTGAATAATGAATAATTGCAATTGCCTTTTGTTCTTCAGGTGTTATTGTTATTAATTCATCAACAGTATTTGTAATGGTGGTACCTGTATTATATGTTTGACCTTCAGATAATTTGTATCCAAAAAATTCTTTAGTTCCTACATAACCATTGCTTGCATAACCAGTGATACTTCTATCTGTGTTACCTAAACCAATTGGTTTTTGGTCCCAAACTACATTTAATGTCCAAGGGTTATGTTGTTCGGTTGTGTCTGTCGGTACAGGGTTTTCAAACTCATCATCATTTTGAATTACAACAACATTAGTACTTGGTAATCTTGGAACCTCTCTATCTAATGTTATTGATGTTGAGCCAGTTGATACTACTTTATAGACATAACTATTAGTTTTACCTGTAATTAAATCATCGTCTAATTTATTTGCATTTAATGCCAATGTAATGAAACTACCAGTTGCATAATTTGAACCGGCACCAACTGTAATTGTATCAGTGTTACCAACAAATGAACTAACCGTTTCATAACCTGATTTAATATATGAACTTGATACAAATCCCGCAGGTCCCATAACATTTGAACATTCTGTCATTTCCATCAATGAAACAGGGATACCATATGGTGAACTACCCGAAACATAAGAAAGTGGGTATTTTACATTACCATAATCATCAAATGGTGCCATTACTATTTGACCGGTGGTTGAATCCGTGTATGAATATTCTGAATCACCTACAGCAAAGTGTGTAATCACAAAATTACCATTTGCAATACTTTCTCTACCCTTTTGTGTAAGTCTCGTGGCTATTGTAAAACCTTTATAATTTGTATCTAAAAAACTCATATATTATAAATATTAATTTAATTTAATTAGCACTCTGAATTTAAATTAGAATCTCCACCATAATTTGGTCTTAGATATCTATATTTGGACCTGTTAAATTTGGTATTCTTTAATAACACACCACCTGACCATAGAGTAGTTGCCGGAACAAATTGTTCAATAACTTTAACCCAATATGGTGACATCTTTTTTATGTATTCAGTTAATGTTGTATATTTAAATGGGGTTATATCAACACTGTTAATATAATCTCTATAAATTTCATCCAATATAGTATATCCTCTATCAAATTTCATTGAACTACTATTAGTTAATACGTTTTTCAATGTACTATCCAAATATTCTGCAAATGTAAAACCAGTCTGTGGTGTTAAAGTACCAAATGTTAATTCCAAATTAGATGATTGTCTCCAAATATCGTATTCAATTGTTTGTGATGGTGATAAATGTACATTAAGATTTTTTCTATTTAATGTTAAGATATTTAAATCATTTACAACGCTTACTTTCTTATTGTCGATTCTTGACTTTAAATCATAACCATAATCCAAACCTTGGAATGTTCTAAAACCATCAAAATAATCCTCACCATATGTATATGGTTTATTCATAGTTTTAGTGTATTTGGTTCTACCAGTCAATACAGAGTTTTCATAATCAACTACTAATGGTGACCTATGGTCTAATGTGATATCATACCATCCTGAACCTTGTTGGAAGAATACACTACCATCACTACTTGTTGCACCTTTTGGTACACCGTTTTCATCAATTGGGTAATCTGCTCTTGTTAATGTTGTGGTAGTTGTTGCTGTAATACTATTTGTAACACCGGTAACATAACTTGGGAATGTACCACCTGTTATTATATCTGTAACAATCACACCGGTTTCAACACCATTAATATAGTTGTATAAATCAAAATTAACTTTTAAATCGGTGATGTCACCAACATCCACTAACGTAGTAGCTTCACTTGGTACTGAGGTGATATCATAAACATATTCATCAATCTTAATCATTGGTTCAGGTGCACCTAAGAATTTCAAAAAGAATTCTAAAGCTTTACGTGTGCCTTTTGATTTATATAGTTGTGCAAGATTAATTAAAATTCTTCTGTAGAATTCATATTCAGATTCTATTAGATTCTTTCCAACCGGTACTCCTAAGTAATTACTATCTTGTCTTGTATAAAGAATATCATTTAAACTCTTCTCATCGAAAAGATTAACGGTATCAAGACCCAAGTTTTGTGATAGATTTTTTAATAACATATCAGGTACATTACTAATACCATCATAACTCACATGTCTCATGTAAGCAATGTTGTCGATATATTTTTTTACACTATCAAAACTTTGTCCGTATAATTGAAAAACCGATTCAGCTCTTTTATCTTCCGTATCGAATTCAAATAATTGCGGTGCGGTTAAAAATCTAACAATTAAATTAGATTTGTAGTCATCAATCTCATCTGATAAGTCATAAAGCTTTTGAATATATTGGTCATACTCAATACCAACAATTTGTGGATTCCATCCGTCTCTCGACACCGGCCATGTTGCGTCAACACCAATTAAATCGGTTGCACTTTCATCTAAACTATCTCTCGGTACACTAAATGTTGCAGTATAGATTGGATTCGACTCCCTATCAATCAATAATTCCTCAAGGTCATCTAAATTCTTAAAGAACTCTTCAATGATACTATCATTTGGTTTGATTAAAAAATCAACATTAACATCTGTACTGCCGCTAAATAAATTACCTTCAACCTCGAATGTTATAATAAAGTTATTGTCAAAAGTTGGTTCAATGTAATTTGTAATATCGTAAGAAACACCACTATAAATTAATGTGTAATTTTTATATGATGAATAAAAATTTCTAATTTCATTACTTGTTTCTACTAAAGTGTTACTATTTGGTTTTGTTAATACAATTTCAAATGGATTATAAAAAATTGATTGTTGTGTTTCAAATTGGGTTGTATTGGTTCCACTATCGTAACTAATATTTTCCGCCGTATAGTTTGTTGTTCTACTTACTGTTGTACTATCCGCCAATAACGATGCGGGAAACTTACTAATAATTCTACCAATTGATATATTGATTCTATCTTTTAATGAACCAAATAAAGACCTACCAGCATCTTTTCTTGATGGTTTGAATTTAATTGTATCATTTGTTGTTTTTGATGTGTTGGTTTTTGGTGCGTTAGTTTCTTCCTTTAATGTATCTAAAGTCAAGAAATCGGAAAACGGTGTTGTTGAAAAACTTTTACTATCTTTTTCGGGTGTAAGTCTATCAAGTACAAAGTTGGTATTGGTCAATTGACTACTACCGTCAGTTATTTGATTACCAACTAAACTGTCGCTAAAAGTTTGTGCCCCACTGGCAGCTTGACTTGGAACTTTATATTTTACTACTTTTGCCATTATACGTTAGTAATGTTATCTAATCCTAATGTTTCATCAATATCCGTTCTCTCTTCACGAACCTCATATAGTGTCTCACTAAATTCGTCTTTAATTTCGTAAAGGTTGTATTGTTTGTAAATTTCATTATTCTCATCGTAGATTGTGTAGATACCCGGAGTAATCGCCTTAGTTTGATTACCGTACAATGCATGTGCCAATGTGCTAGCATCGTGTTCTACCATATCAATCTCAATAGTTGTTGGATTAACAAACGTATTGGTTAATATAACCTTTTGACCCGGTTGTCCAATAAAAGGAATAACGTTTGGTCTTGTTGATGGTGATGACGAAGGTGTTATCGTCATGAATATTAAATTTGTTACTTGGTCAGTATATTGATATCTAATTGCCTTATCTGTTGTGTTAGATAAATTAGATGTTATTGGTTGACAATAAAATGAAGATGTTACAACTCTATAGAAATTTGGTATTTTTGTTTTGTTATCGTTAGTGTTAATATATTCAACACGATAACCTACCATTCCTTGTGGTGTAAATTTGTTTCTATCTTCAGCCGGTACATTTGATGTGTCAATTATCAATCCTCTTACTGATGGAAGTGATGCTAAAACACCACAATCCGTAATTGTTGTTCTAATTTGTTTTGGTCTTATATGTAATGTATAGATTCCCAATTCAGAAAAATCGTCAGCACTTAATTTTAAATTATATAAACCACCTAATATCTCAGCATTCGGTGCCGATGCGTCATCCGTAGTATCGGAATTGTGGTAAACAGGTGTCAAAACATCTGTTGATATTAATTTTTTTAGTGTAACCGGTGTTGTAGACGTTCTATTTGATGTATAATGATAATATATCTCAACATCTCCTGGGGATACGTCTGCGGGTCTTACTATACCATATGAGCCAACTGCCATTTCTTTTTTATTTAATAAATATAAATCTTATTGTTTTTTCACTTTAAAATAACCATTTCCATATACACTTAATTCTCCCATATTATCAATCTCACCCAATCTTAAGTTCATTTCCATTACACCCTGTTTTCCACGTTCAACAAAAACGTCAGAATAAATCTTTGGTTCATCAACAAATCCTAAAAAATGTTCATTACGAGATAACACCTCAAATATTATTTCTTCTTTTGTAAAACCTACTGTGTTTCCTGTTAATACTGTATATCCCTCAGGATAATCAAGATAATAAACACCATCTATTGTATAACCGGTCGTGTTTGTTTCACTATCAATATTAATTGGGATTGTATATGTATCACTACCGTATTTTTTATATTCCGATAATTTACTTAATCCAATGGCATTATAATATGTTATACCTGTGAAATTTGTATCACCGGTATATGCACTATAATCTAAATCATTTTGATAACCTTGTTCGTAACTCGTTTCCGGAGTTACATATGGTAATGTAAATGTTAGTGAACCTGAACCAAGTAGCATAATTAATAATGTATTCTAGTAAATATCTTTAGAATACTTTTGGATTAATATAATGAATAAATTGGTGTAAATAAATCTTTTAAATTGTATCGCACTGAATAAATTCAAGCATTACCTTTTTATTAATAGTGGGTGATGCTGTGGTAATGTTAAAGGTAAAATTGTATTCACCCTTACCCAATATTATTTTACCACTATCTGAAGTTGTTGTTGATACAGTAATACTTGATGGGGTTGGGTATGGTGTGTCATCAATATGTGTCACTGTTAGTGTACTTGATACGTTAACACTATCAAGGTCATCATTTGTTACTGTTAATTTTAGAACCGGAATACCATTTGCACCAATTAAATTCGAAACGTAACTTGTAAAACAAAAATCGGTAGATTGGAATGTAATAAAAGAATCGCCACATTTTATTTGATAAAATGTATAACCGTTAACCAATTGTTGATGTGTTAAATCTGATTTTAAAATTGTATATTCAGGTCCAATATTTAAAACATCGACTATACCTGAACTTGTTCCACCTGTAATTTCAACACTACTAACACTAATCCCGCTCATTGTAATTCCTGAAGATTCATAATGTTCCAAAGTAGCAACAAATGGACCAATAATCTGATGTGGTATATTTTTATATTTTACTTTTACATTAACCGCCATATCTTATAAATATTACACCGTTATTATATATGCAGTTGTTTCTGTACAACCATTATTATCGGTAACTTTAACATAATAATAACCTGCCGTAACACTACTAAATGTTACATTTGATGTATCAGTTAATGTGTCAACTACACTACCTCCACCAACTTCGTATGGTGCTGAGAAATCTTGATACAATTCAAATGTTTTACCACCTGAAGCACCACCTGAAACGGATGCATAAATTTGGTCAAATGCAGTTTTTTGTGCAAATATTCCAAGTGCACTTGGTTGTGTTATTGTACGAGAATATTCTTCAACTTTACCCGCACTATCTTTAATATAAACAGTGTACGTACCTGCAGGTACATTATATGTTGTTGATGAGGTCCAATTTGTATATGTGGTATAAACACTACTTAATTTAGTTTGGAAAGTTCCGCCACTTCCACCTGTTACGTTAGTGATAGTTATCGTACCGTCATTTCCATTACACGCCGCATTTGCACTTGATACTGTTGCGGTTATACAAATTGATTCATATAATGTTACGGTTTTGTCAGTATAAACACTAGTATTACAATTAGGACTTGCATTGTAAACCCTTACAGTGTATACTTGACTACCGCCTAAACCGTTTATATATCCAGTATCAATTGTTGCATTTCCACTACCATTTATAGTTCCATCAGGTGATGTACAACCATTATTTGTACATGAGAATGTTGCACCATTACAATATCTATAAAAGTCACCAGGGTTTCCACCTGTAATTAAAAGTTTACCAGTCGTACTTGTACCATTCGTAACACAATTTGGTTGTGTTGTACCCAAATTAAATATTGGGTATGATAAGATTGTTATATCGGTTGTTGTTGCGGCAGCACTTCCGCCAGTACCATTTAATACCACATAGAATGATTCACTACCTTCAGATAATCCGTCAGATGAAATTGTTAATGTAAATGTACCCGTATTACTATTAATTGTAACATTTCCACTTGTTGCACTTGAGAAATCGGCAGATGATGTTGTTCCATTATAACCAACATACCAACCAAGTGACGTTCCATTTCCAATATCTGTTGTATTAACTGTCAATGTTATAGTATCACCCTCAGCAACAGTATATGCCGATGATGTGATGCCATATGTTGGTTCCGCAACATTATTAACACTAATTGTAAATTGTTTTTCTGTGTATAGTCCACCTTGGTCAGTTGAACGAACTCTAATTGAGTATGACGATTTGGTTTCATAATCAAAAACAACTGAATTTCTAAGTGAGCTTCCTGAAATATTAAAGCTACTATTATCTCCACTACCTGTTCCCGCAACTAATGTATATGTAAATGAGTTACCTGAATCGGGGTCAATTGTTTGGAAGGTACCAATTGATGTGTTTATTGATGTGTTTTCATTTTGTGAACTATTACTTAATATAATATCTGTCGGTGTTTCATTAACATTATTTACATATATCGTAAAATCTTTCTCGTAATATAAACCACCTCCGTCTGTTGAACGAATTCTAATTGAGTAAGATGATTTTGATTCATAGTTAAATGTTCCGTTAGTGAATAAATCATCTCCCGTAATTGCAAAACTACCATTATCCACACCACCTGATGCAAATGAATATGTAAATATATTAGTACCATCAGGGTCAGTTGTTGAGAACGTTCCAACAAATGTTGTTGAACTTGAATTTTCATTAACATATACATTAGTTAAACTAATATCTGTTGGCGATTCATTTACATTATTAACACCAATTGTAAATTGTTTTTCGTTATATAAACCTCCTTGGTCTGTTGAGCGAACTCTAATCATATACGCGGTTTTAGACTCGTAGTTAAAAACTATAGAATTTCTAAGAGCGTTTCCTGAAATATTGAAACTACTATTATCATCACTACCTGTTCCCGCAACTAACGTATAAGTGAATGTGTTACCCACATCAGGGTCACTTGTTGAGAAAGTACCAATTGTAGTATTAATCGATGTATTTTCATTTTGTGAGGTATTACTTAAATTAATATCTGATGGTGTTTCATTAACATTATTAACAAATATTGTAAATTGAGCTTCTACATATAATCCACCTTGGTCTGTTGAGCGAACTCTAATTGTATATGATGATTTAGTTTCATAATCCAAAAATACAGTATTTCTTAGTGAGCTTCCTGAAATATCAAAACTACCATTATCTCCACTACCAGTTCCTGTCACTAATGTATAAGTAAATGTGTTACTTGCATCAGGGTCAGTTGTTGAGAAGGTTCCAATTGTTGTATATTGTGCTGAACCTTCATTAATATTGTTAGTACTTAACGATATTGACGCTGGTGTTTCGTTCACATTACTAATGGTTATAGTGAATATTTTTTCAAAAAATTGTCCAAGTGAATTGGTTGAGCGAACTCTAATTGAGTACGATGACTTAGCCTCAAAATTATAAACTTCAGAACTTCTTAACTGTGTTCCTGATATGTTAAAACTACCATTATCACCACTACCCGTTCCTGTAACTAATGTATATGTATACGTCTCAGTAATTGGACTTGCGGTTTGTGATGAGAATGTTCCAATAACATAATTTATTGAACTATTTTCAGGTATTGATTCACTCGATAATGAAATACCATTTGGTGGGTATGGTGACGGTGTCGGTGTTTGTGTTGGTGTTCTTGTTGGCGTAACAGTATTTGTTGGCGTTTGTGTTCTCGTTGGCGTAACAGTATTTGTAGGCGTAACAGTATTTGTAGGTGTAACAGTGTTTGTTGGTGTTTGTGTTGGTGTTCTCGTTGGTGTAACAGTATTTGTTGGTGTTTGTGTTGGTGTTCTCGTTGGTGTAAAAGTATTTGTTGGTGTTTGTGTTGTTGTTGGTGTAAACGTATTTGTAGGTGTAACAGTGTTTGTTGGTGTTTGTGTTGGTGTTCTTGTTGGCGTAACAGTATTTGTTGGTGTTTGTGTTGTTGTTGGTGTAAACGTATTTGTAGGTGTAACAGTGTTTGTTGGTGTGGTCGATGGCGTGAAAGTAGGTGTTGGTGTAACAGTATTTGTTGGTGTTTGTGTTCTCGTTGGTGTTACAGTTGGGGTAACCGTATTTGTTGGTGTTACAGTACTTGTTTGGGTTGGAGTTGGGGTTGGTGTAGGTGTTACACACGGTGCGGTTGATGTAACTTGAGAGTTACCACTAACATCGGTAATAGTTAATACATTACCACTACCGTCACTTTTTCTAATAAAAAACGTGGAAACTCCTGTAGTACCTAAAGTTGTATTTAATTCAGCAATAGTCCAAGCATCGGTACCATCTGGTGACTGATATAAAAATTCATTTAATTCCAATGGTTGGTCAGCGTCATAAATTAAAATTTGTGTACTCGGTGAATAACAAACCGTATATGAATCTGTTGAAATATAGTAATATGCCCCATCAAGTGGATTAGACGTTGATGGTGTTATAGTAGGTGTAACGGTACTTGTAGGTGTAGGTGTTTGTGTTCTTGTTGGCGTAACAGTATTTGTTGGTGTCACCGTATTTGTTGGTGTTTGTGTTCTCGTTGGTGTAACAGTGTTTGTTGGTGTAGTTGATGGTGTAAAAGTAGGTGTTGGTGTAACAGTTGGGGTCGTAGTTGTAGTTGGTGTTGGTGTTGGAGTACGCGTAGGTGCGACATAACAACCACCAAGTGATAATATTGAAATTTGTGCAATGTTATTTTGGTCTTCAACTCTAGTTGACCCCTTTAACGTACCATAAAATACCCCCGTATTAATTGTATATATACCCTGAGATACTTCTTCATATATCGTTGTATATGTTTCATCAAAATATTCAATAAATCCACCTGAATTAACAATATACGTGATACCGGTATATGCATCACAAATTGTTGGTGGAACACATTCACTATATGTACCTATATTAAATGTAACCCTATTAAATGGATTTGGGCTATTAAATGATGTAATTGTTACATTTGATATATCATTAAAATTCAAATCGGGTAATGGTATAAATTTTTCACTTTCATCACTTAAAAAATTAACCGTTACCGTGGAATATAATACACTACTACCCGTATATATATTTGCATTAAAATTAACTCCAACATATGAAACTGTTTGTCCGCTTTGCGAATCCTTTATTATAAATTTAACACCATTATCACTTAAATCACTACAAATTTCTTCTGAATCAATAACTAAAATACTTGATTGAAAATAACTAAAAATTGTACTATCGAATGGATAAATTTCACGGTATAAACTATCGGCAGCTTCGGTGTAATCGTATGTTGATAGGTTATCATCATACAAATAAAATGTTTCTTGGGTTGATAAATTATTTATAAATCCTCTAACAACGAGTGGGTCACTATAGAACGATGATTCATTCCAATTATTAATTATATTGATGTTGGTATTACCGTCAAATATTAAATTATCTCGATTATTCGATGTTGCAAACCAAGCACTTGTATAATTTAAGTTTGTGTTTGAAACACTGTACGTTCCGGTAGTTCCGGAAACTGAAGAATCCCCACTATTTACCCATAATAAAATATCCGTAACTATACCATTTGTTAATTCATAAATTTTTCTATAATATGTTTCATCGATAACCGAATAATATCCATTTAACACACTATAAAATCCATCTCTTTCATAATATAATTTTTTACCAATTGTAACACCTTGTGTATCTGAATTATCATAAAATAATGTATAAATATTTTGTATATTTTCTACTTTTATTTCATGTGTGAAATATGTGATAATACTGGTTACACCTGGTTTTGATTTAAATGGTAATTCTCCCGTTGTTCCAGTTAAAGATATTAAATAATTATTTGCTTGACTGTCAGCATCTTCAATTGAAATTGTTGATTCTATTAATCCACGAGGAACAACAATTTTTTTAGGTATAAAGACATTTAAATCTCCAATTTTTTTAGTGGTAGTTGTTAATTCAAATGTTATTTCATTATTAGTATATCCACTAGCAGATTTTTCAGGAACACCCATAGTATAACAAAGTAATATTTCACTATTATACTGTGTATCATAAAAAACCGGTGATGAATCGGGAACTGTTGATATTTTAAATAAATCTAAACTATATTCACGTACTGTATTTAAAGCATATGATACCTCTCTGGACGTTATGACTCCTGTATTTGAAATTGTATAAAAATAATCTCCGTCACATAATGTGGTATAATAATTTTCATATGGAGTAGAACTATGTTCATTACCTGTAGTAAAATCGGCGTGTTTATAAATTGTTATTCCAGGTTTTAAATATGGCGTTGTTGTATATCGTCTTCTTAATACTTTAGAATCTTCAAACACATCTTTATTTGTTCCAAAAATACTATACAAAAATCCTAATAAAGCACCAACAATTGGTATTGAATTTAAAAAGCTAAAAATACCGAGTGCTAGAAATGCATCAGCTATATTGTCATATGTTGTTTTTGACTTAAATCCCTCACTATCACCCCCATAAAGAAAATATGACGCAATTGCTTTAACAACAGCATGTCTACTCCCCGGTATTGGAATATGTTTTTCCTCATTATAATTGTAAATTGTAAAAGCATTATTACTGGCTAAATGTGGTGTTGAATTTGACACACCAAGAAAATATGAATAAACTATTGGTTGTGTTAAAGTACTTGGGGTAATAGTTTTAGTTATCGTTGCATTAAATTCCGGAAGTTTAAAATCTATCGCACTCCAAAATGCCCTATCATATGAAGGTGTAATTGTTAAATCGGTGGTAAAAACATTTGTTTGTGGTATGAATGTAAAATCTTTAGGCCCGTTATATATTGGTGTTGCTTTTAGAGGTTTAAGGAACTCATTTTTAAAATTATAATCAACTTTTGTTCCGTAAGTTCTTTTTATGTCACCCAATCCAAGTTTATAAATGAGATTTGTATTATATATTGCGCCATAATAATATGGTAGGCATCCCCATTCAAAAAATGGGTCATTAAATACAACACAATTTGACGTAAAGGTAAAGGAGGTTGGCCAATTCTCTATCAACACAGGTGTGTATACTCGTGTGATTACTTTTGGGTTATAGTATGAATCGTATGGTGAATATGGGTGAAGTCCAAGTCTATAATTATAAATTTCGGTACCACAAGGAGCATCAATTTCATAGGGTGTATTTGGGGGGTCAGCACAATCATCCCTTGTATTTATTGGATATTCAGTTGCCACTCTAAGATGAACCATTCCGGTTATGGTTACTATACTAACAGTTTCATTCGCTTCAAATAGTGTATCAAACCTTACTTTATTAAAATCACAACCACCACCAACACTAAGTTGTCCAGGTTCATCTAAATTTAGACCATCACCAACTGTAAAAAAAACTCGACGAGTTCTTTGCGGAGTTGTTGGAATTTTATTTACACTTATTTGAACTAATCTATGATTTGTTGGATAATGAAAAATATAATCGACAATTTGATATTTGTATCCATTTGTTTTAACGTTAGTGGCATTTCGATAATATGGATGTGGAACCATTTTACAAGGTATTCCACCACCACTAAAAGATTCATCCCTACATTGGTTTGAAAATCTATATTCGGTACTACATGTATAAGCCACCATGGTGTGTGATACATTATTATATACATAATAAAAAATGATAGGTGTGGCAACACTAGCCCTCAACTTTGAGTTATCGTAATGTGTTTTAGGTACAAAAGTGTCACCGTTAGATACTTCATTAGCCAATAAATCATCATAATACCACCTACTATTTATGTAACTGTTATTTGAAGAACTATCTGTTTTTTCTTTATATAATGTGACAACTTGAGGACATGTTGTACATACATAATCATTATTAGTATATCCACTACAAAATTCTTCAAAGTATATCGGAGGGTCACAATCAAATTTTATTTTAAAACTTCCTGAAGTACCACCCGTGGTCTTAAAATCTATGGTAAAATAAATGTCATTTGTGTTATCGACATCTACTGAAAAATGAAAGTACTTATTAACTGCAGTTGGTAAAGTATTAATGTCAATTGTTGAAATTACCAAATCTTTACCATTAACTAATTGTTTTATGTAAATAATGGTATTTGCTCCACCCATACTTATGGGTGTCATTGTTAATCTAATTAATTTGCGTAAAGAAGGTGGGGTTGTTGATACGTCTTTTTTTAAATCTTTTAATTCATTGTATTTTAAAAAAAAAGTGGTGCCTGACACATGTAATCCTTGAGTGCTCCATGTTAAAGTTTTTTCAACACCACATTCATTTGCTATGGGTGTTGAACTATCAATAGGTACCGGACAATTAAAATTAAATTCACTCATTCATTTTATATTTTATGATATTTTAAGACCATATATTGTACCCATTTTATTTGGTACATGTATTATTTTTGTACTTTCAATAATTGTATTTGTATCTTGAGATTTATTATATGTTTTTTTAAATAAAGTTAATTTACTTATATAATTAAATATCTCAATATTAATATCTCTTGAGTTATTTGGTGTTATATAAAAGTTTATATCATATATTGAATTATTATCGTCAACGTTAAACCAAACTATTTTATTAATCTGACCAAAGTTCACACTAAAAGATACATCAGGAATGTTAGTATATGTACTCATTTTATTTTTTTATTTAAAGTAATTCATCATATATTATTCTAATATCATCTCCACTTGAGGTTGCACTACCAAATATACCCGGTGTTAAGAAATTTTCGTATGCACTAATACCTCTCTTTCTTTCAATACCATTACAATCAATCCAGAATATATTTCCACCCGTATAAGACGCGTTAAACGATATCATAACACAATCTCCAATTTGACCCGCATAATTGGTACATGTAGTACCACTACTTGTGATTGTAAATGTTGCTTGATTGTCAAGAATTGAAGGTGATTTCAACGATTCAACTATAATACATTCAGAAATTGTGTATGTACCAAGAGGTGCAAAGAATGATTTTTGTCCATTTTCAGTATTATAGATAATGTAACCATCATCAATTATGTTTAATGTAACATTCTCTCTAAACGTTTCGGTACCACCTGTCACAACCTCATTACAAATTAATGTAGTTGCACATGATGTTGTTGTTTTAATATCAAATGGTTGGAAAGTTGTAGTATTTTTTGAATAAACCACAATATCTAAAACTTTCGAATCGTCAGTTCCAATAAATCCAACTGTTTTTGTTATATTATTACTTCCATTATATAAAACAAAAATTTCACCAACTTTCTCAGCGTAATTACCAACAAACACTTCTGTTGTTGAATTATATGTTATTGCACTAATTGTTACCTCATAATTACCATAAGAATTGTCTAATATGAACGTATTATTAAGTATGGTCGTACCCGCATTTAATACAGTATTAGTCACATTACCTTCATTACATGCCGCAGTTCTTAATGTATTACCTGAACAATCACCTACTAATTCAACTAATCTTGAAGTTATATTTTGATAATGTGAACCACCGCTATAAAGTACATCAAAATATGGTTCCGTTAATGAACAGTTATCATAACAAATATCACTTGGATACGTACCCGCAACTTGATAATCAATAGATGCTATGGTTGTAGTTCCACATGGGTAATAATATAACGTAACTTTTTTATCATCACTTACATCAATATCATTTTGAGTAATTATAACATCATAGCTAGTACATCCCGTACATTCTCTTGGTGTGGTTGTTAATGTAGGTGTAGGTGTGTTTGTAGGTGTAATCGATGGTGTGAAAGAAGGCGTAACAGTATTTGTGGGTGTAATCGATGGTGTAAAAGTAGGTGTTGCCGTTACGGTTACTGTTTGTGTTAAAGTAACTGTTGGTGTAACAGTATTTGTTGCAGTAACACTCGGTGTGATACTGTTAGTTGGTGTAATGGTATTAGTTGGTGTAATAGTATTAGTTGGTGTAATAGTATTGGTTGGTGTAATAGTATTGGTTGGTGTAATAGTATTGGTTGGTGTAACTGTTGGCGTTTCAGTAACAGTTGGTGTGTTTGTGTTAGTTGGTGTAACGGTACTTGTAGGTGTAACAGTTGGTGTCTCAGTAACACTTGGTGTAACGGTATTTGTAGGTGTAACAGTGTTTGTTGGTGTTTGCGTTTGTGTTTCAGTAACACTTGGTGTGATTGTGTTAGTTGGTGTGATTGATGGGGTAACCGTAGGTGTTTCAGTATTTGTAGGTGTTGGTGTATGAGTTAAATCAGTTGTTGACGTAATTGATGGTGTTGGTGTCGTTGTTGGTGTAACAGTTTCGGTAGCTGTTGGTGTAACAGTATTCGTTGGTGTAACAGTTGGTGTAACAGTATTTGTCGCCGTAACAGTTGATGTAACAGTATTTGTTGGTGTAACAGTTTCGGTAATAGTTGGGGTTACTGTATTCGTTGGTGTAACTGTTGGGGTTTCAGTAACTGTAGAAGTAACTGTATTTGTTGGTGTAATTGTTGGCGTTTCAGTAACAGTTGGGGTAATACTATTTGTTGGTGTAATTGTTGGCGTTTCAGTAACACTTGGAGTAATTGTGTTTGTCGGCGTAACTGTTATCGTTTCGGTAACAGTTGGAGTAACAGTATTTGTTGGTGTAATTGTTGGCGTTTCAGTAATAGTTGAGGTAACAGTATTTGTTGGTGTAACTGTTGGAGTTTCAGTAACACTTGGGGTAACTGTATTTGTTGGTGTGGTGGTGTTGGTAGTAGTTGGGGTAACAGTATTTGTCGGTGTAATTGTTGGGGTTTCAGTAACTGTAGAAGTAACGGTATTTGTTGGTGTTACAGTTTCGGTAACTGTATTTGTTGGTGTAATTGAAGGTGTAGACGTAGTTGTTGGTGTAACAGTTTCGGTAACTGTTGGAGTAACACTATTTGTTGGTGTAATTGTTGGCGTTTCAGTAACTGTTGATGTGGGTGTTGGAGATAAACCAGTGGTTGCACTAACACTTGGAGTAATACTATTTGTTGGTGTAATTGTTGGCGTTTCAGTAACAGTTGGTGTAATACTATTTGTTGGTGTAACAGTTTCGGTAACTGTTGGAGTAACACTATTTGTTGGTGTAATAGTATTGGTTGGTGTAACTGTAGGTGTTTCAGTTACCGATGGGGTAATACTATTTGTTGGCGTTATCGTAGGTGTCTCAGTAATAGTTGGTGTAACGCTCGATGTTACAGTGTTGGTTGGTGTGGGTGTATGTGTTAAATCAGGTGTTAAAGTAACTGTTGCAGTAACGGTGTTTGTAGGTGTTACAGTTGGGGTTTCAGAATTTGTCGGTGTGATACTTGGTGTAACTGTTGTAGTTTCGGTATTTGTAGGTGTTGTCGTCATTGTTGACGTAACAGTTTCAGTAACACTTGGTGTAACTGTATTCGTTGGGGTTAAGGTAGGTGTTTCTGTATTTGTTGGAGTTACACTTGGTGTGATTGTGTTTGTAGGTGTTACGGTTTCAGTAACAGTTGGGGTAATAGTATTTGTCGGTGTAACTGTTGGTGTTTCAGTATTTGTAGGTGTTGGTGTAACGGTATTACTTGGTGTAACACTTGATGTGACAGTATTTGTAGGTGTTGGTGTATGAGTTAAATCAGGTGTTAATGTAACACTTGGTGTAATCGTATTAGTTGGTGTAACACTTGATGTAATCGTATTAGTTGGTGTAACACTTGATGTTACAGTGTTAGTAGGTGTGATACTTAAAGTAGGTGTTATTGATGGTGTTACAGTATTTGTAGGTGTAGCAGTTGGCGTCTCAGTAACGGTTGGTGTTTGAGTAACTGTTTGTGTTGGTGTTTCAGTTATTGATGTTGTAATGGTTGGCGTAACACTATTTGTTGGAGTTACACTTGGTGTAATACTGTTTGTTGGGGTTACACTTGGCGTAACACTATTTGTTGGTGTTTGAGACGGTACAAAATTCTCTGTTAGAGTTGGCGTGTTTGTTGGTGTAACACTATTTGTTGGAGTAGTGGTTGTGGTTGGTGTAATCGTCTTAGTAGGTGTTACCGTTGGTGTTGGTGTTTTAGTTAAATTAGGTGTCAATGTAACACTTGGTGTAACCGTTTTTGTTGGTGTGGCGGTTTGTGTTGGAGTTTTAGTTAAATTAGGTGTTAATGTAACACTCGGTGTAACTGTTCTTGTTGGAGTTACCGTGTTGGTTGGTGTTACAGTTGGTGTAGTTGTTTTTGTCGCAGTAACACTAGGTGTAACTGTTCTTGTTGGTGTAGCACTTGGAACAATTGTTCTCGTTGGTGTAACACTCGGTGTAACTGTTTTTGTTGGTGTAATTGACTTAGTAATCGATGGTGTTACGGTATTTGTTGGTGTTAAAGTTACTGTTGGTGTGATAGTACTTGTTGGAGTCACCGTTGGTGTTGGTGTTGGCGTTTTGGTTAAATAATTTGGACATTGAACATTAAAATTCCATAATGTTTCAGGGTCAGTGCTAGCATTTACAACAACTTTTACGGTATTTTCAACAGAGGTTGAACCTGTTATTAAAATGTTACTAATACCTGAACCGGTATATGTTCCAATTAAATTATTTATTGGGTAATAAACACTAAATGAATCATTAATAGTATATGAGTTGTATTCAAATATAGATTCACCAGAATAAACATTACAATTTATAAAATATGTTTGTCCCGTACCCGGCCCACCATAAACAGGAGCGTCACATAGATAATCTCTTGTTGGTGTAACAGATGGTGTTGCAGTTTTAGTAGGTGTAACAGATGGTGTCACAGTTTTAGTTGGTGTTACTGTTGGAGTTGTTGTTTGTGTTGTCGTTGGTGTTGGTGAATTTGTAGGTGTTGGAGTTGGTGTAAATGGAATAATACATTCAACCATAAACGACCATAATGTTTCAACTTCACCACTATCCACCGGATTAACAACAACTTTCACTACATCCGATGTACCATCAAGAGATAATGTATATGTCGATACACCCGATAATGATGTGAATCCTGTTAAATATGTGTTTATAGGGTAGTAAATGTCAACAGAATCAGATATCGTAAAACCACTGAAACTAAATACTGATGTACCAGGACTATTACCAACATTGATATAATTCTCTAATGGCATTGGTGAATATCCACCCGAGTAAATAGTGTTACATTCTGTACCTTCAACGATTGGTATGATTTCAACATCGATTTCAAACGCACAAAGTATGGTTGGCGTCATTGTTGGTGTTGGTGTTAATGTTGGTTCCATGGTCACCGTAGGTGATACCGTCGGGGTTACACTTAATGTTGGGGTTGGTGTAAGTCTTATAGTTTTTGTTGGGGTTGGTGTTACCGTATTTGTTGGAGTTACTGTTGCAGTTATAGATGGGGTAACTGTATTTGTAGGTGTTACGGTATTTGTTGGTGTTGGAGTTTGTGTTACAAACGTTTCACAATCAATCATCATCTCTTTAGACAACGAATTGTTAGTCCAAGGTGAATCTAATTTAATTGTTACGTGTTTTGTTCCAACCGTATCATATGATTTATATGCTTTGTAACAATTAACACCACTACAAACACCTTCAACACCAATAGGGGATGTTGTTCCATCACCCCAATCTACTGTAAATATAATTTCACCAACACCAGCAATATTTTTTAAATTAGTTGTGTTAGTTACCGTTACATTATTACAATCAACTTCGTAAATAAAGTTCGCATTTATTTGATTTTGTGTTGATTCAACACCAACACTACCATCAAATGCCAACATGACACCATATTCATCGGCCGTAGATTCTAAAAATAAAGGTATTTGTTGTGTGTCGTATATTTGAGAATTAATTTCTGAGGGTGTTCCACTTATTAAATTCCAAGTACCGCTTGTTGGTTCTCCCCATCTGTAGTAACCACTATCTTCTGTTCCACCTGAAACATTAAAAACAACTAAACCCACACTAACTTGACTGTCAGTTAAACCGGACCAATCAATGGTGGATGTGTAAGTATCGTCAGCATACCATGTTTGACCGGTCAAAGAAACCAATCTAACATTCGCAATGTTTTTACGTCTAAGGGTATACTTATTTTTCTTCATCTATATAATTTAAATATCTTTAGAATGGTTTTGTAGTGGACATATTAAAAACATCCAACATCAAAACATCCACTTAGTGTACCCGAAATTACACCCGCACCAACAGGTAGATATACATTACCAGGACTTAAGAAAGTTGGGCCACCGTAAATTCCATTATCACCCGTTATAGTTACACAAAATTCACCTTGACTAACACCGTAAGAGTCGTAAAAAATAACTCTAACAACATCACCATTTGTATGCCCTAATAATGTACCATATGAATAAAATGATTGTACATTTATTGAGCTACTATCGCTACATTTAGTTGCAGTATATGAATAGTGTGTTGGATTTATGGGTGGTGTGGCTGACGGTGTTGGTGTTGGTGATGGGCCAGCTGATGATGCCGATGGGCTTGGTGGTGTAGATTGTTGAGTTAAAAACTGTTTTTCATAAAATTTAATCGCATTATTCATACCTTTTCCAACTAAATTATCTTCAGTTGTCGTTTCACCCGAATATTGGTAGACTTTATAAGAATAATTTGTTTTATCTATATTGATTTTATAGTACATATCTCTTTCTTCAACAAGTTGTTGGTCAACAGTTAATTCGGTTGTTGTAAAATCTAATATTGAACCGTCTAACGCGTTCATAAACTTTGCGGTCATGAAAAATGTATTACCACTCAATGTTGAATCACTTAAAACAGTATCATCTTGAAACCAAAATAGATACATATTTTCTTTGTTTTTATAATTCGAACCCATAAACACCGGAATATGGATATTTTGTCTAAGGGTATTATAATAAAATTTTTCCCCTAATGGTAGTGATAAATTTTTTGAAAAAACCAATTTTCTATTTACCCTTGTAGGTGGTTCATTATTTGGTGTTTTGAAAAATTCTAATCTAAAAAAACTTTCAGAAGAAACTTTGGTCATTAATGCGTTGTCTTTTGGTGAAATACCAACCAAACTATAATCTAACCCATTAGTATATGTACCATTTGAATCAGTAAAATAAAATTTATACCAAATATCACATTGGATATCATCACTATTACCAGTTAAACCAGAATATGATTCATGAATAAATCTTACAGTTTCGTAATTGTCAATTGGGTTTATAATTGTAGATAAAATCTCCTCTTCAAATATATCCATACCTTCTTCCCAACCTAAATTTGTTTGGAAGTCATTTTCTTGGTTAACAATTATGTTGTAATCACCGGTTTTTCTTAAAATTTTCATTAACAGATTATATTATTTGTATTTGTTCTTGAATTGAAACTAGCAACTCCATTTTGTTTATTGGTATAATATCTTTCGTTTCTTAGATAAAGATTAATTTCATTTTTTATGTAATGTATATTATTAACATACGGGAAATTTGTTCCAAAACCATCGGGGTCAATATAACCATGTGTATATAAATCTCTCCATCTCCAAACATTTTCATCTTTATCATAGACAGTGTTTTCAGGTAGGTTATAAATTTGATTTGTCTTTGCGGTTTCCAAATAAGGAGATAATTCTCTTAATTTAATCCTGTGATGTGCCTGATAATATAAACCAATTGGATTTGTTTCAGTTGCCCCCGAATAAATGGTATCATCTGTTTGTCCATAATCAAACAATTCCGTTGAGTTATAGATTTTATGGAATGTATTGCTTACAATTCTTTCTTTTAATTCTTTTTTATTGTATTCCACAAAATCACCAATCAATTCACTACCAATTGATAATGTTTGACCCGGAGTAAATGTGTAACCGGATTTAGTAAATGTCGTTCCACTGATGTTTGTTTCTTTGGAAGTGTTACCATCGAAATGTTCATCAACCCAAGTGTCATGAAAATTAAATTTATAACCAACTTTTGGTGGGTATTCAAAATAACCATTTCCGTTTCTAAAAATTGTGGTGACAAAAACTTCTGTTGGTGTAAATCCTAAATTGTTTTTTAATCCATTTAATACAAATGGTTCTTTAAAATCAAATAAAACCGATTCGGGTCTATTTCTTTCAACCAACACATCATTTGTACCTTTACTATTTTCAATTAATAATTTTCTTTCATGTTCAAATATTGGATTTTCAAACCCAACATTATCTAAAATGTAATCTCCAACATCTGTTAATGTTTTATGTTTTCTCACATAATATGTAGATGTTGCTCCGGTTACATTATTTACATCCAAACATCTTTTACCCAAAACAACAGTACTATCATTAAATAAATCGACGGTTTTAAATTGTGATTTATTAATTACAATAACATAATTTTCGGAATCAAATATTTCATTTCCTACATTGTTAACATAGTACGGTTTACCATTTATAACAATATATTCACCACTACTTAAACCGTGTGGTACGGGACTTATTAATGTAAATGTTTTGGTGTTACTCGTAACTCTAAAAGGAATCCCATCAGATGCAACAAATTCATATGTTGTTCCACCACTTAAAGAATATTTCATGGGATATTGAGTATCACCGGTATATGCGTAACTTAAATAAATGTTCCAATTTTGATATGGTGCACTCATAGCGGTGATTGTTGTATGGTCAGTTGAACCTACAGTAGTTGTTATGGGACTATATTCACCACCTAATGTCGTACCTGTTGGTATAATTATGGTTTGTCGATATAAGTCTTTTCTTAAAAATGCAAATTCATCATAAGGAATGTACCCTGTAAAATCATTGTTACTTCCGTCACCAACCAAATAAAGTCTTTCTTTAAGGTAATTATATTCAGTATTTCCACTGTACATATTACGAAACACCATATTCATTTTACCAAATATCTTATAATTTGTACTTTTGTTTCTTTCGTCATCATATAATTTCGCAACATCTAATATGATATCTCTTTCACCAACCCTTAATAGGGATTCAGATGTCTCAAGATTTAACTTAATCGATAATTCTTGTTCATCCGCATTTGCGAATCTTTTACTTGGTAATATAATTTCTTTTTTCTCTTCCATTATTCAGCAGACGGGAATGCACCTAAAGGTCCAAATCTTTTTATAAATTTATCAATCGCGGTTTTACCCGGTTTCAATCCAAAATAATAAAGGTATGGTGTTGACAATATTTGTTTTGTTCCACTATAGTTTCTTGATGTTGGTGATAAAATATAATCAATTCCATTATCCCAATTTTTTACATCCCAATTTCCACTATCTCCAACTCTTGTGTATAATTTACCATCCGTAGCACCACTCAATGTTCCGTTACCCGATGTGATATAAAGAAAAGTAAAACCTTCTTCTTGATTATTGTAGTTTGTGTGCGACCCATCAATCACATTTACCAAATTACCATATTCGTCATAATTAAAGTATTCTATATTAAATGTGGAAGCAACTAATGGGTTAGCTATTGCATTTAATTTAATAATATCGCCACTATAATCTTTAGTCATTGGTAATAAAAGATATTTGTGTGTTGAGTCTCCATTATAATTGTAATTGTATGTCATACCTTGTAATGGTTGAGCTTCAATTGTATTTTGATTAAATATTGTTGGGTAATACCATGCTTGGTTAACACCAGTACCGAATCCTGTACCATTTTTCTCCCATAAATAAAATGGAACCACCTGTGACGATTCCGTTAATCTACCCGGTTCATTCAAACAAGCTCTAACACGATAACCATTATCTTCATCTAATTTTAATTGTACCGGTAATGGTCCGTTATTACTGCCCGAATCTGATTTAAAAAAGTTAACATAAGTATCCGGGTCCAAAACTATTGGATTGTACATTTCATATTTCTTACTTAATAAATCAAAACCATCGATACCCGCCTCACTATTCATTGACATTAATTGTAAGATGTCACCATTTAAAACTTGACCTCTCATCTTTAATGGTAATCTTGAGTCAAATCCGTTGTTTCTAAAGAATGCATATATGTCACCCGTAATAGATGGACTTGCAACATCCAATTTATAATTGATATATAAACCTAAGATACCTCTGATATCTTGATATGATGTTGGTCCAATATTTCTAACCACAGAACAGTTCGGGTCTAAGTTAGGGTCAATACATATCTCCTTAATAAATTCATCTCTAGGACCCAAATCTACTAGTGTGGTTGGGTGAGCTAATGTACCTCTAGCGGAAGCAAATTTATTTGTTAATGGATTATACCAAGATGAACGATAATAGAAACGTTTATCGGGATTTCCTAATGTACCTGTCTTAAAATAAACTAAATCTTCACAATATGATGTGGCGTAATCACTAATATCTAAATTCTCTTCATCGTCCCATATAATTCTTGATTTGAATGGAAAGAAGTATAATGAACCGGATAACCAGTTATCTAAGAATGAATAGTTCACTAAACCTTCACAGAATAATTTACCAACTAATTTTCTTCTACAGTATTCATCAATTGCTGCGATATTCGCTTCCCAATTTGTAGTGTTAGCTGCCGGTATAATTCTATATAAACCATTTCTAATTTCAGAATAACCAGACCAAGTTTCACATGTTTTACATTCATTACCTTTTTCTTTGTAGATTACTTGACCGGCCGGATTTTTACCACCACTACAACTAAAACCTGTTGTTCTAGTGATTGTCTTTAAATCGTCATATTTTTTATTAAATCCATTTACACAATATGTTTCTTTTGCGTAAAATTCATTATATAATGTCATATATTGTCCACACCCCGTAGGTAATGATTCTCCAGTTACAGTTGAAGAACTCGAAAATGATGAATTTAAAGGCATCTGTGTCGTATCGAATAATTCATATGTTACTCCTTTATTATTACTCAATGGTGAGTTATAATCATAAGTTGTATTGGCAATGAAATAATATGTATTATTATCATATGGGTCTTTTTCTTTATTGTCATATGGATAGACATAAAAAGGATTACCAAAACCAACACCATTCAATCTAATATAATATTTTGATGAATTTTGTGCAATTTGACTCCATGTTGGTTCGCCAGGAGCATCTGATGGTTTTGGATATACGTTATTTGGAACGGTTATATATAATTTTTTTATTGTTGCGTCACTATTGTTGATATTACTATCATATGAACCCGCATCAATTATTGAAGAATTTAATGTGTCAGGATAAATTGTACCTTTTTTTACTATGGTGTATAATTGTGTTGGGTCGGATACACCAGGAGATGGAATAACAACATCTTCACCATTAACATTGTTACATTGTACACAATCAGGATATGGTGTAATACCCAATCTAACGGTTCCAAATCTTTGTAAAGGTTCAACCACCAAATCATCAAAAAATTTGAATGGTTGAAAATCTATACTTAACCAAGAAATTCGTAATCTCACCTTATCAATCATAAATTGAAATGGTATTATTAATACCTGAATAGCGGCTATAAAGACTTGATAAATAATCCTTTCAAATATATTAATTGTTATTGCAAGTAAAATTGCAAAATTAATATTCATCATACCCCAGTTAGCGGGAGGTGTAACGATTGAACTGTCACAATCATCTTCTTTTTTTGGTGCAATTTCTTTAATACCAAGATATGTATGTGTTCCAAGTCCATTTGAACTGAAATAAGAACCCATGAACGATGACAAGGTGTATACCTTATTGTATGTTAATCTAAAGAAATAATCTTTTGGATAAAATGAACCTTCTATGTTACTGAATACAACATCATTGGTAGTTGCACCCGTTGGATAATCCTCCCAATTTAATGAGAAGTTATATGACAAACTAGTATCTTCGTTACTATATTCTCTAATGTTAGGAACCAAATAAGAACCCATTGAATGTTTACCACCCGTTTGTGTGTTCTTCATTGTTATTCTAAAACGATAACACGCCGAAGTTGGTACACCTTTGTTTGGGTCATTGGTAATTTCATTTTCACCAAATTCATTTGTATAAAGATACTCCATGTTCATAGGTAAATTCATAACAAATGAACCGTCCTCATCAATATCTTCTTTTAAATCAAACTCTTCAAGTATTGGACGATTTTGGGTGTCCATTGCATTTTTAAATCGAATCGCTTCTATTGTTGCCCCACCTGTTACCAATGAACATTTTTCACCCATTCTATTATCAGCACCACATCCTTTACCCACAGCAACATTTGCCGAATCGGTATAAACTGAACCAATGAAATAAGCCATAGGTTCTATCTTAATACCTAATGATGATAAATCAAAGTCTACTCTTGAGATTCCTAATTCACATAAATCTTGATTACCCCAAAATGGATAAACTGTAAATGACTTATCAAATGAGACTATCTGAGGTAAATCGTCAATATCAGACGATGACTTAAATTCGTATGTTGACTTAAAATCATCCACACCAGCACCTTTTCTAATAAAATCATCCGGTCTAAATGAAAAACAACTAATGTCAGATAAGTCAACATCCACGTGAATGTTTTGCTCACCAACAGGTACACCCCATATCATGAAGTCACCAGCATCGTTTGTTCTTACTGTGTATTTATAATATTTTTCGTAAACTTCTAATATTTCTTCTCTTGTTAAGATATCTCTTTGGTCAGGAAATGTTCCAGTTGGTGTGTGACCACCATGTTGTTTTCTTGCCGGTAATAGATTGTAACGATAGTTATCCTCATTTCTCGTATCTACCGAAGTATATGGATATAATTTAGATATTACGGGGTCTTCAGCATCTTCAGTTGAAAGTGGGATAAAAATAGAAACTCTTGCATTTGGAATACCCAATCCATTATTTGCAGTAATTCTACCACAAACAACACCATAGTCAGCACAAAGTGAAGTATATACGTCTTGTTGAGTAAATTTTAATGATAAAATCTCAAGAAAATCGTAATCTTGTTTTAATTCGACAGTAACTAATTGGTCTTCCCCTATATTGGTAGAGATTCTATGTTTTTGTATCATACTATAATAAATAGAAAGCTAACGATTTTCTATTATTATAAACAAAAAACATTTTAATATGTAGTCGTTCCTAAAGTTTTAGTACGTACTTTTATGTCCACATTAGGGAATCTAATTTGAAAAATTTGATTAGATTTCATATTAATGGTCATATCAAATTGTTGAATTTCTTTTGTGGACGCAACTTTATATGTTTGAGAAACTTCAGAGAGTGAGTAATCTCCACCCGTTTTACCAAACACACGAATATCTACAATGTTTACAACACCGGTAACATTACCAATTTCTCTCATTAAATCACCAACAAATAATGGGTCACCCATCTTACGTTTTTCAATTGCAAAAAATTCAATAACATTTTGAATTGTGGTTTTAACAATATCTGTTGTGGTTGAATTTTTATCAGTAATCAAATCAATTTCTAATCCTAAGTCTATAACCTCACCACTTTGAATATCAATATAGTCATTAATCATTCTATACTCTGAAAGGTAGTTGATGATATTTTCTTTTAATGTATTTGATACCACGTCAGTTAAATTACCATTATCATCATATGATAATAATTTCACTCTAACTTTATTATCTTCTTCCATCACATTGACTTTAGCAGGTGCACCAAATGTTCCCGGCATAGATTCAATTAATGATTTGTAGTCATTTAATGTTACCGCTCTATTTTGTGCTGAGAAATTATAAGCAATCATGTTTCTCAATTCTTCAATTGTTGGTTGGTCAGCACCACCAACTGCCGGTGTTACGTTACTTACACGTAATGATTGTTCTACTTGTAAATTAATTGTTGATAATGGACCGGTGATATTGAATTCAACATTTTCCACATTTGTAATAACATCAACACCTAAATTAGAATCTTTTCCACCACCAATACGGTATCTTACAAACAATGTAGTGTTTGCCTTAGGTATGGTTCCCAATGACATATTATTTAAATACGTTCCTAAATTAACTTTCATTGAACCATTCATGTAATCGTCAAGATTATCCAATGGGTCAACAGTTCCCGAACCAAATGTTAATGAAAAGTAACTCTCAGGTGTAAATTCTGTGATAAATTTATTTTTTACCGGAACATATGTTCCTGCTTTAAAATTATCTTTATCTGAAGCCGTTGTTGGGTCAGGTAAAAATATCGTATCTTCAATTAAACTTTTAACCTCATACCATTTATTGGATGTTGATTCAAATTCTGAACTTGTTGGGTTAGCACCGAAGCTAGTTCCTTCTTTATGAATTACTGAAGTTACACCTAATATATTTTGTTCAGGTAAATAAATCTTTAAGAATGGTTTTTGGTCTAAAGTTGTAATTACTCTTCTGTAAATTCTTGTAACACCGTTTACTACCGCATCTCTTTTTGTAATTGTATATGATATCAATGTATTATTACTATCAAAATTTGGTATCTTTAATCTATTTGGTTCACCTTTACTATTAAAAGGATTAGAAAAATCAATATCTTCTAATGTTTCAAATATTTGACCTGCACCCGATACTTGAGCACCCGACTTTAAAATACCAAGATATCTTTCATCTTCTTTATCACCACGAACCGGTACATTTATTGAGAAATCACATAATGCAACTGATGGTCTATTACCCGGTATCTTAATACCATATGTTTTTGCAATGTGAAATAACGATTGTCTTTGTTGTGCAAAATCCAACATAGTTTCTTGCCAAACTCTATCAATATGAAAATGTAAGTTATCAGCAACGGCAGCATTTAAATCCAATAACACGGAGAATATTGATGCATCATTAGTATTTTTTACTAAGTCAGGATAATATTCTTTTGTTAAGTTTACTAATTCTTGTCTTAATCCCGCAAAGTCTCTTGTTGCGTATGAAATCTTTTTTGCCATTTTAAATGTTGATAATTACAAAATCCGAAGATGTAAATGCTCCGTTATTAACTGTATATTCTATTTTAACCACTGCAGTATATGGTTTACCCGACCCATCAGATACTCTGAATAATCTTTCATCTTCATCTTGATTAAATGAACGTGTTTCATCAGGGTCATCTTCAGCTGACATAACATCCAATCTTGTAATGTCAAGATTTGGAATGTATTTTTTAACCGAGTCTCTAATTTCACCTTCAATTAAACCAAATGTTACCGCATCGTTTTGGTCAAAGATATATTGATATAGACGGGTACCAAAATCAGGTAAGAAATATCTCGAACCTTTTTTAGTTAATAATAGATGAATAAGGTTTGTTCTAATTTCTCTTTCAGGTGAATTTGTCATTTTAACAAAACTACCATCACGACTTTCTCTGAAAGGAAATTCTATTCCATATTTTACTGCCATATCTATAAATATAAACAATATAGAAATGGTAATAAATAAAAAAATCCCGACATTCGCCGGGATTTTCTTTATACTGATGTATTATAATTTATCAAGAACCACATCCTTCACACTCAAATGGTGAATCCGATGGTCGTTCAATTGTCATCTCAACCTCCGGTGTACTTTCACTAATCAACGAATTGTTAGTTGGTGTTGCGTAAACTTGTGGAGTTTCAACAGGTTTAACCGTTGATGTGTCAATACCTAATCCTTTCATCGCATCAACAGCCGATGTTGAACGTAGATAGTACATACCCGTTTTTAAACCTAATTTCCATCCGTGTAAGTGTGCCGCCAATAACTTAGCTTTGTTTACACCACTAATAAATAAATTCATTGATTGAGATTGGTCAATATAAACACTACGATTAGCGGCCATGTTTAATATTTTCTTTTGTGACATCTCCCATACTGTTTTATAGATTTCTTTCAATTCAGTCGGAACCTCAGGGATGTTTTGGATAGAACCATTTTCCATAATGATTTTATTCTTAATCTCCTCATTCCATAAATCATGTTTAAGTAAATCCTTAACTAAGTGTTGGTTAATTACCACAAATTCTCCACCCAATGTTCTTCTTGCATATAGGTTTGTTGTGAATGGTTCAAAACATTCGTTGTTACCCAAGATTTGTGCGGTAGATGCTGTTGGCATTGGCGCAACTAATAATGAGTTTCTAACACCATTGTTAACCACCTCTTTACGTAAGGATTTCCAATCCCAACGACCTGAAGTATCTTCATCAGTTTTACCCCACATTTGATATTGGAATTCACCACGTGAAATTGGTGACCCATCAATTGATTCGTATGGACCATGTAGTTTAGCCAAATCTTTTGAAGATGTTAATGCTGCAAAATAGATTGTTTCAAAAATATCAGTTTGTAATGTGTCAGCTTCGTCCGACTCAAATGGTAATCCTAAAATACAGAACACATCTGCCAAACCTTGAACACCCAAACCAACCGGTCTATGTCTAAAGTTTGATAACTTTGTCTCCGCAGTTGGATAAAAGTTTAAATCAATTACGTTGTTTAAGTTCTTTACAATTTGGTATGTTGCATCATATAATAATTGATGGTCGAATTGTCCATCAACAATGTATTTTGGTAATGCAATTGATGCTAAGTTACAAACCGCTTGTTCAGTTGGTGAACTATACTCAATAATTTCAGTACATAGGTTAGAAGACTTAATAGTACCTAAATTCTTTTGATTTGATTTATAGTTCGCAGCGTCTTTGTATAACATATAAGGAACACCGGTCTCAATCTGTGCCGTTAATATATCATCCATTAACTTTCTTGCCTTAATTGTTTTACGACCTACACCTTGTTGTTCATATGATTCATATAACTCAGTGAATTTCTTTTCTTCCGGTGTATCATATACATCAGATAAACCCGGTGCTTCATCAGGTGAGAACAACGTCCAATTACCATCCTCTTCTACACGTTTCATAAATAAATCGGGTGTCCATAAAGCTAAGAACAAATCACGAGCACGTAATTCTTCCTTACCGTGATTTTTTCTTAATTCAATAAATTCAACAACATCAGCGTGCCATGGTTCCAAGTATACCGCAAATGAACCTTTACGTTTTCCACCTTGGTTAATCCAACGAGCAACTTCGTTATAAGTTTTCATCATTGGTAATAGACCGTCAGATTCTCCACCTGTTCCCTTAATATAAGAACCTTTAGCACGAACATCGTGTACGTGTAATCCGATACCACCAGCCCACTTAGAAATCTTTGCCACATCACCTAATGTATTAAACAATCCATCAATATCATCACCTTTGTTACCAATTAAGAAACAAGAAGACATTTGAGGTCTTGGTGTGCCGGCATTAAACAGCGTTGGCGTCGCATGTGTGTAATAATGCTTGGATAAATCATCATAGATTCTTAATCCTTCTTCAAGATTAAAGTTACAAATACCTAACGCGACTCTCATATAAAGGTATTGTGGTCTCTCTACAATTTTTTGTCCAATCTTAATAAGATAAGAACGTTCCAAAGTTTTGATACCGAAATAATCGAAATCAAAATCTCTATCCATAACAATTGCGGAATCAATCGCTTCTCTGTTTTCTAATACAAACTTATAAAGTTGTGTATCAATTAATGATGATTGTTTTCCTGTTCTTGGCTCAATGAATGAATGTAATTCTTTAATACACTGTGAAAACTTTTTTGGTGTTGACTTGTGTAGACTTGATACTTCAATTCTACCAGCCAACTTAGAATAGTCAGGGTGAGTTGTGGTCATTGCAACCGCAGTCTCTGCCGCTAACTTATCTAATTCAATTGTTGAAATACCATCATAGATACCTTGTGTTACTTTTAATGTAACATAGGTAGGGTCAATGTATTCCATATTTAAATCATGACATAAAATACTAATCCGTTTAGTAATCTTGTCATATCTCATTTCCTCAAGGGAACCGTCGCGTTTTTTTACTTTCATATTTTTTAAAAATCTAAATCTCCACTAAAAGCATCTTCAATACTTTCGTCACTTTTATTATTCACTCCTGCCTTTTGATATTCCGCAACACGTTTCTCAAAGAAGTTTGTTTTACCTTGTAATGCGATGTTCTGCATAAAATCGAAAGGATTTTCGGAATTGTAAACCTTTGAACATCCTAATGCCATTAATAATCTATCCGTAACGAACTCAAGATATTGTGACATTAAATCGGCATTCATACCAATCAAACGAACCGGTAACGCTTCCAAAATAAATTCTTTCTCAATTGCCAATGCACTTACAATGATTTCTTTAATCTGAGACTCAGATAATTTATTTTCAATGTGATTGTTGAATAAGTGACAAGCAAAGTCACAATGCATCCCTTCGTCACGAGAAATTAACTCATTAGAGAAAGTTAAACCCGGCATTAAACCACGTTTCTTTAACCAGAAGATTGAACAGAATGAACCTGAAAAGAAGATACCTTCAACCGCAGCAAACGCAATTAAACGTTCTGTAAATGTTCCATTTTCAATCCATCTTAATGCCCATTCAGCTTTCTTTTTGATTGCCGGAATAGTTTCAATAGCATTGAATAGGTTTAATTGTTCTGTCTTATCTTTAATGTAAGAATCAATTAACAACGAATATGTTTCACTATGGATATTCTCCATCATGATTTGGAAACCATAAAACATTTTTGCTTCAGTGTATTGTACTTCATTCACAAAATTTAATGCGATGTTTTCATTAACAATACCATCTGACGCAGCAAAGAATGCTAAGATGTGTTTAACAAAGTGTTTCTCATCATCATTCAATTTGTTATCCCAATCTTGAATGTCTTGAGCCAAATCGATTTCCTCAGCAGTCCAAAAACATGCTTCTTGTTGTTTATAGTATTTCCAAATATCGTTATGTTCGATAGGAAAGAGGACAAACCGTCCTGGGTTGTCTTGTAATATTTTTTCAGTCATAATTTAAATTGTTTGATTTTCTCTTTGTTGTCTAGCCCTAAACGCTTCTACCGCTCTGTTTGCTCTGTCTTGTGTCTTTTGTTCTTCATGACCAAGTAAAGTATTTTGACTATCGGTATCAATAATTAACATTTTATTATCGAATTTACAATTTTGGAATATAATTCCATCTTGTCCAATACGTGATTTTAATAAACTTAACGTTGCTAAGTTATGTTCTTTCTGTTCTAATGTCTTAGCTATAGAAATAATAACGTGTGCAATTTGAGCTTTCTTAATTGAACCACCCATTTGGTCACTTGTTACAACCTCTGATGAGATTGAATCTCTACTACCTTGTGTCGCCGTCCAAATCGCCATGTTAAACTCAGTTGTCATAGATTCAAGACTTCTCATAACAGAACCCTCGCCTTTCCATTCTTCACCGTTAACACTCTTATCTGTACTAACACAGTCAACATAATCCAAAATCAACATATCAGGTACAAATCCTTCTGAGATTAGTTTTCTAATTTTTGATTTAATCTTAGATACGGTTGCGTCATCACTTGACATCTTAATCATTTTCAAAACACCTTTAGAACGAGCCTGAGCTTCAAGTACCTTTTCTTTTACCTCCTCAGCGTATTCAGGTTGGTCATCCGGTTCAACATTTGTCCAAATGGTAAAGTGTTTTCTTCTTACGTTATCACGATTATCTTCAAAGAAGATTTGTAACACATTGAAGTCATTGTTAAATGCGGTGTTTGCAAACTTGGTTAAGATTGTTGTCTTACCGGTACCAGTCGGTGCCAAGATAATACCCAATTCACCACGTCCCAATCCACCTTTCAATAAATTATCAATACCCACAATACCTGTTGGGATTGGTAATCTAAAATCTTTTTCTAATGCCGAATCAATATCATGAAACACATCAACAATATCATTATCATCGGTACCAACTTGTAATGCCTTCTGAATGATTTGTTCTATTTTATGGTACTCCTCAAAGTTACCATTTTCAATAATGTGGTTAACGTTTTTTAATTCCTTTTTAAGATTTTGTTGCTTACAGAAGTTCAACGCTCTGTCTTTTACAAAGTGTGTGTCTTTGTCATCGTTTTTGATTTGCTCTAACGTGTCAATGTGAATACGGTTTGAATCCTTATTCCCACTTTCCGACATGATTTTTTGAGCAATTGTATCATAATTTGGAATCTTCCCATAAGATGAATACAATTCTTTCACATTTTCGATAATATATCTAAATGAATTGTTATCAAAAAACTTTGTTTCCAAAACTTCGATAATGGTATCACCATATTTTCTATCCTCAATAATCGCTTTTAACAACGATTGTTGAAAGGAAAATCCTAGGTGTCCAAAATTTCTTTCTTCCATAATATTTTTTTAAAAAGTTAATTAAAGTTGGTAATTTAAATAAGTTGTTTCCAATTCTTCAGATGATAATATGTCAGTAAGGTTGCCCAACATTCTCTTTAGTTTCGGACGAATATCCACGGTATATCTCACCTTTGGGTGAAAATAATGTGCCGGAAATATCCTTTCAATAAATACATCCTCACCCAACTTTATTTGTAGTAAAAATTGTTCTTTATCCTTATCAGAATTTTCTTCCACATAATCAGAGGACTGGAAAAAATTTTGATTTTCACACATGTAATCGGAAGTTTTTATTTTCAAATCATTCGAAATTTCCTCACAAATATTTTTAACATAATCATAAAGGTCCAATGAACGACGTGATTTAGGGGTGTGTTCCATCACATTAAAAAAACGTTGACATACAATATTTTTTTCTAATGTTAAGATGAATTCGAATTTAGTAATTGATTGCTCGTTACTCATAGTTTTTGATTTTAATAATTCTTTTATTTTTTTCTTTTCTTGTTAATCTTAGGAAAGGATTTAAGAATTTTGCAAATGCATCATCTGATTTTGGTAGGATATTATTAATCCCATCTTCCGTCATTAATTTTATTGCGTTCTTATACGACCTTCCTTCAGAGTCAAGATTCTCCCCTATTAACTGGTTAATATTTTCCTTAGCATCTTCAGTTAGTAATGGTTCATCTAAATTAACGATTTTATTGTTAATTTCAAAAAACTCATCACCAAAAACACCATGTTTTGTTACACCGGTTAATAAATTTGTTATTAATTTATTATTTTTATCTTGTTCGAAGATAACATTACTTTTTTTAATAATATCATCTAAAGATAATTGTTTTGTTTGTACTTCAGGGAAGAGAGAAATCAATCTTTTAATACCCATATTTTTAATACCTGAAATATTATCAGATGGGTCACCACATAATATCTTAATGATTTTTACATTTTCAATTAAGACATCTTCATGACTATACTTAATAGTATCATTGACACTATAAAGTTTATGATGTGATGGATTATAAATTTTTGTGTTTTCGGAAACTAATTGAGTTAAGTCTCCATCTGAGGAATAGACTATTTTCTTTTCCTCTGGTGAGTTCTTAGTGTAGTAAGCAATACAATCGTCAGTTTCACAGAATTCGTACTCTCCTTGACGAACAAATAACTCCTCAAGGTATTGTTTAACTCTATCTCTTTGATAATTGTATGAGTTTAATTCCTCATCACTACGAAGTCTGCTCTTTCTATTTTCTTTATAGAGATGATAAACTTTTCTTCGTGATGACGAACCTTCATGTCCATCCCAAAATACTACAATCTTGTCTAAGTGATATTCTTCGAAAGACCTTCTAAGGGTATTGAGGAAATGATATATTCCCCCAATATGATTTCCCCTATAAAAGAAGTTCTTACACCCGTAAAATCCGATTGTTAATAAATTGTCACCGTCGACAAGTAAAACGGACATTTGTTTTAATTTAAAATGTGAAACTATTCTTCGTCTGAATCTGTGGCATCTAAAACATCTTCGAATTTGATGTCTTTTAAGTCAGATACTTTTTCACCAAACAACTTGCTAATATAATCTAAATTATCTTTAACATATTGTTCACGGGAAATTTTTTCTTCAGCCGTTTCTTTTGCTCTCAAGAATCCATGTGGTGTTACCATAATCTTACCATCAGCAAACGCAATACCATTAACGTGATTTTTCATTACGGAAATTTTACTTCTCGTAGCCACACTAATAGTTCTTTTGTTTTTTGTGATAGGTATTTTAGTTGTACCCGCATTCTTTTGATTACCAAATAAGAAAACCAATGTTGAGTTCAAATAAATTGCCTCACCACCTTTTGCTTTAATCTTTGGTTGTCCATAGATATTGTCCGGTAATTCAACCCAAGGTTGATTAACAATAATCAATGTATTTGTGTGTGGTTTCTCAGAACGACGAGAACCTGAAATACGTTGATTGATACCCATACCAATTTTGTCAGCTAACGCCGCCGCATTGTGTTGTTTACCACCTTTACCTTCGTATGTCATCTTACAAGGTACTGAACCCACAGAATCCCAAAGGAATAACAAATCGTAAGGTATGTTACCTTTATCTTGAGCATCCATCAAATCGTTCATAAAGTCCGTAATTTGTTCGATGTAATCAAAATCGTTCTTGAAAATGTAAGGACCTGAATAAGTTACCTCACCAGTTGCCTCGTCAACTTCTTGTTCAACAGGGATACCCATAATCCTTGCGTGCTCAAAATCAAACTTTTGTTCTGTGATAATAAACACAGGTAACATTCCTTTTTTGACACCATCAGCCGCAGCACCTAATAGAGCCGTTGTCTTACCTGTATCTGAATGTCCTAACAACATATTGATGTGACCAATTGCGGGACCAGGAATACCCGTTGCATCCAAGAAAGCATCACCTAAATCCAAGAACCTGTCGGCCTTGTAAGTAGTTTTAGTTGAGTATTTGTTTACAACACTCTCAATGCTTGAAAAATCTTGTTTTTTAATTCCCATATATTTTGTTTTTAAAATGGGGTGGATATTTCACCACCCCGTGATATTAGAACGGTAATTCTTCGTCGATATCGTCATCCGCTTGTGGGTCCTCAACTACAGGAGCCTTAGCCGGTGCTGACGGTGTTGAAGGAGCTTGTGGTGATTGACCCATTGTTTCTTCGCCCGATGAGTTAGAAACCCATTTGCTCAAGTTAGAATCCCAACGTGGAACTTCACCATTTGCAACCATCTCTAAGTAATCTTCACCTTTCTTAGAATAAACATCTGACCAAGTTAATTCGTCATTTGACCACGTACTACCGATGTTTTCATCTGTATGTAAAGGTCCCTTGTCTTCAGGAATTACTGAATTGATTGTTGTATACTCTTTACCGTTACCTGACTTAGCCAATGTTAACGATAAGATTAAATCACGACCATCAGCAACATTTGTGATGTCACCTTTATTACGGAAGATAGGGATAATTTTATCCAAGATACCATCTCCTTTTGCGTTGTGTTTAAATCTCCAAAACTTAACACCATCATTTTCGTTATCACGGTCGATAACTTTCACAATATAAAATTTACGAGAACGATATTGACGAGCTAACTCACGGTCAGACTCAACACCTGTCATCATTAATTCATCATGAATCTCGTTTAATGGTGAACGTTTTCCTTCTTGTTTAGGGTCATATAATTTTACCCATTTTCCATCCACTTGAACTTCGTGGAAATATACCTCAACAAATGGTGAAGAACCATCTTTTGTTGGTAGAATACGAATACGTTTTTCCTCACCTTTAGAACCTTTTGGTAATACGGTAGTGAAATACTTCTTCATGCGGTCCTCAGAGGACACTCGATTTGCGTTGCCACTTGTGGCGTTCTTGTTTTTTTCGTACTGAGCCAGTACTGCATCAAATGTAGACATAATTATATATGTTTTTAGTTATGGAACAAATATACATAAAAAAAACCGCATTACGAAATACGGTTTAGTTATTAACATTAATTTTTTTAATAAAATTACCAATTAATAGTATATTTTGGGTACGTCCCCATGGTGTCAAAAGATTCAGTAACCGTATAACCATACTGTTTAAGTATGGTTATCATAGCGGAATTAATTTTTCCTCCATCTACTATTATTGTATATAAACCCTGAGCGGTTGCTCCGGTTACTAAACTATCAATATATGATAGTGAACTTGTTGCCGTATTTGATGCAATTCTTGCTGCTGAACCTGATATCATTTTATTTTATTTTTTTTCTTATTTGTTTAATGTAAGTAAATATTTTAATTTTTGGAATAAACCAAGCATTTCATCTCGTAAATTTAAAAGATTTGTATCTTTTTCATCGATACTGTCAGTCCATTGAACAAAAGATTTACACACGGTTTCTATCATTTCTTCAGGTTTTACATCTCCAATATTTACTAATTCAATTGTATTTGTTTCATCATCTAACTGAAATCTACCGTATTGGCCCATTGATTGTTCAACAAATTCATCCATCAAATCTTCCAACGCATCTCTTGTTTTAGCAAACGCTTTGTGTCTTGCTAAACCTTTAGTTTGCCAATGAAATATTTTCAATTGACTGTGTAATCCTATAAGGAAATTTACATTAGAACTTAAATTCATTTTCATTTTCTTCTCCCGTATCGTTAAATGTATCTCTTAATGTTTCTGGTGTAAAATCATTTACATCATCTTTTGTTAAAATGTATTCGTTTTTACCACTTGCTCTCATTTCTTCTTGTTTTTGTGAAAAGAAATCAGTTGGTTTTTGATTAAATGGATATGAATCTAATGAACGCATTTCCAATTTTTCTTGTGGTGTTTCAGGTTTCATTTGTTTTACCTCAGCACCTAATTGCTCAATCTTTTGAACTAAAGTATCCATCTCAGATAATTTGGATGCCAAGTCATCAAGTTTAGTAAATACATCGTCCATTTTACCGATAACAGTTGAATTGTCGTTTTGTGTTCCCTCAATGTCTTTCTTAAGACTCTTAGTCATATTAACTAAGTCTGTAATATCGATTTCTTCTGTATCACCCATTGCCGGGTCTGCAGGTACGTCCATTGGTGCAGGTGCTTCACCACCTAATGCCGGGTCCGCAGGTGCTCCACCCAATGCTGGGTCAACAGGTGCTGCCGCAGCATCTAATGCCGGGTCTGCCGGTGGTAGTGGTGCTTCTTGTTCCACTATCATTTTCTTAGCGTATTTGTTAATCGCATTATAACGATTTAGTTCTTCTTGTAGTTTGTTTTCTAACATGGCTTAATCTTGTAATAATTGTCTACCGTCGTTGGTAATATATTTTTTATTTATTCTTTCGACTATTCCGTCTTTTTCTCTGATAGTATAACATTCTCCTGTTACCATATCACACTCTTCTCTTTCCATTCCATCGTTAGATGTGTTTCTAACTTGTTTTGGAGTTAAGAATTGGTCCATTGCGTTGTTAATTCTTGAATTATTCATAACATTTTTATTATAAATATCTGTAATTAGTTAATATTCACTATTCCATTTGAAAATAAACCACATCTCCATCACCAACATCTAATTTCTTTGCCAATTGGTTAGATATTGCAACACCGTAACCCGTAATATTTGGTCCAATATTGATAGGTCCACTTACTTGTGCCGGTGTAATGACGTTTTGATTACCAATTGCCGGTATATTAACTTTCTTTTCCAAATTTTTCGGATTAAAGAACGTAATGTTAGATGAAAGTATATGATTACCTGCCGGAGTATATTGAATATTAGGTAAATCAAATCTTAATGAATAATAATATGCGTTTGGTACAACTTTTTTTACTTCACGCCAAACAATAGCATTACCCGTATCACCAGTTACTACAATGTTTTTCGTGTAACTATAGATGTTCATTTTATCTTCAGATTCGATTTTGTATTTATCATCATTCATTTTAACAGCAATGGCTCTAAAATATTCAACACCATTAAGTGTAACCTTCTGTATGTATTTCTCACCATTATATCCGTTGAATCTAACACCATATTGATTAACACCAGCCTCATTTACCAACTGTTCTCCATTAATAATATTCTTGGAATCTCCCTTATCAATTGTTAAATTACCTTGAGGTGTATTAATAGTTGTTTCATTGGCTTTCGGTCCTTTAATCATATTATCAGCCTCATTTTGTCTCGCCTGTGCCCTTTCTGTGATTTTATCAAATAATACACGGTAACTTGCCATGAACGAATCTTTTGGATTTGGTAATGATGCATAAGGTATTCTTGTACCCTTAAATGAGGTAGATATGATGTTACTTTTATTAATATTGTGTGTTACCTCAGTAATCCAATATGTACCCCTAAACATTGGTACATTTTTTAAATAAAAATACATTGTAGGTTGTATCATCACATTACCTAAACAAGTAACGTCACATGTATATGATACACTTCTATAGATATCAAATAAACTTGTATCTATTTGTTGTGCGCCGGCACCATTTTCTGAACGACCTAAATTTTCAAGTACCGCAAATGATTCTGTGGTATTTTTTACTGAGGACTGGTCTAAGCTTACACTTTTAAAAATATTTTGATTTTGGTCACCCACACTAACTTCAAAAGCAACAACCTTATTTGATTTGGTCATATCACTATTACTAAAAATACCCGGTATCGTTACAATTAATGGATTGTTATTAGCATCACCAATATCAAAACTATCATCACGGAATAAGTTTTTATCACTTATATCTCTCATTTCAAGATGTTTAGATGTTGGACCAGAATATTGTACAACCATTTTAGGTGATGACTCCTCGTAATCAACATCTAAGAATGTACCAAATAAATTATTGGCAGTCTTTTTAGAAGCATTTACCTTGCCTTTACTTTGATAGTTATTTCCGTAGAAATTAACATATGCCGGCATAGCCCTCATGTCAAATCCGGTATCTTGAATTAACATTGATATTACACCATATAAGTTTTGTTTACTGTTGTTGACGTTTTCTAATGTCAATAATTTATCTAATGAAAGATATGCTTGATTACCAATATATTTGTTAGCCTTATCTAAGAACATAAATTCTTCAATTAGTAATCTTTGTCCTAATGAATTACCGGCAACCCATTTATCATTAAATGATTTAAAGAAATTATATAATTCAAGTTTTAACGTTGTTTCATTATAACCCCTATCATATGTTAATGTCTGTGTGAATGTTTTTGGTTTTAACGTACCGAGTTTTGCGGTTAATGTAGCTAAAAACAATTCGTGTCTAACACTAGCACCATTTATGTCGGTTGTACTTGTGAAAACATTATCTCTAATATATTTTTGAAATTCTGATTTGGTTAATGTGTTACCCATTTTAGCGTATCCCGCAAATATGTGAATCAATGTTCTAAATGTTAATATATTTTCCTCATTTAACTCAACGTCATTTGTAATAAAGAATTCTTTATAGTAATCATCGTTTAAATCGGGATTACCACCAACATATAATTTTAATAGTTTTTGATTTTCGGTAGTATATTGAGACTCATTATAAGGATTAACCTTAAATGTTGTATTGTTATTCAACGCACTTAATCCCGACCAAGCGTATAAATCAATTTCTTTTGGGTTACCAATTGTAATCTTTAATAGATTATTATCATTGATTATTTCTTGAGTTATTGTTTTTAATTTTTCAACTTGCTTTGTCTTTAATAATTTAATATATGTGTCATAGTTTGCGGTATCTGAAATAACGACAGGGATAGTAGTCATTTCTTTTAATAAGGAAATGAAATTGTCATGTTTTATATTACTATAAACCTTTAATGGAATTTGTTCACCACTTTTATCTGATGCAAAGTCTAAAAATAACTTTTCAAACTCATCTAATATATTTGGATTAAATGTCGCAATAAGGTCATAGATTTCTCTATTAATATTAGTTATTAAATATTGATTATCTAAGTTTCTGTTTGTTGGGTTGTATGATAAATTATATTCTTGAAAATTTGGGAATGGTAATGAATCATAGTCATCATTTAACTGAGTATCTTCCCAAATAATACGGAAATTACTTTGTCTTGCCGACGCTACACTATTGTTTTTTAAATTAGTGGCACTATTAAAACCGTCACTAGGTAATAATGTGGTAAATTCATCAGTTAATTTTAAATCTTTATTATTTACAAATGCAGTCCAATATCTATTATTATTTACCACCTTTGACCTATAATATAATCCACCAAGTGTTGTTCCACTAGTGAATCCGGTGAGGGTATCATTGAATGTGTCATATCCGTTTATTATTTTATTATAAACAGATTGATAGTAAGGATGAAACCCACAATCAAAAGTTCCATTATAATTTATGTATTTTGTTGATAAATTATTATAATCATATGTTGGATATGTATTATCTGCCCCATTTTTATCATAATAACTTAGACCATTTATTGCTGTGGTTATGTTTTCATTCAAAAATCCATCTAATATATCAATTGGTGCACCTAAACCATCTTCTTGTGTTAAATAAGTTTTATATCTATGATATAACGAACCCCATTTTAAAATCAAATGATATGGGATATGATGTGACGCACCAATTTCTTTTAAGGTTGTAGCAATTAGTGGACGACCTGAACCACCGGCCCACTTATCAGATAAATCTCTAAATGGTAATGAATTTAATAACAAGTATGCAGAACCGGCATACTTTCCGTATGGACTTGTTTTTTTATAATCTTCAAAAAGTTGTTTATGAAAGTATGGTGTGTTTAAAATGTTTTCACTTGTATTATTTACCTTTAACTTTTGTGAAAATATGTTTTCACGCCAAGAACCATCAAGATTATCTTTAATCCAAAATGTTGAACCTTTTGGATATGAAACAACAAGACCTTCGGTTGTATTAACACTTAATATACCATCAAACTTAAAATTATCTTTTAGTAATTGTGGTTGATTAAGATATAAAAGATATTCATCGGAATTAAATGGATAGATACCCATTCTATATTCTTCAATTTTATAATTTAAAATATTGTCCGCTAATTTTGTGTATTTATTATCGGTATCAACATTTTTAGTTGCTCCACTATATTGTTCTATTTTAAATGGACTATTTAAAAATTCGTTAATATATGGTGTAGTTGGTAGACTGTCTTGATAATACGGATATCTTTCAAAAGGTGATGTTGTTTTAAGTTTTTCTCTTAATTTATCTGTTGTGTTTACACCTTTTAATATACTAATAACATCAAAATCTTCCTCAAGTACTTTTTGTAAAATTTCAAATTCAATATTAGCCAACTCTTTAATTGATTCGTTGTTAAATGAATCAACCAATGTTGCATATTTTGAACGTTCCCATATTTCGTAAACAAGTGACGTGATATCTTTTGAAATATATGGTTGATAATTCATCCATTGGAATAGTGTAGAAATTTTTGGTATATCTACATTTTTTTCATCATTAGCAAACACATAACTTATATTTCCAACACCACCCTCTTTTTCAGTGTTTGTGTCTAACTTTTTACTTGCAACTGCATAATAATTTTCAAGAAAATCAATTTCGGGCCATAATCTTGGATTATTTGATTCTAATTTTTTTTCTAAATCTGGGTCACGAGGATATGCTAATATTTTTTGTTGTGATGTTGAAACTTTTTTAATTTCAGGCCACGGATAAATTGGTTTACCTTTTGTTTCATCACTTAAATTACCAATCTTTTTTGCTCTCTCCTCACCAACCTCAAATGATTTTCTATGTGTATCTTTAAATAAACGAATATAAACATCGGCGTTAGCCATGATTACCGCAAAGATGTTCTGTATTGTAGGTTCAAAACCAATACCCTTATCTTTATCTCGGATAATCTTATTCATTTCTTCTTCAATATTTTGAATAACCTTATTACGTTGTTTAACAAATGTATTACTTATCTCATAAATGTCTTTTAATATTTCATTTTTTGCTATACCATATATACCATTACTATCATCTTGATATGATTTATAATCTTTTATTTTAGTCGCCAAACTAATTTCTAACGCATTTTTGTCAAAATTTGCCCTTTGGTCCGCTTTTATTGTATCAAGAAGAACTTTTGAATTAGCCAATCTTCCAATATTTTGTCTAATAATATAATCTAATGTACCACTACTGTTTTGGTCTGAATTATATACATTTTTTAAACTATTATTCTCTGATGTTGCTAATTTAAAATAATCAACACCATTTTTCACAAAGAAGTCATTTGATAATCGTACAGAAGACCATGACTTAATTTGTTCCTCAAATGTTGTGATACTTGTTTCAAATTCTTTAATACCTGAAAGAATTCTAAAATCTACTTTTTGGTCAAATATTTCCCTTTCTAATATTTTATCTAATGAAGACGCAATAGTGATTATCTCTCTAAGAGTTCTTGGTCTTACATTAAAATCTTTCGGTAAAAAACCTTTTTGTATATATTCATCATATACCGCCTTCAATAAAACAAATCCTTTTGATGTTTTACTAATACTTTTTTCTACTCTATTTGTTTTTGGATTAAACTTACCTTTCTTATCTGTTTCTGATAAAAACATATAAGGAGCGTTTAAAATACCCTCTAAAGGTATGTCACTTAAAAAAGCGTATGTTGAGCCAACAAATGATGTTGCAATTTCAAAATTACCATTTTCGGTAAATTTTGATGTAAACTTAGTCATGTGTAACCTATAACGAATTGCCTTACCATAATAACCTTTAACGGTTAAATAAAATATTGGCCATGGTAAATGAAAAAATGCTTTATATGGGGAATTTTCAGGTGATTCAAATAATGTCTTACCTCTAACATCAACAAAGTTGATATTGATTTGTGGAATAAATCCACCACCCTTTATATTAATAACGATACTTTCAATACCAAAAGATTGTGCGGTGTCATCGCTTTGATAAAATTCACCCGTTCCGACCATGTTACCATTTTTATCTTTAACCATCTTTTCACGGTTATCAAAAAATGAATCAGTCCAAGTAGAATCGTAATCCGAACCACCATTCTTTTTCATGAAATTAAGTGTTCCTTGAGCAACTGATGTTAATGAACTTTTTTCGTCATTTGAAATTAATGTAGTTCTTGGAATTAAATCTGCCTCCAAGTTTACATACGTTACTAAATTTTCTTGTTTAACGCCCCTTGGTTGAATTTGTCCATCAACAACAGTACTATTTGGGTCAACATAAATTAAATTATTTTGGTCAACCTTTATTAAAATGTCCTCATGTTCATTAGTGTTACTGTTCTCCATAGTATAATTTATACAACTCTATTCCTCTTTTATAATCTTGTAGAGAGGTTGTTAATGGAAATGGAATTCTAATATACGCATTGTCCGGTATTTCAAATTCAAGACTACTGACAGTAGGATTTGCTTGTAATATTAACCAACCATACAAAGGTGAACCATAAAATTCTTCTGAAATCTTATCTAATCTATCTTTTCCATTTTTATATTGGTGATATTTGTCCGTACCCTTTATTGGTAATTCAATACCCGGTACAATTTTAAATTCACCATCAACTAAAAAATCCACATACCTATTGTAATATTGTCTACTCATTTCTTATAATAGTTTAAGGTGGTACCTAATTTATTTTGTGCACTCATTATTTTAGTTAAAACCTCAGTATCATATCCCACTTCATTTGTTGGTGTACCGTATGAATATTCAACTTTTTTGTTTACATCATATGTTGGTACTTTACTATATTTAAATTTCACAGGACTCGGTGTTTCAATAAATTTTTTAAGTTTATCGTCAATTTTACTTATTATTTTATCTGTAAAATTTTTAGAGTCATTTTTATACAAATCAACAATATTTTTCTTCTCTCCTTGTAAGAATACAGATAATATTTCTTTTAATGTAGCCGTATCTATAGATGATGGATTAAATCCACTTGATAAGGTATCAACCTTACCACTTAATTTTGTATGATTATCTTTTATGAAATTAATTATTGGACTATATTCTTTATAAAAATTAGTACTACTAAATTCACTTACGTTTAAATATAACTCCGTAAATAATTCACCCTCAATTTTACCATCAGACCCATATTGTGTTATAAAGTTCAAACTATCTAATGTTGACGTAACGGATTGTCTATATTTTTCCAAATTTTTAATGGATTCCTTATTCATCATACCATCAATGTAACCTTCAACAAACTTAATCATATAAGGTTGTAATATTTTTTCAGAAGTTGAGCGTAATGATGATGGTATAACACCACTTAAATTTAAAATATCCGTTAAATCATTAGTGTTTATTGCGGTTACCATACCGGTTTTTAATCCTCTTGTTTGATTTGATAAATCATCGGATACTTTATATTCACCAAGTAATTCTATCGTTTCATCCGCACCATCTGTTTTTACCGTAAACGTATTTATTTTTCTATATGTGTTTGAGAAAAATAAACTTACCGGTTTTTCACCGTATAATTTTAATAACTCATTATACGTTTTGTCATATAAATCAAAATATGCCTTGGTTCCTTCAAACGCCGGGTATATTAAAGATGGATTATAAGATAATTTTTCCCCTTGATTACCAATATATTTACCTTGAATATTTGTAATAGCACCGGCAGAATCCGCCTCACTTTTAGGTTTAGTATTTGAAGGTAGATTAAGTCCATCTAAAAATTCTTTTGTGTATTCATCTACCGATTTACCATTAATTTTTGAAGTTATGGTTGCTCTTTCATCATACATCTCAGTATTTGCATAGAAGTTTGAACTTAAAGCATTTTGTAATCTATCGACAGGTGCCTCTAAACCTTGTCCACCAATAAACGCAATTTGTAATGACACATTTGCAATCATTGGTTGTACTCCAATACCTTCAGGATTTAAATCCCATACGTTATCGTCAAATGTTATATTAACATCCCTAATAATAATTTTTGAGTGATAAAAATCTCCAACTCTCATAACACAGATTGGTGGTGGACCAAATGATGTATTTCTTGCACCAATATCAAGACTATCTGAAATACCTTTAACAGGTATAGTATCACCCGGTCTTACACATTGTAATAAGAACGTTAGTCTACTATTCAATCCTTCAGGTGTCATTGAGTGAAATGCCGGATGGAAATACTTAATCTTCTCACTTAACGACTTAAACGCTAATGGTGAGTCATCTTCTAACTTCTTAAAGTAATAACACTCAGATAACATCTTCATGATGATTCTTTGCATCACATTAATGGTTGGTTTTTTAGGTGCCGTACCTGGAATTGTATCATCATATTCCTCCATTAATGTTGTAACCGTTGTAATCGGGTCGGATACAGTTTCCTTTTGTTTTTGTGGTAATGGGGTATATTCAAGTTTAGCCGTTGCCTGTCTACAGAAAAATGCAATAGGTGCAGTAACTTTTAAACCTTTTTTAGTTGTAATCTTTTGTTTACAATTTATATTACCTTGTTCACCGGTTGGATTAGAAATATCACTATTTTCACCGTTTGTTGTGAATTTAATATTTAATTTACCATCTTTTGCAAATCCTAAATCTTTGAAACTAAACTCTATTGGTAACGAAAATGAACCCGCTAAACCAACCAATTTCTTTACACCATCCGGTGTTATCCATTTTTTGTTTAGAATTTCATCACTTGAGGTTCCCATTAAAACGTTTAGAAAATGTTTTAAAATACTGTTACCTCTTCTTACACCTAATAATAGGTTATAATTGTCGTCAGCAACTTCCGATGTTGCGGTTGTTATTGTTAAAGTAGCGGCATTTACTTCCCCACTTTCAATTTTAGTTTTTAAATCACTAATTTTAGTATTTAACTCACCAAATGTGGTATCCATAGTTGTGAATCCACCTGTTACAGATGTGGTTTGTCCACTAATTATTTCGTTTTTCTTAGTTGTTAAAGCACCACCGGTTAAACCTTTTAATGGATATGGTGATTTAAAAATAACACCTCTATCATGTTCACCAGTTTTACCACTTAATGGACCAATAAGTAATTCATTTAAATCCTCAACCAATAATTTTATATACGAATCTTTTTTATTTTTATAATCGGTATATGTGTCGGCATATGTTTGACTAGCAACCGTATCACTTGACCCAACTTTAGGGAAATCGTTTCGGAAATATAATTTTGCATTATAATTTACCGGTTCTCCACCTTTTGGTGGTGGTAATTGTGTTATAGGTACACCGGGGGTTGTTATGGTTGTTGTAATTGGTCTCCATTTTTTAATGGTTACAGGGTCAGGATTATCACCTGAATTAAGATATGTCTGAATTAATATAGCATCCTCAATATCAATAGTGATATAAGTTTTTAATAACTCATATAAATCTAAATCTTTACAACCAGCAAAGAAAGCATTGATATAATTGTCGGCTTCAGCTTCACTCATATCCTTGAATAAGTCTTGTGACATTAAATTCATAATACTTGGGTGGTCAACAATTACTTTAAATGAAACTTGACCACTTCTTGATGTGTTTTGATATGTGTAAATTGGTTCTGGTCTACCAATAAAACTATTCTCATCCCATCTTGCATTATTTTGTTCAGACACCTTTAAATCATATGGCGGAAACCACATTACACGACCACCGTTTGGTCCTCTTTCACATGCCGGTAAATCCGAAACTCTAAAACCATCGGTATTGGAACTCTTCCAAGCTAAGTTTTCAAGTGAAAACATATATTTTTTAGCGTAAAAATCACCTGAACCTTGTGTTTTTTCAACTATATTTGTTGAACCATCAAATGAACGTTTACCATTTGACATCGGCGCAATGTTTAAATTCCAAACTCTACTATCACCACCTAATACACTTGAATCAAACTTTCTAATATTTGAAGTTTTTTTCATTGTATCTGAATAATTCATATAACCTCTATCCTTTGTCCACACTCTACAATACTCCACACCAGCTTCATCACTTGAATATTTATCAGTATATTTTATTGCAGAACCTCTTGATATTCTTGTGTCACCATCAACAAATACTCTACTTGTTTGGTCAATAACATTTGCAACATGTGAACGAGACGCTCCACCATCTGATGGCATTGAATCTAATATTCTTTGAGTTTCTCCTAAAATTGAATCGTCTCTAAAACCATACTTGGTTGATAATGTCTCTTCAAATATTGATTGTTCCTGATTTGTATATTCGGCATTATTTGAACCTAACTTATTTTTTGAATTTTTACTATACCATGTTAAATTACCACCAATACTTCCACCTTCTGTAATATTTTTAGATTTGTGAAAAATTTCAGCCGAAACTTTATCAAACATTAATGAAAGATAATAACTACTTCTAACGGGTCTATCGTTAAAATCACTCATCGCAAATTTTACATTATCACCCCTATCATCACCAATATACGCACTACCCTTAGGTGCTTCAAGACCTAAAACATTTTTTACACCTTGAGCCACATCATCAATAAAATTAAAAACTTTTGATGTATTTTGTGAACGAGCGGTTGTTGTATAGTCCGGTGCGTATTTTGAAAAAGCTAAACTATTGAATAATGACTGTTTTGGACCTTGACCCATATACTCAATAAGAAGGTCAGAAGGTTTTCTTGAATCTAATGGTCTTCTTTGAATACCAATTAATGAACCAATTGCCCCTGTAGCATCTTGTAAAAATTTACCGACTTCTGTTGTCGCCACAGGTCTTGTGTTGGATGGTCCGTTAAATGGGTTGGTTAAATAATCTCCAGGAATTTCTGTAAATGGAAGTGTTACACCGGCAACACTCTGTAAAAAATCAACAGCTTTACCGGGTAATGTTTTTGCTACAGTGATACTATTATTAAATTCAACTAATGGTTCTCTACCTGTAAGTAAATTAAGTGCGGTCGACGTATTACCATTTAACGCATCTATTAATCTTACCTTACCATTGATTGTTTTTTCAATATTACGAGTTAATCTCGAATAAATTGGTCCTTCAGGACTATTTTTAATATAAGAAGACGCAAATTGAAATAATTTTGATTCGGAATCATATGCACTCGCATTTAAGATACCATATAAATTATATTTTGGTGGTTCAACATCAAAATATGGATATAATCTTAAAGGTAAACCAGTTTGGTCTAAAATATTTGTGTTTAATACTCTATCTAATCCTTCATAACCGTCTATTGGTCTGTAAAGATTAATATTGGAAGTTCTATTTAAAGTGTCTTCACGGTTCATTGTGTCATTTACAACAACATCACCGGAATTTGTATTTGGTAAGCTACTTAAATTATTATATGCATAGGTTGAATTAGTAAAAGTCTGAGGACCATTTGGTTGATTCAGTGTTTTCCCAATGATAAAATCTCTAAATTTTTTGGTTGAGTCGAAATCTAAGTAACTTGGCATTTATTTATATTTTATAATAAATAGATGAATATTATTTTCCTTTTCTTTTGTTCGGAGTTAAATTAACAAATCCTTTGGTATTTTTATGTGTTAAGCGTATTCTCTTGGGTTTACAGTCCTTGCAGCAAAACCGACTGCCGCATTTTTTCTTGCAGCTTCCGCAAATATGTCACCACCAGGATTTGATATAATATTGTGAGTATATTCAACTTTCTGTGGTGATTGTTGTTGTACCGAAGCTATTGGATTTGGTGTCATTGTTTTTGTTAAATTATCTCTAATTATTTTTGCCTTCTCCATCCAACTTTCATAACTTGTTACGTCTAAATCTTTAATCGCATTAACAACATTTTTACCAGATTCTTGTGCCTTTTTAGGATTAGAGTCTAACTGTGTCTTTGATATTGTGTTCAGTAACTCTTTCATCTCTTTACCAAGTGCTGCCTCACCCATACCTTTTGCAAAATTTGCCGCCTGCACTTTAGCCCAAGTTGCCATAACCTCAATACCTTTTACCATTTGTTGAGTTTCTGTAAGTTGTTTCATCGCCATATCTTTAGGGCTCATATCTTCAAATGCCTTTTTGTTTGCCAATAACACATTCTTTTGTTCTTCGGTTAATTTAGATAATGTGATTTCACTTTGTTTACCTAATTTATCTTGTAAACTTTCAGGTACCACAATCTTCATTTCACCATCCTGCATTCTACTTAAGTTGGTAATGAATTCTCTATCCTTATCGGTCATTGTTAATCCTCGAGACATTAGAGCTGTTGATGCTGCAACCCTTTCTTGTGCGGCAACTGCAGTTTTACCCAATTCTTCCATCGTCATACCTAACGCACTAGCCATTTCTCTTCCTCTTCTTAAGTTTATTCCTGTAATCTCAAATCTTCCTTGTGCTTGGTTATATGTTGCCAATCCTTTTGCCGCCCCAATTATCGAGTCTTGTAATCCCTCCATATTATTGGTAGATTCGTACATCATTTTTATTGGGTCACCCAAAGAACCTACAGCACCACCTAACACTTGTAATTTAGCCGCCATATCAATTGCACCATCAGGATTCATAACATCTTCAGCAACCTTAGCGACCTTATCCATACTTAATTTAAACTCAATGGATTTTTGAACCATTCTCTCTAAACCCTCAACACCGTTTTTAAAACCATATTCATTTAATTTACCGACACTATTTTTTATTTCAGTTGCAACCTTTGATGCATTTAATCCTAATGAAACTGACCTTGTTGCTGATTTACCAATAGCTTCTGTGGCTTCTTTAGCCCCAATACCAACTTTTTCATATTCACCAAGACTACCGGCCAATTCGGATAATGTCATGTTTAACGATGCTGCAACAGGTAATGCTTGTTCAATTGTTTGACTATTAATTAATGCAAATTTTCCTGATTGGTCAACTAAGGTTGTGTAGAACGAACCAATATCAGCTAATTCAAATCCATATCTTTTAGCCTCACCCTGAGCCGCAATCATTGACAGTTGGAGTCCGTCTGATAATTCACCACTAATACCTGTTTTTGTATTAATTTCCGACAATAAAACAGATTGTTCTTTTAATTGACCTAAAACCGCCTCACCTCCTTGTTTCGCTAACGACATCGCTCCACCAAGAAAACCTTGCGTTTTTATTGTTTCTGCAATTTGTAAAAGAGTTTCATCACCTTGACCCTTACCTATTTGGGTCTCTAACGCCAATTTTGCTCCACCGGCAACAACTTTCACCGCACCATCAACAAGACCAAAAGCCGACTTTATACCACCGGTTAACGTGTTAATTGCATTTCCAACAAATCCTTTATCACCAGTGGGTAATTCGGGTGTTTTGGTGAGACCACCACCAGTAAAACTTGTACTACTACCACTACTATTACCAATATTATTTTGCATTTTTTTAAATTGGTCATAAAGTTTACCCGCATTCGGGTCATTAGCGTTTTTGGAAATAAAATCACTTCTACTTGATGATTGATTAAATATGTCTAATGGAGTTAAGTTTGCCATACATATAAATAGAAGAGTTATTATTTTTCAGACTCTAATTCGATAATATAATTTACGTAATATCTTCTAATAAAAATAGGCATAGAAAGAATATCACCATATGTGAATCCTTTCTTAACTAAAAATAAAATTTCGTCTAATTGATTTTTTCTATATTCCGAAGAAAGGGCGAAAAAATTCTACCCCGAATCCAATTTCAACTTGGATTGTGTCTCCTGACGGGGTTGTGATTGCTTGGGTTAAATCCAACCCCGGTTTATTTGCTAAAACATATTTTCTAAACTCTTGAGAATCTTTAATAGGTAAATTTTCTACGAAGTTGTGAATGTTCATAATATCTTTATTACCACCAACCGATTTAATCATAAATTCAAGTTGTTTAGTAATTATCGGTGCAACACCTAATCCGTTCCAATTTTTTTCAAGTTCATCAAGTTCTTTTAATTGTTTTACAGTTAAAAAATTAAACGTAATATTCACTTGACTTTTATTCATGAAAAATGGATACTCACCGTTTGCGTCTTCTTGTAAATTAAAATCTTTGACTTTAAGTGTTGTTAAATCAACTTTGGTGGTAAATGATTGATTAGTTTTTGGGTCTGTTGTTGTAATAGAATATTCTGTCCCAAATGAGGTATTTCTTAAAAATATTAAAATTGCTTGTTTGTCTTCTTCAATTAGTTCATCGATTGATAAATCTCTATCTAAAATTTTTCTTTTTAATAATTCATCAGTCATTGTTCCAGAAATTAACAACATATTTGATGATAAAATATTTTCATCTGCAGCAGTTAAAAAGGATACCTTAACTGATTTCTTCTTATTTTTGTAGTAAATTCCTCTACTTGGTAATTCAACCACATCGTATGCGATAGTTGGGTCTATTCTATATTCTTCCATAACCTATAATTTATATAATATATAGTTGAAAGTCAAGTTTTTGAGCATAATAAAACCGGAAACCATTAGACAGATTTACTATTTTGGTTTCCGGTTTAAATAAATTTTTAAAATATTAGTAAACTTGAATACATCTATCCATTCTCAAGTTACAAGTAATTGAAGCAATGGCGTCTTGACTATAATCCAAACTACCAAAATCTAAACTTGTTAAGAATGTTCCTTGGATAATCCATTTTTCCACAACAACACCTGTTGGGTCTAACATTTCTAATTCAATATCTTTCTTATATCCAGCAGCATAACCCATACGACCAGTTACTGATTCTGCATGTAAACGAAACCATTCCATCAATGCTTGTGAAGCTGAAGGTCCAATTGGGTCCTTAAACGTAACATTCATTTCATCCCAAGTAAATCTACCAGCAACATATGTTGATGTATTTAAAAAAGGAATTTCAGTTGAAGTAATTTTAGCTGAAGGTCTTTTAGTTGATGTTACATACCATTCATTGATACCCATAGAAGAAGGGAATCTTAGAATAAATCTATTTTGTCTTTTCGGTTCAAATGGAACCGGCATTTTCATTAGTAAATCTGCCATTTTGTATTTGTTAAATTTTTCTTTATTTTACTCTTATAAATATATAATATTTAAAAAAGTCATTTATTTTCTATTAATTATTTGACTTTGTCGTTTTTTTTGTTTAGTTTTTTACAAACACCCAGTATTACTAGTTCCAGTATAACTTAATTTCTTTTATTTTACTAGAAAATTATTAATAATAAAGCTTATTAATATAAATACTAGTATTACTAGTTCCAGTTTATACTGGGCAAAAAAATGGGGATACCATCGTACCCCCAAATTCCCTTTAATTCATATTAGATATTCTCGAATGATGCTCCTGTTGGAGTAATGATGAATTCTAAGTCAATAAATTCAAGTGCTCTCGTTGGCTTGATATAAATCTTACCTCTTAAAGTATTTGCATCAATGTCCTCAGGGTCATTAGATACTGTAACTTTGAATTCATTTAAACCTCTTTCTTTCTTAATTGAATCCAAGATAGGATTAACCAATCTCAAGAACTCATTTCTTACTTGTTCGTCATTTTGTTCGAATAGTAATCTAACTGCTACTGCTGAAATTAACTTTCTTGCTCTTAACAATAATCTTCTTACGTTGATTCTGTCTAATGCAGATTCTTTAACTTGTAAAGTTTTGTTACCCCAAATGATTGTACCTGTATCAGCAAATGTTGCGATAGGGTTAATTCTATTTTTGTATAACTCATCTCTTTCATCAAGTGTTAATTTTTTAGTTGCTTTGATTGCATTTACTAAACCTCTTGAATAACCTGCCGGTGCAAACCAAGGATACGCTACGTTATCTGTCAACGCGATGTTCTTTAATACTTCACCTGTTGGTGGGATGTAAAGTTGTGTTGAGTTATCAGTATCTTTTATTTGAACCCAAGGCCAATATGTTGCTGAATAATTAGAGTCAATTGACATATTATCTAATTCACTTGCAATATCATCAGCGGTTGTGATATATTCAGGACCCGGAGCGTTTATTACGTATAATGAATCAGCTCTATCGTTTTCCACCATATCAATCGCATTAGAAACTAATGAACCATGATTTGACCAATCGATACCCGGTGTTGCGAATAAGTTAATATCAACAGCTTCAGGATTAGAGAATGTTTGAATACCTTGTAAGTAAGCGTAGTAGTCTGAGTTAGGTGAACCATCGGTGGTTACCTTAAACACACCACCATTATCAGTATTACCACTTGTGTAAGTCGCTCTACCTAAAACAAATGCATCTGTATTTGTTCTTGTGTTTCTATAGATATCCCAACCATCAAATCCACCAAACAATGCAAATGTAAATTTACGATAATTGATATTTGTTAATTTATTATCTGTACCTGTTTGACCTTCTAAATCGTATGGTGTTGTTTGGAACTCAAATGATGGTATTGTATTACCAGTAGCCTCACCTATTGTTGCTGCGTTAGATGATAAATGGAAACCATAAGTTACCGTATCCCCACTTACTCCTTTGAATTTCAATAAGTCACTATCAAATCCAACCTGTGTAGACAATCCTAACATTACCTTTTTAACTTTATCTCCACTTGTAGTATTTGGTACACCTGATGTACTGTAACCTGTTACATCACCCGCATCATAATATTGTGTTTTAAAAAGTACACTACCTAATGTATTACCATTATCATTGGTGAATGAACTAAAACCCTTGAAACCTGCCGGTATTGCATCTGTTGGATGATTGTCAGCTAAAATAATTGATACATATTTTGAACGTAATTCATAATCACCATCCGAAGTACCAATTTTTCTACCAATATAGCCGGTCGCCTCAGGATTCATTGAACATCTTGAATATTTCTCTAATACCACCATATTTTCGTCGGTATCACCATAATCACGAATTAATAAATCAAATTCCGCCGTGTCTAAATTAATGTTAATTACAGAAATTTTCAATTGGAAGTTAGCGTCTTCACCATCTGAAATAGTTTGTAATTGGAATAAATCGGATACATTTCCACCACGTACCTCAGATACAACCATTGGTGATACAGTAGTATCCCACTCAGTTGCAAAATTACTTGTCTCAGAAGTATCTGTTAAAGATGAAACATCTAAACCTCTAATATATCCTTTTTCAAAAGCGGTTGCCAATAATTTTGGATAAACTTCGTGTACATATAACGGGAAATCAGAAGCCGATTTATCGAATACTTTTCCACCTAATACTTTCTTAATGTATTTTGAAGATGATGTGTCTAATGAACATACGAATGAAGTTCCACCCGTAACGGTTGCCCCTGTTACGTTAATTACAAACTCACCTAATGGATTAGTTGATAAATCAAAACCCGTATTATCAGAAATCGATACTTGAGTTGAACCAGTAACTTCAAGATTTAATTGTTGGGTAACACCATATGAACCACGTGGTCTTAATGCCGTAACAACAATTCCATCATAATCTGTATTTAAAACCGCATCAAATGAAAATCTTGTTACGTTAAAAATATTAGCACCACTACTCCATTCAAATAAGTATGAATAAACCGTGTCAGTACCATCGTTATATGTGTTATACCAGTTTTTATTATATGTTGATGATGCATAATTTGCACCCGTCATTGGTGATACCACTTCAGTACCTGTCGGAATTTCAGCAGTTGGGATAACCCCAATTGCAAACCATAGACCAGTATTACCTGTTAGACCACTATATGTTTCATAAATGTAGTCAGTTACGGTACTACCATCAAAAGCCATCTTAGTTGAAAGTTCAGCATAATATGTACTACCTGTAAATCCTGATAATGGATTTGGGTCCATATTTTCAGTTACACCTGTAATCACATTATCCAACCATTGGTCTTCCAACGTCGCACCTGTTGCAACTACCGGTGAAAATCCACCTAATGTTGTGATACCTAAAGTAATATTAGGTTTATATCCAGTTAAACCAAGTACTCTTGTTACGAATAATTGATTTGACTCTTGTAAATAAGATTTTGCTACGTAAGGTAACTCATATTTTGGATTGTTGTTTCCGAATTTCTCAGGAGACGTTCCACCAAAATAAGTTTTGAATTCGTCGAAATTAGAAATTAAAATTGGTTCAAATGCTGGACCTTTTAATGTCTCACCAACTAATCCCAATGTTGTTACTCCGACACTTTGCGCTACGAATGTTAAGTCTTTCTCGGATGTATAAACACCGGGAGAAACGAATACTCTGTTTGAATTTGCCATTGATTAATGTTTGGTTAAAATTTTTTTATTAGTTTTATTATAAATATCTTTGTTTTTACCAAAGATTTCGATACTTTTCACATAAAAGATAGTAAATTATCTTTTTCTATCTTTATTTATCTTTTATGGAAGAAAACAAATCTAAAAACGTAAAAATCAGTGAAAAACACCATGAGATGTTAAAAAACCACTGTGAAAAAAATGGATTAAAAATTTATAAAGTTTTAGAAAGGTGGATTGAAGATTATTGTAAACCCAAAAAGAAAGATATCTACGGTGATTAGAATAAATAAGTTACACCAATTCTTGAACCTAAATAAGGTGCACTTAACAATTTAATATTTCTTATACCATCAATATCATAACCCGAACCTTCCTCTTCTTGAAGACCGTTAATATCAACTGAAACAATACTATTAATAGGATTATTTAATTCAAATATTAATGATGAACCATCATAATCAAAATATTCCGTTGAAACTTGTAAAATGTTTCCATAATTGTCTATTACAATTGTATTTTGTCTACCCTTATAATATGTAATTGTCACAGTACTACCATCTGATGGTGGAGTATCAAATGTAACTTTAGATGTATATGCAATATGGTAATAATCGACATTTTTTTCTTGTAACAAACCATTAACCGATACACTAAATAAAACACCAATACTTTCACCCACACTAAATTGTGTCTGAATACCATCGGCGGGAAAACTTACAATTGTTACATCAATATCTCTATTAAGAGATTTTCTCTTAGGTGCACCTTCTCTTGCAAACTCGTTTAATAAAAAGAATCTACTAATTGCTGGTTTAATTTCAAAATCATCACTATCAATTAAGAAACCTAACATTGTGAATTTGTAATTTTGTACATAATATCTACGGCCATCTATAGTATCTAATGGTGTACTATCATTAACACTATCTAAAACTATTGGGATATAATGACCTTTTACCGTTGTATACGCTTGACGAGATGAGAATTTTTGTAAAACTTTTTGATTAAACTTATTCAATTCTCTAAACTTTGTACATACAATTGTTACCTCGAAACTAATATCAACGGCAACAGGTTGTGGTATTCTATATATGTCGGCACCAACCTGTGTACCATTCCAAGTTGGAACAGACGCATAAAAGAAAGTATCTCTATCAGGAATTGTTCTTTGTGTTACAGGATTTGTACCGGGTTGAACATCAGGTTGTCTAATAATTGCAATAAATGGTAACTTTATATTTCTATCCTCATCAACAAATTCCCAACTATTTTCTAACTCCGCCCATCTTTGTATGGTTAAAATTTTTGGAATGATTGGTATTTGTTCACCATCTGAAACTATTTTAAAGTTTTCCTTAATGAAATCCAACATACCTAAATCTAAATCATCATGCAATATAGAATCAGGTAAGAATGTGTCGGATTTAGTTATTCTATCCAATAATTCTTGTCTTCTAACAGGTGCACTGTACACATCTTTGTTTGCACCATATACTTCTATATTGTTTTTTCTTTTAGGTATTGCCATTTTATACTCCTCTAAATTCAGTTTCTTGTGCCGGTGCACATGTTATTGTTCTGTAGAATGGTTTGTAACCAAACATACTATGTTTTCCATCTGAAACTACTTTACCATCGTTAGTAACTTGATAATATCTTACTCTATCTTCAGATTCTGCGTATCCAATAAAATCACCATACTTTATATCTACACCCAATTCTTGTAAATGTTTGATATAAACTGATATTGTAATGTTACCTGGCTCATTAAATTTTATCAATCCCGTTTTATATGATTTGTTTGTTGGTGCATCTATTTTAACCAATCCGTTAAATTCAACAGGTGGAAAATATTTGATTTGGTCTTTACCAACCTCACCATACACGTCGTCAGTCGTAGTTCTTGTTGTATCAACACGATATAAAACCAACTTCATATTCAAATCTCCATGTAGATACTCTGAACCCATTTGGACGTTCAAATCAAAATCATCATTTGAAAGGAATTTAGATAGTCTTGTGATTGGTAATTTGTTTTCCATATCCTTATAAATAGTAGATTTTTACGAACTTATTATTTATATTATAAATTATGGAAATAATGATTCCCGAAATAGAGGCGAGAAATATACTTTTATCATATGAAGGGTCTAATAATCAATTATTAGATTGGAAGAAAAAATTCACAGAGCTTAAAAGTTTTAAACTTACACGACCACAATCAGAATATGTACAAAAATATCATACTGTGGTACCAAAGGTTGCAAGAAAATATATTAACATTGTGAGTACATTTGGTGAAAAACTTGCCGACGATAAATTACTACCAACAGTACCCGAAAAAATTTGGTGTGAAAAGTTATTATGTGAATCCGATAAGGCGTATCACATTTGGGGTAAATTATTTGAAAACGAACAACTTAGTGCTATGTGGTTACCAAAGGCCGCTATTATGCAGGAAGAAAAGAAACTAAATCGTGTAATTGATTATTCAAAATATGGTAGTCGTCCACCAATGGACCACCAAAAAATTGCCATCGAAAAACTATTAGCAAATAATAAATTCATTTTGGCTGATGACATGGGACTTGGTAAAACAACGTCCGCAGTTATTGGAGCTCTTGAGAGTGAAGCAAAAAAGATTTTGATAGTATGTCCCGCTTCATTGAAAATAAACTGGGAGAGAGAGATTAAGAACTACTCAGACCGACGTGTACTAATTGTCGAAGGACGTAAATGGGGTTCGACATTTGACTTTTATATTATTAACTATGATATCATTAAAAACTACCACTCGACAGATAATTCTAAAGATAGTGATGACTATAAGTTATTGGTTAATGCCGGTTTTGACTTGGCAATCGTAGATGAAGCTCACTACATTTCAAATGCAACCGCAAACAGAACAAGATTGTTAAATGACGTACTTGACCAAATCCCAAAAGTTTGGTTATTAACAGGTACACCTATGACATCAAGGCCAATTAACTATTTCAACTTATTAAAGATTGTTGAATCTCCGTTAACATTAAATTGGCAATCATATGTTCGTAGATATTGTGCCGGTTATCAATTTAGAGTTGGTAATCGTAAAGTATGGAATACAAACGGTGCAAGTAATTTAGATGAACTTCGTGAAAGAACAAAGAATTTAGTTCTTCGTAGAATGAAAACTGACATTCTTGATTTACCTGAAAAAATTGTTACACCGGTATTCGTTGAACTTAATAGTAAAATGTACGATGAGGAATTAGAAGAATTTGCACGTATCACCAATGATAAAAAGAATGATGAAACCATTACAGTTACATTAAATCGTTTAATGAAAATTAGACAATTAATTTCTTACGAAAAAATTCCATATACTTGTGAAATAATTGACAAATGTATTGAACAGGGTAAAAAGGTTATTGTTTTAACCAATTTTACTATGACATTGGATATGTTACATGAGAAATATAAAAAGAACTCAGTAACACTTGACGGACGTATGCATAAAGATAAACGTCAGGAAAATGTTGATAGATTTCAAACCGATGATAAAATAAAGGTATTCATAGGAAATATTAAAGCTGCGGGTGTTGGTATTACATTAACTGCCGCTGAGGTTGTTATTATGAATGACTTATCATTTGTACCTGCAGACCACTCTCAAGGTGAAGATAGAGCGTATAGATATGGACAGAAAAATAGTGTACTTGTTTACTATCCTGTATTTGAGAATACTATTGAAAAAATTATCTATAATATTCTACAGAAGAAAAAAGGTGTCATTGACCAAGTTATGGGTGACGGTGAATATTCTGAAACTTTTGGTAAAGACTTATTAAAGCAACTTATTTAAACAGAAAGTCTTTTAATTCATTTAAAACACCTTTTAATAATTCATTTAAATTTTCATCTTTTGGGTTCCCAATAAAGACTTCAATCTTTTTACCCTCTAAATCAACACTCGCACTATTTTCACCCTCACCCATTTTATAGGAGAATTCATAATTGTACCTACCACCAATTTCAAAAAGTTCTATTAATATCTTGTTCATATCTTAAATATAAAGTATTTATAAGAATAAATCAATTATGGCATCATCAATTATTACTACCGAAGAAAAAGATAAGTTATACACTCAAGTGTTTCATTTATTAGGTATGCCTGTTCGTGGTATTGAACTTACCGAAGAACAAATGGATACTTTTTTGGAATTATCTTTATCAGAATACGAGCAATACGTATCAGATTGGTTAATCGAATCACAATGGTCCGCACTTGCCGGATTAAACTTGGACACGGCATCTTTAACACGAGCATTCACAACAAGAAGTTTAGATTATGAAACTCAATTTACACATGCATATTCTAAAATCGTCGGATTACAGACAGGTGGTGATAGTGAATTGAAAAAAGACTTCTTTACCGTTTCAGGTGGTACACAAACATATATTTTACCTGCAGGTCGTGAAATCAATGAGTTATTATGGTTTACACGTGCTGAATTGACAGATTCCATTATTGACCCATTTTTAGGTGGATTTGGTGGTATAGGTGGTGTAGGTTTTGGAGGTATTGGTGGTTTTGCACAAATTGGTTCTGCGGGTTCTTATTTTATGATGCCTGCTAACGACCTTTTATTGAGAATGCAAGATAGAAGTATCAAGAATAGATTAATTGGTGGAGATTTAACATATAGAATTACTGCGGGTCCTGAAGGTACCAAAATTGTACACTTATATAATGTGCCGGGTGGTAGATTTGACTTTGGTTCAACACAATCAAACAATTACCAAGTTTGGTATTGGTATTATGATACTAACACTAAAGATAGAGATGAGTGTCTTGCTAAAAATAAAGATATTATTAGATTACCATCGGATGTACAAACAGAAGAATTAAAATGGTCTGACTTAAATCAACCCGCACAAAACTGGGTTAGAAAATATCTTATTGCATATTCCAAAGAAGGTTTAGGTAGAATTTGGGGTAAATTCAGTGGAGACCTTAAAGTTCCTGATTCTGAATTAAAATTAGATTACACTTCATTACTTACAGAAGGTAAAGATGAAAAATCTAAATTGGTTGAAGAATTAATGGCAAGACTTGAAAGACTTCGCCCCGACAAACTTCTCGAAAGAAAAGGTGCCGAGGCTGAAAATCTTAATAAGTCATTGAAATATAGAGCATTCCAAACTCCAATTACATCGTTCTAAACTTCAACTGCGTGTAACACTGCATCAGTATCGGTATTCCCGATAATTTCGTCTTCATTACTTACAGTACTCTCTGCTTGTAAAAGTAGAACCTTTCTATTATGGTCTACCCAATATTGGTCGGCAAGCTCCAAACTATCTTCAACATACATAAAGAATGGGTCACGACCTACTTTATTCCAAAAGACAACCTCACTATCCGATAAGGTCATAACCTCATCAAACTTATCTTGACCACTTTCTTTAAGTGGATGACCATTAACAAGTTCACATTGTAACTTGGTAAAGTATTGTCTATCCTTAGGGTCTTCAATAAGAATGTCTTCACGAATGCTTGGACTAAACGCAACTAATAAAGGTTCCACACGTTTATTAAAGTTTGTTAAATAACGAGGAACATTATAATCACCCAATAAATCGGGATTATTTGTAATCTCCTTTTCATCAATCATATAACAATTAACTTCAATATAACCATCCGGCATTGGGTATCCGTTTTTTGCAGTGAATTCTTCTTGTTGTTTCTTTGTGGGTTTTGTAATTTTCTGAACATCACCCGAAGATTTCTTTTCACCGTTATTCACATAATAGATGGTATCACCAAGACCGGCGGGATAATCACTCATCATGATTAATTCCATATGTGCTTGTCTTGACATAAGAGACCCCGATTTAGTGGTTTTCTTTACATACTTCTTATACTCATCAATCGATTGTTTAACACGAGCCTTATTGGCAATCTTTGATAATGGAATCTCTTTATTGTAAATCTTTTCCACATAATCATAATACAACTCAACAAATGATAAACCATCACCATTCAACAAGTACTTTAAACCCTCATCCAAAAACTCCACAACATATTGTTGTAACTTCTTTGATTTAATGGTGTTACCGGTCAATTTGATTTTCTCTTTACCTTTCTTAATCAACTTGATGATATAGTTCTTACGAGATACGTTAATACAAGATGGTGCGGTGTAGTCAATATCAAGACCCATTTCGTTTCGCATAAAGATATCATTGAATTCGGCGGTGTGTGCTTCAATACCACGATATTCTTTACCTTCCTTAACAAGTTCATTAAGACCTTTACCAATGTATACGGCATCTGCAGCACTTTCAGGTGTTTCAAAGTTTACACCGTCCGTATCCATTACAAGTGGTTTATATCCTTTTTTCATATAGAACATAATCATCATACGAAGACATTGACGACCGATACAAGTAATCGTTTCACCCGAATCCATCTCACCCCAAGGAAATACATGTGGTGCAGATAATGAACCAAAGTATGCGTTGATGAAAATCTTAATTGGTAATTGTTTACGGTCGTACATCTCAGCAGCAACGGGGTCACTATCCTTCAATTCACCGGCAAGATGTTTGTACTTAATACGAATGTTACGGAAATACTTCAACATAGATTTCTGTACACCCATAACATCACAAGCGGGAAACACATCATATACTAATTGAATTGATGGATATAAGGATGAGTAGTCAAACTTTACAATGTTCTTTGCATAACCCACATTTAATAAACGAGATAACCCACCCGTGAATGGTCGTTTAGAATCTTTTGCAGGTATTGCCAAATTATTTTCATATGACCACGCTAACATGATAATCTTCCATAATGTTGCAGTGCCCATAGTCGCAATTCGCTCATACGTTGTTGGTACAAGCTTTGAAAGTAAGAATGTAGACTGAGAGAATGAGTCATCAACAATCATTGTCTCATAAAGGTCATCATCAAGATATTGTTCAACAATTTTTCTACCCGTCCATATTTCAAACTTGCCGGGGAATCTTGTAAGTAAATCCTGTGTACCAGGTTCACCAATCATTTTGTAACCACCGGTTTTTGGATTCACATAATAACTCTCGTTCTCAAGATATATTTCAGAAATCTTATTACCTTTTACATAAACCCGATTTGGTTTTTCTTTTTCCAAATATGTGGTAATATACTTCAAACCCCAAGATTTAATCTCTGAGTTGATTGCTTGTGCTCTACGAACAGAGTGTGCAATATCGATAATATTAAAACCCCAAATCACGTGTTGGACATAATCCTCCATTTCATTAGCAAGTTTTAATACACCTTTCTTTTCTTTCATCCCCGTACCTGTCAAGATTTTAGTTAAACCTTGAACATCAACACCTAAAATTTCTGCACGTTTTAAGATAAATGGAAAGTCAAAGAATGCGGAGTTATAACCAGCAACGATTGTTGGTTTTAATTCTCTAATTAAATTAAAGAATCTTTCAATACATTTCTTTTCACCATCTTCACCAAATGCTGGAATTGTTTCTTGTAGACCACGGTTATCCTTAACTCCAATCAAAATGATTTTACAAGTCTCAGGGTCTAAACCTGTAGTCTCAATATCGAATACAAATCGATACACATCAGCATAATCCTCAATTCCTTTGAATAATCGTTTTCTTGTTTGAACAAGATACTGTTCTACTGGTGATAGGATAGTAAAACATTGTTTTGTGTGTTCACCCCAAGGGTCAATACCACCTGTTTTGAAGAAACTGATAAGGTCGGTGTATGTCTTGATACTTTTAACCAAGAATTTCATACCAGATTCAAGTCGTTCATCACCGTGAGTATCCAACTTATCAATGATGATACCGTACTTACCCATCATTTGTTTTTGTTTTTGCTTGGAACCACCGTAGAAATTAAACTCGGTTAAGTCACCAACCCACAAAAATGGAGTAAATGAATCTGATTTAACGATTTTACCCTTTTCGGGGTCTTGAATGATTTTTGAAATCATGTTTGTGGGGTAGTCATACTCGACTCCAACGATGTACTTCTCATCGTCACCCCCGTTCAGGAAGCTCTCGATAACCTCCTGTGAGATTACTTCTTTCATACTTTATTTGTTTAAGTGACACATTAGCTTACGGTACTTCCGTAGTTAGTCTTGATGTTACAAATATAAATACAAAATATTAATTTATCAAATTACGTTAATGAATAGTTTTTCTTTGATTGGTGTAATCAATATATTACCGTCACTAAATGTGATTGTAATAATACCCTCAAATCTTCCTTTTACCGATGTGTGTTCTGTGGTAAATCTATGTGTGATATAATACTCGTCTGTGGTACTATTGAATTTTTTAGTTCTTGTTGTTACAAGACATGGACTACCCAATATTGAATACTCGTTTGTTCTAACGTCAAACATCTCGAATGTAATTGTTGCACCACTCTCAAGCATGTCGTTAAATGATGATTTATCATTTTTTCCGTCATCAATTAGTCTCATTTTTAATATTGGGTCAGTTGCTCCCTGTCTGATAAAAAATTCCATATTATATAATATTATGTTAATCTAATTAAAACGTAACTACCACTTCTATATAGTCCTTGTAATGGTACTCCACCAGCCGCGGCTGCCGCGTCATTTGTAAAACTTGAGGTTACATTTGATAATATTGTAAATCCGTCCGTTTTTAAATTATTATTTAATTTAAGACTGCCGCTAAACTCGTATGTGTAACCACTTGTTACTGAACCGGTATTAAAACTAATTGTTGTTCCCGTGTGTAAAGTTATATGTGGAGTTTGCCAATTACCCATCGTAAATAACTTAACTTTGGCAGGATGTTGAGAACCACCTAATGTTCCGACATACATGTCTTTACCGGAATTTATTAAGTACGAGTCATTAGCCAAACCAACCGCACCACCATTATACGTTGATGAGTTAATACCCAAATCAACATAATGAATTATCTCATTACCATTATCTGCGGTTAATACTAAATCCGTACTGGCAAATGTACCACTATTGGTGTTTTTAATGTTAACTTGTGCATATACTTGGTTATTTCCCTCAAAATGTGCAATGTTATAACTTCCATTATTTTGAACATGTAATATTTCAGGTTGTATGTCTTGACCACTTTGAAATGACCCGGTACCAATAATTAAACTTGGTATCTTTCCTGTAATTGTTAAATCACCATTAATTGTTTGACTCCCCGTAAATGAGTGTGAGCCACTATCAACTAATGACTGTCTTAATATAGATAATGTTGATTTATATGTTGTGCCACCATGGACAATTGCCGTTACCCCACTTAATGGTGGTGCTAGTGAACTTGATAATTCCGATATTTTTTTACTTGCCATTTAGATAAATAGTTTAATATAATAATATATTATTGTCCTCAGTTAATAAATTTTCACTATTTTCAGATAAAATACCCACATCCGTGAACCCATTCAAAACGTCACTACATGTATTTGTAACATCGGTTATATTATAATATGGTTTAACGGATGTTAAATAGTTATGATTTATCTGTATTGGGTTTAGTGGCTCTTCATAATATCTAAATCGCTCAAACCTAAAAGATGTATCTGAAAATTCATGAATACCACCTGAATAAAATAATCCACCACCCCAAACGTGTTCAATAAGGTGTTCTCCATCCCTAACTGACGGTATAATCTCTTCCCAATTCTCTAATTTGTAAATTCTTTTACCGTTTACAAATATTGACAAAGTACCTAATCTTTTATTTCTCTCATTCCACCACTTTTCATTTAACACCTCAATAAATGACACGTCTTCAGTTGCGCCCGTTAGTGTATCCATTGGATTACTAACAGTGACTCCGGTTATCATGTCATTATAACCACCCTCATTTGCAATATCACAATCTGTATATTCGGAATAACGTTTGAAAGTAATTGCAATGTTGAATATTAAGTTATTATTACTTAAAAATGGTTCTTCAAACATTTGTTCAGTTTGACCTGATGAGATATAACTGGTTTCAGTAAATCCTGAAATGGTATTACAATATCCAGAATACCTATAAGATAACCACTCAATCCTACCATCTGATGTAAATTTAAATGATAAATTATTATCTAAATAATGTTCAGGTTCAGATTCGGAATTAATACCAATATAAAACAAATTATTCCCATTAGACCAAGGTTGACCAAATTTATTAATTGTGGCATCGATTGTCCAACCAAGTTCAGTTCTTCTTCTAATAAAAAATTCACAAGTACCACCTGAGTATTGTTCATTAATATCGTAACTATAAGGTAATAAAAGACCGTTAACACAGTTAGAATCAAAAACTAAAGAATCATAGGTTATTGTACCACCGGTGGTTAAATCCAACAAGTCTTTGTCATAATCCGAGTCTGTTTGAACTAATTCAAAGTCATATAACTCCGAATTGTCTAATTTTAAATCCAATTTAGACCCATAAAACTTTAAAATATTCTGACTATTCATATTTTAATAAATATCTTTCATTTGGTTTGATATTTATATAAAAAATATATCTAATGAATAATTTTATAAAACAAGTTATTGAGGAGAAATTCGCATCAAAGGCACAACAAAGGTTTTTTTATGCTCAGGCAGGTGAAGGTGGAAAAAAAGGTAAGAAGTGGTCAAAATGGGCAAAAGAATTTTCTGATAAAACAAATTATGATGAAATACCTGATAAAGTAGAGGAAGAGGATATTGATGAGATTATTGACACTAATGGAAACATTGAAACTAGTAAATTACCAACAAATTTTAATTCAAAACAAACAACATCAAAAAGAACTTCAGATGACAACCAAAAAACTCGAGCAAATATGATGGGTAATTACGGTACAACAGGTGTTCAAAATTATAGAAAGTATTGGATGGAAAATAGAAAAATAACTAAAGGTGAAATACTTGAAGTTATGTTAGGTGATACATTAGGTGCTGATGAGACTATATTAAAGGATAAGTCATATAAAGAAGCGTATGTATATTTTACAAAAGAATTAGGATTAACAAGAGAAAAGGCACTTGATAAAATGGCGGACTTAGGTTATAGTGAAGATTTACCTAAAGGTCAGGTTATTATGGTTGAAAATCCTAAAAAATACATTGAAGAATATATCGACGAACTTTTAAAGAAAAAAAATAATAATGATGATTTGGTTTCTAAAGATGAAGAAATAGAAGAAGTTGAAATCAACCCGATAGTAAAAAGACAAATCAATTCATTAAAAAATAGCATGAAGACTTATGGTTTAAAACCTGACCACATAATGAAAGGTTTAAAAGACGATGAATAAAGAATTAAAAGATAGAGTTTTTAATATCCCACAAAATGTTTTAAATCAAATCAATCATACGGTTGGTGGTTTAATGGGTAAACATGCAGATGGATTAATGAGAGCTAAAAAACTTTTATCAGACAAAACTGTAACTTACGGACAATTAAAAAGAATTATTCACGATTTACAAACAATTGATAAGGTTAATAATATTACAAAATATAATTTGGCGGGTGGTGATTTAATGAACACTTGGTCTAAACAATTTTTACAAGGTGAAAGAAATTTAGTTAGTAATGCTAAAGATTCAAGAAAAAGAGCGGATGATATAGGTAGTATAACTGGAGAAAGAAGAAATAGTCACTTATCTTCACATAAAAAGAAAGATAATTTTAGAATACCGACAAATCCATTAAAAAGTAATTCAGATAAAACATCGGTTTCATCAATAACATCAACCGGTTTATTCGAAGAAATTGAAAAAATTAAAAAATTAATTATTTACTAATATGGAAAACAAAACACAATTAGAAATATTGGCAGAACAATACAGACAAGAAGTCGTATCAAAAAATTCTTATAGTTCAAATCAAATATATGATTCTAACAATCCTAATTCATTATCTAATGGTGATGAAAAAGGTAAAGGAGACTATAACGGACAAATAGGTTCCTCAATTGATATTCAAAACCGTATTGGCAACTTAGCTAAAAACACTTACAACGAAAATAGTATATACGATAGTAATAATCCAAACGCATTATCTACCGGAGATGATAAAGGTAAAGGTGATGTGGGTGGACAGGTTGGTTCTTCGGTTGATATTCAAAATAGAATTGCAAACCTATCTAAAAATACATATAATGAAAAGTTTTCATATGACTCTAACAATCCAAACGCACTATCAAACGGAGACGATAAAGGTAAGGGTGAATTAGAAACAAAAATTGGTTCATTAACTGACATTAATTCAAGAAATGAAGTTATAGCTAAAAACATTTATAATTCTGAAAACCAATACTCGTCAATTAATTTAAATGCATTATCTAATGGTGACGATAAAGGTAAGGGAGATGTTGAAGGAAGGGTTGGTTCTTTAACTGACATAAATGTAAGAACAGAAGTTGTAGCAAAAAATAAATATAACGGTACAAAAGGATATCCTGACTTTGTAATATGATTTTAAACAATGTTGTCCTTAAAATAATTGAGGAACAAAATATTAATACAAGTAAAACAAGACCTATTATTAACGCGATTAAAAATAGGAACAAGATTTCTTTTTATTACAAAGGACCAACAAGACCTAAAAAAACAAGTGTTAAACCCGGTTATCGTATTAAAGCTGAAGTGGTTGCATTAGGATTAAGTAAAAAGGGTAATCTACTTATTAGAGCATTTGTTAAGCCACCATCTACCTCTAAAAAAGGATTCACCAAGACGGGATGGAGAACTTTTATGGTTAGTAGAATGAGCGGTTTACAAATTACGGATGATGTATTTAATGAAAAAAGACCGGGATATAACGAGGGTGATGATAGAACATTTAGTGTGACTTATGTTAAAACAGATTGGGGCACTAAGAGCGAACCAAAATCTATTGAAAAACCACAGGTGGAACCAACACCACAACCAAAACCACCGGTACAGGAACCAACAACTACAGTAGAACCAGAAAAAACAGAACTACCACAACCAAAACCAGTTGAAAAACCACAGGCGGAACCAACACCACAAGAAGAAAAACCGGAACCTGAAGAGTTACCTCAACCAAAACCTGAAGAAAAACCATTAGAAAATCCTGAAGAGGATGAAGATGAGAATCTTATGGAAAATATTAAACGAATAAAAGGTTTAATGTTATTGTTAAATTAATTATAATAATAAAAAAATATAGATATGTCACAGGGAAACAACGGATTAAAGACTGGTCCAATTTCAGCAAATGATTTAATGAGTAAATTAGCTAAGGCAAGTAAAGTAATGCAAAAAGTACAGGGAGGAGATTTTTCAAGAGGTAATGTTAACGAGTCTATGTTATCAGGTGGATATGATGATGGTGGTGAATATGCACAACAATCATACACTCAACCACAATTACAACAAAACCAATATAGTGCTCCTGATTTTGACGTATCTAAAATTCAAAATTCTAAATTACCTGACGCAATTAAAAAAGCTATGATGGAAAACCCAATCTCTCAAATCTCTTTAGGTGAAACTCTTGACATGGACTTTGTAAAAGGTGCTAAACGGTTAATTGAACAAGAAAATCGTGCCAACAACCCATCAAAATCAAACCAACAATCTAAACCAGTACAAAATGTTGGTGGTAATATTGATATGAACGCAATTGCAGTATTAATAGAGAATACTGTTCGTAAAGTAATGGATGAGAAACTAAATCAAATCTTAACTGCACAAACAACATCAACAATTAATGAAAATCTTGTGTTAAAAGTGGGAGATTCAATTTTCAAAGGTAAAATTACGGGAGTTAATAAATCTAAATAGATTTGTTTTTTAATTTTTTTTGTTTATTATTGGTTTAATAGTAAACATATGTCAAAAATTAAAATACTCGCTATTCCATCGGATTCACACGGTGTTGGCAAATTCAGAATCTTAGACCCATACAAATATATTGGGGATAATTACATTGGTGATATTCACGTTGATATTTCATTTAATGTACCCAATACAAACGAATCTTTCAATGGATACGATATTGTAGTATTCCATAGTTTTATACATCAAACAACACACGAAGATAATATTGATAGAATCAAGTGGTTAAAAAAAGAAGGTATTAAAACTATCATGGATATTGATGATTTTTGGTCACCGGACCAAAGACATCCAATGTATCAACAAATAGTTACATCAAGAATTGCAGAAAGAAAACTGGATATGTTAAGATTGGTTGATTATATCACAACAACCACACCAATTTTTGCAAAAACAATCCAGAATAAATTAAACACAAAAAATGTATTAATTTACCCCAATTCAGTTAATGATGAGGAACCACAGTTTAAACCAAACCCAATAAAATCAGATAAAGTAAGATTTGGATGGTTAGGTGGTTCATCACACTTACATGATATTGAATTAATGTCCGATGGTATCTCAACAACATTAGATAATCTTAAAGATAAGACACAATTTGTGTTATGTGGGTTCGATTTAAGAGGCTCCGTAACTGAAATTGATAGAAATACCAATGAACAAAGAAAAAGACCTATCAGACCAACAGAAACTGTGTGGTATCGATATGAACAGGCGTTTACCAAAAATTATACATCCTTAGATTTGGATTATCGAAATTATCTACTTAATTTTACGGAGTTACCATATAACGATGAGGATAAAATTTATAGAAGAAGATGGACTCAGGATATTATGAAGTATGCTAACAACTACAATTATTTTGACGTGTCTTTAGCACCATTAGTTGAGTCAACATTCAACGCAAATAAATCTCAGTTGAAAGTTATTGAGGCGGGTTTCCATAAAAAAGCAATCATTGCAAGTGAAACTGACCCTTATACATTAGATTTAATATCTGCAGTTGATAATGGTAACTTTAATAGTAATGGTAACGCATTATTAGTTAACCCAAAACGTAATCACAAAGATTGGGCTAAACACATGAAACGTTTAGTTGATAATCCTAATATGATTGAAGATATGGGTAATCGTTTATATGAAACAGTAAAAGACAAATATTCATTAAGAAAAACCTGTCAAGATAGAGTAGAATTTTTTAAATCAATTATTAACAATTAAATAAACAATTATGTATTACACAGTAACAGTTGGCTACGAGTCAGAACAATTAGACAGAGAAGGTAATCCACGTATCACTAAATCAAGTGTTGTGGTTGCCGCACAATCAAATGTTGAGGCGAACATCACCGCAACAAAATTCTTGGCAGAAGATATGCGTTCAAGCCATATCATCGATGTGAAGAAATTAAAAATTGATTGCGTAATTGATGAGAAAAATTACCCATCATACTACGAAAACTAATAAACAAACACCAGTCGTTAATTCGGCTGGTGTTAATTTTTTATTAAGAAATGGACAGAAAACAATTAGAAGAATATATTGAAAAATTAAAAAACTACGAAGAAATTCTTTCTTCAGAGGATGGTGTTGACCAAAAATTTATCAATGAGTTAAACAGTGTTTTTAAACAATTGTCTCACGATGTTACACAAACACAACATCAAACAACACAGTCAAACTCATTTAATCCGCAACAATTAATTGTAAAGGTAAAAAAATTACATGAAAATGCAGTGATACCCTCGTACTCTAAACCTGGTGATGCCGGTATGGATTTAACCATCACAAGTCAAATGTCAAATACAACATTTGATGCGTCATATGGGTTTGGTATTGCGATGGAAATTCCCAATGGATATGTGGGTTTAGTTTTCCCACGTTCTTCGGTTAGAAACCAAGATTTACTATTAACAAATTGTGTTGGTGTAATAGATAGTGGTTATCGTGGTGAATTACAAGCTACGTTTAAAAAAACAAATGGTTTCGAGTCAATAAAATATAATGTGGGAGACAGAGGGGCACAAATAATTATTTTACCATATCCACAGGTATTTATGGTGGAAAGTGATGAATTATCAGACACCGAAAGAGGAACCGGTGGATTCGGTTCTACGGGATTATGATATTTATCTACATAATAAACTTATTATAAATTAGGAAACTTTGATAAAGCCGAAAACTAAAACAGTAGTTACAGAGGAAAGAAAAACACCACATAAACAAAGAATTAGAGAGTTAATTAAAAGACCGAAAGAGAAATTCCTAACTAAAAACCAAGAAGAGTATTGGAGAATACTTGGAGAAAGTCAAATCACATTATGTTTTGGTCCGGCGGGTGTTGGTAAATCTTATATCGCGATGAAACGTGCGGTCGATTTATTATACGATGAAGATAACAAGTATGAGAAAATCATTATTGTTAGACCGGCAGTTGAAGCTGAAGAAAAACTTGGTTCTTTACCTGGTGGTTTGGAAGAAAAATTAGACCCGTACATCTATCCTTCTTATTATCTTTTAAACAAGATTATTGGAAAAGAGGCTAGAGAAAGATTAAAAGATGAAGGATTTATTGAAGTAGCAGCTTTAGCTTACATGAGAGGATGGAATGTAGACAATACAATACTTGTGTTCGAAGAAGCTCAGAACGCAACACCAGCTCAAATTAAACTACTTCTAACACGTATTGGTTTCAATTCAAAGTTCTTCATTTCAGGAGACCTTGAACAATCGGACAAATACAAAGACAAAACTAAATCAGGATTATATGATGCCAAAAAGAGATTAGAAGATTTAAGTGGTGTTGGTATATTCGAGTTTAGTATCGATGATGTAGTTAGAAATCCTTTGATTGGTCAAATTTTAAAAAGATACGATTAACAATAAAGTTAATTTTGCACAATAAACCCACATCGTTTATCATAATGGTGTGGGTTTATTATTTACTTATAGATTATTTAATTGTATATTTCCTATATGGAAATTTTTATTAGTATTGACGGTGTAATTAGAAACACGATACAGAAATTTGACTATCATTATAAGAACGAGTTTATTGATTCCGAATTCGATGAGGAAAATACATTTGAATACGGTATTTCAGATAAAGTCTTAAATGATAATCTTTTTAATTATTATAAATTCCAAGATAAAAATGAATACGACTTCTTTTTATACATGGAATATCCAATAGAAATATTTGGACACGCAGGATTAAGTTATCAAACTACGTTTACTGATTTGCATAAAATCATGCACGAAAATCCTGAACATACATTTACACTTATTGGTTTAGATGAATTAGGTAAAGCAAAACCGGCAACCTTATTCTTTTTATCAAAGAATGGATTCTTAGGTGATAACATCAAATTTATTAAAACATCACAAATTGAAGAAATGTGGTCCAAATGTGATGTGTGGATTACGGATAATAAATCAATCATTGACTTATGTCCTGAAGAAAAAGATTCAATCAAATTCAACACACCATATAACGAATACTTTACTAATAAAAAAGAAATAACTAAATTAACTGAAATAACAGAACCATGGTTGAAATCTACGGAAAACACTACTACATTGACCTTGACGCAGTCACAGACAGATGTAGAATCGAGTCAATAAAAAAATATGAAGAGGATGAAGAAGAGGATGAAAATTCAGGTTCTTTAAACATTTTCAAATACGAAATAGTAAAAATGTGTTTGGAACGAGTTTTAGGTGAATATGATGAACAAGATGATGACTCCGATATATTTGGGGTGAAGAAAGCATCACAATCATTTAAAATTGCTTTTAACACATTAATAAAATATGAAATATTAATAGAAGAATTAAACGAAGACGATGAGTAATATAGAAAACATTGAAAAATTAGAATCCGCATTGGGTAAATTAGAGTCGAGTGAAAATGTTGTGTATTTTTTAACATACGACACGAGAAATAATGCAAGAGCATCAATTAAATACATTTATGATTTGGCTAAAACACTAAAAGAGAATGGAACAAAAACTAAGATTTTAGTTGAGGACAAAACTTATGCCGGTGTTGAATCTTGGTTAGGTGACATGTATAAAGATATTGAAGTAGTTTCAATTAAAGATGATAAACCGGTTATTAACTTGGAAGATGTTTTAGTAATACCGGAATATTATTCAAACGCATTACAACAATTATCAAACATTCGTTGTGTGAAAGTAATGTTAGTACAACAAAAAGATTACATCTTTGAAAACTTACCTATCGGTAGTAGATGGAGTGATTATGGTATTGATAGAGTAATCACTACCACGGAGGCAAGTAAAAAATACATAATGGATTATTTTCCTGAATCGTTAGTATTCATTATACCACCAATCATTGAAGATATTTTCTCACCACTTGATTTACCGGCAAAACCATACGTAGCAATTAATTGTAGAGATAGAATCATGCAGAGAAGATTGATTTCAGAATTCTATATTAAATTCCCACAATTAAGATGGGTTACATTTAGAGATATGATTCAATTATCATATGATGAATTTGCAACAAATTTAAAAGAATGTATGGTTTCACTTTGGGTTGATGATGAATCGACATTTGGTACATTCCCATTGGAATCAATGAAATGTGGTGTACCGGTAGTTGGTAAAATACCTAATACTGAACCTGATTGGTTAAATGAAAATGGTATGTGGACATATGACTCTAATAAATTGGTTGAAATTTTAGGAACATATGTTTTAGCTTGGTTAGAAGGTGTTGAATTAACTGGTGAAGTTAACAACAAAATGAAAGAAACACTTTTACCATACGAAAAATCAATAACACAAAAAAACATAACATCAGTATTTGGTTCGTTTAAAAACAAAAGAATAACAGATATTACAAAAGCGATAGATAATTTAAAACAAGAAGAAACAGTATGAAAAATATAACAGTTATTTTACCCATCCATAGATTAGATGGTAACTATAAAGAAATGTTTAGCAACGCAATTGAATCTTTAAAAGATTTCCATAATGACGTTAAACTATCTATCGTATGTCCAAACGATGTCAATATTACCCAAGAATTAAGTTCCATTACAAGTAATTTAGAAATTAATACTTTAACACATAATGGTCCTACCGATTTTTGTTCCCAAATTAATTATGGTGTTGAAAATTGTGATACAGAATGGTTTTCAATTTTAGAAATTGATGATGTTTATAAACCGATATGGTTAAAGTCAATGAATGAATATGTAAACATTTATCCAGATGTTTCAGTGTTCTTACCAATTGTAAAAGATATTAATGAAGAAGGTAAGTTTGTTAGTTTCACTAACGAATCTACATGGGCTTACGGATTTAGTGAAAGACAAGGATTTTTAGATAATGAAGTATTGTTAGATTTCCAAAACTATCAAACAAGTGGTGGTCTTTATAAAACACAAGTTATTAAAGATAATGGTTTATTTAAGGACAATATCAAATTAACTTTTAGTTACGAGTTCTTATTACGTTTAACACATAATGGTGTTGCGATTATGACAGTACCTAAAATCGGATATCAACACGTAAATTTTAGAGAAGATTCATTATTTTGGAGTTATCAAAATGAAGGTACTAAACTATCTGAAAAAGAAGCTAAGTTTTGGTTGGAAACTTCTAAGAAAGAATTTTTCTTTAAGAATAAACGTGAGATTGAATATGTAGAAGCTTAATGCCAAGAAAAAGAACCCAAAAGATATACTTTGGGGAGGAACAAGAACAAGCGGTAGTACGATATTTAGAATCCGATTCCGATATAGAAAGAAACAAGATATTCAATGAATATTTAAGAGACCCCCTCGTTATAATGGTTGAATCAATTATTCGACGTTATAAATTATATAGAAAAGACTTAGAATTTGAAGACATACATTCAGATACTATGTCTTTTCTTATTACCAAAATTAATAAGTTTGACCACACTAAAAACCATAAGGCATATTCTTACTTTGGAACTATTTGTAAGAATTACCTTATGGGTGCCATACAAAAAGATACCAAAGAAACTAATCGTAGTGTGTCTTATGATGATATTTCATCTGACATCGAGGATAGGGCCGATTTATCTTATGTTATCGATGAGTACGTAATTGACTATAGAGATGTTATCATTAAATTGACAATGTCTTTAGAAGAATTTATGGAAAGTGAACAACTAACGGATAATGAACAAAAATTAGGATACGCTTTACTTGAAATCTTTAGTAATTTTGATAAAATTTTTCAAGTTGGTGACGGAAATAAATTTAACAAAAATCTTATTTTATTGTCATTGAGAGAAATGACATCACTATCCACTAAGGAAATTAGAATATCCTTAAAAAGATTTAAAAGAATGTATGACGGTATTTTAGGTGGATTTTTAGAATAAATCTATTTATTACTATGAGACCGAAAAGAAATTTAATAACGTTGGAGATTGATTCAGCGTTATCTTTGATGCAAGAAATCTACAATGACATTGTAGAGCAAAAAAACACGGCATCTTTAATTATGAAAAAGATGTTATCGTTTATGAAAGACGCTGAAGACATGAGCGTTATTGGACCTGTCATTAAGGAACAACAAAAAATTCTTAATGAATGTACCGAAAAGAAAATATCATTAGTTAAGTTACAAGGTGTTATGTTGAAACAACAACAATCAAGTGGTGCTGCCGGTGGTGGTTTCACAGGTAAATTAACATTATCTGATGAGGATAGAGATATATTAGATAAGTTAATGAATGATGATTCAGATAAAAGTACTAACAACTACAAGATATAATGAGTAAGATAAAAGATTTACGAAATAAGATTAAGTCCAATATTGAGTCAGTTAAGAGAATTAACGACCAAACAAAAGACAAGGTATCTGAAAGTAAAAAGAATGCGTCAGATAAATTTGATAATTTCTTAAAAGACCTACCAAGTTCGGACAAACTTTTTAGTAAAAAAATATCTGATTACGCAAACAACAAAAAAAATAATAAACAACAAAAAAATAAAGTTTTTGAAGATTTATTAGAAATTGTTCAAGGGTTTGTTGGTGTTAATAATGTTGTTGAAACTTCTGATTTATTAAGTAACAAACAAAAATTAAAAAACATTACTTTAAAATCAATTGACCACACATTAAAAAGTTCACAAAATGTAATTACGGGTAATGTTAAAAAAGTGTTATTTACGGGTGATGGTATATGTGGAGGTAATCCAATAATGCCGGTTAATTCGATACAATTAAAACCTACCGAATTTGATTTTATGAATGTTTTAACTGTAGACCCAAATAGTAATAGCGGTAAAATTGTATATGAACAAGATTCAACACTACACAATAGTGGACTAATCAAAATGAATAGTTTATTATATGAATCATTTTCAGGTGGTGTTAAACCATTCGATTTAAAAAATGATATCACACTTTTTAATATGGAATGGAGTGAATCAAATCAAGAATACAACTTTACTAATTTAACTGGTGGTACAAATAATATTGAAGATTGGGTTACATCATATTATAGTAATATTGAATTCCTTGACATAAGTGGTGTAACAAAAAATGCTGTGTTAATGACCTTAAAAGGTGACGGAAATGAACCACCATTATTTGACAAGGGTTGGAATGATTTAAATCGTTTAATGGCTAAAATGTGTGCAAGTTGTGGTAATCCAAATACTGGTTTAAATCCAAGTACTGCAACACAATTTAATGAAAATGATGAAGATGTCTCATCATACTTTGATTTTGAATCAAGTGAAGGTATTGATGTGGACGAAGAGTCTGCAAGATACAATAAAGTCTTAAAATTTAAAGATTGTAACAACTATGAAGTAAAAAGTAATCCGGAACATTTTGAGGATTTTGCGTATACGTCACAAAAAAAGAATATTAACGATGCGGTAAATGATGCATTACTACATAGTGCCGGAGAAGCTTATGAAAAATCGGGTCAGTCACAACCACTTGATAATTTTCATATTTCTATTATGAATTCATTTATTGCAAATTTACCAAACGCTTTAATGGGTGCAGTATTGTCTCCAAAATATATATTACCGATTTCGTTGATATATAAAGCAGTAACAACCACTGAAGAAACTGTTAAAAATTTAATGAGAAAATTATCAAAATTATTTAATCAAATCATTACAGATTTATATTGGATTTTTATTGAACAATTTTGGAAATTGATAAAAGTTGAATTACTTGCACTTTTAAGTAAAACTGCTGCCAAAATATTACGTAACAAATTTGCAGATTATACATTAATAATTACAACATTAATATCGTTATTAACTGACATATTGGATAATACTTTAGATAATTGTGATGGGCTATATAATGTTATTTCAAAAACCATAGACATTGCACTTAGTGGGAAAGGTGGTACACCGGCAATACCGGGATTATTACTATCAATTGCAGATTTAAAAGGTGGTTACAGTACTGATTTAGCACAAATAGACATTATGCAAAGAGTTGAAGGTTTAGGTGTTAATACCTCAACAATTAATGGAGAAACAAATAAATTACATGATTTAGTAAAAGGTATTTTAGATGGACAATGGTCAACACAAAAGAAACATGGTTATACTGAAGCGTCTAATCAATTTGTGATATTACCCCCACCAGTACCTGGAGTCCCAATGATTTTACCACCGGGTTTAATAAAAACAGTAGGTATACAAAGATAATATGGATGTAGAAAAATTAATTGATGTAACAAAAGATTATGAAAACAAATCAAATAAAGACTTATTTGATGCTGTTAACTTATTATACGAAGAACATGAAAAAACTAAAGAACTTATTATTGAATTAACAAAACATTTAGAAAATGTTGAATATTATTATAATAAAGTTAATGACGAAGTAGGAAAAAGAATAAAGAAATGAAAATAATTGATATTGCGGTTTGTATTGATAATAGAGACCCCGAAAATTTAGGTAGAATACGTTGTATACGTTATTCAAATTACACCGGACAAATAGAAAAGGCTTTTGATTATGAGGCGTGGGATGATAAAGATTTATTCACAGCTTTACCATTCTTACCAAACAATATCAACTTCATTCCCGAGATTGGTCAAACTGTTAAGGTTATAAATTATAATACTGACAAAGAAACTTCAAATGCGGAATATATTGCGGGTCCATTTACTACTCGTCATGATTATAACGCACAAACACACTCCGTACAACTTGAAAGAACCACATATGGTAATGCCGCAAAACACGGTAAAAAAATAATTGACGATAAAGGTAATTTTATAGATAAAAAATCCCAAGGTGTTTTAGCAAAACATAGTGACTTTGGTGTATATGGAAAATATGGTTCAGATGTTTTATTTACTGAGAATGGTCTACAATTGAGAGGTGGTAAATTAACCACCAAAGATTCAGCAAAAGGGAAAGAAAAGAAGGATATGTTATACAAACCTTTATTAAGTAAAAAATTGGCAATTTTGTATTTAAAAAAATTCTCTAAAGCAAAAGAATATAAAATCGAAGAAGTTGAAACCAAAAAATTAGCTAGTGCCGACATTAGATATTTTATTGAATATAATATTAATAATTTTAATGGAGGCTCTGTCACCATAGATTATTATGTTTATCAAGTTAATAAAGCGTATGGAGATGTTTATAGAACATATAACCCAACATTACTTGACGCTAAATTAATTGATGGTCATTATAAATTAATTAATACAGATGGAACAACAACAACACCAACATTTACAAAAACGGCATCCAATTTAGTTGAAACTTATGTAACCATAAGAAATGATATAAAGTCATTACACTATAAAGGTTTAAATGAATTTAATGTCACCTATACTAGTGATGATTTACACCCATTTTATTTTAGACCAACAAAAGAATCTAGAGAAAATTTGGATTTAACTAGTGCACAATTAGAAAACCGTATTAATATTTTTAAAAATATTTCTATTAATTCAAAATCAGGTCCCGAACATGGTTTAGCATTTCAAAAAACATCAATATCACCGCCGGAAATAACAATAAAACGAAAAGAACAAGTTTTAAAAGATTTGACAGGTAGTATGGAACAGACATTTTCCGCATTAAAATCTGATAAGATTTATTTTTTAACAACCGACCCATACAACTCTTCACAAAAACCGATTAATTTTGAGAAATTAGACAAATACGAATTAACTCAAGATAATTATTTAAAAGATATTGAACCTAACACTTATGCGACGGTAAGAGGTGAAACGTTATTAGAATTTTTACGTTCAGTGTATGAAGTATTAACAACCCACATACACAACATTAACGAACCTTATGCTAAGTTAGCATACGATTCACATGATAATATGGAAATATTATATCAAAAACTTGAAGAGGATATTTTAAATAAATCGATTAGAATAAATTAATTGATATTTATAATATAAAAAGATGTCATATTTTCGTTCATATTTTGAGAAAAACAACACATTAATAAAAAATGCTCATGTCAATACATCTAAAAACCCGACCACTGAGATTTTTTATGGTTCCGCATATTCAAGATTTTTATTTAAAATTGATATGGTTGAACTACAATCAATGATTAATAATGGTGACTTAGTTGTTGATGATAATACAAGACATTATCTTAAAATGACTAATACCATTTTTGGTGATGAAGGTTTAAAAGGACAAAACAGACAAACAGGTAGAGATAGAGCAACATCGTTTAGATTGGAGTTATTTGAAATAACTGAAGATTGGAATGAAGGTTACGGTTTTGATTATGAAGATGCTGGTTATGATTTTACTTCAGGTAATAAAACATTTAGTGAAGTCCCATCAAACTGGTTTAAAAAGAATACATTGTCGGATTGGCAAACACAAGGAGCATATATTGGTACCGGTACAACATTAACAATTGTTGAATTTGATAACGGTAACGAAAATTTAAATGTTGATATAACTGATTACGTAAATGGTATTTTAACAGGTAACACCACAAACCACGGAATTGGTATTAAATTTGTAGATGATTACGAAACGTTAAATGCAGACGTTGACCGTTCAGTTGCTTTCTTTACAAAATATACACAAACATTCTTTGAACCATTTATGGAATCTGTTTTTGATGACAGAATAAGTGATAACAGACAAGACTTTGTTGAAAAGACATATCAGAATCTTTATCTATATGTAACTAAAGGAACAAACTATTATGATTTAGATGAATTACCGATAGTTAACATTTTAGATAATACAAATACCCCAATTGCCGGTTTAAGTGATTTAACTACAACAAAAATTAAAAAAGGAGTTTATCAAGTTACATTTGGTATTGATGGCGATGTATTTGTGTGTGACGGAAAGAAATTCTTCTATGATAATTGGAGTAACTTATCAATTGATGATGTTTCATTATCCGACGTAAAACAAAAATTCATTCCAAAACCATTAACATCAAAATATACAATTGGAGATAATCCAACAGAATTAAAAAGATATTCTATTCAATATTTTGGAATCAATCAAAATGAAAAAGTAAAACGTGGTGAATTACGTAAAATTGTAGTTTCATTCAGGTCAATAAATGAACCTAAAACAGTTTTATTTGATGAGGTTTATTATAGAATGTTCATCAAAGAAGGTAGAGTTGATGTAATGGTACATGATTGGACTCAAATTGATAAAACAAATGAGAATTCTTTCACATTAGACACATCTTATTTAATACCAAGAGAATATTTTTTAGAAATTAAAGGTAAAACACATTCTGAAGAAATATTTTATAACAACTACATAAAGTTTGAAATACTATCCGAAAAATAAAAATATTTATTAATATGAAAAATTTAAATCAAATCATTAAAACTCAACTTAGAAAAGTTATTGAGGAACAAGAAACTGAGAACTATATGTTTTTTGGTAATTTAGAACAAATCAAAAGACAATGTGAATTGTTATTAAGTTTTGATAAACAAATGATTGAAAATTTATTACAAAATGGACACGATTGGGCTGATGACCATGTATCGGAGGCTAAGAATAATATGGACCAAGTTTTTGATTTTATTATGAATGAAAAAGAAAAAGGTCAAACAGTTAATGAGGCATCATCAGCAGCACAACAAGCAGCAATTGCTATCAACATGAAGAAGAAAGGTATTAAACCTAAAAACGAATCTGTTGAAATGGAAATTGATGAGAGTAAAAATTGTCCGACAGACCCAGCAAAATGGGCTGCATCAAAAGCCGCAGCGAAAAGAAAATTTGACGTATATCCTTCAGCATATGCAAATGGATGGGCTGCAAAAAATTATAAAGCTAAAGGTGGTGGTTGGAAAAAATGTAAATAATATGAAAATATTAGTATCAAAAGAAGATAAGGATTATATTTTTGAATCAATTAAATCCGGTGAAGTTTTAGCGGAGGATTTAAGAAGATGGTTTAAAGAGAAGTGGGTAGATGTATCTAAAAAAGTAGACGGTAAACACCCACCATGTGGTAGAAAAGATGCCGATGGTAAATCATACCCAAAATGTAGACCATCTAAAAAAGTTTCTAAAGAAACACCAAAGGTGGCATCATCATATAGTAAAAAAGAAAAAAAATCAATGACTTCTCAAAAGAGAAGAGCTGAAAAGAAAGACCCTAAAGTTGGTAAAGGAAATAAACCGACAATGACACATTTTGATGAACAAAATCGTAAAAAAATGAATATAACAATTACAGAAGAACAATTTAAAAGATTGTTTGAAAATAATGAAGAAACTCCCGTATTGATATATGAAGATGAATTTGGTTCTATTGAAAATACTGACTTTGTTGTGGACAATTTATTAAACGAAGCTGAATACCAAGGACGTAAAGTACAACTTGGTAAAATAATGCAAGGTGATATTAAAAAATTCAAAGTATACGTTAAAAACGATAAAGGTAAAGTTGTAAAGGTAAACTTTGGTTTTGGTGGTAAATCCGCTAAAGGTAAGAGAATGGTTATAAAGAAAAATAATCCAGCAAGACGTAAATCATTTAGAGCTAGACATAATTGTGCAAATCCAGGTCCACGTTGGAAACCAAGATATTGGAGTTGCAAAGCGTGGTAATTAATTTTTACAAAAGATTGGAATCATAATACACTGTATTGGTCTTCAACCAAATACACAAAAAATGATAAAATCACTAGAGGTAAGCATAAAGGTTTTAAAGTTACATTAATAGAATCCCCTAATAAAATTGTTTAATTAAACATACTTTCATATATTTGTCACATGAAAGTCACAAAGAATGGTAATGGGTATATTTTTGAGGTGTCACTTAATGAAAAAGAAAACCTTTATAAAATCGGGCAACTTATACTAAAAAAACAATGTAAATTCTTTTACTTCGCTACTGACAAATTATATTACATTTCAGATGTTAAATTAGAATCATAATAAATAACATCGACACCACACTCACCTAACATCTGTTTAGACATTTCCTGAGATTCTAACCATTTATCTTTATTTTTAGTTGTACATTCCGATTTACAATATACAGTAGTAATTCCCGAATTAATGATTGCACGAGCACAATCTGCACAAGGTAATCCCGATGTTAAGTATATTGCAGAACCTTTAAGTGAGACACCTATACGAGCAGCGTTGTAGACTGCATTCCTTTCCGCGTGTTCAATCCAAAAGTATTTCTGTGGTCTTTCCTGACGTTCAGGTAAATCGTCTCTTAAACCCCGAGGAAATGAGTTATAACCCGTAGATAAAATTTCTTTATCCTTACCAACAATAACTGCACCTATTTGTGTTGATTCGTCTTTTGATTTGAACTTAACTTGTTCAGCAATATTTAAAAAATAATTTTTCCAATTCATATTACAAATATACCAAAAAATTGATAATAAAAAAAGGGACAACTTCGTGTCCCTTTTAATATTACTACAATTCTATTGATTAACGTAAAGTATCGATAGAGAATGTTTGTAAACCACTTACATTAATTACACCAAAGTAACGGTTGTTAACCATTTTCTTCGCATAACGAGTCATGATACCTTTGATAGGTGTGAAGTTAAATGGATTGTACATTGTTGGAGTTAATTGTAATGGTACGTATGGTGCGTAGATGTAACCTGCATCCAATAATGACTTACCTTTGTGTCCAATCAAGATTTTTCCTGCTGGGAAGTAAGGGTCACGGAATACTTGGTAACGACCTGCTAATGTACCAACTTTTTCAATACCCATGTTGTATGAGTCTTGCTCAGGACCTGCGTTTGAAACGTGGAAGTACTCTAAATCGTCAAATACTGCAGAAACTTCTGAAGAAATAACAATCCAGTTAGCACCACCTCTCAAAGTAGTCTTGTGGATTTGTGCTGAAATTTGGTTAACTTTAGTAATTAAAGTTTGGTTCCAGTCTTTTTGAGTGTAACCTTGTAAAGTTGCACCACCGTTTCCACCATATTTCCACTCATTGTAATCCCACTTAGCTGTCCAAGCCGCACCTTTACGTAAATCACGTAAGATTTCACGGTCAACCTCAGCAGCGATTTGCTCAGATAACAATGCAGTTAATTCTGCTTCAGCATCAATGTTGTGGAACGCTGAAACGTCTTGAGCTAACTCAGGAGACCAAGAAGCTCTTAATTTTCTTTCAGTTACAGAAACTGTTACAGAATCTAAATCGAAAGAAACCTCACCGATAGCATCTTCAAATTCTAAAGAAGCGTATTGACGATAAGTTGCAACAAAGTCAGAACCAACTAAAGTTGAACCTGCAACTGTGTGGTTACTGAAACCTGCTGTAGATGAATAAGTTTGTAAATCAACGTTTAAGTAGATTACACCATTAGCATCACAAATGTCATTATATTGACCAGTAATACCTGCAGATTTTGTTCCGTATTCTACAATACCTTTACCGTATTTTTGAGTTACCACAGTAAATGGTAAAGCCGCACCCGATTGAACTTGTGCCGCTGAGATAGCCAAAGAAGCTAAGAATTCTTCAGTATCCATTTCGTTTCCGTTAGGACCCGCTAATTTACCTGCACCACCACTAGTGAAACCTGATAACTTAACGATAACAGAACTTAAAGAAGTACCTGTAGTTCCTGTGTAAGCACTTTCAACACCTGAAGCGAAAGTAACGATTGATGTTCCAGTTAAAGAAATTGTTGAATAATCACCTTTTGAGTAATCAAACAATCCTGAATCAGCAGCATCTGAAGTTTCATAGAAACGGTCATAAAGATTAGTTCCTGTGTAACCAGTTGTTGCAGATGTTCCACCAGCACCACCAGGGATACCGTATGGAGAATAGTGTGCTCCTGCATTTCTTTCCTGAATTTTAGGAATGAAATAGAATAATTTACCGATAGGTAAGTTCATAGCCTGAACTGAAACGATATCGTTCGCTAATAATTTAGAGAATACACGACGGATGATAGGGAATACCACTGTCTCGAATGAACCTGAAGCGTCAGATACTGCTGCTTCGTTGATTAAGTAAGACGCTTGGTTTTCATATAATTGCGCGATGTTATCTCTTTGGTGACCGTTAAGACCTTCTAAAAAGCCTAAATCATCCCATTTTTTGATGGTATCTTCTTTGATAACACGAAGGTGCTTAAGACCGATGTTACCAACCATACCTGATTCTAATAATGCTCCCATTTTTTAGTTTTTGTTTTTTGGTTTAATTTTAATTTATTATTTTATTTTTGACATCAAATCCTTCATTCTTTTGAATTGTGGATTTTCGTACGCCTTTGATTCCGCTAACATTTCTTTAGAAGATGATGTTGTTGGAGTGTTAGAAATTTTATTAGCCACTGTTTCTGTTATAGGGTTTTTAGTTTCTAACTCATTTTTTATTGTATTGAAAAGTGCTTTTGATTCGTTCATATTATTGATACCATCAAATCTCTTCAATATGTTTAATTTTTCTTGTTTTGTAGTTGAATGTTCTGTGAACAAACGAGTTGAATATGCTAAGTTTGCGTTGAAAACTGCAACCTCGTTAAGTTTTTCCTTGAATAAAACTAAGGCTTTCTTATATTCACCATTTTGTTTTTTCAATTTTTCAACTTCTTCGTTAATTGCTCCTGAACCTGCTTTGTATTTTGTTTTACTATCTAAACCAGCTCTGTCTTGACCACCTTTGTTGCCATGTACATTTGATTTAGTTCTTGCAGCTTCTTCCATTTCTTCTTCTTTAGAATCATCATCTTCTTCATCTAATTCGATTTCGTAGATAACCTCATCCTCAGTCATTTCAACGTCATAAGACATATCATCACCTTCTAACATATCATCATCATCATATGACATATCATCTTCTTCGGCAATCTCTTCACCATCTTCGTCATCGAGTTTAATGATATAATCATTATCTCCATCACTGAAGTGAACAGAGTCACCATCTTTCTTTACGATAATACCATCTTCAGGTTTCATAGCTTTGAATACTTTCATTACTTCTTCATCAGAAGCTCCTGTCATATCCATTGCATCATCTTCATCTTCAAAAGGATTCTCATCTTCTTCACTTTCTGAAGAATACTCATCGTCTTCTCCTTCTTCTGAATCTAAATCTTCACCTTCCTCAGAATCTAATCCTGCTGGCATTTCGTTATCAAGGTTTTCTTCTCCTTCAGCATCTTCAGCACCTTCTTCATCGGCACCTTCGTCTGACATGTCATCTGTTTCCTCTTCTTCAGGATTTGGTTGCTCAGCAACGTCTTCCTCTTTTTCCATACTTTCTTTAAGCAAGTCATTTAGTTCTTGTTTCATTGTTGAAGCAAGTATACCCTTTGCATTTTGCTTTACTGCTTCTTCAAGTGTTTGTACTTGAAGTAACGCTTGTTCTAAAATTGATTTTTCAGTCATTTTTTTGTTTTATTATCTTATAAATACTATGGTTTTATTAAAAAATCTCTTTTAACGGGGTCATAAACAAAATAAAATCTATTATTTAGATAAAAATTTGTCTAAACCACCCATTAATTTTTTCATTCTGTCATTAAGTTCAGGTTTCTCTTGTATAGACTCTTGATATTGGTCTCTATCTGCTGGGTCATTAAATACATATGCCCCCGGTGTAGATGGAGACGACACTAAGTCAAAACATACTAATTCAAAATCATCTTGAACAATATTTTGACCTCTTTCACTTTTTAATGAACCAACACCACGTGATGATATACCTAAAGTTGCACCATTCATGATTAACATTGCCGCTTGGTCACCTTTAGTAGAAACAATACCCATCTTCTTCCAACCTGGAGAAGTGAATAACTTTATTTTACCCATTAATATTTTTCCATCCCAATATGTTTCAAGAATTGAATGGGATACTCTATCTAAGTCGATAAGAGATGATGATGGGTGATTTAACTCATTAAGAGCACCACCTTTTTTAATAAGTGTTTGATATTTTTCTACTTCTCTTTTAAGAAGCATTTCAGGATAGATTCTCCCGTTCTTATTTGGTGTATCGTATTTCTGTAAAACAGCATAAAGGATAAGGTCTTCTGAAAAGTCCATATCCCTCATCTCTGATATAATTTTTTTATTGTCGTCAGGGGACACATGACCCGCGTCATATTCAATAAGAATACCTTTCCCTGTTTCGTTCGGACCTAAAATCTTCATTTATAGTTTTTACTATAAATACATCGATAATTAAGTTATTTCTTTGTTTTGTGAAAATTGTATAAATTTTTGTTAGTTAAACTATCATCAATTATACCCGAAATTAATTTTTTGATTGTATTTTTTATATCTTTTGTTTTAATATCAAATTGATTTTCAACAAAAAGTGTAATCTCTAAGTTCATAAAGGACCTTTTTTCAAGTTTTATTCCTTTTGTTCTTATATCCAAATCAACAATACATTGTTGTTTAAATAATGGATTTCTTAATTCGTAAATTGAATCTTTTATTTTACGTCTTGTTTTAAAAATTGATGAGTCGAAATCATCAGTTTCGTTTTCGGGTTGAACCCACGAATTTAATTTTAAGTAAACGGTTTTTAAATTTTTGTAATCAACGGTACCATAACCAATTTTTACGTTATTGTATTCCCCTAAAGGGATATACTTTCCTATTTTCATTAACTTTTCATATTATTATATTTTTATGGTGTATTCAAAATATAAGTAAAAAAAATTTAAATACAAAAAAATATATTTATATTTGTAATATAAACTAATTTCCATATGTTAATTGTTGATTTAAGTAAAGAAAAAAGTATTGAGAGTGCTTTGAGAACTTTTAAGGGTAAAGTTTTAAAAACTAAGCTTGTTCAAAAATTAAGAGAAAGACAAGAGTTCACAAAACCCTCAGTTACTAAGAGAAAACAGAAATTGAAAGCTGTTTATCTACAGAAAAAAAATGGTCTTGATTAAACAAGACCATTTTTTAATTGTACCAATCTGTAATAATTAAATTTCGATGGTTTCATTTCATTAACCTCGTCTTTTACTTTGGTTAATTTACCGGTTAAATCATTATCTTTAGACTCACTCAGGATATTACCTACTTGACCTAAAATAGATTCTTTTAAATCACTTATTTTAACTTCAAGGTCTTCGTCCGTTAAAGATAAAATACCCTGTAATTCTTTTTTCTGTGATTCATTTAATGAATTATTATATAATACATTAAAATTGTTTGCTAATACTGCATATAGAAGATTTTCATTTTCTACTAATTGTGTTTCTTCTTTTTTAACGATTTCTTTTTTTGTTGTTAAATGTTCTACTAATTTTTTCTTCGCAATAATTTTTTTGTCAACATTACTTAAATTTTCTTCTTGAACTAATAAGTCTAAGTTTGAATATAATTCGTTTTCGTTAATTTCTACGTTTTTTAACTTTGTATTTAAATTTTTTGTGAAACTTGCGATTTTATCTGACTTGTCTTTTAAGACCGATTGAATTTCTTCTACATACAGTTTAGCTATTTCTTTATCATCGAAGTATTTGTTTTCGATTTCTTCATAAAACAAATACATTTCTTTGAAATCTTTGTTTTCTTTAATTGTATTTAAGATATCCTTAACTTCACCTTTATTCTTGTTTGAATAAGATTCAGTTAGTTTCTTTAATATCTTTGTTTTTAATATTCCAAATTTGTTCATTTTTAGTCGTTTAATATGTCTGTTATTTTAGTTTCTATTTCATAAATATTCTGTTGTGCTTTATTCATATCAAATAAGATATTAAAATCTTCTTTTTCCTCACCTAACATACCTAATATTTTTGATTTTCTTGAAGTAGATTCACTTAATGGTTCCGCAGCAGGTGCTTCGGCAGGTGCTCCACCACCCATATCCATTCCACCACCGGCAGCAGCTTCACCACCACCTGCGGCAGCTTCAGCCTTTTCTCTTTCTTCCTCAGGGATACCATACTTAGCATCCACATTGTCGAAGATACCTGAACGTTTAATGATTAACTGACTCGTATTCATTAATTCGAAACCAACCGCTCTTTCAAGACGTTGTTGTTGTAAATCAAGTAATACTTCAGCATCACTCATACCAAGAATATTTTTCTTAGCCCATGTATGAGACACCGGTAAAATACCCATTTGAGATTGGTCAGATGTTGCATCCTTATAAAGAGTAACCTTTTCTTTCCATTGTTCAATACGTAATAAATCAGATTGTGCTGATGGATTAGTTAAACCTAACGTAAAGTTATTTAATTCATCCTCTAAACCTAATAGATACAAGTGAACTAATGCTATTTTATTTAACTCTTGAATAACTGATTTTTGAATTCTGTTAATTGTACGAGCAAAACGAATATCCATTAATGCTAAACTCTTACCTTCACCAACAACCTCTTCAAAACCTAAGAAAGCTTTTGGTATACGTAAAGCTGCAAGTAGTTTCTTTTGAATATATTCAATATCGGCAATTTCACCTAAGTTTGTTGCTCCGGGTAATGTATCGATTGGACTTGGAGCTGCAGGGTCACGTACAGGGATAAAATAATCTTGGTCTACTGACATTTGATTATATCTCATATCTACCTGACCATTACGTGGGTCGGATATTTGGTCTCTTTTGAATTTACTTGCCACACGTTGTACATAAGCTTCAATATCTTTATCATCCATGTTACCCACAAATATTTTAAAGATACGTCTTTCAGGTGCTCTTGATGTTCTATAAATTAACATCGCATCTTCAGCAAGAAGTAATTGTTTCCAAATACGTCTAATCTTATCTAACATAGAAGTACCATAAGGTAATTTTCTATCGTCACCTAAAATTCTAAAGTGTGCAACTTCCCAAGCTTGGAATTCCATATCTTTATTCTTCCAATGGAATCTCAATTCACGTGACGGCATTTTAACATCTCTAGCTTGTCCCGCAGTTTTACTTGATGCGCCTTCCAATCTTTCAATTTCAATGTTTGGTAATTGTTGACACCCAATGATACCCTTTTCAGGGTCAATTTTTAAGTATACAAAGTTATCCCCATACTTACATAGACCTCTTGTCCACATTTGTAAGTTGGTGTTAACATCTAATACGTTTTTGAATAAGTCATCAAGGATATTCTTTACTCTTGTTGATTCAGAAAATATTGTTAATATTTCACCCTTCTCAGACATTGTGGTTGATTCTTCAGCATAGATATCTAAAGCTGCGGAAATCTCCGGAGTAAATTCCATAGATTCATAATCATAATATGCAGCCAATCTATTTGGTTCGTAATAAACCGATTGGTTATATAATGATTGGTCAAGTTTAGCCCATTTATCAGCAATGTACTGACTTTGTTGAGCTTGTAATAACGCCTTTTCGTATTCTTCTCTACTATCGGTCTTTAATAATTCGTCTTTTGAGAAACTAAATGATGGTACTTGGTCGGGTCTTGTTTTCCCCGGATATCCAAACATCTTGGTCAATTTCTGAAAAACTGTAAAATTCTGTTCTGCCATTTATATAAATACTTTTTTTTATAATATAAACTAAATTATTAGTAATGGAAATATTATTTTTTTCTTCCATTAAACAACCATGAGTATTCCATATATGCTTCTCTACCAACTTGTTGATTAGTATTACCCCCATACATTGAATTGCTACTATCCATACCCATAGAACCTATTTGGTCAAATGACCCACCATATGAATAAAAAGATTTTTGTGGCTCATACGTTCTTTCAGACATTGTCCATGATTCAATCATTGCTCTATTAACTGATTCGGTTTTTTGTAATTGATTGAAACATAAATCACCAGCATATAATGCCATTGACATACTCATAATAGCATCATCGTGAGAACCTTTCATGTGGTCAGGTCTTCCGTTCATATAAACAAACGTATTAAGTTCATTTAATAGTCTACTTGACCTAACTTGAAAACCTTTTCTTAATTGTTCTTCAAATGCCGCAACAATCTGCGTTCTTTTATTGTTAAAGTTAAGACCGGGTATTTTTTCCATGGCCTTAGCGTTATATTCCCAAATGTTTTGAGTATTAACACCATCAATATAAATATTTTTATAATTTAACTCTTGTAATTTTCTTGATGTTGCAACACCCATACCACCGGTGATATCAATAACGATAAAAGCGTTACCATATATCACACCCCACTTATACGCAATTTGTGCCAAATCGTCCGGTGGTATCTTACCAATATATTCAAGTACTTGTTCTCTATCATCAAAATCGACAATACTAATTGCTGAAAAGTCTTCACTATCACCTCTACTAACATCGACACCCATAATATAACGGTGACCTTCAATTGGTTCTTTCCACTGCCATAATGTAGCTTGCATGTATTTCTCAATAGGAACACGAATCATGTTCTTAGAAATATTCTCTTGAACAAAACCCGGTATAACACCATCACCCGAACCCAAGAAGTCACACTCTAATTCTTGTGAAATTTTACGTCTATCGTATTTGAACTTTTTAGACATAGACTCAAACCAAGATGAATATGGTTTATAACCCTGTTCTTCCAATTCTTTATAATTGGACATATCAAACTCATAAATAACAACTTCGTTATCATCATATTGTTCTCTGTTTAACATGTAATGACATATATCCTGACATTTAACCCATCGTAAGTCTTTGGTATAACGAGGGTCTTTAAACCACCTTAAATCTGTTATGTGGAAATCATTAATTCCACGAATAGCTTGGTCGTATACACCATAATAAATTGGGTCGTAACCATTTGGAGTTGAGATTAGAATAATCTTACCACCCGTAGATAGGGAGGCCATAGATGCAGCCCAAAAATCTTCTCCTGCTTCAATATATGCAGCCTCGTCAAATACAAGTACGGTAGGTGTAAAACCACGAAGTGCATCCGCAGATGTTGCAACAGCTTTAACTTCGGAACCGTTATTTAATCTAAATCTACTCTCAGAGTTTTTATCGGGTGAAAATCCAACATTAATCCATTCGGGCCATTGGTCTAAGAAGTTTCTAATCTTATTAGCCATTTCCACGGCGGTATCTTTCTTATTGGCAATAATCAAAACTCTTTCAGGATTTTCTGGTTTGGCAAATTGTAATTTCTTTGATAACCAAGCGGCTGTTACGGTTGTTACACCGGCCTGACGATATTTCTTTGTGATGTTTTCGTTATAATCTTCGTAATCTTGAATTAATTGTAATTGGTCAGGAAATAGGTTCATTGGAACGAATTTCTTTTGCGTGTTATCGTATGTTTGTAGATACGTTCTTAACGCATATGGTGTATCTTTAATGATACGGGCATATTCTTTTAGTTGTTCTAATTTACTATTCATATAGTATAAATACAAAAAAAGGAGGTTAAACGCCTCCTTTATTGTTTGTAGTCATAATGATTACCTAAATTGATTTAAGAAATCTTCGTCAGATTCCTCATCATCTAAGTCGTCTTTTGAAAGTGATATTCCTTTATCACCTAAAAAACCATTTAAATCATTTAATAATTGGTCATCATTTGTATTGTTTGACATGGAGTCAAGTTCCGTTTGATATTGTTCCATTGCATCTTCATAATCCTCATCACGTAACATTTTAACAATACCTCCATAGATTAATGCGATTAGTCGTTTACCTCTATCCGTTTCACCCATTATTTCTTTCATTAATACCAAGAATTTTTTTGCCGGTAATGCAAAAATTTCCATCATGATATAGTTTTGAAGATTTTTATTTTGTTCTTCTAAAGTCTCTATTGGGAACGACTCATATAATCTACGCCAAATTGCAGGTCCTAAACGTAAATCCCATATTTCATACGACAGCAATTCTTGTTTATCTCTAATTTCGGTATACATACCTTTTGATGGTTGACCTTCTAATGCCAAAGTTTTCATCAAACCCTTTAATATTTCATGAATTAATACAGGGAAATTAACACCTTTAACTATGATATTTGTTTTTTCGGGGTCAATTCTTGGGTCATTTGGTGTAAAATCATCCTCATCATCCTCAGGTTCATCCATATCACCACCCCCCATCATATCCCCTTCAAACTCATCGTCATCATCATCGTTCCCTGAAGTTGGTCTAACAACATCAACTCTACCGGCAATTGAACCTGCCTGAGCCATTTCTAAGTTAGCAGCACTAAATTGCCAATAATTTAAATCATTAACTGACATCATCACACCATATAAATTGAATAATTGGTCTGAACCTGTAATTTGACGTAATCTTTCACCTAAAAGTTGGTACATCCAATGACCTTTTTTAGAAGAACCCGCAACTATCGCTTTAATTAAACGAAGCTTTGATTCTTCTAATTCTTGAGATGAATCCACATTTTGAACATCTTGAAATAACTCCATTTCCATTTCTTGATTTTCAGGTGTAATGTTGGCGATTTCTTCATCTGATAACATTTCCTCATCACTAACATCGGGGCTTTCTTGTTTTGCCGGTGAAATTTGTCCACCCATTTTAAAACCTTCTGAATTAGGATGACCCATATCTACAATAAATTTTATTTTATTTTCAATATTATCAGGTAATCCCATTTCTTTTTTAACCACCTCAATTGCTAAATCAATAAGCTCCTGATGATAATTGCGTTCAAGTCTTTGAATTTCTGTATGTGCATTTATCATCATCATACCTAATGGTCCCATATTTTGACCAACAATTGGTCCTTGATATTGAGTTATTTGTCTAACTTTATCAACTACCTCCTTATATCTTTCAGAAGCTAAAAGTTCAAGAAAATTTTGGTTAGCCCTACCTGTTTCTGGTGTTGGAACAATACTAAGCGGTGTATTACCCGCTTCAAGGTCCCTATCAACATCAGGGTTTGGTCTTTCAGGTCCTTCGTAGTCAATTGCCATCTCTTGTAAATTTTGTTTCACCAAAGATAACAATTCTTTCTTTGTAACTTTCATTTTTTATTTTTTATTTTTTACTAATTTATCTTCTTTTAATGCATCGGGTCTTGGATTAGGTCCAGGTCCCGGTTGGAATGGAGTACGTCTTTTTGGTTTTTGACCTGGTTTTACTTTTGGTGGTGCCTTAACAGGTGCAGGTTGTTGTTCTGCAACTTCCAACGCAACCGGATAGTCTTTTTTCTTTTCCTCTTTTTTCTTTGGATTTGTTTTAGGTTCCTCAGGTTCATTGAATCTTCTCATTGGGTCATTTTTATATGGTCCTCTAAATGGGTCGATTGGGTCGTTGTCTCTTTTTCTCTGTGGTAATTTAAATTCATCTAATTCCATTACAGCATCAGGTCTTGGATTAGGTCCAGGTCCCGGTTGGAATGGAGTACGTCTTTTTGGTGTTGTACCCGGCTTAGTCTTTGGTGGCGCGATTACGGGTGCGGGATTGTTACCAGTTATTGATTTAGATGAAAACCATTCAGGAATACCATTGTGACCCTTTGTTACATTTGGTCCAAATTCGTGAATTTCTGATTCATTTAATTTCATTGAGATTAATTCCATGATTTCGTTTTTAGATGTGAAACTGTGATAATTTGTTTCAGCTAAGTTACCAACCCACTCATTAATTTCCAACTGTGATTCTTTTAAACATTTATCTTTCAAAGAATTTAATGTACAATCGTGTTTCTTCATGTATTTGAAGATATCCAATTTCATTTCTTTTCTTGACGGTTCTTCACCACCTTTAATATGATTCCAAATTTTAGAAATTTCATCAGACTTCAATGTATCAACATCATTTAATCCACCTTCTTCTTTTTCTCGTAATTCAACATTCATACCAGAATCGGTAACTTTTTTAATGTCACTTGGATTACTACCCTTTCTCATTATCACAGCACCTCTACCGGTTGATTGTTCACCTAACATTCTTGATGATAAATCATTAAGTTGTTTATCGGTGAAGTTAACTAAAGTTTTCTCTGAGAATCCTTCGTTTATCATTTTCTGAATTATTTCGTTTCTTTTCATTAGTCTTTGAATTTTATTTCTTCATTTATTAGAAGATAACTTCTAAATTTTAATTTCTTTGTAACACTATCAATTGATTCACCGAATTTAAATGTTAATCTTTCTTCATCCGAGTCAATATCAAATTTTTCCCATGCTAAAGCAACTACACCATCTACAGCGTCAATAACTCCGAAATAATCGGAGTCTTGAACTAATTCTAACTGTAAATCTGTGTCTTTTAATAATCCCACGGTATCAACGTATTCAACGTCAGGGGATTTTGATGATACTTCTAAAGAAGCGGGAATTGTAAACCACTCATCCATGTCAATCTCAGTACTTGTACTAAAAATGAACTCATACTGTTTTTGACCCTTATAATCGGAACCAATTTCGTTGACATAGATGAGGTGCATTGTTTACTTAAAATATTTTGATAATGTTGTGTGAATATTATTGTTAATTTCGTTTTTAATTTCGTCTAAGTCGATTTCAACTTCATCTTCCATAATATCATCATCTTCCATTATTTCTTCATCTTCCATTATTTCTTCATCTTCCATAGATTCTTCCCCACTTAAACTTGGTGATACGTAATCTGGTTTGAAATCAAACATACTATCATCAATAGCTTCTTCATCTAAGTCAGCGTAATCATTGATGTTAAATTCGTACATTTCTTCTTCATTATCTAATCCTGATAAATCTTCCTCGTTAAAGTCTGTATATTCTTCATCAATTGATGAATTAATAAAACTTTCTAAAGCGTCCATTGGATTTGATTCTTCACCTAATTCTTCATCAGCTGCGACAGGCTCTTCTGCAGGTAATTCCTCACCGCCAAGTTCTTCACCCCCAAAATTATCTTCTCCACCCTCAACTGCTCCTTGTTCTTCATCTCTTTCAAATTTTTCTGCAATGTCTTCGATATCTTCATCGTCTAATTTGTCTAAATCAACTGCGGAAATAATCATATTAAGAATGTACTTAATATCATCACTTTCCATTTTATCTTTAATATCTCTTAATTCTTGACCTAATCTACCAGCATGTTTTTGAGCTTCTGACATATAATCAGAACGTTTTCCTTCTGAAGGTGCTTCTTCTTCACCACCCATGTCTTCACCACCTTCCACAGGAGGTAATTCAGGTAATGGTTCTTCACCTGCAGGAGACTCACCACCCTCTGCCGGTGGCATTGGAGGTAATGCCTCATCCGCAACTGGTTCTTCAGGCATTGCAGGTACAGGTGCTGGTGCTTCAGCTTGTGCTGGCTTATCAGTTTTTAAAACATATTTTGTAGCTTCGTTAATTAACTCTTCTTGACCTTTAATTAATTCAAGACGTTTAACCGCTTCAGCATATGATGAAAACTTATTTTTGTTCTTCATGAACATTCCTCCGATATAGTCAAGAGAATTTTCATTCAATCCTCTCTTTACATAGTATCCGTCTTTTTCTTTAACGACACCATATACACCACCTGTCTTAGATTCTGCTACAACCTCAGCTTTCGATGTATTTTTTTTATTATCGGTTTTGTAGTATGCCAATTCAAGGATTCTTTTTAATTTGTCATCCCCATTGAGCTTCTCACTACCAAGTGGTTTTAAATCTGCCATTTTGTATATAAATTAGATTAACTTATTCTTATCCTATAAATACATTGTAATACGGAAAAAAATAAGGTTCTTTATTGTGTTATGGATAATTTCTTATCCGCAACTTCACTTTTTAAATTAATTAATTTTTCTATATAACCGTTTCTACGAAGTAATTTGAAGGTTAAATTCTCATATGAGTACTCGCCACCGTCATCTAAACCACTTTGTCTAAATCTCTTTATCTTATCTTTTAATTCATCAATTTCTTCACTTACATCTTCACCATCCTTACTTTTTGAAATTAAATTGTCTATTTGGGTACCATATTCCTCACCTTTTTCAATAATTTTTCTATCATCAATCTTGGGATTTGATTTTTCAGGTTCTACTAACCATTTATCATGTAGTACAGAATATACTCCGGAAGATAAATGTTTTTCATCCACATCCTGAACATATAGTTCTACATCATATTTTTTAATCTTGATATTATGGTTTTTATTCCAAAGATTTTTTTTAGAATCAAAAAATTCTTTTAAGATATCTAACTTATAATCTGTCTCTTTGAAATCAATTAAAATGTGTAAATCAACATCTGAATAGTCAGACCAGTTATAGTTGGCTAATGAACCCGTAAGGATAATGTCGTGTATGAAAAATTCAATACCTAAAAACTCAATAAAATCGTCAGAAATTTCTAATAAACGTTTCTTTATTTCATCACGCATAAAAAATTCACCACCCTTTGAATCGAATATGACTCCGGATAGTGAATCTTTTGTTTTGAAAGATTTAACTATTTTCTTATCTGTAGATGTAACCTCAATTAGTTCTTCAAATAAACTCATTTAACTTTTTTGTAGGTATGTTCTTTAGCGATATGTTCGTTAAAGTATTTCCCTTGAGATTCAGCTAACCTTAATTTGGTAAACTTACTCCAAGGAACTTTATTATATTCATAAATAGCACCGTTTTTAAAAGTTACCAATAAATCTTCATTTTCTGTATTGTAAGAAGCTGAAGTCAAATTTGTTGAATTGATTTCAATATCAATCAACTTACCATTAATTTTTTCAGATAAAATTGACATATATTATTTTTTTTTAGTACAGTGCAAATATAACAAAAAATTTTATATTATTTACCTTTTAATTGATTTATTAATTTATCTTTTAATATATCCTTTCTTTGATTACTTTTTTCTACATTACCTGAAAACAAAGGTTCTGATGTTTTATTGTTTAATCTGTTTTGTAGAATTACATTGGACTCTTCCATATGTTTTCTTTTCATTGATTCTTTGTTCATGATATGAATTTATTATAAATACAAATAAAAAACCCCGATTTCTCGGGGTTTCATTTTAACTTAAAGAAATCAACCTTTCTGACGATTTCTTTTTATTCTTTGGTAGTATAATCTCCAATACACCATTCTCAACACTACCTGAAATGTGTTTTTCATCCACATCATCAGGGATATAATAACTTTTTCTAAATGAACTAATGAATGAATACAATTTGTCGTCAGTCTCTTCTTTTTTATAAGAAATTGTTATCATACCCTCTTTTGTTGATATTGTGAGGTCATCTTTAGTTAATCCTGGTACCGCTAAATGGATTTGATAATCCTCATCAGTCTTAGAGATTTTAGTTTGGTTATTGGTTCTCGGAGTTTCAAAAAAACTATCCAAAGTGTTAAATAATGGGTCTTTAAATAATGTAATCATAGTTTTAAGTTTTATTAATGGTTTATTTTATATATTATTGACTACTCACTTTACAAATTATAAACCAAATGTCTAAAATTGACATTTAGACATTTTTTTAGACATTTTGACATTTATTTGGAACTTAGTATGAAATGTGTTATGTTTGTGAAATAAAATATTATAACTATGTCTGTAGAATTCTTCGAAGATGGTCCAACCATCAATCCAAAGAGAACCAAAAAGGGTTCAAACACACCAATTTTAGATAATTTCTCACGAGATTTAATTAAACTTGCTGAGGAAGGTAAAATTGACCCTATTATTGGTAGGGACAAAGAAGTGAAACGAATTGCACAAATTCTATCACGTAAAAAGAAAAACAATGCGGTAATTGTTGGTGATGCCGGTGTGGGTAAAACCGCTATTGTTGAAAAATTGGCGTTAATGATTCAAAAAGGTGAATGTCCCACAGTATTGTTAGATAAACGTATTATGTCATTGGATTTAACCTCATTGGTTGCCGGTACAAAATATCGTGGACAATTTGAGGAAAGAATCAAAGCAATTCTTACCGAATTACAAGACGCACCTAATGTTATTGTCTTTATTGACGAATTACATACTATGGTTGGTGCCGGTAATGCAAGTGGAGCTATGGATGCTGCAAATATCATGAAACCAGCACTTGCTCGTGGTGAAATGCAATGTATTGGGGCAACAACATTCGATGAATACAAAAAACATATCGAAAAAGATGGTGCATTATCTCGTAGATTTCAAAAAGTAATACTAAAAGAGCCAAGTCAAGCAGATACAATTGCAATTCTTAAAAATCTACAAAATTCTTACCAAGATTTTCATAAAGTAAATTATGAAGATAATGTTATTGAAACTGTAGTTAAATTAGCCGGTCGATATATCACCGATAGACAATTTCCTGATAAAGCCATTGACGTTCTTGATGAATTAGGTGCGGAAAAACGAGTTACAAGTCAAATTCCTGAAGTTATTGAAAAATTAAAGAAGGAAGTTGAGGATATTAAAGAGAAAAAACTTGACGTAGTTAAAAAACAAAATTACGAACAAGCCGCAAAACTTCGTGATGAAGAAAGAAAGGTTAATGTTAAGTTAGACGAAGAAAAGAAAAAATGGATGGATAGTCAAAAGGATAATAGAATTCCCGTTAGTATTGATGATGTTTATTCTGTAGTTTCTGAAATGACCGGTGTCCCAATCACCAAATTGGACACAAAAGAGACGGTAAATCTATTAAATATGGAAAAAACCCTATCAGCTAAGGTAATTGGTCAAGACGAAGCCATTAGTTCAATCTCTAAAGCCATTAGACGTAATCGTGTTGGTATTAAAGACGCAAATAAACCTATCGGTTCATTCATTTTCTTGGGTTCTACGGGGGTTGGAAAGACCTTCCTTGCTAAATCCTTAGCTGAGAACCTTTTCGGTGACCCAGATAAGATTATTCGTGTCGATATGAGTGAATATATGGAACGTCACAACGTATCTCGTTTAATTGGTTCTCCTCCGGGATATATTGGACATGATGAAGGAGGTCAATTGACTGAAAAAGTGAAAAATAACCCATTTTCTGTGATTTTATTTGATGAAATTGAGAAAGCACATAAAGATGTGTTCAATATCTTACTTCAAATCTTAGATGAAGGTCATTTAACCGATTCTTTTGGTCGAAAAGTTAATTTTACCAACTGTTTAATCATTATGACTTCAAATGTTGGAGCTAAAAAGGTTTCAGAGTTTGGTGGAGGTGTTGGTTTTACCACCTCATCATCAGAAACCCAAAAATATGAGGTTAAAAAGTCCATGATTCAAAAATCATTGAAACAACAATTCAATCCAGAGTTCTTAAATCGTATTGATGACATAGTTTTGTTCAATTCATTGAATGATGAAACATTAAAACGTATTGTTAATGTAGAATTAGGTAAATTGAACTCGAGATTAATTGAAAAGAGTTATAAAATCACATTCGAACAAAGTGTTATTGACCAAATCTTTAACCTTAACACCCAAGAAGAATATGGTGCTCGTCCTTTGAAACGTATTATTCAAAATCTTTGTGAAGATTTCTTGAGTGAACAAATTTTAATGGGTAACATAGTAGAAAACGAAGAAATTTCAATAATTTTTGAAGAAAATGAATTAAAAATTTCTAAAAATAGTGATAAATAATTGACTTTTTGAGAAATTATATATATTTATATTCTCATAGGTTCTCTTTGTCGATTACCTTTTCGTTTTTTAAGTAAGTGGAGTTGAATCCACCGAAAGACCTTAAAACCCCAGCAACTCGTTGGGGTTTTTTTATTGGATATTTTGTAGTCTGGTATTTTTTGTGTATATTTAAAAATATATGAAGAAAATAATTTTAGTTTTTGCTGTTGGTGTGATGTTCACATTGGCGGCATGTGGTTCAAAGTCTACCACAGAAGGAACAACAGACTCAGTTACAGTTGATACTACTGCAGTATCTGCAACAGATTCCACTACAGCTCCTGCTGATAGTTCTGCAACAAAATAAAAATAGGCCGGTTAATAGCCGGCCATATTTTTTATTATGAAAACACTATTAATATCACTTTTTTTATTTTTATTCATTCCTTCAAGGAAGGATGTTAAAATCTTGTTTATAGGAGATAGTCTAACCTGTTATTCAAATGGTTGGCAACATACCGTAGCAAAAGGTATGGGTATGGGATATGTTAATATTTCAAAGGTCGGTAAAAGAACCGATTGGATGTTAAAAACTTTGGAAAATTATTTAGAAAACGGACCTCATCACAATACTTTAATAATATACGGAGGAATTAATGATTCATTTGCCAGAACAAGTGAAATAACTACAATCAATAATATACAATCAATGGTTAACTTAGGTAACCTATATGAAATGGAAGTTATTGTGATTGTTGGATATGACCCAAATAAAGTTATTAAAAAAACCGTATACACAGACAATGTAACTAAAGTGTGTCGTGATAGGTATGTCAAATTACAAAACAAAATGCAAGAAAGATTATTGGGATGTAAAATCATACCCATGGATACCACGGTAACATATCAAGATTCAGGAGACGGTATTCATCTTAAATCCTCAGGACATAAAAAGTTCTCAAGTTGGGTGTTAAAAAATTTATAATATGTCAAAGATTAGAATTTATTTAGATGACATTAGAACACCTATTGAAGATGGGTGGACCGTTGTTAGAAATTATGAACAATTTGTTAGTACCGTAATGTACAACGGATTGGAAAATATTAATATCATTTCGTTAGACCACGATTTAGGAGATACGGCCATGAAAGAATGGCACACTAATGTTTATCATAACTATAAATTAGATTATAATAACATTACCGAAAAAACCGGTATGGATTGTGCCAAATGGTTAGTTGAACAATGGATGGACGGTCAACCGGTAGTTGATGTGTTCACACATTCTGCAAACGCTATCGGTAGTGCCAATATCATGGGTTACATCAACAATTATAGACACATCAATAGATTACCCCAAAACTGTGTAAGAGTACGTATAGAACATACAACCATAAATTTATAATAATGGAAACAATGGCATATAAAGGAACCACCAAAACCCCATATAGAAAAATGTACATAAAAGGTAAATATGAAGATTTTACCGATTTTTACACTATCAATAAAAGACCAATATATGAAAATATTATTGAGGTTTTTAAAGGGTTTACCGGTGAAAGTAAAAAAAGAGTATTAACATTGTACATCCAAGCAATAATTCATGGTTTAGAATGGGATACTGAATTTAAATTTAATAAATCGGATACCGTCGTTTTATCAAGAGATGTTATACCTTACTTTGAGGAAATAGAAGAATACGAAATTTGTGAGGATGTAAAAAAATTACACGAAGAGTTGACTACTAAAAAATAATTACATATATTATTAAAGTATCAGGAGAGAGGTACAATTTCAATCATATTAATTAATTAATATAAAAATTCAGAATCCCTACGACTTTTAGTTGTGGGGATTTTTGTTTACTAATAAATAATAATTGTATTATACAAAGAACCTTTTTTAACTTATTAATAAAATCCTATTTTTCTTTGTTTTTTAATATATTTTTTGTACTTTTACAATAGTTATATTAAAAAAACACAATTATTATGATACAATTAGTATTAATCTTATTTCTTATGTGTGGTTCATTAGGTGCCACAATTTCTAAAATGACAACCGAGTATGGTCCTAAAAGACAAAGACAACATACACAACCATTACAGGTTGATAAGGAGGTAATGTCTTAAAGCATCATTCTCGAACCTATCAAGAAGTTACTAAGTACAGGAGTTCCCGGTGCGGTTGAAGCATTAATTTTGTAATTGAAACTGAAACCAAACCTTTTACTTATTTTAAAATCTACAGAAGTACCCGCCAATATACCAATAGAGTTACCGTAAGATACTTGACCTGTTTTAGTGTTAACACTCATCCCCGGAGGAATTACAAATATTTGTGGTGATAATGTGAGTTTCTTACTTTGTGGATATGGTTTAGTCCAAAATACAACAGATGAATTACTCAAACTAACATCATATCCACCTTTGGTATTTTGTAATAATAATGTAACCAAACCCAAATTATAACCATAAGTTCCCAATTTAGGATTTGGTATAATTTTAGTAAATCCACCCAAAGCCATTAAACTACCGGATAAATAAGCGGTGGTTAATGAATATGAATTAATAGAGGTTAAAGACCCCTTATCATTTAAATTCATTTTAGTAATACCACCACTTAATGCAAATTGTTTAAGATTACTCCAAGTCATTGAATTTAATGAATAACTTTTATCCCCCATCAATGAAGAACGACTCATACCTATTGACAAAATTACTGACCATTGGTCACTTGATGTTTGTACGGTTGATAAATCAGAAGCAATTAATAATGGATTTATTGGTGCTTGTTTTGATTCTTTTTTCTTTTCTTCCTTTTTAGATTCTTTTTTCTCCTCTTTCTTTTCTTCTTTAGATTCTTCCTTCTTTTCTTCTTTTTTAGACTCAGACTTAGATTCTTCTTTCTTTTCCTCAGATTTACTTTCAGACTTAGATTCTGATTTACTTTCCGATTTAGTTTCACTCTTAGTCTCTGATTTAGTTTCTGATGAAGAACTACTCTTATTGTCAGATGAACTTGATGATGAACTACTATTATTAGATGAAGATGACGAATTTGAAGATGGTGCAGGTGCCGATGAACTACTTGATGATGAAGCCGATGTCGTTGGTGCTGATGGTGTTGGAGGTGGAGTTGCAGCTGATGATGCTGCACTTGAAGCTGAACTACTTGCAGCACTACTAGCTGACGATGAGGCTGCAGAACTTGCGGCAGACGAGGCGGCACTACTTGCTGCGGATGATGCCGCATTGCTAGCTGCAGAAGAAGCTGCGGAACTTGCTGCCTGAGCCGCGGCTGCACTTGCCGCTTGTGTTGCTGCTTGTTGGGCCGCGGCAGCTACTGCCTGATTAACCGTTTGTTGAACTGTTTGTTGTACAACCTGATTTGTTGGACAACCGACTGTTGAGTATGTGATGTATACGGATTGTAACCAAACTTGCATGGCGCCACTTGTTACTTCAGCCGGTGTAAACACCCTCATTTGGTCATAGAAGGAAACATAGGCGTTACCTTTTACATAGGTTGTTGTTGCTATTTTTAGTTCCCCACTACACTTATCGATAAACGTTTGTGTAAATGTCTGTGCATCAGCTTTGGAAGCTAGACAAAATATAAAAAATACACTTAAAAAATTTCTTAACCTTTTCAATCATTAATATATTACCTTATCTATGTTATTGATAATAGTGTTATTTAATTCCTCATTAAAAAAATGAGTATAAATCATAACACCATCAAAAATTAACGCACATAAAATGAATGTTAATGTTGCACCCGACAATACTTTATATAATTTTTCCATAATTTTATTTTGTAAAAATACCCTTCTTAATCATTCTATCTAAAATTCTTGCACATGCAATATCAAGGGCTTTCTTTGTTGATATTGAAATTGTTGATTGATTAAACTTAACGGGGTCAACTGTTGCGTCAGATAATAATGTTAATTCTCTAACTGTTTTAGCTTCACCCAATCCTGATGCACCAAATACAACACCTGTTTCCGCGTCAGTAAATCTAACTTGTAGACCTAAACGAGTAACCATCATATTCTTAACACCATCTTTTAAATTAATAGTCTCATCTTCACTTACTGAATAATCATAACATTCAATTGTTACAAAGTATTTTGCTAAGTTAATTTTACCCCTACCATCTAACTTGTTTTCCGATATACCCGCTTGAGATGCTTGGAATTGTTTTACCATACGATTCTTAATTTCTGTTTTATCTTCAGTAAATTTAAAACGATTAAGGTTTTCCAAATATTCCATTGAAATATTGGCAACACCAAGACCAACTCTTTTTTCTTTTAACTCAGGATACATTTCATACATCTCATCTGAGATACCACATTTTAATATTTGAATAGGGATTTGTGGTCCTTCATAGTCCATGTATTTTGAAATGTCAATTGCAGTTTCAAATGATGCTTTATATTGTTCCGTCTTTGTGGAACCCACAGTTTGAGAAACCCCCAAAAATGGTAGTAATACTACTGATATTACAATAAAAATAAACTTCTTCATATTTTTTAAATTTTAAAACCATTTACGTGGATTCATTTTCTTTCCCACTTTTTCTAATTCCTTACCGGCCTTTTTACCTGTGTCAACAATTGCATTACCTGTCTTTTTAGCAGCATCATCCAATGCTTTCTGAGCGGCGGCCGCCTGTTCTTTAGCAACTCTTTCAGTTTCTCTCGCAGCGTCTTCTAGGGCCTTTTGAGTTGCTGCAGCTTGTTCTTTTGCAATTCTATCGGCCTCTCTTGCTGCATTTTCAGCTTCCTCTGCCGCTTGTTTAGCTAATTTTTCACTTTCTTCATATGCATCTACCGCAGCTTCTTGTATTGGTTTAGTATCAACACTAACACTCAAATCAATTTCAACACCCGCGATTAATGCTACTTCACCACTAATACCAACTGTAGCAACACCATCTTCCATAGTTGCACCACCCTCAACCTCACCACCAACTTGTGCTCCGATACTTACTTCAGCACCCACACTACCACCGTTACCACTTTCATCGTATGCACCTGTTGAACCGCCAGCACCCACACTAACACCAGCAATTGCTCCTGCGTGTACACTTGCTCCATCTTCACCGATTTGGGCACTTCCACCCGCATACGCTTCAGCTTCAGCACCTGCGTGACCTTCTTGTGTAATTGTAACCCCATCAACCTCAACACTAACACTAGCACCCGCTTCAACACTAGCACTTGCTTCCACTTCTGCGGTAACACTTGCATTACGACCATCCCATCCGGCACTTGCATTGGCGGACGCTTCGGCTTCTGCACTTACATGGGCTTCCGCTTCAATATCAACACCACCAATTGTTGTTTCGGCACTAACACCAGCTTCCGCACTAACACCAACTTCAGCAGTTGCGGCAACTGACGTATCAGTAACTTCAACACCCGCACTTGCGTGTGCTTCAGCACTTGCTTCAGCAGTTAAAGTTATACCTTCAATTTCAGTACTTACTGAAACTTCATCCTCAACACTTACAGTTTCTTGAGGTTCTGCGGTTATTTGACCACCACCCGTATTGAAACCAATTTCAGGTCCGTTCTCTTCGTTTTCTTGTTTTTGTTCTTCTGACATTTTTATAATTTGTTTTACTAATAAATATCAAAAAAGGGAGAATAAATCTCCCTTCTTATTAACCTTCCATTTCGTTCTCTTTCTTTTTGTGTGAGAACTTATCCAAGGTGTCGGCACCCATCCCAATGCCAGTTATCAACATCACCGCATTTACCAAATCAGGTGACGGTGCAAAATCTGCGTGAGAAAATGAATTTAATATCATAGTCACACATAAAAATGTTGCACCTAAAAATGCGATTACCGGTTTTACTGAAATTGAACCTCTTTCATCTTTAAAGATTTCAATTACCCATTCTTTGAATTTCATATTATTTGTGTTTTGTGTTTGTTTATTTATTATCCTTCCATATCTGTGGTATCGATATCTTTTATCTTACCACAAATTAGACATTCTTCATCACCGTCACCATCTGAGTCACCCCATACGTGTTGACAATTACGGTGGTCAAAATATTCGTCAATTACTCCATCACCATCAAAATCTAAACCATCCATTACACCATCACCATCCTCATCAATTTCAACACCTACTTTGGTTTGTTTTTCTTCCGATTTTGATACTGTGGGTATAAATTCAGTCTCATTTTTAAACTGTGAATTTGATATTGCCTGTGTAAACGATTCTGGTACGATTGGACTATAACTTGGTTTACTTTCACCATCTTTATCATTAGTATTTGAAAGTGATATACCATCTTCTTCGTCCATCTTCTGAACTAACATTTTATCTTTATCTGTATCTGAGAACCAATAATCTACAATCTTACCATACGAACCAATAAAGGCCCCAAGTAATAGTAATAGTAATTCTTTCCAAGCTCCAGTAATTTCTGCTTTAAGTACAATTGCTCCACCGATACCAAATACCGTACCCATAAAGGTCAATAACACAATAAGTGTCATGTTCCATCTACGAGTCATCATCTGGTTTAGAAGGTCTCTAAATCCCGTGTTTTCTTGTTGTTGTTCCATATTATGTTTTTATTAAATTACCAAGCTGGTTCTTTTTCTTTAAACTCATCACCTTCTTTTTTCTTAGGTTTTGGTGCCGGCGCGGGTGCTCCCTGTGCCGACTGTCCACCTCCACCACCTTTGTTGATGATTACAGTTTTACCCGCAGCTTGTTGTTGTGCTTGATTTTGGGTAATGTTTATTACAGGTGCCGCTGCAGGTGCCGCTGCCGGTTGGTCACCACCACCGAACATTTGAGAACCTAACCAAGCTCCCCCTGCCGTTACTATCGTGCCAACTGTCCCGATTAGTGTTTTTACTAATCCTGACATTGTTCCTTCATTTTGTGATTCTTCTGACATAATCTTTTTTTTTGTTTTTTTAGTTTATTTTATAATTTATTAAAGTCTGCTATCCCAAGTAAGTTTCCTTCTAAATCGAATAGACCAATTCTATAAGCCGAAGATGGTAAAGCCTTTGTGTAAATCTTTAATAGATTGTTTCCTGCTTTAATTGTTACTTCTTCTTTTGATACTGACTTATTTGCAATGTTTAATATCTTTACTACATATGTACCGGCAGTTTCGGTTTTTACGTTCATGGCAACTTCTTCTTTTACGAATGGTGTTTCCACTTTAATTCCTACGTTACCCATTATTTGTAATTTTTCAGTTACTTCGGTTGGTGCCGGTACTAACATATCTTCACTAGTACAGCTAATAACTGTTAAAACCACCATTAATAATCCGATTACTTTTTTCATTTTTTTTTGTTTTTTTTTATTTTACTATTATTATTGTGTTTGCTAACTGATTATTAAAACTATCTTCTAGTTTTAAATATAAATATCTGCTAGGTAATGTTTTGGTGTAAATTTTTATTTTATTATTACCGGTAATACATTTTATTTTCTCTCTACTAATAACCTGATTAGTATTTTTATCTATCATAGTTACAATGTACATACCTTCTTTTTCTACATTAAAACTAATTTCAGTTTTATTTGAAACTGTAGATTGCTCTATCTTAAAAACATCAATCGGTTGAGGTATTTCTATATTCTCATTTTTACATGAAATCATACAAATTAAAAAACATAAGAATGTGATTTTAATATTTTTCATTATAGGTTTTTAATTTTAAGTGTTGAACCATTTAAATTTACCGCATCTATCCCCTCAATTGATGTTATTCCAATTGTATTTGTTATTGTTTCTTTTGGTGTAAAAATTAATTTGTATTCCGTAGTATCATCTAATAATCCGGTTCCATTATAAATCAAAGAACCAAAGTTTATATTATTACCATTATCATTTGAAAAATTTGTAGGATTTCCGGTAGTTGTATATTCAGTATTTTCGTATTTTAAAATATCACTATCGTAATTTAATTTTAACTGAATACCTTTTACCGATTGTCCTAACGTATTTAGTTTTACATTCACCACTACCTTACCATCAACCATTTCACTTAATACATATGTGGAAACCTCCATAGGTGTAGTTAAATTCATAGTACGATTTACACTTGCGGTAGTTTGTGTATTTTGTGCCGGCGTATGTGATAAGTTTACGTCACCCTTTAGTGATACTACAACATTATAAACGTAATCAGTTATACCGGCATCAACAGCCAATGGGTAGTTTGCCTTATATGGAACATTTATAGACACCCAATTTGATTTAGTTATACCATCAAATGTAGTTTTATTTACTAATCTAAATAAATTATCTTCACTCCAAGTTGAAACTATGGGTGTACCACCTATTACATGTTGTAATATTCTGTACGAATCTTTTTCATTGAATACGTTATTACCATCCACATCACCATTTAAGAATTGTACACCATTTGTAAACGAATTACTTTCAGTCCCACTTAATCCTCTATTTGCTAACTCTTGAAACGCCAAATAAGCATCACCCACAGTTAACACACTACTATAAAGATTTGATAAAGTAGCTGACGGTAATTTGGATAGATACATAACCATATCCGTTTTACTTTTAACAAAATCACTAATGTTATTCACACTACCATTTGTACCCAACGCTAAACCCGCAGTTGCACTAACGGCAGTTGTACCATTTGCAGTATAGTTTTTTACTGACCATTGTGATGGATTTATCCCACCACCAAAATAAAAATTAACCTTTGATGTTGGAACATCTATGGGGTTTATTACGTTTGCCGAATAAAAGTTTGTAAATGTTTGTGAATTTGGGTTAGTCCAAGTTCCATATTCAATCACATATGGGTTAGTCCAATTGTTTGATAAATCGTTCCATTGATTACCATTCCATTTTGTTACAGCATAATTTTCACTTCCATTAACACCATTTGGTTCACCCGGTGCCCAGTTGTTATATACGCCGGTAATATTTCCCGCCGTTTGACCATTTTGAGTTTTCATTACAGTTCCCTTTTCGGGTCCTGCATCAATTACCCATCTACCTTCCGTTACCTCATCGGTTGCCGCAAACCATATATTAGTTTGCGGTACGTTTGCCTGAATAAACGCATCTTCATTTGCAGATGTGATTGTCACCAAATATCCTGTTTGTCCTTTGAATGTTGTTAATAAAGATGCTGCTCTTGCTCCGGTATAAGTATCACCGGGAGTTATGGGTTTGTAAAAGTGTCCATTTATTGGATTATAATAAAATCCGGGTGGATTTATAGTAGCTGATACTGATACCTGAACACTACCCGCAGTTGCACCTGTGTTTATTTTTAAGGTGGCTAACGCCGCATTTATATTTGCTTGTGTACCGGTGAATACCAATAATGTTTTATTACCTGTAAAATTAAATCCTGATGCCGGAGTTAAACCCGTTGTTGTGGTTAAAGTAAATGATGTACCTGTTGGTGGATTAATAAATCCTATTGATGCCAATAAAATATCGGTAGAAGTAAATCCATTCAAAACAAATCCACTACACGCCTGCCCACTTACGTTTAATTCAAACTTTTTGGGTGCAGGTTGTGTAATGGATTGTGCTATAGATATACTACTAGATAATAATATTAATATTACAACAAGTAGTTTTCTCATTACTCTACATTTAATCCAATCTTATTTCCTTTTCCATCAACTGCATCTGCTAATTCAGTATAGAATAAACCTGCTGTATTTGTTAGTGGAACATTAGATGTGAAAGTTAATTTGTATGGTGTACCAGTTTTTATTCTAGCAGTTTTAATTTGGTCTATTGAACCAAATGTTAATCTTCCATCTTTATTAGTTGAGAAGTTAGTTATAGATGAACCCGCATCAAATGCAATACCATCCAATGTTAATTTAGAATCATCGTATTTCAAAATAACTTCTAATCCAGCTAATCCTTCTTGTGATAAATTACCCGTTAAAATAACTTTATTGTTTTCAATTTTAGATGATAAACTTAATGTTGCCGTTCCTGATAATTGATTAGCGTATATACCTTTATTTGCAACTGTTCTATTCATAGTTCCTTGTCCACCTGTACTATTTCCTGATATTGGTGAACCAGGGTTAGATGAGTGTGAGAAATCCAAATCACCACCAAAAGCGTATGAAAATAATTCTACTTGATTTGCCGAAGTTATTTTAACTACGTTGTTTGATGGTTCACCACCTACTATGTTTGGAAATGCCGATTGCTTTACCGATATAAAATTTAATTCAGTTGCATTTTGTTTTGTTATTCTTGCTTTTGAAGATACATCTTGTCCTAAAATGTGTGCAAATAAGTAATAAGCATCATTTGTATTAAAATCACCATCATTAAGTGTTACATTACCAATTGCCTTTTCTATTGCGGGATATTGGAATATAGATGATGTACCATTTAATCCAACATCTGTTACTGCTAAAAAGGCTCTATAGGCATCTGTTACTGTTACTACGTTATTTAAGTAACTTGCTCCAAAAGTTGGAACAATATAAACACCAAGTGTATCACCAATATTAAATTGTTCAAAATCAACTATACCACCAGAACTTAATGGTTTTTGTGATATTGGTGCTCCAGTAAAGTTTGTACTTCCATTGGGATTTACTTTTCTTATTTGTACGGATAGTGATGTAATATCAAAATTAGTTGGATACCCAACTTTTACTCTAAATGCTGAAACGTGCTTCACATCAGCATCTGCAAATGATAATTGAAGAACTTGAGAACCAATTGGTGTGATAGGTGCATCATTTGTTCCTGTTGCAGTTGCTAAATCTAATTTATGTATTCCTTGATAAGTTGAGTTTTCTAATAAGATAAATCTTTCAGTTGCCCACAAACCATCAATTACCGCATCTGCTCTTTGTGTTGTAAATTGCTTCGATATCCAATCGTTATCTTGTGTATAGTTCCAAGGTGTTGAAGCATATTGTGCATTCAATTCACCAACTCCAATTGATGGGTTTTGTGTGAATTTATAGTTTGGCCAAGTTGCTTCAAAATTTTGTGCGGTTTGTCCTTGTGAGAATAAAGTAGGTCCTAACTTTTGTAAGTGTTTGTTTGAGTATTGATAACGCATCCAAAGGTATCTAGGGTTTGTAGTTCCTTTGATAATATTATATCTTACAGTAAGTGTGTCACCAACTCTGTAAGGTTTTGAATTAACCACCTCTTGATTGATGATTAATTGCCCAAATGATGTCAATGACATCAGTATTAATGAGAGAGATACTAATAGTTTTTTCATAGTTTTTCCGTTAATTTGTTAATTAATGTTTGACATGTTTTTTTAATTGAAGACGAAAGTGCTTGTTGATTTATAGTTTCACTCGCCTCACCTGTTATTATTGTTGATGTTGAAACTTCCGAACTGGATTCTTCAGCCACATACTCTTTTATTTTCTTTCCTTCTTTGTTTTTTATTACTCCACGAATAACAACCAATGTTTCCTCAACGTCTGAGTGAAATACCGATACGTTACGTTTTGTTCTATTTACATCGAAGTATAGAATTTCTGCACTAATGACAAAATCTGCAGATTCTGAACTTTCTACAATGTCCAAATTTTTATCTTGTAAAATTTCTTGAAAAATATTCTTTACCCCGAAAGCAAAATTTCGATTGCCGGTAAACTTTCCTATTTTAATTTTATTGTCAACATTTGACACACACACAGTCTGAGCGACTGCACCAAAACCAGATATTAGCACAAAGAATGCCAGTATCAAAAAAGTGGAGAGAGGTACTTTTTTCATATTCTATAAATATGTGTAAAATCATTTTAAGTACATCACATTTATGTTATATCACATATCTCCAAAAAATATTTTAAATTATTTTTAATACTTTCTTGATTTTGTCAATACTTATATATACATTTGTAAAAATTAAATAAAACATTCAATGAAACGCTTTACACATATCACGTTTACTACATTCGCAACCAAATGGTGTGCGATGGGTGAGATTGGTATGTCTCGAGGTTTCGATTGTAATATAGGATAGTAAGAAAGTTTACATTAATATAATATAAGAACCTCGGGACAAAATCTCGGGGTTTTTTGTTTTTGGGCCGGATGTCAATGGCTGACCATCTGATTTGCAATCAGAATGAAAGGGTTCGATTCCCTACGTGTCCACAGTATTAGTTCTTTGAAATCGTGGGTAAAATTGTCTATGTGGCGCAACGGTTAGCGCTCCGACCTGATACGTCGGCGGTTGGTGGTTCGAATCCATCCATAGACACATTTGGAGACGTAGCTCAGTTGGTAGAGCACCGGCCTGAAGAGCCGGGTGTCGGTGGTTCAAATCCACCCGTCTCCACATTTTGACCTCTTAGCTCAGTTGGTTAGAGCACCTCACTTTTAATGAGGGAGTCCCGCGTTCGAGTCGCGGAGGGGTCACACACGCGTCTATGGTGTAATTGGCAGCATACCGGTCTCCAAAACCGGCGGTCGAGAATCGTTGTCTCGTGGACGTGCAAATAGTTCTATGGTGTAATGGATAGCACCTGACACTACGGATGTCAAAGTTGGAGTTCGAGTCTCTATGGAACTACGTTAAAAGGTGAATTGGCTGAGTGGTCAAAAGCAACGGTCTGCAAAACCGTACAATCGTTGGTTCAAATCCAACATTCACCTCGGTGACTGTCGTCTAATGGTAGGACAAAGGTTTGTGGTGCCTTCAATAAGAGTTCGATTCTCTTCAGTCACACCATATATTGCGGGGAGGAGGGTTCCCAACCAGTCTCATAAGCTGTGTTTTCCGGTTTCGACTACCGGCCCCGCAACAAAATATTTTAGATTTTTTTTACATATATTTTTTTATTTAAAAAACTTCTTTTATATTTGTCATAAGATAATGGTTTTCACCATTCAACGGATGTCGACAATCCAGAGTGGAACCTGAAAACATAACCCTCTGCCGAGCGCTCATAAAACTGAAGAAGCAGTCAAGAATGGAACGAAACGGGTATTCCATCATTATCTTACAGGCTCCCTTAGCTCAGTTGGCCGGAGCGCCTCACTTGTAATGAGGATGTCGGCGGTTCGAATCCGTCAGGGAGCTCAACAAGGTTCTATAGTTGTTTAGGTCGCCCCTTAAACAATGAGTGGGTTAATGATGGTTTAGTATTACTACCCGATATTCTAGATGAAGCGTGGTAAGTGATTAAACAAGTAATTAACGAGATGGGTTCGATTCCCATTAGAGCCTCAAAACATAGGATTAATTACCCTATGTATGGATGGTTCGAAACATCCGATTGATTATGGTGTAATGGTGCACGGAGACCGTAATTGGAGCTCAGGATTAAGGTTCAAGTCCTTTTTAATCAGCAACAAGTGACGACTGTGGTGTAACCCCACGGTATATGAAATCCAAAATGGTCCTGTTGAAGCCGGAATAGTCATACAGGTCAGGAGAGAGTTAGTATAAGTTGGGAGTAATTAACCAATTGACGAAAACTAATCACCAAGAAATTGGTCATGATGTCCAACGGGGATAATAAACTTGTTAATTTGTTAATTTAAGTTCTGGTGGGTTTTATTAAATAATTTTGTTTCATTTTAAACAATTTTAGTTATAAGGAAGTTGAAGAATTGTAACCACCAACATAGAAATTAGATTAACAAAGTTTAATTACGGGAGGTGTCTCGTATAACTAATACAATCCCCTAATAGGGACTGATGTAAGATTAAGATTCTTACGACACCGAACGTGATTGGATTATTAACCGCCCCTATCGACAAGCGGTTAAGTCACGTCCCTTTCACGGATGAGTCACGGGTTCGATTCCCGTTGGGGGTACCAAAAGTTTTATTATGTTAGAACAAATATTGGAGTACTTTGGGGAAGAAGAATTTCTTAAAGCGGACGGATTCGATGAAGCCGTTATTGGTGTTGAAGAAAGTTCGATGAGACTAATCTATTCAGTTACCAAATGTCTTGAGATATTGGTTACCAATGAAGAGATGTCATTAGAAGAAGCTATTGAGTATTTTGACTTTAATGTTAGAAGTGCTTATGTAGGTGATAAAACACCCATTTGGTGTGAGGATGGTTTTATGTAATATGAAAAAAATAATATATCTACTAATTGTAATTTTTACATTATCCGGTTGTTTTACTTATGTAAGAGAAACTGGTAGATTTTACCCACGTAATAGAAATTTACAACCAAACCATAGAATGGGTATTAACGGTTACCATTTAAGAAATCAATATTATTTTAGACATATTCAACCATTAAAAAAAAGATAAAGGATTGATTTTCAACATTTTTATATTTATAATAAAAAAGATATGTTAGACTTAAAAGAACTTTTAATTATGCTAGGATTGGCGGTTGGTGGACCATCACACAGTCAAGATATGACTTTTTATCGACAAAAATTATCTAATGAAATGGTTTTAGAACAAAAACTAAAAGAAGAAATTAAAGCCTTAGAATATAGAAAACTTTGGGACGATGTAAATCAAAAAGAAAATGCAGATTTTGCAGTTAGGTGGTTTAAAGATAAAAAATCGGAAGATAAATTAGGTAGTTCAAAAAAAGATTTAAATAACACAAGAAAAAAAATAAAAGTATTAAAAAATATCCTTGAAAAAGATTCATTAGATAAGGTAGTACCTCAAACTCAGGTACTTTAATTTATTTTCGGATATTTATATATTATAAAAACAAAAATTATGAAAAAATTATTATTTATTTTCGCGTTAGTTCTTGGTTGTACTTTTAGTTCAACTGCTCAAGAATTGTTTGGTTCCGCAACTAACAAAGGTATGGACGGATACTTAACTGGTGGTTACATCAAAAAAGGATGGGGTGCCTATGTTGGTTTTAGATATGATGCTGACCCTATGGTTAGTACTAAAACAGGTAGCTTTGATAAAACTATGAAATTTGGTGTTATTCGTATGTTTGCGAGTGAGAAAATTATGATGGGTGTGGGAATCCAACCTGTCGATAATGTTAACAAACCAAATGTTTTTATTGGTTACGCACCATTAAAATCGGAAGGATTGAAGATATGGGTTATTGGTAATTTAGTAGGTTCTAATTTTACACCAGGTCTTGGTTTAACTTATAAATTATCACAAATTAATTTTTAAAAATTTACTATTAAATAAAACTTTTGTATATTTGTATATACTTATTAGAAAAATGAAGAATTTATTAACAACAATATCGCTTAGTTTGAACCCGTCATATAATGATAATGGGAGAGGCGTGCAGACGTTAATAAGTTCGGACCAAATATTAGGATAGTAAATAAAAAAACTAAAATAAAGAAACCCGAACGACTTAAAAAATTGTTCGGGTTTTTTGTTTTAATGAAACTTTTACATATATTTGTAAAACAGTTCATCACATAGGTGGTGAAAAATGTTCTTTGACATTGTGAGAAAAAATGCTCGGGTGGTGTAATGGTAGCCACGAAGGACTTAAAATCCTTTGGACAGAAATGTCCGTGCCGGTTCGAGTCCGGCCCCGAGTACAAATGTAATGACTTAGAAATAAGTGACGGAACAGACGCTATGTATGAAATGGAAACTTTCGAAACTCGTATAAAAGAGTGAATTAGACACAAACCGTACAGACATTACATTAAATTGGTTCCGTAGCTCAGCTGGATAGAGCAACTCTCTTCTAAAGAGTAGGTCTTTGGTTCGAATCCAAACGGAATCACATATAGAGTAATGGGCTAATTGGTAAGCCGCTACATTTGGGTTGTAGACATCATGGGGGTTCGAGTCCCTCTTATTCTACATTAAATGGTTTCGTTGCCGTAGTGGCCGAACGGTCCAGACTGTTAATCTGGTGAGTAACATCCATCGTAGGTTCGAATCCTACCGAGACCGCTTGACTTTTTCGAATATTTTATGTATTTATTGTTAACTAAAAAAATTAATAATGGGTAAGTACTTCGAAAAAATTATAGATTTAAGAAATCAAGGAAAAACATATAAGGAAATATGTGTTGAATTAAACTGTGCAATGTCAACAGTGTCATATCACTGTAAGTTAAATAAATTGGGTGGCCACACTGATAGACTGACAGATGAAGATAAGGTAGAACTTCAAAAATTATACAATGAAGTTGGCAGTTTAAAAAAAGTGGCTAAATTAAAAGGTTATGCATTTCAAACTGTTCAAAAATATGTAACAATAAAAAATAGAACAAAAAAAGTTTCAAAATCCGAAGCGGTAATAGAATGGAGAAAAAGAACTAAGATAAAATTAGTTGAATATAAAGGTGGTAAATGTCAAATTTGTGATTACAATAAATCATTCAATGCATTACATTTCCATCATATTAACCCAAATGAAAAAGATTTTTCAATATCAGGTAAATCATTATCATTTGACAAATTAAAAACTGAGGTTGATAAATGTATTTTAGTATGTTCAAATTGTCATTCTGAAATACATGAAGGTTTAATAACATTATAACACCCTTATGGACAAACGGCAAAGTCACTGGTTTTAGGCACCAGGTTTTATAGGTTCGAATCCTATTAGGGGTACCAACTAAATTTTTAATATTATGGCAGTTACATCAAAAAGAGTTGCAAAGAAAGCTAGTAAAGCTTTAAGTAGTAAAAAAACGAGTAAAACAACTAAGACTCTTGCAGGTAGTGCATTGAGACAAAGAAGAAAAAAATAGTAATTGGGAGTGTTGAGCAACGGTTGCTTAGCAGACTGTAAATCTGTGGTCTACGACATTGGCGGTTCGAATCCGTCCACTCCCACCAAAACAAAAAAACTATGGAATTCATTTACAGAAGAGAAAACGTATTATCAAAAGAACAATGTGATGAGATAATACAAAAGTTTGAAGAGTCTGATTTTAAATTGGCAGGTATTACCGCATCAGGTGTTAACGAATCTATTAAAAAATCTACAGACCTTACATTTCATCATAATACTTTAGATGATGAAAAAATTAATAATCTTTGGGGTGATACTGTTCGTAAAATTGTTCGTGATTTAAATTATCACATGAACAAATACAAGGAGGAAAATGAATACTTGAAATTTTTTAAAATAGAGATGGATTCATTCAACATTCAAAAGTACGAACCAAATGGTGGATTTTATACTTGGCATTGTGAAACCATTCATTGTTTAGATAGAGTTACCGCTTGGATGATATATCTTAATGATGTTGATGATGGTGGTACTGAGTTTATGAAACAAAAACACACGGAGAAAGCTGAAGCGGGTAAGTTAATTATATGGCCAGCAGATTGGACACATGCACATCGAGGTCAGGTTAGCACTACCAAAACAAAATATATTTTAACAGGTTGGTTTAGTCAAAAGTAATATGGAATTCATTTATAGAAAAGAAAATGCATTATCATTAGATTTATGTAATGATATAATTACTAAATTTAATGAATCTAATTTACCTGAACCGGGTGTAGTAGGAAAAGGTGTAGTTGAAGAAATAAAAAAATCGATAGATTTATCTTTCCATGCCGATTCATTAAACACTAAAGAATTACAAGATATATGGGGTCCACCATTGGGTGAAAGTATTCCAATTATTAATTCATGTGTTCAAGAATATTGTGATAAATTTGAATATTTGAAAATGATGAGTTCATTTAAAATGGAAGCTTTTAATATTCAAAAGTATGAACCGGGTGGTGGATTTTATACTTGGCATTGTGAAGCTACTTTAAAAATAAGACGTGTTGTTGTTTGGATGGTTTATTTAAACGATGTTGACGATGGAGGAACCGAATTTATACATCAAAACCATATCGAAAAAGCGGAAGCTGGTAAATTATTGTTGTGGCCGGTTGATTGGACACATGCACATAGAGGACAAATTAGTTATACCAAAACAAAATATATTTTAACAGGTTGGTATTCTATACCCCAATAATCGTTGAAATATACGATAACAGATTTTATCGTTAGATTAAACGATATGGACTTATAGCTCAGATGGTTAGAGCAGGTCGCTCATAACGACAAGGTCACAGGTTCGAGCCCTGTTTGGTCCACAAAAAGTGTCTTGGTATGCTCTGACGAAAGTCAACGACAAGGTCTCGGTAGGCAGAACGCGTCTGATTCTACCCAAAACAGAAGATTAGCTCAGTTGGTTAGAGCATTTGGTTTACATCCAAAGGGTCATAGGTTCGAATCCTATATCTTCTACAGAAAACTGAGATAGGATATTATTGATATGGATACAATTCCTGATAATATTGCTACTCAGTTGATTGCGAAAGTAGCTCAGTTGGTAGAGCATTACCTTGCCAAGGTAAGGGTCGCGAGTTCGAATCTCGTTTTTCGCTCCATAAGGAGCTCCCGCTTTAAGGTGAAGGACACGCGGGCGAATAACTTTCAGGGTAAGTTGTAAAAGAACTCGAAACCTTAAGTCTAGTGTGGGAGAGACTCCTACCCACACACAAGCGAATATAGCACAGCGGTTAGTGCTCTGGTCTTCCAAACCGGAAACGACAGTTCGAATCTGTCTATTCGCTCTATTAATCGGGATTGAGGTCAAACGGTTAAGATGTCGCCCTGTCACGGCGCACGGAGCGGGTTCAACTCCCGTCAGTCCCGCATTCCTCTATGGTGTAACGGTAACACAACTGTTTTTGGTGCAGTTATTCATGGTTCGAATCCATGTAGGGGGTCAATGAGTAAGAGATACTCAGCAGTCTTTAATCCAAGACTCATTTAAAAATGGATAGGATAATAGACTGGACATCCTTAAACGCCAGTCTCTTGGGAATAAAGCTGGAAAATCGTCCTTGCTCCCAGTAACGATTGACTTTTTAATGAGGGATGCCTCGCAGGTTTTTCAAACAGCTAAATAACCGAAATAACTACTCACATATAATCTCAATGTGGGGAAACAAGGAGAGGTGGACAATGGTCGTTGAGCGGTCTTGAAAACCGTCGGGTGTAAAAGCTTTGCAGGTTCGAATCCTGTCCTCTCCGCACCCTACAATCCCATGTCGGCTCGAGTGGGTGAGAGTATAGGTATCGGGCCCTTATAGAGGGTTGGGTGAGTGGCTTAAACCAGCAGTTTGCTAAACTGCGGATGGGGTTAAACCTGTCCACCGGTTCGAATCCGGTATCCTCTACACTATTTATATGAATGATATTACAACTTAATCCAACAATACCAATTATACGTGTAAGTGACGGAATGAAAGGTTACGCATTTATGGTTATCGATTATTCTCAAGAACATGATTTATATTTCACATGTGGAATGGATGATGGTGAAATTTGGACATTAAATAACAAAGAAATTAGGTTACAAAATAACATTACGTTAAATAGAAATTAACATTGTAGTGTGACGAAATTGGCAGACGTACCCTCCTGTCTCGGGGGTGTGGAACAAGAAATAGATTGATAATATTAGGGGGTAGACCACCAGCTTGCAAGCGTCATGTTATCAGTTGAATCTCCACTTGAGTGGTTCGAATCCCTCCACTACAGCTATGAAAATATTATTTATTAACGATTTCCAAGGTGTTGATTATTTAAATGATACCATATTTCACGGTGGACGAAGTCTATTTGGTGAAAATTTTGTAGAATCAAATGATGCTTGGTACATGTATGATGATATAACACCACACACCAAAAGTTCATTATATGGTATGGGGTTTACTATTGCAGGTAAATTAAATAGGATATCTATCGACACCACTAATATTCTTGAAAAAATTAAAGATAGGTTTTTTGATTTAATAATTTATGGTTCAGTTCATAGAAATATTTCTTATTTTGATGAAGTAATCAAATCATATAAATCAAATGAAATTGTTTTTTTAGATGGTGAAGATGAAACATATTTTAATGAAAAAATAATTGGATATGGGGTTTATTTTAAAAGAGAATTAATCAAAGAAAGAGAATGTGTTTTACCAATAAGTTTTAGTATTCCAAAAGAATTGATTAATATTAATACATGTAAAGAAAAAGTTTTAGCAATGCCTTCATCTTATGAAACGGGATATATTTTTAATAAAGAAAATGATTATTATGAAGAATATAAAAAATCATATTTTGCATTAACAAAAAAGAAAGGCGGATGGGATTGTTTAAGACATTATGAAATATTAATGAATGGTTGTTTACCATTGTTTCATAATTTACACGAATTACCCAAAAATATAATGATTCATTGGGATAAAAATTTGTTACAAGAATGCCTCAATCTATTTTGGGAATTCAGATTAGATGAACAAAAATACATAAATTTAAAATCTCGAGTTGTTGATAATCTCCATAATAATTTAACAACTGAAAGTATGGTTAATTATATATTATCAAAATTATGATAGGACACTACAGCTAAACCATTAAAATATTAATTGATAAAATGAAAAAATAAAATGAAACAATTCAAAACCCTCCATGGTAAACCGATACCAGAGGTTGTAGAGTACATCAAGGATTACATCTCAACAAGAGAGAATGTTCAAATTCTCATCGGTTCCGACTCACAATGTTATGCTAACACAAAGACCGTTTACGGTGTTGTTATTGCTCTTTACACTTCCGGTAAAGGTGCACATGTATTGTGTACACGTGAGACGGTTCCTATGGAGAGGAATATGAATCTTCGTTTAATGACTGAAGTTTGGAAGTCTATTGAACTTGCAGAATATCTTAGAGAAAACGGTATTCAAAAAGCCGACTTTATTGATATTGATTTAAACCCTGATAGAAAATACAAATCAAACAGTTCTTTAAGACAAGCAATTGGTTTTGTTGAGGGTATGGGTTATCAAGCAAGATGGAAACACGAAGGTGCAATTATAACATATGCCGCTAATCATTTAGTAAGATTATGAGCAAGGATATGGACCGTCTTAGTGAAGACAATTACAAACAACGAAATGAATCTTATATTCAGAGACTTCGAGATGAACGTGAAGAGAAATTAAAGAAACGTTATGAAGAATTGAGAGGAACAAAACTGGAAGAAAAAAAAGAAGATAAATGATTTCGTATTTTAAAATTTTTTATTTATATTTTTAAAAAATAAGAAATATGAAATGTATCAAAAGTAAAGACGGTGAGATTCGTCGAGTGTCAGATGTAGATGCTGACAACAAAGTTAAAGTACATGGATGGAAGTTTGTACCGAAGTCTGAATGGAAATTAAACGTAAGAGGTTCGGTAAATGTTAAACAAAACGCACCGAAAGAAAAGAAAGAAAAAGTAGTTAGTGAGTACAAAGAAAAAAAATCAAAAAAATAATTTAATATATTTTGTTTTTTAAATTTTTTTTCGTAAGTTTGTAAAAGAAATCACAACGGTGGTTTTTTAAAAGAGAAAGTTCTTTGAATTAAAGATATCGGCGGTCTATAGTCGTTAAATAAACTACGAAAGTAGGATAAAGTGAATCGAAAGTTATAAACGGTTTGCGGTTTCGGTAACGGAACTCGAGTAGACAAGCAAGACATCATCTGTCCTTAGTTCCGAGGGTAACACTGTAGGAAATGGATAGGTGACTTGGCAATCTGAGTTGTCAAGTTGAGGTGGGAACACTAATAAGAGTAACTTGTGGAACTTTACAAGAAATGGGACCTCCAATCTCACTATTGTGTTGTTCAATATCATGGGTACCTTAAAATCGAAAGGTATGGTGAAGTACGAGTGGTGTCGTTATCATCCTTAATAAAACCCTACCAAGAGTTTTATTTTGAAGGTGTCCAAAAGTATGGAGGTTGGGAGACTTCAGAGAGTAGTTTAGTATTCTGTTGTTCAAAAGATAATGGAGCTGGCAGACGGGCCACTACTTTCAAGATTCGGAAACAAAAAACCCTTACAATGGTGTAAATCAAAAAAAAGGAAAAGTGCTCGTCAGTCGTTGGAAACAGGTGACTACATAGTCGTGAGATGTTCACGGCCATAGAAGACCCCAAGTCCGATATGATTTTTGAGAAAAGTTCTATATAGTGCGGCGGTATTGTATAGAGAAGAGTAACGAGAGAGTATTCAACGACTTAAGGATTGGTTAATCTAATTGACCGTCACTGATTGGTACAGTTCAAAAGACTGTGGATAAGAGAAGAATCAATAATGTCTCTAAAGTCAATCACAAAATGGTGTAATCTCAGCCAAATTAAAAAGACATTTTTAGGTTTCTTGGAACCATAATAATCCAAGTGGTGGAATTAACCTTAATCGGTTGGCCCTTAGGGATGGAGAAATCTATCCCTTTTTTTATTCATTTATTTTATTTATATTTGTTTTATGAGAATCGTTTGTATTTCTGACACCCATGACCTTCATCAAAAGATGACACATAAGTTACCGAAAGGTGATGTGTTAATCCATGCGGGTGATGTTAGTAATATTGGAGAACAACCCGATGTAACACGATTTATTCATTGGTTCATGAATATTGAAGGATATGATTCTAAAATATTTATTGCCGGTAATCACGACTTTGCATTTGAGAGAATTAATGAACCACACCATAAAGGTGATTTTGAATGGTTATCTAATTTAATCAATGAAGAAAATCTATCTCAATCTAATGTAACATATTTGGAAGATAATTTCATTACCATTGAAAGTCCTGAATTCTCAAGACCAATTAAGATTTATGGTAGTCCTTGGCAACCTGAATTTTATAATTGGGCATTTAACTTACCACGTGGTGGTGATGATATGTTTGAGAAATGGAATATGATACCCGATGATACAGATGTATTAATCACACACGGACCGGCAGAGAATGTTAGGGACTTTGTTCCTAATGGTCAAATCGTTGGTTGTGGTATGTTAAGACATCGTATTGAAACAATTAGACCGGCATTACATGTATGTGGTCACATACATTACGCATACGGTGTGTCTTTAGTTAATAGTATTATGTATGTGAATGCGGCAATATGTGATGAAAGATATTCACCATCAAATAAACCTATTGTCATTGACCTAAAAGAAGTTGATGGCGAGATTTTAGCTTACTTAGTAGAAGATGAATCCAATTAGTGTAGTTATCTCAACAAGAGAAATTGATAATGATTATTTGAAACATGTTAGTAAGGTGTTTTCACATCCTAAAACTGAAATCATTATTTACGAAAACCAAGGTGATTTTTCGTTACCTGAATTGTATAATAAGGGATTAAAGGATTCAAAAAATGAGGTTGTTGTGTTCATGCACGATGACCTCATCATTGAAACACCTAATTTAACCCCCAAAATCTTACGACTGTTCAACGATAATCCTGAGTATGGTATAATCGGTGTTGCCGGTACTGATAATCTCCTGAGTGGAATGTGGTGGCAAGATAGAGAATCTATGCAAGGTCAAGTCGGTCATGAACATGAAGGAAGAAAACATACCAACAAATACTCCGGTACATTTGGTGAAAACTTAAAAGAAGTTGTTGTAATTGATGGTTTGTTTATGTGTATTCATAAGGAGAGAATTAAACATAACTTCAACGAACAATTTGAAGGATTTCACTTCTACGATTTACCAATCTGTTTGGAGAATTATCTTGACGGAGTAAAAATTGGTGTAACAACCAAAATTAAATTAACACATAAGTCAATTGGTGTTACAAATAAAAAGTGGGAGAAAAATAAGTTGTTATTTGAAGCTCTATATGAGAAGAAATTACCAATTAAGATTTAACCCTAATAATCAAATATTTATATATAAAAAACATTATGAAAAAATTAATAGAATTTATTAAAAACCTTTTTGTTAAAGTTGATAAGATTGAACAAGAAGTAGAACAAATGGTTGAAAAAAGTAATGCTTCACCTGAAACTAAAGTTAAACTTAAAAAAGAGTTAAAGAAAATTGATGCGGTTGAAGAACAAGCTAAAGAAGCCGTTATTGACGCTGTCGAGAAAGTTGAAGTGGCAGTTGAGGTTGTAAAGAAAAAGAAACGTTATTACAGACCAAAGAAAAAATAAATTGGTATAGTAAAATATTTTACATACATTTGTAAAACATTTACATGGGGATGACCGGCATTTGACTGGCGTTTGTATTGTAAGTGGGCACGTAGTCAGACTTCATCTATGACTTAAATAAACGGTGGAAACTTTTAGACGGCAACGTTTACAAAAACATGGAAATTGCGGGTATTCTTGCAACTTCTAACGTAGCAGTAGCCTAAGGCAAACCTACAACGGGTCGACTGACATATAACCTAGGAACAGAAGTCTTCAAAGTGTGATACCACTCAGAGTGTCAAAGGTCTCGTTCAGAGTGCTACCTTAAGTGAACTCGACACAGTTATTGGTAACGATGTCAAAATAGGAACCAATTATTTGTCTATTGAGAACTAATAGAATAAACGTGTAGTCCATTTATTATTCGGCGGACAGGACCAGGGTTCGAATCCCTGCATCTCCACCAAAACAAAAACCCATCATTTGATGGGTTTTTTTATATCTTTATGTTCTCAGGTCCTATAACGACCAAAAGGTCCGAAGACCCTTTTGTCGAGATTTAAGAACACCTCCTTTTCGTTTATAAAAGTTATCGTCTAACGGCGACCAAACCAATCAGACTCTCTTATAAATATCGCAAAAAAAAGAGTTAGACGATTTATCTAACTCTTTTAATGAAAAAAATTCAATTATCTTTTTTGCCAAACATAACGAGCACCCTTGTCTGTGGCAGTCACATTAGAAGGGTCATATTCCATTTTATCTAAATACCTATCAAGTTTTTGTTTTTCTGACGGTTCAAGTGCCGGACCATTATATGCTGTTCTACCAAGTACACCTGTTGCATTAAACAAACCATTCTGAACTAATGAATTATAATATGCGGCATCTGTCATACCTTCAGATGCCGATGCTCCCGACGCTGATGTATTTGCACTTGGTATTTTAGGAAGGTCAACCGATTTCATTTGAATTGGAGTTCTTAAGTATTTAACATCAGCACCACCCTCAGTTGAAGTTGCTGTTTGTGCAACACTACCTTGTTTACAATCTGCCATTACTTTATCATATATAGCTTTAGTAATACCATTTTTTACATCATGTCCCTTTTCAATTAATTTATTACGAGTATTAGGTCCAAATTTACCATCAGATGAAAGGCCTAAACATGCTTGAATCTGTGCGATTTTTTGGTCTTTACATCCGTATGTTAATGGAGTAGTTTCAATATTTACATTCGAACAATCATAATATGTTCTACGAGTGGTACTTCCACCACCTCCTGAGTTTCCGTCTCCACCACCTGGTTTTCTGTCTTTGTCCCATACAATTTTTAAATCACTTTCTTCACTTTGTTCACCAATAATGTTTACTTTTCTTGGTGATTGTTGTTGGTTAGGGTTGGTTTGTGTGGGTGTTACTGGTACAACTTTACCACTTTCAATTTGGTCAAGTAATGCAATTAATTTTTCCTTTAATCTTACCGAACCTGGTTGAGATGTATATATCATCTTTAATGTTGTACGTAAACTTGTATTTAAAAAATGTCCAGATTTTTCATAATAATGTAAAAAATCTTGAACTTTAGGACTAGTTGAATACTTAACTAATAAATTATATGCCTTTTGTAAATCACTTTGACTTACCGGAAAATCTAAAAAGTCAATCATATAATTAACATCCCTATCAACCTCAACGTCAGATTGCTCCATTAAGTATCTTTCATTCAATACTCTTTTCACGATTTGACTCAGACTTTCATTTACTTGAGTTTTACCCATGTTTTCGTTTGTTTGAGCTTTACCAGCGGTACATGTCCATGTACCCATATCTTTATTTTGAAGATTCATTATTCTACCATTAGGATAAAATCGTAATCCACTTGGATACTTTTCAGAAGCTGGTGTAGTTACACCAACTTGTCCCGATTTTGTTGTTGAAAGTTGTGCTTGTTTATTTTTAAGCATTGATGTTAAACAAGGACCCCAATTTGTTGGGGAAGTGTCTTCTATTGGGTTTCCATTTTCATCAACAAGTACTACCGCAGTATCGTCAGTTGATTGATAGAAATAATAAAGTGCCGCTGCCCCTAATCCCACAGCTGTAAGTGTTGATAACATCTTATTATTTACAACTACTTTTTTAACTCTACCAGGGAATTTCATTAACCCTTCTTTAGTAGTTTTAAAAATACCTTTTACTGTTTTAATTACCACATTATTACCAAGACCCTTGGCAATATTTGCTCCAGTACCTGTTGTTACTTTTGCATCTTTAGCAAGTAGTTTTTGGACTTGATTAATACTAATCTTATCCATACCCGAAATTGTTTTCTGAGCGTTAGCCCATTTTGACTGCATTTTACTTGCATTTTGAAATTCCTTGGTTGCCAATGATATATCTTTACTTGTGGCATTAGCATCTTTTGATACTTTATTAATGTTACTTTTAGCGGCCTTAACATCAGCGGAGGCTAAACCTTTAGTATTTGCTGCTGTTTCAGCTATCTGTCTTTCTATACCTTCTTGTACACTGTCCACCAATTTTTGTGCTTCGTTTTTATTAACTTTAACCAAATCATCAAACGACATTTTATGTTTTACTCTACACGCTTCTTGTGTTAATTCCTTAAGTGATTGTGCATATTCAGGAGTTTTACGGAATGAAGCTGCGGTAAATTTCTTACCACTTTTAACAACGTCATTTAATGCTTTATTTATTGCAGCTTCGGCTGCTGCACCAATTGTACTCTTAAAATTTTTACCAAATATTGAACTTATAAATTTTTGGAGAGCTCCTTCATTTAATAGTACTGATGTTTTATTGTTTTCCATGTTTATATTTTTATTTTTTTATTTTATTCCTGCCATTTGTAGTATTAAGTCACCTTCCTCATCTGAAAATTTAGCCTTTCCTAAACCTGTCATCTTTTGTAATTTTTGGTCAAATGATGCAATTGCTGTACCTACTTTATTCCCCTTATCAACTGTACTTATTCCGTGTTCAACACCTTTACCCACACCATAAACCGCAACACCTGTTGCGGTTGCTTTTGCACCTTCTTTAGAGAATAATTTACTTAAGAAAGCTGAAAATTTAGTTAATACATTATCAATAAATCCTAAAATTTTAGATATAACACCAGTCGAACTTTTTCCTAATTTTTTTGATAATGTGTTAGCTACACTTTTTAATTGACCCTTTAAAGATGGAATTTTTGTTGCCAATGATTCAAGCATCTTTACCATTGTTGGGGCGGCTTTTTTTACACCTTTTTTAGCTATTGCTGGTACCGTTTTTCTAAATGCTAAAGCCGCACCACCCGTAAAAACACACCCAATTAAATCGGCGATTAAGAAGAAAAACGGCATTTGCATTCTTCCTGGGTCTTGTGGGTCATAATCTCCAGTACCAATTTCGTATATATCTAATAGTACAACCACAAACCACACAATTGCGTTTGTCTTTGCGGCTAATATTGAAACAATAACGTCAATTACAATACCAACACCCGTATAAAGTCCACGTCTTACCCACCTTAATGCCGGTAGAACACCCTGATTAAATACCGTTTTTGCAGTTTCTATTGCCGCAGAACCTAATGTGGAACCAATATTTTTAATCCCTGAGGTTATTGAATCCCAAATACCTTCCGAAATAACTCCTTTGTCGGCAATCCATTCGGAAACTAATTCTTTTTTCCATACGATTGATTCCACAATATTGTTAATGTTAACTTTAACTTCCTCATTTAAAGTTTCCATTTTGGAAATTGATTCGTTAATTAGTTCATTAAAAATATATGTATGTTCCCAAATTGAACCAATTGTATTTCCGTCACCACCTGCAACAAATACATTGTCCATGATGATTACATATTTTTCATTTTCAGTCAATACAAAATCGAACACAAAGTCTTTTGATTTTTTGGGCTCATATAAAGACCTAATTCTATCTCTTTCAGATTCCGTAATTATCATTTTTTGACGTACCATATTATTTTAATTGATTTGCTTTACCTCTCTTTAATGTGGAACCTACAATGTCAGACCATTTAGTCACACCAATTTGATTGGCAGGACCTCTTGTAAGACCACTTTCCCACTTACCAACTGATGGATAACCTTGACCACCAGATTGAGTACTTGATGTGCCTGCACTTGGTGTAGAAGAAACAGGTTCAGCTTCCGATTGTTCATCAATTTCTTGATTTTGAACTTCGTTTGAAAGGATTAACTTTAACTGTTTTTCGGTTATGATATATTCCATAGTTAATAAATATCGACAAATCTCTTTGTGGTTTATATAAAATATGTAATTTTGTAAAAAATATAAACATAACATGAAAAAATTACTGTTATTTTCATCATTATTACTATCAGGATGTCAAGTATATGAGTTTCCAAACGAGACACCGAGGTTGACAGGAGGTAAATGGGTATTATCAAACTACGATATTGTTGTAATTAATTCAATATCTAATGTTACTGTTATTAAAAACGATACTGTTTGTATCAACGCATTTAATGGGCAGAGTTATGTTAGTGGAAATGTTTTGATGAAACAATTTTATAACCAAACGGCAAAAGACAGAAGATTTGTAATTGGTAAAACAACTTGGGAATTTGACAGTAACAGTAATCACTTATATTGTGATTTTATGGATAAAAATGGTTCATTAATGCCTACACATAATCCATATTGGGTTAACATGTCAGGATATACAAGAAATATATCAATAAGTAATGTTGAAAATGGTGGTGTAACAAATTATACGTTTGAAACAAACACTGTTGGTGTAAACCCACCTAAAATATTAAAATTATTGAGTCCCGAAATTGTAACTGATTTATATGTTGATGGTGGTAAAAGAGATAAGGGTGTGACAGTTAGAATACTATTAACCTTTATGAGATAAATTACTCATCATATATAGTTTCATCTAACCTTGAAAACATCTTGATAAACTGACCCGCCTTAGCGTTTGCCTCGTCTTCAATCTCACCACCAATATCCGGTGGTTTTGGTCCATCTAAACGACCATCTTCAAATTGTTTGTGATGTACGAGTTCATGTGCAATACTTCTCATCACATCGACTAACGCACGATTCTTACCGTATACCTTAACGACTTTGTTTTCTTGTCTGTAATCGTAATTTGCGGTGGTTTTAAGACCATCTCTTGTTGCCTTCACTAATATCTCCGGCATATTTTTAATGTCTAACTCCTTTTTAACGAATTTAACAAATTCACTTAACTTATTTTCTTTCTTCTCGTCTAAAAAACTCATATTAATAAATATAGAAAAATATATAAAATGATTATACAAAAAAATAACTATATTATGTATAATTAACGATATGATAGATTGGTATACTATAGAGTACTTGTACCCTAAGGCATTTAAAGAATTTAGTAAGAAGATGTTCCCTAATGTTGGGGTATTGAGTATATCGTCATTGGAGTTTTATGATACAAAGAAATTATATCATTTCTTTGATAAGGAAGGTGTTTATATGACAATTGAAATGTATAATCCAAAACAATGGGTATTTTCCATATCATTACATAGTGGTATCGTATTAGGTCCAAGACAAGAATCTAAAACTACAAGAGAAGAGACAGAACTTGATGGTTTTATTGAATGTTTTAAAGTTTTAGATAACTTAATTAAAGATAAAAAGTAATTATGGATATGTCTATTAATTTCTTATTGCAAGCAACCAGAGTATTGAACTTTGGTCATTATGACGAGGTTGAACTATCAATGACGTATAATTATATTACTGCACTTGACAATGAGATACTAAATGATTATTTTAATACATGTACAATACTATCATATGATAATGACCTCGAATTATATATTGAGATTGTTGAAACATTAATCTTAGTGTTTGAAGAAAGAGAAGAATATGAAAAATGTGCAAAACTAAAACGTAAAAAAGAAGAATCAATAAAAATAATCAATACAAACAAAATATAATATGGGTACAATTTTTCCTTGGTTTTTTTCATTTGCATTTGTTATCACGGGTTGCATTGTTATAATGATTGTCGATTATATCACTAAAAAAAGATAAAATATAACCAAGTTATTATTTTAAATTTCTATATATTATAGCAATAATATAATAATCAATAAATAGTTTTATTATATTTATGTATATATAAAATATACAAATGAAACAATCTAAAATATTGTTTATCTTAAAAATAAAACAAAATTATGGTGTCACTAACGATTATAGTATAGGACTAAGCACGGGTCTTTACAATTCAGCTCAATTTATGAATGAAATGTTAATAGATGGTGGATTTGATTCTCAAATGGTAAGTGTTGTTGACAACAATGATATTGATAGAGAGGTAACATTACACAAACCAACCCACGTTATTATTGAGGCACTTTGGGTTGTCCCATCTAAATTCGAAGTTCTTTGCAAATTACACCCAAATGTTAAATGGGTAATTCGTTTACATAGTGAAATACCATTTTTAGCTAACGAAGGAATGGCGATGGATTGGTTAGGTGAATATTCAAAATATGATAATGTAATAATATCATGTAACTCACCTCAAACCACTAAAGATATTGAATTTTTTATTCGAGCCAAAACGGGTATTGATAAAAAAATTGTATTTTTACCAAATTTTTATCCACAAGAATATAAAACAAAATCATTTAATTATAAAAGTGATATAATCCATGTGGGATGTTTTGGTGCGGTTAGACCACTTAAGAATCATCTTATACAAGCGGTCGCGGCAATTAAATTTGCAGATGAATTAGGTAAAAAATTACATTTTCATATTAATTCGGATAGGATTGAACAAAAAGGAGAACCAATATTAAATAACCTATTAGGTATGTTTAATCATTTAGAACATAAAGGACATCAATTGGTACACCATGAATGGAGTGTTAGAGAAGAATTTATTCAATTATGTTCCACAATGGATATAGGTATTCAAATATCCTTTAATGAAACTTTTAATATAGTAGGGGCTGATGTGATTTCACAGGGGGTTCCGTTAGTATCATCACCAGAAATACCTTGGGCTAATTCATTATTTACCGCAAGACAAACAAATACGGATGATATTGTAAATTCATTATTATGTACTTACAAATACCCTAAAATTAATGTGTTATTAAATCAAAGAGGTCTTAAACAATATACAAATAAAACAAAAAAAATATGGTTTAAGTTTTTTTAACGATATTTATATAGGTAAATAATATAATATGGCATTATTAAAAATTTCTGACGAGGAACGAAATAGAATTTCGGAACAACATAAAAAACTTGAAAAACAAGTCCAACAAAATAAAGACGAATTAAAAAAAGGTTTACAACCACCTGAAAATAAAAAAACCTCCAATTAGGAGGTTTTTTTATTAGTTTTCTCTACGTTCATCTCTATTATAATGTTCAAAACGATTGTGTTCGGTTGGTGTTGCCAACAATATACCAAAATTCATTTTACCTTTAACGGTGTCTTGATACATTTGAGACATCCATGTTTGTTCATATGGATGTTGCCATTTGGTATCTAAAAACATTTTCTTATTACCTTCTCTTGAAACCACTTGTGGCCAATTACAATAGTAAATTTCACCGGTTGCGTATGGTAATTGTCTATGTGACTTTATATTTTTAAATTTCTGAAATGGGGCCAAGTTAACATCATCAGAATTTTTTATTGGTACTTCAGGGAATAATTCCGCTCTTACGTGTGCCGGAACATTATGCCAAGCCCATTGTTTTGTATTATCACCAAAAAACTCACTAAAATTCCATTTAAGAAAATCAAAGTTTTCCATCCATATAATATTCATCATGATATTATAGAAGTCATTTATTTTTCTTCTAAATCCATTTCTACAAAACTCATCTTTACCCAAGTAAAAAAACATATCATCCTCAAAAAAGAAATGATAATCAAATTCATTTTCTTCAGCATGTTCAGCAATAAATTGTCTACCACCACATATACCTAAATTATCTTTTTTAATCTCAACAAATCCATATTTCTCACATAATTCTTTATACTTTTCATCAGTTGATTTATCGATTGAATTATTTAATAGGAATTTTTTTGGTTGGGTTAAAAAGTTATTATCATATATTTCAAATGAAGTGCATAATTTTTCAAATTGACTTGGAGAGTTATAAGTTAATACATATAAAGCTACATTATTCATGTTATGTTCATTAATTTTTACGTTACCACCTGATTCAACCTTAGGTGTTAAGTTATCGGTTTTTAAATTTTCAAAAAACAAACCCAATAATCCATTATGTTCTATTTCAAAATATTGGAAATATTCCGGGTACTTGTATAGTAAAATAGTAAATAAACTTTCTTCAGTACCCATATATCCCATACCCAATGTTGTGGACATCAAATTATAATACAACTCATTAACCTTTGGTATTAAATGTTTTGGACCACCAAATATGCCGCCTCTTGCAACTTTATCTACCTCACCGCCAGCATATTCACACATTGGAGAATATTCAAATCCATGTATTTCAACTTTACCATCATAAGGGAAAGATACAAAACTAAATTTGGAAAAATACTTGTCAATTTTTTTAATAACGTTATCATGTGAAAAATAACCTTCATGCACGGTATTGGTTAATGCACCATCAATCCAAACTAAATGTGATGAATTAAATGGGTCCATAATCATCGCATCATTTAATAAAAACATTTTTGACATAACAATTGGATTGTACATATCTAACTTTGCTTGAGTGCTTTCAACTAACCAACCAACTTGATTATACCAATCTGGATTTGTTCTAATCTTTTGTATTTTATCATACAATTCCCCGTTATTCTTAAACCAATCTAATTCTTTAACAATAATTAAAGTGTTATGTTCTGACCTACGTTCCTTAACAAAATCTTTATATTTTTCTTCGATGAAAATAATCATATTATCTTCAACTAACATAAGTTTCTTTAGATGGTTAAGATAGTGGTCGAATTTTCTACTCCAACCTTCAGTAAGTTCTTCTCTTTTAATATCCCATATTCCCGTCACAATTGTAGTACCGCCATAGTTAATCTCTTTTTTCGGTTCTTTCTGTGGATTTAAATTTTCAACAACACCATTCTTTTTGTATACACCTAATTGTTCACATACTTCGATAACAGTATACTCGACACCTCTTTCTTTAAATGTATCCTCAATTGCAGCTCTAACACCAGGTAAATCAAATCGTTGATAATCATGAAAACAAATATAACCTCCGTCACTAACTCTATCAAAAATTTTATTTAAACTATCATAAATCGAATCGTAAAAGTCACCATCTAAAAATGCAAATGATATTTTTTCTGGTAATTTATCTTCAGGAACATCTTTAAACCAATCCTTATGAATAATTGGTGTTGGTATGTTATTTTGTTCAAAATTTGAGATTAGAATTTCTTCAGTACTTTTTAATGTTCCCGCTTTCCATCCAGTGTTTTCTTCCCATTTTGATAACGGAGGTAAACCCTCAAAAGAATCATAAACATATAATTTTTTTTCTGATTCCATCTCAATTAATGTCTTCATCAAATACTTTGATGATTCCCCAACATAGCAACCAAATTCTGTAACGTCACCCTCTATGTTCTCTTCAATTGATTTAATCAAAAAACTAACTAAATTTTTTATTTGGTCATCGTTTATTATTGATGAGTCAATTTTTTTATTTTCAAATTTTAAAATATTATCTTTTTTACTAATCATATCTCATTTTTTAATAATTCTAAATCATACGGAACATTTGTCCCATTAATTTTTTGAAATGTCACTTCTTTATTATCACTTTTGTATTCTTCCATAAATTTTAAATTTTCTTCAAGAAGATGTGACATTGTCCATCCTAATTTATGACAAAACCATCTACTCACATTCGCATTTAATGGTTCTCTATCCATTATTATTAGTCTATCATATTGTCTTGAAATAAAATACATTAAATGTTCAAAACCTTCTGGATTTGGTATTGAATAGAGATAATCAAAAAATTCAACACTGTGTAATTTCATATCTTCAAAAATATTATTTTTGTTTGTATTGGCAAAGAATATATCGGTAGACATATTAATTCTTTTGTACCATATATTACCAGCATATGCACAATTTTGATTTTCAATATTCTTTAATATTTGAATTAATTTTTTTTCGTCCAATAACCAACTATCGATGGATAGTTTTACCCATAAATTTACCCCGTTTGATTTTAGAAAATCATATCCACCTAATGTTAACTCACAATCTGCATCCGCATAATCACATCCACTTGGGTGTCTATCATTACCTCTACCCCCATTAGGTTTATATTGACATCTAAAATCACATTCAAAATTTTCATCCGAACCATTATAACATAATGCAACATGTGGTTTTATTATTTCATATGAATCTAATATTTTTTTTAGTTCAGGCCAATACTCCTCTCTATTATAACAAGTAATTATAAAATTAACATTCATACTCTACAAAGGATTATTTTTAATATATTCTTCTCCATTTATTTCCGGTGTGGATTTACTTCCTCCCTGATATCTTCTTGATGCGTCGGTATGACCAACATATGGACCCTCACCTAAATTACCATATAAAAAAGTACCCCAATCATCTTTGATGTCATCCCACTTATTTTCCGATATAATTTTTCTATATGTCGGTATCATTGTCTCCTCAACATTATGTTGACCTTGATGTATTTTACCTACACCACCATTATCGATATATAATTCAAACCACTCTTTCATTTTAGATAATCGAAACATTGCCGGATTGTTAGACCATCTACAAACCGTAATTAAATCAACCTCACTAACTCTATTTTCTAAATCAAAAGGTGTTACGTTATTATCAATATCTGTGGCAATATCAAACCCTCGCATGACATTATCATCTTTAGAAAACCAAACCGCATTTATAAAGTTGTGGTTATTAAACGCATCAATTAAAGATAAAAAATCAATGTTGTCCTTTTTAAGGAAAACCCAATCATGCTCTAAAAATATAAAATATGGTGTACGTATTTTTTTCACCATACTATCTAAACTATTAATTAATCCACCAAATCCGGTTGAAAGTGTTATATTAAATTCACTAATATAATCTCTGAAATATGCATTTAATCTAACCTGTTCAAGTCTAACATCAAACCCACTCGTCTCATCATAATGGATTAAAATTTTACATTTTTTTAATTCATTAGGTAAACTATGGAATAAATATTTTAAGTAAAACATATAATTTTCAACAAAGTGACCTGTAATAACAATTGTAACTTCTTTTTCTATTTTATTTTCCATAAAGTTTTCTTTGTAATTATCAAATAAAAATCTATGATAATTTCCTTGAATCCATGTACTATAATCAACGGGACCTCTTGGTTGAAGAGTTGAAACAAATCCACTTGCATGGTTAATTAGTAATGGTAAAGTTGTTAATGTTTTAAATCCGTAATTATTTAACAGGGGAAGATAATCGTCTATTGCAATGTAATCTCTTTTGTAATTGGAATTATCCAATAAAAATTGATAAGCTCTTTTCTTAATCAAATATGCCCACGCTCCCGTACTTTTATCAACCACACCTAAATTTTCGGTAATTGGTACTATAAATGATTTAGGATTACACCCAAATAAAAGTACATCCCATTCTACATTTTCTAAATCACTTTTAACCTTTTCTATAGAGTCTTTAAAAAATGTTTTTTCTGTTTTTATTGGGAGATAACATTCATCTTCAATATTAATATCATCCTCAACAACAAATATAATTTCTAAATCTTCATCTAATGATTGTTTGAATATACCTAAATGACTTTTGGTGCAAGAAAATTGTATCATTTCATCAGTCAATGCATCAAATCTTTCTAACCCCTCTATTTGATATTTTAAAATTAAATTTTCTATGTGTTCTTTTCTGTCAACAGATGACGATAGATTAATATAAAATCCCTTATCGGCAAAAGTATTACCTAATATACTAAACATACTTTAATAGTTCTTTTTTAATTATTAATTTATTTCCCTCCTCATATTGAACTTCGGCAATGTCGTCAATTAAAACTACCTCATCCATATTGTTAATCCGTTCAATTAAATCAGAAAACCCTCTAACTTTATCATTGTTTATATGTAGATTTATATCCTCAAATAAAATTAAATCAGGGATAATGTTGTTATCAAAAGCCTGTAGAATAATTTCACTATCCATTCCCTCACAATCAATTTTTAAAAAATTAATTTTATCAATTTCATATTTTTCAATGAGGTCTTTAAATGTTATTTTAGTTACAGGTATTTTATCGGTATATTCACTTTCTTCTCTAAAAAAAGAACATAACCCTCTTGAATCATCATTTTTTGGTGTTATTAAAAAATCCTCACCTTTTTCAATGTGTATCGCCGAATTTTCGTACTTAAAATTGTTATTCGGGTAATGTTGTTGATAATTACTCACGAGCAAATCAAATCTCTCTTTAACAGGTTCAACAAATAAACTTGACCAATTTATGTTTAATAAATTAGATAGGAAAACCTCATCTACAAAGATACCATCATTTGCACCTATTGAAACGAATGTGAAATTTTCGTTATCACTAATGTTACTTAATATTTTTTTTAATTTTATCATATTAATATCTATCTTCAAATACGTGATGAGTCACAAAAAGTGTATCAGTATGTATTAATTTATAATCCGACATCGGTATTACAAACGATAAGTTTGATAGATATCCGGTTTTATATCCGTAAGGTTTTTCATAACCATAGTTGGCAATGAAATCCCATTTATTGAAAAAGTTTAATAAGCTTTCTTTATCTTTTCCAAAAAATAATTGATTTGTTCCATCCAAAGTGTCGTAGTCATCACCAAATTTTAAATTTAAATCATCAATATATTGTTGGTGGTAATAAAATAATTCTTGATTTGGATGTCTGTGTTTATAAACAAATCGTGCGGAAGACGTTTTAACGGTATTTGGTTCGTATAAACTCATTAAATGATTCATAACTACTTCTTTTGAAAAACCGTCTTTTATTTTAGTGTCACATTCTAAAAAATATAAACCTAAATAACCATCTTCGGCAGCCTTTCTAAGAATAAACCGTCTCAAATTCCACGGATATCTAGCCGGATATAAACCCGCCGGGTCTTCAGGTAACGGCTCATTAATTTTTGAATTTTCATTATCTTTTCTTAAATCTTCAATATCAAAAACTTTTATTAGTGGATGATTTTCATATTCACTAAATTCTTTTTTTAGATTTGTTGAGATATAAAATGGTATATCCAAACCCAATTCTAAAAATCTTTTAATATTATAATCCTTTACTCTCTTGACGTAATTAGGATAATTGGCCTCAGTTAAAAAACAAATATTCATATTATAAAACCCCCGTTAATCTTTCTCCCCACCCATGTTTTTCAGAATGTGCCCAAACGACCCATTTATGTGGTTTTTTAACTGTATCAAAACTTCTCCAAACCTTACAATAACCATCCGGGTCGTTTTTCATCATTCTAATTTCATTAACATCGGCATCCTTTCTGTAAATCTCAACCCCATCCTCATCTTCAAATGCGACGGCCCAAAATGTATAATCATCATGTGGTACTTGACTATAATTAATATCGATACAATGTTTGAATATTTGTGAGAATGATTTTTGATACTCATCAAAATCTTCAATTACAGGATTCGGTGCCAAATTATTTTCTAACGTATATTGTTGTACACCACGTTTTTTAAACGATAAACCCGAATACGCTTCATATTCCGCCAATGTTCTTTTTGTACCAAAGTCATATACACCAAAATCAACATCTTTAACTTCACCGTCCATCTCAAATAATTTACGATTACGTTTATGACAATTATTATTTCTTGTTACCCAAACAGGGTCATCGTCCCATTGTTTCTTTCTACCTTTTCTTGTGTATTCATGCCAAACAAGTACTTTATGTGGGTGAAATAAATCATACCCATTAGTAAAAGCTCTAACAGCAATTGAAATTTCTTCACCATGAAAATAATACTCAGGGTCGTGAGGCACCTCAACGGTAAACTGACCTAATGTAAAACAAAAGTGTGCGGAATAGAATCTTGCCGGTACGGGTTCCGTTCTTTCTTGATAATCATCAATAGTTGCAGGAATAAAAAATACCGCACCTTCTGGAATAAATCTATCAAAATTCATTTTCCAAGGTTGTAAAACTCTACCCGATGGGTCGTTGTCAGGGTCAAATGACGAAACATAACCGGTTAATAAAGGTTTCTCATGACCTTTCTTTTGGAGTTGTTTAATCATACCAATTGCCTCAACATCCCAATCTTGAATAAATCTATGATGTGAATCTAATTGAAGTGTGTATTCTTCACCGTCATATTGTTGTTGTAATTGATTTCTCGCCCAACAAGCACCTTGACTATCTTTATAATCGATATCAATAATTTTGAATCTTTTATCTTTTTTAAACTCATCAAGATTGTCCCACTCATCTTCAGGTGAATGTTGCCAAGCAATTGAAAAAACCAATTTTTTAGGGTTTTTTGCCTTTTCAATACAATCTTTAATAGTTGGAATTAATTGAGGGTCTCTATAAGAGGCTATTTGAATAAATATTTTTCCGTTTCCCATGTAATGTTTTTTTTATAATGTAGGTAAAAAAATTCATTTAATAAACCTAATGATATTTTTTTTAATAAAAATATTGTAGTATATTTGGTCGTTAAACTAAACAATAAAGGTATGTCAAAACAACTTTTCGATTTCGATGATATTCTAATTCAACCGGCAGATGTGACCCGAATTGAAAGCCGTAGTGAAATTAATGCACGTTACCGTGATTATTTACCACTCATGACCGCACCAATGGATACTGTTGTTAGTGAAGAGAACAAACGTCTATTTGATGATTTAGGTATTAGGGTTGTGTTACCAAGAATAAGTAACCCGAACGATAACTACGTTTCAAGTAGTGAATTCCTATCATATAGTTTAACTGACTTTGAAAGAATATTCTTGGATAGAACACCGGAACGTAAGTACCGCAAAATGTGTGCACTAATTGATGTGGCTAATGGCCATATGGAAAATGTATATGAGTTTGCCAAATCCGCAAAGATAAAATACGAAGATGACTTGATATTAATGGTTGGTAACGTAGCCAATCCGGATACATATTATAGATTCGCATCAATTAATGTTGATTATGTGAGAATTGGAATTGGTAATGGTGCGGGTTGTTTAACCACACAACAGACCGGCATTGGTTACCCTATGGCATCGTTGATTGAAGAATGTGGTAATATACAAACAAAAAAATTTTACATGGGTAATTGTAATCCATATGAAACAAAAATTGTTGCTGATGGTGGATTCCAAAAATACTCTGACGTTATCAAAGCTTTAGCCTTAGGTGCTGATTATGTTATGTTGGGGTCTATATTCAATAAAGCTTTGGAAAGTGCGGGAGAGACACAAAAAATGATTCATCACCAAATGGGTGGGTGGGAAACTATTGACCAATATAGTGATGGAGCCAAACAAATGTTAGAATCTGATATTCGTCTTAAAAAAGTGTTTAGAGGCATGAGTACCAAAGAAGTCCAACGTGATTGGGGTAAAGAGAAGTTAACAACATCAGAAGGTGTGGTTAGAGAACATAGAGTAGAATATACTTTAAGTCAATGGGTGGAGAACTTTGAAGATTATCTTAAATCGGCAATGAGTTATACCAATAAAAAAACCTTACCGGAGTTTATCGGTAAGGTTAAATATAACTTTATTACTATGAATAGTTTAAAAAGATTCAGTAAGTAATTAGATGTCGAAATCTTTTTCTTCTTGAGCAGATAATTCACCATCTCTTTTCATACCCTCTTTAATATATGTTCTAATTAATTTAGATACTTCCATACCTTTGTGTTCTGCAACCTTTTCGATTTCATTGAAATAAGCAGGTACCACTCTAAAGGTTACCATCTTAATTAATTGCTTATGTTTTGGTTGGTCTGAATGTCCGATAGGGGACGAATCATTTGATTTTTTAGATGCCATTGTATTACATTTTATATATAAATATTTGATAAAGTCTTAATTATTCACTATATTAGTAAAAAAAACAAAAATATGTCAGAAGAAGCAAAAAGTACAACAAAACAGTGTGAGGAATTGTATCCTGAAACAACATCCGAATTTAAAAAAATCTTAAAAGAACAATATGATTTGTTCTGTAGAAAACAATTAAATTACGGACCCGATAATATTTCAGTAGGAACTCGTTGTGAGAAACCTGAAGAAATTAAATTGTCTCAAACGGGTTTGTGGTTCCGTATGAATGACAAAATACAGAGACTTAAGCAATTGGTATTATTAGGTCACGATGATACTGTTGGTGAAAGTATTCAAGATAGTTATCAAGATTTATCGGTCTACGGCATTATTGCTCAGATTGTAAGTCGTGGTAAATGGGGAAAATAATCCCCATTTATTTTTTGATGACTATTTATTGAAAACGAAAAAAAAAATGAAAGTGAACATAAATCAACAATCCTTTGTGGCATTTTTAGAAAATGTTACGGAGACTATAGTTTCAAACGTTAATGTTGAAAACTATTTTTCATTACCCCAAGATAAAAAGATGAATGTTCTTTATGTAGTTTTTAAATTAATGAAAAATTCATTAAAAGTAAGAACAAAATTTAGTGACGAAGACTTAAAAGATTTTGTTAACGTTCTTATGAAAAGTAACGTAAACTCAGAAAATTATGAATTTGCTGCAATTCTAAAAGACATTAGTAACAATTTTGATTCAATCAATGAGGTTACTAAACCGGTTAAAAGACAAACAAGAACAATTAAGACCGGTCCTAAGGAGTAATATCCTCAAATTCAACATCTTTAATTTCTCGTAAAAACAAATAAACCCCACCATATTGTGGGGTTTTTAATAATATATCACATAACCACAAATCTTTAAGATACCTTGCGTAATCTTCTTCAATACGGTCAATCCTTATTCTCTTAAACCCTAAGTAGAGTTTACCGTTATATGGGAATAATTTATTGGTTAAAGTAGTTGTCATCAAATAGTCGAAACATGAGATATGTAATCCCAATTAACAATATAACAGAAATTACTACAATAATAAACATTATTACTTAAATGTAAAACCTGTTAATTTTTCTATTTGTGACACCGGTACTTCGTTATTTTCAAACCCATCTGGATTTGATAAATCATTGTTAAATAAGTACGCATGCCATTTTCCAGCAACCTGAACTACTTTCCAACATTGTGTGGGAACCGATACCAACCCAATTTTCTTTGCTTCACCAACTGAACCACTCCATACTCTCACTTTTGCACTAATTAATGCCCAATTTCTGGTTGCGGTTTCTAATGATTTCCAATCTCCAGCATTTAATCTATGTGTTTGTGCAACCATATTTGAGAAATAAAAACATTCATCTTGTACCGCTTGGGTTTGGCAAAGGTTGTCAGCTGCCGGCATTACATGTCCTCTATCGTATCCACTTTTTACATAGTAAACTGCAATATTAGTTTCATCTACCAATTGTGGGTCGGGCTTAAAGTTATCCTTTCTTTTTAATGGAGTTGGACAACCTACCATCGCTTTTGTTGTTTCCCATTGTACCAACACTGGATATCTTTTTGATTTACTGAAGTGTGTTGTGTAATTTGTGTGTTTTAAGACAACGATGTCTTGAGCAATTATACTAAAAGGTAATATACCAATTAGTAAAAGTAACATTAGTTTTTTCATAGTTTGTTTTGTTTAAAATTGTGTTTATAAATTTATACCCACTCCGATAATGCCATTTCTTCGTATTGGGTCATAGTCTAGTTTAATGGTGGCATATTTGAAATCGTGTATTATACCAAATTTCATTGTCATAAAGTCCGAATTATATTTTGGGAATGTGATGTATCCAATTCTATCTTTTCCTTGAAATCTCACTTCCTCATTTCCTAAACCCAAAGATATGTGCATTCCGTTTCTACCATATCGTTTACCGATACCTGCGTAGAATACTTTGTTAGATACCCAATCCTCAACTAATGGGAAATCAACAATATCTAAATTACCAAATGGAAAATATGACGATGAATTTTTTTGCGTTGATTGTTGATATTCCAATAATACATAGTTTACATGTCCTATTGCCAACCAACCACCAATCTGATTACCTTTTGATGTTTGTACACCAAATGCCCAACGCATTGGTTTAACACTTATAGTGTCTCTCTTACCATCTTTGTAGATACGAACTTGACCTCTTTGTCTATATCCAAAGTCATCATAGAAATAATATGGATACATGTTGTAATATCCAAATCCATTAAACCATGGATACACACCACCCACCCAAACTTGTCTGTTACGGTAATATGGGGTATTTGGATATTCTCTATATTGTGGTGTACTTCTCCATCTACTCACACCTTCATTACGATTTGGTTGTGAGTATTCTCTATTTGATGGTACGTTTACGCTACTCCTTTGTTGTGGTGCAGTTGTTGCACCACTTCTCCAAGAGGATACTTGTCCTAATAACAATGTTGGTAATAACAAAAATAATAATATTAATTGTTTCATAGTTATAATTATTTTACAACTATAAATATCAATTAAACAATTATCTTATTACGCACCCACCGCTTTACTGAATCCATTAGGACAAGTTTTAGTACATACCAAAGATGCAACAACCGGTGCAACTGCCGCTCCGATTGCAATACCAACTCCCGCAGGTGTTGCCCATAAAGCTGCCGAATCTAAACTGTAGTAAATACAATTTGATATTACATTTTTTAATAGTTGAGAATCAACACTTCCACCAACACCGGGTATTTCTAAAAATGCGTTCGCCACTATTGAACCCATTGCGGTTGCTACCGTTGATTTGACAGCAATATCGGCAGTATAAAGAACCGGTGTTGCCATTAACGACAATGTGGTTGAAGTTGCAGCTCCCGCAGGTTGTGCGGGTGTGAATGCTGCAACACAACCCATAGAAATTGCCGCAGTTATTCCAATTGTACAAGCATTTGCATCTGCCCATTTATATGCTGACACCGCACCCGCTGCAACTATTTCAACGCCTGCCACAATTTGTTGTTCAGCTTGTTTGGATAATTGAATAAATTCGCTTTGAGTTACATCAAATCCCACCTTTGCAAATTCCTCAGTACTACTTGCAATGGTACAAGCCACGCTTTCTACTCTATGCGCACTATCGGTGGCAAATGTTGCTGAATAATTGTATGCATCTACTACACCACCTATTGCAACGTTTATACCATCTCCTATTGGTTTAATAACTGCATCATTAATTGGTTGAATTACGTTATCATTAATTGTATTTCCCAAATCTACAAATGCGTTTTCAATTGCTTTTCCTGCTCCGCCCATAATTTTTGTTTTTTTTAGTTCAATAGTTTATTTTATTTCCATTTTCATTAAGTATAGTTCATCATTTTCAAAAAAATCTTTGAATCCAAACATTTTTGCTAATTTCTTTGCTTTTAGATTACCTTTTACAGGTGCTCCATATATTTCAGTATATCCCTCATCCTTAAAGTTTTGAAGAATACTATTATAAATATTTAACATTCTTTTAAAAAAAGAATATGACCATACCTCCTCATTAAAACTTACATGTATTGCAATTTTTGTTCTATTAAAAAGATAATCACACTCCACCAATACTTCTTCATCTTCATATAGTGTAACCCGTATCGATGTCATACATTATTTTATAAGATGATTTTTGGTTATATAATTAAAAATATCTAAAGACGTTTCTTGGTTAACATTAAAATCTATAAAATCTATGTTATTACTTACCAGCTTATGTTTTATTTCCTCGTCAATTTGTTTTGATTCGTTTAAGTCTTGGAACCTACCATTTTGGTCATAGGTTTCATCGTTTCTATTGAGGAATATGTTTAGACTATTGTACTTCTTAAATAAGCTTAAAATGAAAGTATCATATGTTTCATCATAGAACGTTGCAGGATACTCCGGCGTATCATTATATCTTTCCTTATATACCAAACCTAATATGATTGGTGAATCAACAATTATATAATCAACTTTTCCATACAACCTACTAATGTTCCTATGTTGATTGGCCGTAATATAAAATTGGTCTTTAATTGCTGAGAAGTTTTCCTCCCAAGCAACAATCTTAGGAAACTCAAATGTTAGTTCAACATCCATGTGATGTTTTTTCATTTCGGTAAATAAACCCGATGATTGTGTGGACTTTCCGATGCCTGGACCGCCAAAGAAATTAATTATTAAGCTCATATCCAAATATATATTTTTTTTGTGTAAATAACAATATATTTATTTATTTAAAGGTATTTATTACTATGGAAAACATGTACACCGTATTATTAACCGCAGTCACAGTATTAGGCTCTGCCGGGGCTTGGAGGTTCTACGAAAGAAGAGCATTACACAAAGAAAGAGATGAAGATTTTATTCGTCATGACTGTAAAGATAGAATTTCTAAGTTAGAAGGATTATTAGAATCGGCATCAAAAGAGAAAGATGAATTACGTACAATGGTTTTAACGTTAACCAGAGAAGTTGCGGCATTAAGTGTTAAAGTTGAATATCTAACCAAAGAAAACGAAGTATTACATAAAACAACAACAAGAACCAAAAAAGTTTAACAACTTTTGGTTAACAAATCGAATATAGTTATAATATCTTCCAAACACAAATAATTATAACATTCGGAATATCCTGAGAAGGATTCTAAAACGGGTCTGTATTTTTTTACAGACCTTTTTTTATTTAACGTATCTTTAATATCTGATTCAAGTTTTTCAGCATTTGGTGTATCAATCCTTCTCAATATAGATTCAACCACATATCCATCATAACCATATGCTTTACTGAATCTCCTCATAATAAAACGTTTTGATGTGATACCAACTTTGACAAATGTTTTACCGGTACTCTCTTCTTTAATTAATACAAGATAAAGTGATTTGGGTAACTTAGATATTTTCTTTTTCTTATCTTGTGATTTTTTTACCAACTTTAAATTAACATAATCTTTGGCCTTATCCAATGTTTTAAATTCTTTTACATCACGATATGGATTTGCAACAACTTTCTTAAAACGTTCAATAAAGATTGTCTTACCACTATCTACTTGATATTTCACACCCTTCAATGTTTTAATCTCATAGATTGAATAATATCCAATGTTTAATAATAGTTTTTGTGACATAATAATAGATATAGTATAATCAATAAATCCTTGATTTTGTAGATAAAAAAAGATATTTATTTAATATTTATGTATTATGGATATTAAAAAAATCATTCGTCAATTTTTATTAGAACAAGAGGGTGAAGAGGCGGCACCACAACAACCACAGTTAACAAGACAACAAAGAGAATCATATGACCGTTTAGCTGCAAAATGGAAACAAGAAAATCCTGAATTAAGTGATGATGAGGCAATGAAAATTTTCGTTGAGTTTAGAAAGGCATTATCCTTAATAAAAGATGAAACTCAGCCAGAAGTAAAATCATTTTTATTTCGAGGTAATGGTAAGTACACCATTAACGACTTAAGAACACCAAACAAAGTAAGTCTTCAAGACCTATTAGATTTTTTACTTGAATTAACAAGATTCCGTATTAAACTTGGTGGTGGTGTAGACGAAAGAGCCAATTTAGAAAGACAAAGAATTGACAACATTTTTAATGAAAAAGTTGATAGAGGAGGTACAGGTTCCATCACACCAAAAAAGATTGAAGAATCTAAAAAAATGTGGGAAGGTCAACAAAATCTTGTAATTGATGAGGGTAACTTTAGAGTATACGAAATTAATACACAACAAGACGCTCAAAGATTTGGATACTATTATCAAGAAAAACTTAGAGAATTAGTTACTTACAATGTTGATAACCAAGTTGGTTCACTTATTGACATATATAGGTCAAAGGATGATTACGCAAATCAACCTAGAACAAGATACTCGGTAACACCTTGGTGTGTTTTTAGTAGAGGTGAAGACCAAAAAGTGAGTTACAAAAATCAAATGATTGTAAATCCAATTCGTAACATGTATACCAGTTATCGAAATGGTGCATTTTTCTATGTAGCAATTGATGAATCGAAAGATTTATTTGCACCGGGTGGCGAATATTACATTAGTACAATAATGGCAAGAAGTGATGGTGGTTTTAAAATCGCTTCAATGTATAATGGTGAATATAACGTATCACAACAAGAGTTATTAAAAATTTATCCAAAATTACAAGGTCATTTTGATTCGTTTAATTATAAACCATTTGACCGTAACGCTGAGACTGACGAAAATGTCCCACAAAGCATAACTGACATCGTCAATGAAAATGAAGGTTCACCTAATGCTTTTTGGATGCAAACAATTGACACTAAAAGAGCATTTATTGAAGCTGGTGGATTTTTGAAAAATCCAAAATCGTGGGAAGCTATGAATAATGATTTGAGAAAAGAATATATAGACTCACTTCAAGACCACGATGCAAGACAAAAGATTGGTTCGGAAGAATTTATGAAGGCAATTTTCAAATCGGGTACCGCACTTAAACAAAGATTAGATAACAAATTGAAAGCCCTTGGTTTTTCAGGCATTGGTTATTTGGTTGACGACTTTATGAAAATTAATTACGGACCAGATTTTTATGGTAAGAAAAATAGTTTGATTAGAATATACAAAAACATTCATACTAAGTTGTATGGTATCTATGATGTTAATGAGGGTACTTGGTTAAATAGAGATGGAGTTGAGTATGAAGCCGAATTTACATTACGGTCATTACCAAAATCTGAAGATGTGTTTGATGATGAAAATGATAAAATTTATACTGTAAATGAATTTGTTTCACCAAACGCTAAGTTCTATACATTAACTGACTTGGATGATAATGATTATAAAGTATATATACTATCTGAAAAGAAATATCGTGAATTAAAAGAAAAATTGGGTGATGACATTACACAACCTGATTTTGATACTGATACCGATATTGGTGAACAACACATATAAAAAAAAGGGACATTAAGTCCCTTTTTTTATGCTAACAATTTATAATATTCTTTAAAGTGTTTTATACGGTCAGCCAATCCAATTGTACCTCCGTTAACTCTTTTAGTAATCTTTGTCACAACTGCATCAGAAGAACCTTCATCTGCCATCTTATGTAACCCATTCTTAGAGAAGAACCAAGCTGCGGATAATAATGCATAACTTGATGCAACCTTGTCAGGATTTGAACATATATCTTCATTAATTGATTTACCAAATGATGTATAGTTTTCTTTACCGGTCAATTGAATATATCCACGACCTCTAAATTTATATCCCTCTTGTGTTGGTTCGGGACCATTACCCATTCTACCACCATAAACCTTAGAAGCTATCTTCACAGGATTTCTAGCGTAAGGTGTTGCCGCAGCCTCAGTTGGAAAATATTTCTTAAACGTTCCAGTTAACCCCTTAGCTGAATAATTTAAGTTTTCTTGTGTAGCTCTAAAACCTCCCGATTCGTGTCCACATTGTGCCAAGAAATGTGCTAATCTTAATGGTGTGTTAATTGCAAATTTAGCAGCAGTGTCAGGTATCTGTGCGATAACTGCATCAGGTATATGACCACGTAACTTCTCAAGTTTTAGACCACCAGCAGATGCCACTGGTGCCGGTTCTGTAATTAGTGTTGGTGCGGATACCGTACTCTCACTAAACATTTTACCCCATGTACCATCACCAACAATACCATCAGCAGTCAATCCATGTTTAGATTGCCATTCTCTAACGGCTGCGTCAGTCTTTGGTCCAAACTTTCCTATTGGGTCTACTCCCAATTTTTGTTGGAGTTTCTTTACATCTTCTCCTTCGGAACCTAATTTTAATAACATATTTGTGTTTGTTTTATAGTTTATTATATACTATAAATACTTGGAAAAAGGATTACTTTCGTTAGTCAAAGTTTTAAATGATAATAACACATTTTAAAATCTTTTTGATGATTTGTAGGATATTTATAAATTCATACCTATTTTTGTGATATGAAGAAAACAATTTTTGCATCCGCGATTGTTCTTTTTTCATTCGTATCTTTTGGTAACACATTAGATTCTTTATCGAAAAAAGACACCATTAAGAGTAAAATTGGTGAAATCAACAAGAATACCTTGTACAATCAGATTGTCGAAGCGGGTATTCAATTTCCTCAAATCGTTCTGGCTCAAGCTCTTTTAGAATCAGGACATTTTAAATCCAAACTGTTTAAGTATAATAACAATTTGTTTGGTATGCGTTTGCCCAAAGCAAGAAAGACCACAGCTATTGGAAAGAAACGTCATTACGCCGTTTATAAAGATTGGATAGGTTCAGTCGAAGATTATAAACATTGGCAAAATAAAATCCCAAATAAACACAAGAGTTCTAAGAAGGCTTACTTGAGGTACTTAAGTCGTTATTACTCGAAATCGGGAAATTATAGTAAAAAATTGAAAAAAATTATCTAATAAAAAACCCCTCATTTTGTGAGGGGTTTTTTTTATAAGAATCTTTTAAAATTTGCTTTTATTTTTTGAACAGATTCGTTCATCATTTCATTCTCTTCTTCCTCATCTTCTTCTTCTTCCTTCTCATCTTCTTTTTCTTCGTCACCCATCACAGGAACTTCATTTTCTTCTTCCTCCTCATCCTCTTCTTCTTCCTCATCTTCTTTCTCTTCACTCTTACCACTTAAGATAGTACTTTTTGCTAAACTAAAAATCCCTTCAATATAGTCTGGGTCTTTGCAGTTATCAGGGAATAATTCACAATATAAATCGGCAATCTTTTCGATTGACTCGTGAGTAGATTCTTCTTTCTCTTCTTCTTCGTTAGCTTCTTTAGCAAAACCAAATCCTGCTTGTTGCTCTTGAATATTCTTTGATTTAATAATTCTTTTTAATTGTTCTTCGGTAATTTTGATTTTATTTGCCATTTTGATTTTATTATATAAATATATGGATTTTAATAAAAAAGGGATAAGAGTAGCGAATTCTTATCCCGACACCTGAGGCCATTACTAACCCGGTCCTAAGTTGGGTCTTCAAACCCAATTATCATTCGTCACCACGCCATCTTCCTGGTGCGTTTTGGTATATATCTGACATCATGTTAACATAATTTTTTTCAACCTCATCTCTATTTGTAACACTTGCAATTAGTTTTGGAATCATATTGGAAATGTTTTCAATCGATAATTTAATACTTTCAATATATTCCTTTTCTGCCGGTGTGTATTTGCCATCTCCAAATAACATGGTTGACGTAGCATCGGCAATATGACCATTTACCTTCTCAAGAAAAAAATTGCCTCTATATAAATTATATATTAGTTGGTTATCCTTATCGGATAAATCTTCATTAACTAATGAGGTAGTTATTCTTTTTAATTGTTCTTCACTTATTTTGACTTTCATATCTTATAACTTAGGTTTTATCATATTATAAATTAATTCACTAATATCTTCAGGGTCAGTGATTCCCGCTTTCTGTACTTTACCTTTTAACATGTTAAGATACCCCTCAAACATTTTATCGGTATAATTGTCATAACCACCTGTATCTCTAACATTTTGGTCTGCCGGTATAACACCCATTGATTGTAGTTGTCTACATTTTCTCAATGCAAATTGGTCAGCAACATTCTCAATATATCTTAAAAATCCAACGGCACCATCTGTTTCCAATTCACCTGTATACATATCATATATCAATTCCTTACTATATTTGTTGTATTGGTGTTGATGCGCAATCTCATGAAAAATAACAAACATCAAATCAGCCAACGCATTTGGATTTGGTTTTAATCCATCTTCTAAAAGTCCACTTGATATTACAACTCTATTGTGTAACGATAAACCATTTGCCATTGACATTGGTTCGAAACCAATATTCTGACATCCTGATTTTTCAATATTTGATTTAATAGTATTCCTATGTTCATCAAGTTCAGGGAATTTATTAACTATTTGGTCAATAAATAAATCCATACCACCAGTTTCCTCGTTGAGTAATTTAAAATATTGACTTTCAGTTAAAATGATATTCATTACTTATGTTTTATAATTAATTCTCCCAAAACTTCTAAACGACCCACTTCTTTTTGGAATGTAGTTTGGTCCATCTCTAATGAAATACTTTTTAATGTTTCTTTAAATTCTTTTTTTGCATCATCAACATCAAACTTACCTTCTTTCGCTTTTTTATAATATGGAAATTTCACTTTAAAGTGATGATAGGTTAACATTGCCGGACCACCTTTTCTTTTTGAATTCTCAGCAATCTTTTCGGCCCCACCTAATCTTTTCTCCGCAAACTCATCAAATACTCTTGGTGAATTGTTTCTACCACATTTATGACAAAGATACGGTTTTTTACCACCTTCAGATTTTTTCCAAGACCAACCACATTGACATTCAATATTGTCAACTTTCTCTTCAAATAATAAGTCAATTAATTTAATTCCCATTATACTTCAGAATCTTCGTTAAACATTAAATCATACCAAGACATCGGTAATACAACAGATATTTTAGTTTTTTTATCGTTGACATCGACTCTAATAAGATTATTCATACTATCACGATATTCCATACCACCAAATATACGTAACACCTCATTATAAATTTCTTCAGTAAAATCTAAACGAATAGCAAACAAATCATTGGAAGTTTCTGGTTTAATCAATTTATATCCTTGAGCTTCACCTAATTCTCTTAATTCTCTTGCCATTACCTCATCATCACCTTCACCACCCTCAATAAATGATTGTCTTTCAGGTTCTCTAAATGATTCAGGTATATCAGTTTCACCACCACTTTTTAAGTAGTCAATTTCATCTTGAGCCATACCCTCTAACCCAACTTCATTATATTTGTCAAGTATTAAATCGTATATATGTGAATCAAAATCCTCATTGATTAATGATGAAATTCTTTTCAATTGTTCTTCTGTTAATATAATTTTCTTTCCCATGTATATAAATACTATTTTATTTTGAATCTTCAGCAAATTTTGCTCTTGCACGAATAAGTCCTTGTTCTGCCGGTGTAAATTTGTTTAATGGATAATACCAATAAAATGCATATGCAAATTCCGGGTCATAATTTTTACACATATAAAAGACTTTATCACGATGAAATTCAGCTAGCTGTTTTTTTGACATTTGAGATAATACTGTTATTACGTTATCCGCTCTAAGTTTTTTAATATAAACTCCCGGATAAATATTTTTAGGTCCTTCTTTCACCAATTTTATTATTAATTCAGTCACCAAATTAAAACCTTTACCCGAAGATTCAGGAAAATTGTCGGCATATTCAATAATCGCCTCAACTTCAACACTATTTAAGTTAGAACCTTTAGCGTCAACAATTTTATTGGCAATTATTATGGTATATTTAAATAGACCACAATAATGTAACAACGCGGTTACCGCATCATCATATGTTTCATTATGTGGATTATTTTTTAAATAATTTTCAGTATAATATCTAATTAAATAAAATCTTTTTTCATGAATATCTAACGTATCTTCTTGCCACGAGGTGACGTTTTCTCTCATAGAGTATAATACCGCTCTCAAAATATCGGTTTTCATATTGGGGCCCAATACGTCAATTATTTTTTTACCGGTACTCACCACATCCTGTGAATTAGAAATCATTAACTCAATTAATGAAACATCACCATTTAACTTTTCACCTTTATATTTTATGAAGTTATCAATTACAGCGTCACCATGTTTTTTTAAAAGGAATAAATAAACATCTTGATAAAATGACTGAAAATTTTCATATAGTTTAGGAATTAATTCTTCGGGTAATAATTTTAGTTCATAATATTCTAAATTACCAACAAGCACTCGTTTTCTTAAATAAGTTTTTAAAATATTTGGCGAAAGTCTTTCTACCTGATACCGAGTTAATCTTACACCACTATCCGCATATTGTCTTAATAAATCCTTATTATCCATTTTAGAGATTATTTACCCAATAAATAATCAAATTGTTCATCGGTTAATATGTGACCACGCCCAATATATTTTGATTTATAATCATATGGTAATTTAATAAACCATTCCAAATCTGTGTTACGAAAACCTAATAATTGTTGTTCACGTTCCTCTTCAGGTGTTTTTGGTCTATTCTGCAACAACTCATCAACAGGTACTCCCATTGATTTCAAATATTGAACATATCCATTTGCATCGTTTCCATATTCCGAAATATTACCTGTGTGATTATCGGCATCTGTTAATAATGGACCTCTTTGTGTGTGGTCAAATACTACAATATGTAATGGGTCACTTAAATCAACCGAACCATCCTCATTTGTTTTCATCTTATTTTTGTCTACAATAAAATAAAATGTTGAAGTTTGATTATCTCTATAAGATTGATACATACTATTTCCTGGTTGACCAATACAGAAACTATATCTTTTACCCGTCAATCCACCTTGTGTATATTTTATACATCTACCAACATCAACACCATCATAAATGTCAATGTTGTTACCTGACCACATTGTTTTATCCATGGCCTCAATGTCCTCATCATCCATAGAATATGAACTTGATTTTGGTTTTTCAGCATATTTGTTTTTTTCTCCGTGGATAAATTCTGAGAATGCAATAAAATTATCATATGTATTGTTACCAACCATTAAACGACCTTTAGAAACTTGAGCCGGCATAATTCTTTTTTTGGTAACCAATTCGTCATAATCATTCATCACATCAACAATATTACCAAGGTCTTTATAACCACCAGCATATAATACCGCCATCAACGGGATGTTCTTTTGATTTTGAGATTGGTCATTTGCCGCAAAATAACTAATTATTTTTTCAGGTGATTCTACATTGGACTTCTTAAGATAAGCCAAACCTGTGGCTTCAGTGGCTCTTGATTCAAATAAATCTATTAATTTCATACTATATAAATATTACACATCGAAACATTTTACGTTTCCTTCTTTATCTAATCCAAATTGTTCAAAACTTCTATCAAAATATTCAAACCTCCCCATAGTACCCTCAACACCAAGAACACAATCACGTAGATTAATGAAAAAATCCGAAATTGATGGGTCGTACTCATTTAATTTATCAACAACCTCCCCATATTTCTTTTCATTTTTTGAACCATCAATCAAACCAAATATACCTCTTGAAAAACCAATCTCCTCGATGGCGTTTTGTAATTTAATACACTCTTGTTTGAAACCCTTCGTATCTAATCTATCCATAATGGCAACACCAAGGTTACTATAATATAAATTTTTATATGGTTTTACTTTATGAATTGAAACATAAAGGTTAGGATATTTGTCAAAGAATTCTTTTTCTTTAACTAAATCCTCGTAACCCCATAATTTAAAAACCAAATCAGGATTGGTGTGTGATAAATAAACTTCACGTTCCCTACCTTTACCTAATATTTTTTTTTCTCTAGTTCTAACCTCATCAAGGTCCCTTACTTCCTTATCATATTCTTTAAAACGTAAAGGATTGGACATCATTGCAGATTTAGGGAACAAACGTTTCTTTCTTGTGTTTGCAAGTGTACGACCCCTCTCGTCTAATTCAGATTCTATATGTTTAATTTGGGATTCGGTTAGTATAACTTTCATATTATTAAATACTACTTATTCACCCATTTATCGATTGCACTCATATAATTCTCACCCATATGGTCCTTAATAGTTTCACCAGAAAATAATGATTTAATATAATCCCAATAATACCCTAATGTATTCTCACCCTTCTTAACATTACCATCACTATCAAGTCTCAATTGGAAATTAACATGTTGAAATCCAATGTATGGTGTATGTGTAACCAAATCATTATTATGAACAACACGGATACTTTCTATATCACTCTTATCAAAGTTTTGTTTGAATACCTTGTTACCCACACGTGGACTACCAATTGTACAACACTCCACATGAAATCCGTAAAATCTGTCCTTAATACTATAAGCCATCAATGTTGCAACCGCGCCACCCAAACTATGTCCACATACAACCACACTATCAACTGTGCTCATCCCCTCATTAGCTTCCCTAATTGCAGAATAAACATCTTCAGCCACCGGTTCCCAACAAGACTTAAATCCAATGTGAACCTTCTCACCCTCCTTGATAAATGGTACTTTCTGAATAGAACCATCATTCTGAAAATCTTTCTTCGATTCACTTCCTCTGAATACAACATATATTCTTCTATTCTTTATCGCAACAAACCCCTGTGTGTCCGATGGCTTGTGCTCAATCCATTTTACCAAACCTAACTTATGGTTTTCCCAATCAATGGATTCCCGTGTCTGATATGCAAGAACAGCAAGTCTCGCATTGTATTGTATTTCTTTGTTTGTCATTTTCTTTCAATTAAATCTTCAACAAATTTATCGCGTTGTTCTCTTAGATATTTTTCTCTATCCAATAAACGTTGTCTCTCATCTTCAGTTAACTTTAATACCAAAGCTTCTTTCTCATCAATCATCTTTTTATACTCCTCAAGTTGTGATTTAAAATTCACATTCTGATAGTACAATATCCCAACCAATAATATAATGGTAAATGATTGTTCTTTTAACTTATTAAAAAATGTATCGGTGATAGTACCACCTTTGTTTTCTGTACTCATATTAAATTATTCCTCCAATTTTAATTCCAAAATATTAATTTGTTTTTTAATTTTTTCTTTTTCTTCTTTATAATCGGCAAGATATATTTTATAATAATCCCAAACATATTTATCATTAGGGTCCAATAATCCCTTTTCAGTTAACTCAATAGTTCTATTCAAACTATTTAACTTATCCGTTAGTTCTTTTAATTTAATTTTTAATTTAAGTTTATCCATCCCAATTTTACGTTGCTTTTTTCTTTCTCTCTCTTCTCTTTTGGCAATTTCTTCTTCTTCATCTTCTTTTTCTACAGTATTTAAATCAACACCATATTCGTTATATTTTTTTGGTCCATTATTATATGGTAATGGTTCAATACCATAAGAACTACCTCCCCCAAACATATAATTGTCATATTCATCACCATCCAATTTAAAATCAATTTCGTGACCATATTTAACCAACTCCATGTACAATTTTGGATTTTTTTCTCTTATTTCATCCATATTATCATAATGAGCGGCATCATTCATTAAAGTCACGATATAATCATCGTCTGTTAATTGTGGGGTTGAAATCTCTGATATTACGTATTTAATTTGTGTTTCACTTAATATTATTTTCATAATATATAAATACCTATATTTTCACATTAAAGTTTATCACACATCGAACATTCTCAGTAGGTCCACTACTCGAATGATACCGGTTACCATTAAACACCAATACCCTACCCTTCTTTGGTGTAACCGTTTGAATTACATTTAGTTCACCGGTCCTATCACCCAATACCTTATCGAAAATATACGTATCACCATCCGAATCATTTACGTAGTATAATACAACCAAATGTTCATATGACACATCAATATGTGGATTGTCAAATTCCTTTCTTTTGTTTAATGGGAATTGTATAAAAGACCTACCATTACAGATATCCTTTAATGTGAAATTAAAATTATTACATACAAGTTCCGGTATCACCCTTGTCTGTGATAAAAGATAGTCATTAACATATGGTGGATTATCTTGTTTGATGTAACAACCAATTCCCGGTGTAACATCTTTAATTCCTAATCTCTTTATTTCGTCAGGTGATAATGCAATGTCTTGAAAGAATATCCAAGGCAATGGTGATGATAAAAATAGTTGTTCCATTTTATCTTGAACGTCCAATGGAATCACATCGTCCAATATATAAATTTCATTTATCATAAAGAACAATATAAATAAAAAACCCCAAGTTTCCAAGGGGTTATTTTATTATACAATAATTAATTGTTACTTGTTCCTATTCTTTAAATACAAATTAGTATGATATTCCATATGACTATTCAATAATTTAATATCATTTTCTACATCAGAATAAAATTTCTCCTCATCTCGTAATTCTATGGCCATTGAAGTAGGTGTAAAATTAGTGTATGGTTTAAATTTATAAAATATTCTCGTCAATGTCTTAAACGTACTTATTACATTTAACCATTTTAATAATTCCAATTTTACTTTTTCCCATAATTCAAATTCTATGCTCTTCAGTGCAAATTCTTTTTTTATCTCACCATCATCATCTCTACGAATACGTTCAACATTCCAAAATATTTGTAATGTTAACATACACATTTCAATATCTTCAAATTTACTGTACCCTTTTTTTGTGGTAAATATTGGGATATCAAAAACCATTGTTACATAACCTGGATACATACTCCCTTTTTCCTCATTTTTTCCCAAAAATTGTATGTTTTTAACAAATTCTCCGTCTGAATTAGGTTCAATATCATTATCTTGGTTTATCTCAGGTTCAACATTATTATCAACTTCAGGTTCCTCATCATCAAACCAACCGGAATTTTGTTCGTTTAAACCCATAATTTTTTTTATATGGGATAGCTCTTCGTTTAAATTAGTTTTCATATGTTTAATAAATATACCGGAACCGGTATATGTGCATAAAAAACCCCCTTGTTTCCAAGGGGTTCGTTATTTTAATTTAATGGGATTGTTTGTTAGCGTTCGGCACCCATTACATCCCCTTTAATTTTTTGACCTTCAATATCGGCAATAACTTTACCATCAACCTTAATGTTGAAGTATAACATCTTTGCAACATTGTTGATATTCTGTGTTAAATAACCCTGTGGTTTATTCCCAACGATTGCGTTATTGGTCAATCTTGCACCCAACGTGGTTTGTATCTTTGATATGATTGGACCATTTATTTTAACAATGTTTGGGTCAATAAATGTGATGGTCATTGCCATAGCACCAACCGCAGGGTTCACCTCAGATTGTGTGAAAGTAATGGTTGATGTTAATTTATTTTCTAACGTATAACTTAGTTGATTATCATTATCAACCACGTAATCATATGTAAGTTTCATATAGTTAGCAAAACCTTTCCACGAATCTATTTTCATTGTTGGTTGTGCAACTGCTGTGGTTTTTGCCGGTACATTAAACTTATTACTTACCGCTTGCTCATTAATCATTCCATCAATGACCTTCTTAATTTGTTCTTCTGTGAATATATATTTTTTCATTATGCGTACATGTCGTTTGTAATAGAGTAATATAATTTTTCCCAATCTCTAACAGTTATACTATCATTAGGATTTACAAATTGTTTGATTGTTTCTTTCAATACCTCAACCATTTTTTCTGGTGTCACATTCGAATCTTCAGTATGACCACCATCTAAATGTTCCACAATAAACAATAATTGTTCTTGTAGATTAATACCATTTGATTTAGTTTCACTTTCCATATCAGATGAATAATCTTCGAAAGATTGTTCATTCAATCCTTTCTTATATCCATGTGACTGATGTTGTTTAAGGATTTGTTCCCTTTCAGATTCTGTTAAATTAAAATTCTTATACATAATAAATTGTTTTCTATATAAATACCCTATAAGCATAAAAAAACCCCACCATATGGTGGGGTTTTTATCTTAAATTAAAATCTTTAATCGAGTGTACCGTTTTCTCTCCTTAATTCAAAGTCTTTTAATCGAGCATTTAATTTTTTTCTCTCACTGTCACGGTAGTCATCAAATGAAGCATATTTGGCATCATATGGTTCCTCTAAATTCGGGTCTCTTCTACTTTGTCTAACCTCCTTCTCAAAAGATGCCGCATTTGGTGATTTTCTATACTTACCATATACATCATTATTGATGTGGTCTTCATATTTTTGAATGTCTTCAATTCTTCCATTCCAATCATACCATTCATTTGGTCCAAACTCCACAGCGATTCTACCGTTATAACTATTTTGAAATTTGTTGGTCATTGCAACTTTTTCTTCGTCGGTTAATTGTTTAGGTGAGTCTATTTTAATTTTAGTTAACCAAATCATACCCATACCCTCATTTAATGATTTTTTAAATCTATTAAGTATTTTTTGGATTGATTCTTGAAGTGGCTCAAGTTCCGCCGGTTCAGGTTTAGTCACCTCTTCGTCATGTTTAATTTCTGGAGGTAAAAATTTTGTAGTAGTTACATAAGGGATTGTCTTTTCATTTGGTGATTTTATTTTATTTTTAGGATTCGCAGCATTAAACTTTTGCATGTATTGTGCGGGTGTAATTTTACCTTTTCTTTTTAAATCCCATAAATTTGAGTTGTAATCGTTCAAATCACTTAATCTTTTGGATTCCTCGGGTGAAATTGCGTTTACTTGTTGTTCTGACACAATCCCACGTATCAATTCAACCAATTTCGATTCTGTTAGTCTAACTATTTTTTTCATTTTAAAAGTTTTTTATTATAAATATATTATATCATATAAAAATCCCGGTTCCGGCGTACGAGTTTTATTTTAATATGTCTGGAACATATACCCAAGCATTCTGTTTATACGTGCCGTACTTCTTAAGCGCGGATGTTGTTCTGTGCCAACCCTCCTGAAGTTCATACTTACCATCTTTTGTTTGAATAACAATAATTGGTTCGGGAGATACCCCAACCTTTTCCAATTGGGATTGTTGGGTGTTATGTCTCTCCTCATCTTTTGGTATGTCGGTTCTAACAAAACCACCCATCTTCTTTATTAAATCCTTTTTGTTATTATCTGTGAATATATCTATGGAAACATCTAATATCCGGTATTCCCACTGTCCCTTACCATGACCCTCCACAAAACTTTCCACAAAGGACTTAATTAATCTTCTATGTAAATCAGCACTACCTTGGTCATATTTCTTTGTCTCGTAATTGGGAAGATATTCTTTGCTGTTCTTGTATAACCAATCCCTTAACACATACTCAGGCCAATCTTGTCCTGTAAGTTCTTTTGTTTTGGTTCTAACATAGTTCATCCACGAATTCCTAATCTCAGTGACAATACCCACATTCTCCTCTAACTTTAATTTCTTCTTATACTTAACATCCTTCTCCGGTATTATAATAACCTTGGCATTCTTAACACCCATCTGTTTAAGTGCCGTATACCTATGATGTCCATCAATTATCTCATACCCACCCTTTACCTTATGTACCAACATCGGCATTACCTTCTTATGTTTCTTATAATACTTGATTATACCATCAACCTTATCCTGATACTCCTTCTCCTGTTCATCACTCTTTGGTTGATTGAATTTTAATTTACTCAAGGGTACACTAACCTTATCAGTCTTCTCAAGGTCACCCTTAGCCCAATTGAACTTAGCCCCCTCACCCTTTTGAATATGAGCCCATATCCTTTCACGTAAACTACCAACTTGAGATTCTGTAAGAATAATATTCATAATGTATTTGTTTTAATTTTTTCTTGTTGATTGAAATGTATTATAATCACCGTAATCCCTAATATTATCATCCGGTGTATTTGCAATGGTATAACCATTAATCTTAATCACATTGAATAATATATTGGCAACCTTATCAATGGTTTGTATTAAATAACCCTCAGGACTATTTCCCATAATGGTATTATCAACCAACTTGGTTTTTAATAAAGTCTGAATCGTAGATATACTTGCACTATTCGTTTTGATTATATTAGGGTCATTGATTTTTATCTCCATTGATATTCTACCGGTGTTCATATCAATTGGTGTCCAAGCAATAACCATGGTAACCAATTTTTCAAAGTCATATGTTAATCTGTTTTCATTCTCTATGGTATATCCATATGTTGATTCCAAGTGATTACTTAAGTTATCCCAATTATGTTGTGTTGCCGGACTAATTACACGTTTAACTGTCTGTTCATTTAATGGTTCCTTATATCCCATAACCTCGCGGATACGTAAAACCTCTTCGTTGATATTCTTTTTCATATTGTATTACGGTCTTGATGGAAATATACCTTCCACACATATTATATAATTTAATCCCAAATATTGCGAGTCAAGTATTGCACATGGCATTTGATTAGCATAAGTTAATGTGGGTACAATCGATTCGGTACCACCGGACTCACCCAATGTAACCGTTTGTGTACCTGACGCGTTTACACCGGTACCCTTTACAAATTTACTACATAAGTTCGGTAATTGAAAATTGTTATTCTGTATATCACCACCATATGTATTTCCCAATATTGCATATAATGCTTCATGTTCATTTATTGCTAATGTCTGTCCTTGACATAACATATAACCTTGCGGTGCAAAGTTTCCAGCAAATAATTTTATTACTCCTATTAGTTCGTCATTCATAATATATTTCTTTTACAATAAATATTGGTACAATAAAAAAACCCACCTAATGGTGGGTTTTTATGTTATTTAAGAAAGAACTGATATCTATCCATTAACTTTTCCTTACTCGGAGCGAGCAAGTTACCATTTTTCTTCTTCTTAATCGTATCATAATTAATGAAACAATCAAAACCATATAAAATGGCCGATACAAGTGGTTTGGCATTTGCGTAACTCAATGAGGTCCAAATAAGTGACAATTCCTCATAAAGAACATTAAATACATAATGAACCCCATCCATCTCAACATCATTGTTAACCGTGGTATATCCATTACGATACATCTTAATTAATTGATGAACCATTGGGTTATTAATACCATATTTTTTGGTAATTAATAACAAGGTAACCAAGACAGCTCCCGACATACGTTTAAACGTATCCAAGTTTTGTGAATCAATGAATTGTAACTCATCCCAAAAATAATCCAACAACAACTCAAAATCCACCTTCTGTAATAAGACACCATTCTCATTGTGAGCATAATATCCGGCAAACTCCAATGCTATCTTGTATTTCCCCTGTCTGAAAATCTTGCTGACCGGTTCAAACTCTCTCTCACGATGAAGACCGGTAATCTTCTCATTGGACTTCTCGGCCGATACCTGATTGTCAATACTACCATATAATCTCTTGGTCTCCCCCTCATCATCACACTCATATATGGTGATGTCCATCGGAAACGGTGGAATTAAATCCGGTCGTCTTTTATACACCTCTGTACGTGTATTACCATCCAACAAGAACATATCACCAACTTTATACTTCCCAAAATTTTTCACCGCAAGACCCACCTTAAACTCTGATTGAGTTGGTGTATATGACTCCTCCAAAATTTTTGTTACCTTAGGTACACGAGGAAGAACATCACGATTACGATTGTATGGTTTAATCGAACTAACCTTGTCAAATGACCACTCTGTTTTAGTTGTTTTGTACTTTTTGAAATTCGGTTTCATATTATTTTTCTTTTATTAGTTGAACGTTAAATTTTGTTTTTTCATTAATCATACGAATTGTTAATAAAGTATCACGTAGTGAAAACTTTGGATTGAAGTAGTACCCGTTACCAATGTACTCATGACACGGCTTCATCTCCTTACCCAATTGTGACCTCCATATTATACCCTCCAATTTTTTAGGACCAATCTCCTTAACCAACCGAAACATACTATCCTTGTTATTCTTACCCTTAATGTGTTTCCCCCTATATACGAAAGATACTGTGGACGCTTTTTCACGTTGAGTCTTAATGTCCACCACAATTGGTTGCTCAATAACAGATACCGGTACTTCAATCACCTTATTACAAGACTCAATAAATTTCAATACATGCTTATATGATGTACCCTCCAATAAATTGTGTTCTTTAAAGTAGAAATTAACATCTTCCTGTTTAATACTCACAGACATACCAACCTTATCATTGTTCATGTTGGATAACTTCGTACCATTTTGATAACTCAACTTTAATGATTGATTATTTGTAATAACATCCTTATTCACACAATAATACTTGGCCTTAAAGTTATCATTCGAATTAACAAAACATAAAATGAAATAATCAAATTTTTGCCACCCACGAATGTTACGAATACTGTAAGTACCCTGTTTACTGATAAATGAAATCTTTAACTCCGAGTATTTGGTTTTACCAATACGACAATCACCTAACTCTAATGCCGGTGATACCTCTACCATTCCATTATCGGAATCGTAACAAACCTTCTTCGGGAATAATGACCCGTAAACGTTGGGTGTACATTTATATGATAAACCACAGATGAATTCATCCATCGGTAAATCATAATCAGACCCATCAACGTTGTTTGAAATGGACTTACGTTCCTTCGCCATCTCAATGTAATGTTTTCTTTTCATATATTATTTTTTTTTGATGTCACAAAGATATACGGTTAATTTTTTCCCTCCAAACAAATTGGTAAAAAAAATATTCGATTTTCTAAAAAAAAATTATTCGTGGAGGGGAAATATAATATACACAATTATTATATAATGTTCTATTGAGATGTATTGGACGTTTATTAACTTTTTAAAGGTTCCTAATTTTTTTAAAATTTTCCGGAAATTTTTTTTTCCGATATGGGGGTATATTGGATATTACCGGATTTTTTCCGGAAAAATTTTCATCGAGGTATTGTCCCCCCTATATAGACCCCCCAAAAAACACTATATAAGGGGGGATACGGGGAGGGGGGTCCCCCCCACATAGGGTGTAGGGGGTATGTCACCCCGGTAACGTTCCCCCACAGTTTAGGGCGTCCTATTCTTCAGACTCTGTAAAAAAATATTACCTTACCTATTGTATATTAAATTGTAATCAGTTATATTTGTGTGTACCAAATGTAATAATGAAATGAGAAATCAAAAAAAGAGAGATATCTCTCACGACCTTTCCCTCGATGTTATCGGTGTAACTATCTTGGGTATGATTGTATGTATGTTCTTATCCTTAATCCTTTAATGTTATGATGAATAGTTTAAAAAAATCTTTGTTGTTTGGTGGGGTAATCATATCCTTTATTGGAATTTTATATCACGTTATCCAAATGATATCAACGAATGAGTTTGTTCATTTTGTATGTTTCTTTTTATGGATGGTTATTAGTGGTGGTCTTGTCCTATGGTTTGGTCACGAAGAAAATAAGTATTCTTAGTTCGATTTTTTGTGTTTAATTTTTGTTGTTAGCGATTTTTAAAAATCCCTCGGTCTTATAGGTCGGGGGATTTTTGTTTAAGGAGAATTCTCTACAAGGTTGTAAAGGTGAAAAACTTACCGGGACAATATACCCCGGTAACATATTTTCAGGAACCTGTTGGTGAGGTCATCGGAACCTTCCGATAGTGTAACGGGAACCTTCCGTAAATTACTCAACCTGGTAATGTTTATCACCCGGACGACCGGTTAATAATTTCTCAAAAAAAATGTAACCTGGTAATGTTTTCGTGAAGAGAAAAAGTTTTTTCTGTTTTCATTTTTCAACCTGGTAATGTTTTTAAACAAAAGGGGACGTCTGGTTTTTTTCTTATTTAGAATGAATATAAATTTCATGGGGGTATTGTGTATTCAAGATAAAATCGTTATATTTGTTCACGGTTTTAAAGTAAACCTCAACATCGGAAATGGTTCCGAGTTGTCACTCTAATGTTTAATGTTATGGTCTATACCAAAGAAATTATCCAAGAGAAGTTGTCATCAGACATTCGTTGGATTGAGAGAGGTGTTCTTGTTTTGTTCGGTCGTCAAACCGAGGATGAGAAATCTTCACAAGTTACCAAGTGGGAAAATGGTCGTGGGTTCAATAGTTCAGATAGTCGTTATCTGACTTATGTTTCAAAGTACCTAATGGGTGGTCGTCATCTATCGGGTAGACATCTTGAAAAGGTGTCCTTGAAGTTACCAAAGTATTGGAAACAGATTCAAGAAGAAATTCAATTAAAGGGGGGTAGTTAACCCCTCTTTTTTTGTGTCTGAAGTGAAAACTTTACCGGGATGATAACTTATATGGTTTAAGGAATTATCGTGTCTTAAATCAAAGATTCATCCTGGTAAAGTTTGTCTGGTTCTCATCTGGTTTTTTTTCTGTGTGTTTGGTAATGTATCCTGGTAAACTTTTGTTTATTTTCCGGTCCGGATGTAACCTTACATCTATTGGTAATACAACCTGGTAAAGTTTATGGGACGAGAAAAAAAATATCATAATATTCTTGTTTTATATACCGGTTTGCCCTACCTTTGTATTGTACCAAATGAGATAATGAAATGAAATAGTCGAAACACAAACTGACAAATAAAAAATAAAAGAAGGAGATGAGGTTGTTAAAGTTTACCGGGTTGAAAAAGCTTCACCGGTCAGGAACCCTCATAACTTTACCAGGATAAATCCGTCTAAGAAGAAAACAATCACACATTAAATTTATAAAACGTATGTATATTACCTTAACTAATTCAAAGTCAAAAAGAAAAACTATTATCAATTGGGGACAAGTTCATTCTTGTTATGAGTTGTTGGATAGAGAAACGAGAAGTAGAGTAACTAAGATTAACTTTAGTAAAGATAGTTACATCATTGTATCGGAGAAGTTGGAGGACATCCACAAACTATTAACGAAATTAAACTTTGGTTTATCCCAAGATGTTGAGTGGGATAGTGAACCGAATTTCGATGAGGTTATCGAAGATGAGTATAACACGAACCGTAGAGGAAATTACCGGGAACGTGATTACAATAGATTTTAGATTGTCAAAAGAGTAGTGTAGATTAAAAACCCTCAATCTTATAGGTTGGGGGTTTTTTGTCGCCTTTAGAAAAAAGGTGTATTACACTATGGGGGTATTGTATTACACATAAGGGTCGTATTACGTATCCCGGTAAAATAAGGTACCAGGTCCTGACGGTCATGGTCTTGAAAATAAATTTATTATGGAGTGTTGTATATTAAGAGAATAGTGTTATATTTGTGAGAACAAAATGATAAATGATATGAGAACTTTTTCAAGAACTTACTACACAGAGAAACTGAACATTACGATTAGAATAAAAAGAGATGAATTATGTTCGATGGGTTGTCGATTGACAATAAAAGATAGAATGAAAAGAGATTATTGGGGTATGGATAGAATTGTTTATTCACAATTTTACAACGATAAGAAGATGTTTACAAAATATCGGAGACAAATGATTGAAACAAAAGTACCGGGAAAGGTGGTTAATGAAATCATTGACGATATTAAGATGAACCTTAGGTTTGAAAAAGTTGTGGTGTATCAACCAATCGAAACAAAAATGTTTTGGGATTAATTACCGGGATTTTATCCCGTATGAGGTTATCCCGGTAAATTAATGAACCGGGTCCTGACCCGGTCATGGTTGTTATTTAGAATCATTATAAATTTCATTGGGGTATTGTATATTAAATTAAAAGAGTTATATTTGTATCAATTAAATGATAATGATATGAAACTAAATGACAAATCCTTAATTAATGTATTGGACAGTAAAGGGTTCAAAGAACACCATTTATCGTGGACACAAAAAAATGTTGAGTATTTTTTTACTCACTATGATAAGTTCATGGAAAAATATGGTGATGATAATATTTTTGAGAATTTTTCTTGTAAAGAGTATTTTTATTCACAAAAAGTTACAAGAAGATTAATTTTTTCAAAAAAGTCTTTGAGTAATTTGGATAACTACCAAGTACCAAAAGAAATAAGAGTGGAAGTATTAAGAACATTACCTAATCGAGTGGACTTGATACAATTAAATAATGATGAAGTAGTAAAGTATGTAAAAACCGATAAAATGGTTTGTGTTACTTTTAATATCGAAGATAACCATACTAATGAAATCAAAACGTTTTTCTTTTCAATCAATTTAGAAACGGGTTATGTTTCGTATGATAATTACGATTATCAAACTAATAGAGAGATTGAGTTTAATGAAATGAAAGAAAAGTATTACAACAAGTTTATGGTTGTGGTTACTTATTTGGAATTAACCCCCGTTACTTATTCAATCATTGAGGGTCAAAGAAGTTACGGAACAAAGAAAGAAGATAAGGTAAAGAACGAAACAAATAAACGTTTCATTATGGTAAAAACTAATTGGAACGTGGAAACAATTAGTCTATTCGATATTCATGTTCGAGGTCATTGGAGATTACAACCTCACGGAGTAGGTCGTTCACAATACAAGTACATCTACATTCAACCTTTTGAAAAAGGTATTACAAGAAGATTATCACAAAGAGAGTTGGTTTCGTAACCAACTTTTTTTTTGTCCTGAGATGGAACAATTTACCGGGATGTTCTAAAAGTATTACGTCCCGGTAAACTAATTACCTGAGACTCATCTCAAGTTGGTCAAAAAAAAATTAAATTATTTTTTCATATTGTGTTGTATATTAATTTATTATGACTTATATTTGTTCACACAAAACAAATAATGAAATGGAAAAAGTTAATGTAGTCCAAACAAGGTACAAGAATCTCACTAATGGTATGAGAGGTACGTTCAAATTATCCGATGGTACACAAACCAAATTCGAGGTATTCGACAATGGGGAAGTGAAACAAACGGGTACAACCGAAGCTAATCTGTCGGTAACATTCCCACACTTAATTGAGTTAGTTCACTTTTTCACCAACCAATAAAAATGAAAAGTTTACCGGGGTGGTTAATAGAATTCATAGAATTCCTATTACTCTTATGTGTATTTATATCTTATTCAGTTAAACTTATCTATAATGGAAAAGACACAACTAATCGGTAAGAGAATCCGAATCAATCACATGGACGACATGTTACCCGTACCTGATGGGACAGAAGGGATAATTACCGGGATTGACGACATCGGACAAATACAAGTGAAATGGGATAATGGAAGTACCTTATCCGTAATAGATGATATTGATGACTACGAAATCTTAAACTAATGAACGAACAATTTGTAAAATACATAATGGATATGTTAGAAACTTATCCACAACATAGAAACGATATTCGAGATTTGTTCAGACTTTGTAAGGACGAAATTAGGGAGGGTGGTTCCCCACAACACGAAATGGACTTATGTCGTAATGACATTGAGGAGTTGGTGAAGGGTTAGAAAGTTTACCGGGATAAAGTCTGTATTACTTGTCCCTATCGTATTACATCCTGGTAATATTTTTCCCATCTCCTCGATGAGTGGAGTAAAAAAAATATATCATATAATACTTGTTAATATTATAATTGTTTTATAATTTTACTAAACAAAAAATGATATTATAATGAAAAAAAATCAATTAAAAGGTATTTTTACTGAATTAAATGAAACTATCACACGTAAGAGTGCATTTAATTCTTTTATTGAAACGGAGAACATTTCAACCGATGTTACTTTGGAAATGTCAAGAATTGGTCTCATTCGTAAAAATGCATATAAACAATTACAAGAATTAAAAACTGATTATATCAATCTGATTAACGACAAGAAGGTTAAAGAATTGTTTGAGAAGTTTGAGAAGTTAGAAACTGCAATTGTCCAACATAGAAGTATATTAGCGACAGAAGTTAAATTGGGTTTAATAAATCAAAAGAGAGGTAGAAGTGAAACAAGTTACGTAATTGCTCGAGCACCCTTCTATCACCCAAACAAAGTGAAATCAGAAATTTCTGTGTATTTAGGTAAGACCGAAATTTTAGGTAATGATTTGGTAAAGTTATCCAATGACAATGAGTTTATGAAGAGAGCTGAATTAGAATTGGTTTCATCAATGTTGCGTTAAAGATATTGACAATAAAACTTTACCGGGACAACGTCCCAATATAGTTACATCCTGGTAAAGTATTTGGTGTCGTTACATCAGTCGGTTCTTCCTTATTTAGAATGATTATAAATTTCATTAAAGTATAAAAATATTTTAGGTTATATTAGTATAAGTCGTATTAAATGACGACCTTTGTTAAGTCGATAATGACACAGAACCTTAAAAGTTTTAAAATGGAAACTTTAATGAATGAGAATGGTGTAATCACCAAAAATGATTTGGTCTTAATTACTAAGACACAAATGTTAGGTCTGTTTTTGGGAGTAACAAAACCCGAAATGATTAACTTGATAACGGAAACCAATGTAAAAACCAACAAAACGGGTAACCCCTATTACAAACAACTTGTGAAGAAGTCGAAGTGTAACTATTTGTTATGTTCGGATTATACTACAAGGGTAAATAATAACCGAGTTAAAGAGGGTAAAGAAACGGATTTTGTTTCAGAAAAGTCAAGTGGTAAATTTCATATTTCCCCTTGTGTATTGATGGATGAAAAAACACAAACAAAACACTACCTAATGGTGGAGAGGTTTGTGGAGGTTAAACCAAAGGTTCAGTATTTTTTTAATGAAGAACCGATTGAGTTTGATATGTTCAAACAATTCTTATCACCAATTAGTGAAAACAAATCACAAGGGTTGGATAGGAAAGTAATTGTAAATACTCCTTTGTTCGATTCGATTGTAGGATTCACTTTCAGAGGTCGTAAGTATAGTGTAATTGAGTAGTTCGTTTTTTTCATAGTTTGGTGGTTAAAAGGGTAGGACAATGTTCTACCTTTTTTTTTGTCTGATGTTCTGAGATGGTAAAAGTTTACCGGGATAAGTTAAGTATTACACGGGGGACGAAGAAGACTGGAAAACTTTACCAGGATGGATTTGTCCCGGTAAATTTCCTACCTGTCGTTACTGTGTCAGGATTTGTCAAAAAAAATTAAATCTTTTTTGGTATAAGTGTTGGAATTGTAATACCTATTTTGTAATTTAGATATGTCAAATAAAAACAATGATATGAATACGAAAACCGTTTACAATGTAATGAGAGGAATTGAACCTTTCACACAAAGAGAATTTGATGTTCACCAAACATTAAAAGTTCTAACCCACAACAAACTTATTTGGATAACGTGGGGAGTCAATCTTCGAAGTATCTGTGGACTTGAACGTAAGTGTCTTGTCTTCAAACCCAACGGACAATATTTTAAAGACTTTGTCTGTGTAACTCTTGGATGGGATGATGTTTACCAGGTTCATTTTATGAACGACAAGTACAAAGTCGTTAAGTCAATTGAAGGTGTGTACTTTGATATGTTGGTGGATGTGATTGACGGATACATTGAAACTCGATAATTTACCGGGAGGAGAAATCCTCCCGTTAACAAGAGCTACGGTACCAAACTTTACCGGGATAAAAATAAGTTTTGTAAAATGAAATTAATGTTATATCTTTGTAACCCAAACAAATGACACAATGAATATTAGAGAAGAAAGAATTGACAATTACATTTTGAGATTATTTTATGATGAGAGTCCGACGAATCCTCGAGAGGACTACAATCTTACCAGGATGGTGTGTTTCCACAAGAGATACGACTTGGGGGATAGTCACGACTACAAACACGATGACTACGATAGTTGGGATGAGATGGAGAAGAACATTACCAGGATGGAGAACCCTATTGTTATCAAACCCTTGTATATGTACGAACATGGTGGAGTTACTATTAAGACAAGTCCGTTTGGTGATAGATGGGATAGTGGTCAAATTGGTTTTGTCTTTATCCGTAAGGATGATGTACGGAATGAATTCTCAATCAAGAGATGTGGTCAGAACATGGTGGAGAGATGTGATGTATTACTTGAAGGGGAGGTTGACGTGTATGACAAGTACCTACAAGGACAAGTATATGGGTATGAGATAGGTAAAATAAATGAAGATGGTCAGGAAGAAGGTTTAGAAAGATGTGGAGATTATCTTGATGAAGACCAATGTGTTCACGATGGAATGGTATCATTGAATTGGTTTAAAGAAAATGAGAAAGTATTGGTTTAGGTTTTCCTTATTATTGTTTAAAAGGGTAGGACGATGTTCTACCTTTTTTTTTGTATTACACTTGAGGAGTCTGAAGTCAGGACCTGAACCAAAAGTTTACCGGGATGAGATGTATTACCCCGGTAAAGTTATGAGTCGGAGAAAAATTATTTGGTCTTCCAAAAAATAATTAAATTAATTTTTGACAAGTAGTAGGATATTAACTTACTATCAGTTATATTTGTGAACATTTAAACAATAATGATATGTCAGTACAACAAAAAGAAATGATTGAAAAGTGGGACAAGGTTTCACAAGATGTTTTGAAAGGTAGAACTATTGTAGAAGTTCGTTACCTTAACGATGAGGAAATGGAAATGATGGGTTGGTATAATAGACCAATTTGTTTTTTCTTGGACAATGGTGTTAGTTGTATCCTATCATCTGATGATGAGGGGAACGATGGTGGAGTTTTATTCTACGGAGAAAATGGAGTGTTACCAACCCTTTAAACAATAATGTTATGTTAATTACAAGAACAAGTCAGATTTCAAGAACCGATTTTACAATGGAGTTGGATATTACCTACGACCAATTGGATAGGATTAATAATCGTTACGAGACCAAAGAACTCATTCAGAACATTGTACCAAACTTGTCGAAGGAGGAACGGGAGTTTTTAATTACCGGGATAACCCCAAAAGAATGGAATGAATTGTTTAACCCAATTGATGTGTAAAATGGAAGTTAAAATCGAAGACCTTATCAAATTACTTGAAGAACAAGTTAGTAAGGGAGTAACCAAAGTACAACTTAATGGTACTTTAATGTCCGAAGAGGATGGTAACTTAATTATTTTGTCCACCGAAAAACAAATGTAAAATGAAAGTAGTATCAGTCCGTATTACAGAACAACCAAAAGACTTGTTCGACCCACTACCAAGAGTATTCGTAACAACCGAAGATGGTGTGGAACATTTCCTTTACCAATATTACCCCGATGAGATTAGTTTCACGGAGAGTGAGTTGATGGGATTAACATTAGAAGAGTGTGGTAGATTATATACCGAGAAAGATATTAGATATTTGAGGTCGTAGTGGTTTTTTTGTTTGTGGTTATAAAAGGGTGGGACAATGTTCCACCTTTTTTTATGGACTGAAGTCAGGAATCTTCTGAGATGGAAAAGTTTACCGGGATGGTGGAGTGTATTACGTCCTGGTAATGTTTGTCTGGCGCAGCTCTGGTCCATCAGGTTATTTATCCCGGTAAACTTATGAGTCACAGAAAAATTCTTGGATGTTCCAAAAAAAATAATTGTTTTTTTTTCATATAACATTTGTAATTGTAATATTAATTGACTAATTTAGTGTTGTAGATAATGGTATCTACATTAACCCCTTTAATGTTATGAGTACAATGGTAGTAAATCAAGAAGTCGAGTTTTCAATGGATGATATTGATAACGAGGTGTATTTTGAAATCACGGGTAAAATGGTTTTCAACGAGATTTTGGTTCAAGAAATTTTTGATGTGATTGTGGAATCGGATTGGTTCGTTCAAGGTAACAAGACCGAAGGTCTATTGTCAATCGGTCAGAGATTGAAAAATGGTATCGAGGTTAATCTCGATTGGAAGTCAATCACAATGGGTGAGGATTGGGATTCGGATGAAACGGAAGAACACGAAAAGGATTTTATCCTATCGTGGGATGAGGATAATAAGATTGTCCTTACACCAAGGTAATACGAAGGGAGAACGAAAGTTCTCCTTTTTTTTGTCCCTGATGGTAAAAGTTTACCGGGATACCCTGGTAAAGTTTTCTACCCGTCACTGTCGACAGGTGATAAAAATTAATTAATTTTTTTTGTTACAAGGTGTTGTTTATATCGAAAATTAAACTATCTTTGTGTGTGGATAATGGTGTCCACAATAATCCAATAAACAAAATGGAAACACAACTCGTTTTAAATGACCGTATTACACAATTATTAGACCAAACCAACCTGAATTGGAAGGTGAAAGAATCACCTATCTATACTAAGGTAGATGACAATGAGATTTTAGTATCAGATAAAAAAGTATTACTTCGTGAAGACACACACGAGATTTTAGGTTTACACTCTGATGGATATGTACCGTTCCAAAATTATGAGATGTTAGAATTACTTGATAAGGTTTCTCAACAAACGGGTTTACCAATTCATAGAGGTGGTTTGTTTGGTAACGGTAAGAAGGTGTATATCCAACTTCAATCACACGAGTTCAGAATTCAGAATGTTGGTGGAGTTTGGGACACTATCTCAGGATATGTTACCGGGATAAACTCATTCGATGGTTCCACTTCATTATCATTTGGTCCTAGTACCAAAACAATCTCATGTCAAAATACTTTCTTTGGAGCTTATAAGGAAATGGGTACAAAGATTCGTCACACAAAAAACATGGGGGTAAAGATTGACGAGGTGTGTAGACGAATTGAAGGTGTGTTGGTAGAGGAGAGAAACAACTTCGAAAATATCAAGAAGATGTCTGAAAGTCCTTTTGAGATGAACACATTAGATTCTGTAATACGAACTATGTTTGACCTTGACCGTAATGTGGATTTAAAAGATACTGATAAATTATCGGGGGTAACTCGTAATAAATTATCTCGATTCTATATCGACCTTAACGGTGAACTTCGTGAGAAGGGTAACAATGTTTGGGGATTGATGTCGGGTGTAACAAAATATACTACTCACTCTGTGATTAAGGGTGATAACTCCGAGAAAAAGATGTTTGGTAGTACGGGTAATCGTGAGAGAAAGATTTTCTCCGACCTTGTAAACTATACCAACCACTTGGAACTCGTTTAAGATTTGTTGTCGATAGGTGAAAACCTAAATTAACTCACCGATGTCTTGGTGAGAGAAGAATAAGGATAAGTATTACAGGGTGTCCCTACCGACAATGTTGGACTTAAAATATTCACCCCGTATTACCGAGTGTGGGAGGTTTTGTAAAATCATTAACCCACATCCTTATTAAAGACACTAAAACCCTCTACCCAACGGAGGGTTTTTTTATTGCCCTCAGGAACCTGAAGACAGGACCTGGGTGAAAAGTTTACCGGGATATCCTGGTAATGTTTCCACCATGCGCTGGAGCTGCGCTGTAATCGTCCCGGTAAAGTATTGGAGCTGCGCTGTACTGTGTTAATTAAAAAAATTATTTAACAAAGTAGTATGATATTAACTTAATAGTGTTATCTTTGTAAATCGTTTCACATAAACAATAAATGATATGAAAAGTGGTAACATTGTGGATTTAAGTAACCTCGATACACGGGATTTAATCGAGGAGTTACAGAACAGGGGGTATATGACCGGTTTGTTATTTTGTAGGGAGGATGTAGACCTTCAACTTGAAAGTTTAAATGATGGGTATCGTGGTCTAAACCTTACCTTGACTGATGAGGAAAAGGACGAAATCCTTGAAGGAGACTTACCTATTGATTGGACTTGTGAAAGAATCAATGAGAGTATCTATGATGGTGTCTTTAATTTTTTCAGTGAGGAGATTAATAAGTGGGAGGAAAAAGATTTGGGTGAGAAGATGAGAAACGGATTTGGAAACTAATAAATTACCAGGATATATGGAAACATTTCAATTTTACAAAGACGAAAAGATGACGATTTGGTATCGTGGTAAGTTCGAGGTCGAAGCTAACTCGGAGGAGGAAGCTATCGAGATGGTTAAGGAACTTGAAAAGACAAATAAGTTAGATAACTACGATGTTTATTGGGAAATTTTGGATGACACTATGGAAGGGTTAACGGTGGGAGATAATGGTGGTTATTCCACAGAAGAAATATACACAGGTAGTGGAGACATAATTTGGGCCAATGGAAAGGAATAGTGTAATCAAGAAACTCAGGGACGGTGAACCATTGGAACTTTACCGGGATGGATTGTTCATTACTCTCCAACTAAACAAACGACATAAAAGAATTTGTTGGGAACGATGGGTATCTGTTAACAAAACCTCTTGGATGAATTGGAATTTATTCTTATCTTTACGGGACGTAATACAAATCTATAATGATTATGAAAAAAGAAAAACTGATTAAGAAAATCCAACAGGTGTTGGATGACTTGGACACTCGTAGTATTAATGTACATGAGTTAGACACGGAATCATCGATTAACATTGGTGATTTGGCCAACGGTGATATAACGGAATGTGTAGAAACACTTCGTTACGATGATGTATCCACCATAGTTTACCACAACGGTAACGAGATAGAGTGGAGTGATAAAGATTACCGGGACTTACCTCTCAATACATTAGAGGAAATCCTTGAAGCTTTACAATACTATAAAATAGGTTTTGACAAAACATTAGACGTAATACGAGATGAAAACTATTAAAACGATTGACCAAATTATTTCAGAGAGTGTAGAAGAGCACGTACTAACTTGTATTGACCGGGTTAATAAGGGATTTAAAGTTGTAGAGGTTGAGGTTCCATTAGAATATTCATCCAAAGTGTTTACCTTACTAAACGATGAGATTAGTTATGGTGTTAGAATGTATGGGTGGAAGTTCGGAGTTTTCTCACAGGGAGAGTTCGAAGGTAAGATGGCTCAAACTATTTTAAAAGAAAACAATAGAGTGTTTAAAAGATATTTTTTAAAATACACTTTATAATTTGTAAGATGTTACTTATATTTTGATTACAAATTATTTGTGTTCATATTTTGTGTTTGGGAAAAGGGTTGGCAGAAATGTCAACCTTTTTTTGTGCTCGTGTATTACCTGTGCACTGTACCTGCACAGCAGTGAAGTTTACCGGGACAACCTGGTAATGTATTACCTGCAGCAACTGCAGAGCCTTCAGGTAAAAAAAGTTATTAAATAATGTTTGTTATATTGAAAACTATTTTGTAATTTTAATCCATCAAATAAACAAATGATATGGAATTTAAAAACTTAACACAAACAAAAAAGGATTTAGGACTTAACTATTTAGGTTCGGTTAGTAAAACCACCAAACATATTAAGTCAATTGAGTACAACGAATTGGTTTACACTATCTACTTGTCACCTGCAGACAGTAGTGGGTATGAGGTGTGTCCATTACGAAACGACGAATGTACCGACCTTTGCCTTAATGAGTCCGGTATGAACCGAATGAGTATGAATGACGAATTGATTAATAGAAGTCGTATCAAAAAAACTAAATTGTTTTTTGAGAACCGTGAATACTTTGTCAAGTGGATGGTATACGAAATCGAATCCACCAAACTAAAAGCTGAAAAACTTGGTATGAGTTTTAGTGTACGTATCAATAATACTTCAGACATTAATCCTTTATCATTTTATCTTGAAGTTAACGGAAAAAAATTAAATGTATTGGATTTATTCCCCGATGTACAATTTTACGATTATACAAAAGTTCCCAACCGAATGAAGTTAATGATGTTATATCCTAATTACGATTTGACATTTTCTTATGACGGTTATAATAAAGATACTTGTCTACAGATGTTAGAAAATAATGTTAGGGTGGCCGTTGTGTTTGATAAGTTACCGGGAGAATTATGGGGGTACAAAGTTATCGATGGTGACTTGTATGACATGAGATATCGAGATGAGAAAAATGTAATTGTCGGACTGAAGTTCAAACGAGTTCGAAAGAAACTACATAAGGATTATAAGTTCGTAATACAAAACCCACAATGATGTGGGTTTTTTTATGCACTCAGGAATCTGAAGGCAGGACCTGGATGAAAAGTTTACCGGGATATCCTGGTAAAGTTCCATTTGGGAAACACAGCAGCGCAAAACCATCCCGGTAAAGTTTCCCTGGCAACAACAGCAGCGCTGACTTCAGAAAAAAAATTAAAATATTTTTTACCTATGTGTTGTGATTTAGTAAAAATGTATTATCTTTGTACAAGTAATAAGTCAAACAATTTAAACTTTTAATGTTATGGGATTAGATATGTATCTATCGAAAAAGACCTATGTTAAACAATGGTCACACGACAAACCCGAAGAACAATTCGAGGTGTCTGTTAAACGAGGTGGTAAACCTTTCAAGAAAATCGAATCAAGTCGGGTTTCTTATGTTACGGAAGAATTGATGTATTGGAGAAAAGCCAATCAGATTCATGGATGGTTTGTACACAACACACAGGAAATTGTGGAGGAAGTCAAATACTATGTAACCAAAGAAGATTTGGATAACTTACTTGATGTTTGTAAACAAGTATTGGATGTTATGAGTAAGTCCAAGATGAAGACAGTCCAAGTTCGTAGTGGTTGGAGTGGTGGTGAGGAAACTTATTCCGATGTTGAAACTTACGATTGTGAGGATGAGATTAGAGAATTACTCCCACCAACAGAAGGATTCTTCTATGGTTCTTACGAGATTGATGAGTGGTATAAACAAGCCATCGAGGAAACTGTGGAGTTCTTGGAAAAAGAATTACCAAAGTCCGATGAACACGATGACTTCGAGTATTACGCGAGTTGGTAATATAAAAAAATAATCGGGATATCGTTTGGAATAATGGTATCCCTTTTATAATTTTGTAAACGATGAAAGATTTATTCAATAATTCAAGACCAGTTCAGATTGAAATCGGTGAATGGTGGTTCAACGGGAGATTCATCCAAAAACAGGTGCATCCGTTGCTTAGTCCTTATGTATCCTTTAATGATAATGAGGATGGTTATATGGTTCAAACTCACACAACCTTTAAGGAAGCAACTAAGTATTGTTTGGATAATCCTTGTAATACCCCACAACACCAACCAAAAGATTTTATAAGTTCATTTAAAAACTAATATCATATGCCCAATTGGTGTAGTAACTATATTACGATTTCGGGAGAGGAATCTAATATGAAACCCTTATACGATTTTTTTCGTGAAGGTGAAGAAATAGTCGAAACGTATTACAAACAATTCAGAGAATTCCGTGAGAACTTTCCTGATGAGGACGCGTTTAACTCAATAGGTATGAAAGAGGTATTCGTTATGTCTACCCTTGTACCTGAGGATGAGGAATTTGAAAAGATTAAAGAGAGTGGTCAATATCTGTTATCACCTTACACAGAATTTTGGGGTTGTAAGTGGGACATCCATATTCACGACGGACTAATCACTGAGTGTACTCCAACAAAGATTCAATTATCACCAATAACCGCTTGGTCACCACCTGAACCATTCTGTAAAAGATTGTCAAAGAAGTATGGTGTTGATGTGGAGATTAGTTTTTTCGAGGGTGGAGCTAACTTCGCTGGTCGTAGTCGTTTTTCAAACGGAAAAGAAATCGAGAGTGTAATGTATACCTATCGTGAAGGGATGTATTACTTGGAAACTGAAATTTTTTGGGGGGAGACCTATAGTGATTTAGAATGGATGTTCTGTGAAAATCCAAATATCACATTCGACGAAGTGTTAGGACAGATGTACCCTTTCGTTAAAGATGAGAATGATATAAAAGAATTAAACGAACTCTATCATAATTTTAAAGTAGATGAAACAACAGGAGAATAAATTGAGAGTAAAGTATAGTAACTTTCAAACCAATATGAATTTCAACGAGTGGGCACAAACCTTTAAGGTGTCCACTCTTGTCCCTGAACAATTTGATAGATGGGACAGCAAGTTAGATAAGTGTAATGAGAGTGAAAAACGAATGATGATTACTTCCATGTATGAGAACGATATCACCATCCCAATCAGTACAAGAATTTTAAGTAGTATAAAACAATTAATAAATAAAGAAAGATGTCAAGAGAAAACAGATTAACAGGTGGAGTATTTACCGGGATTGTAGGTACCTCCGAAAAAATTAGTTCATACGATAAGTTT